GAAAACCCCATACTCGAAAATCCTGCCCCCTATCAGCCAATTCTGACAAATTCATAGCTGTTATTAAAATAATCAGGAAGTTGGATTAGTCTGTTCTTGGTATTTGAGGGATGCCAATACTCTATGTCCCATTCGTCACCAGGATAATCAGATACGTTCCCTGCAAAAACTTTCTTGAATGCCATTACCCCGCTCCTCTCTCTACAACGGAAGAGTGTAATTTACCAGAAGTCAAATTTATTCCCAATGTATACATGTTTTGTGAATACATCATGCTCAATGTTGTTACTGAACCAAATTACACAAGAGGCACTAAAAACGCAGTGTTGACATGAGGGGTTGTATCAGTTGTTTTGACGGTTGTGTGGTCATTCTCTGAGGTGCAAAGACCACAAGGCCGATTACAAGCACCATCCACAGTGAACAAAGCAGGATTGTGACACACTGGGCATTCTTGATTTTCCATGATGAAGCTCTTTTCGTCTCTCGTTTAAGGGGGTGTTGTCATTCTATCTAATGGGTCAGCTGCTTCACACACGCTAGGTTCAACAATCATGACCTGCACATTGCCCCTGTGAAACTGACACCATTCTTCGTCATGAAATCAGAACATCTTTATTCCATGTTGATAAAACATGCTTATCAAACATGATTTTCTGATTTGTGTCATGATTCAGGTTCTTCAAACAGTGGCATGATTTTGTCTGCTTCACTGTTGAAATAATCAGCTATAACAGACATATTATAGGGTTGTCTCATCTCCCATGTGTTAATCAAACTCAGCATGCCAAAAACTCGTACAAAAGGTCCAATCTGCAATTTGTTGCGTAGCAGTTCAAACCAGAATGCATGAGAAATCAAATGAATGAAAGCACTATGTTGGCTGTACACTTTTTTGAAACGTTCCAGCAACTCTTTATTGGTCACATGTTTGGCAAAAGCGTGGTATTCTACAAGGTTTCTAAGAGACATAATCACTGTAATTGGTAGACGTAGTATGGTTTTCAACATGATTTTGGACTCCTCGTCCATCTTGTTGAAATGTTCCACCACCAAACCAATCAAACCTTCATTCCCAAATGTGGCCGCTGTTTTCGCACCAGGGAAATACTCAACGTACTTGTCAATCGTTTTGGCACGTTTGGGGACAATTATGACTATAGGAGCTGTTTTGAAAAATTGTGACAGAATTTTCCAATGGTGGTAGAAGTGAGCGTCATCGTCGTCCCCATCATGCAAAACAACAATGTCATTCAAAGCATTGTGTTCTGTCAAAATGGACGCAATCTCCGACAATGGCGCCTCATCACGACGAATACCCTTCCCGCGAATTTTGACTTTACGAGCATCCATTCCCAGAGATTGAGTTTTAGAGCGAGAAGCCGTGTTTTTGGGTACAGTAGCTTTTGCCTGTTTCACTGTTTGAATCAAATCGCTTAGCTTGTGCACATCAGTAGCCAATGCGCGTACATATTCTGACGGATTCTCAGCAACTACCACCAAGGGTTTATTGAAATTCAGGCTATCGTTGGGGGCGTAAATCTTTGTTTCATGAATTAATTCCCGCACTTTGTCATGATTCGTACCTGTGTCATTGACAACGAGATTGAATCCAGTTCGCAGTAATGATTCTGCATCAACAGAACGTTTATCGGTTTCAAGACGTAGTTTAGAGCGCGAACGACCAGAGGCATCATGTTTCATTCTAAAAACTACGTCTTTGCTGGCATCAGAACCAATAGGAACAATGGAGGGGATAATCCGTCCATCCAATTGCACATTAGTTCTGAACAATCGAGCAGCTAGTGAGCATTGTAGTTGAAACGCTTCTTTCAATGTGGAAACATTGTGTACCAAATCATTGAAATATGATTCAATTTCCTGAATGAGAGCATCTGCATACTCATCAACTACTTTGGCATTCTGTGGGTCACTCAATGCGATGAATTCACGTGAAGACGGAAAACCGATGGAGCCAATCGGAAGTGCGAGTGCCATATTGTGTCTCAGCCAAACACTGGTGTTGCAATTCAATGCAACCGGATAGGCAACAGGACCCACCAAAGCTGTTCCAGAATGTCCCACTAATGAGGCAAAATCACCTACTGCACCAAACAGTTTAGGATTGACGTAGCCATGGGGCAATTCGACCCATGTATCCACAATACGAGAATCCAGATGTTCGTTATTCTGTTCAGCTCCAAGAAAAATCACATCTTTCTTGGACCATCCAGTTATTACAGATGTGATTTTATTAGATTGAAATGATTGGGGATTATCGACAGGAATCGTGATTGTCGCCCCATTGGGTTCATTCACAAATTGGTTCTCAACAGCAAATTGAGACTGTATCCCTTCAACAGACCGATTCATAACAAGGATATTTAGAAGCTTGTTTTTCACAGTTCGTACAGTGAACTGTTCACCAATCGCTAGGGCTGATTTTGAACCGATTCCGAACCCGCCAATATGCTGGTTATCATGAGACTTTGTGGATGCAGCCAAGTTTACAAACACATTTAGGATGTCTTCCAGTGACATTCCGGTTCCCCAATCCTGCACTTTCAGTACTGGGTTGAATTCTGTGGGCAGGGTAACTTCAACTGGACGTTTCTGTCCCGCGAGTTTGTGTGAGTCCCATGCATTGGACACGTATTCACGCAACACCGCCATTGGTGCGTTGTTGTAGTTTTTGATTAGTAATCCCATCAACACATCTACTTTGTCTGTGGCGATTTTACTGTCCACCACACGGCCAGTAAGGTTCGTTTTGATGATGTTTTCAGATGTGGCAGCAGTTTTCATGATGGGCCTCAATTCTGGACACAATAATGGTTATATTACTGTCTAGGATAGCGTAGAATCCGACCACAGACAACAATTACAACACCAGATGGGCCTGTATCGTATGTTGATTTAATGCCATCTATCAAAAACCAAGTAATTTCAACCATATGTTTGATTAAATGACGTGGGAGGAACCAGTGATTGTGTTCACAAATGTGTAGAATGTCCTTAACAAAACTATAGAATGTAGTTGATAGTGTAATATTTTGAAATTTGAGGAGAATTCAAAAGTATGACTACGGTAATAAAAGAATTGATTGTTGAAGTGTGTGATGATGTTAACAATATGACCACATTACAGAAACAATTGTCTGATATGTTGGCTATCCCGTTTTCGCTGGTGAAATCAAGTCATAATGGGACTTGCAAATTGGTTCATGAATCGATTGAAGTCCAAGATGTAAAAACTGGGGCGGATTTTTTGCACCCTGAAAACATTCTGAACAAAACCACTATGGAAAAAGTCCAGTCATTGGTTCAAGCATTTGGATTAACATTGATGGATTTGCATGCATCCTGGTATTTGATGAATGATTGTCAAGTGTTAGGCGCTCGTTACTGGTGGAAAGATGGACAAGTTCAGGATGAAAGGATTCATACAACGAAAGTTTGATTGAAATTGATTATTTGTTGATTGCTGTGTAAAAAATCACAATGAGATGCGAAAGTGCCGCCTATCCAAGATAGGCGGCACTTTCGTTTGCTATTCATCAGATAGATGAATAGTTGTGAACGAAATCAGTTTCTCTCAACTCTGTTATAAGGCTGTCTACAATAACAGCATCACAGAGCCCCTTCAGCATTGAATCGATGACTTCATCAAAGTTACGGTACTTTTCGTCATCCAGATACTTTTTTGCGAGGAAGAGCATGTTCGCTCGTTTTGCCCTCACCATCTCAAGCGCGGCAAATTTTTCATGTTCCGGAGAGGCTGCACACTTGTTGATGACTGCTCCCGCAGCCAAGAAGAATTCAACGTCATGCCGAAACTGCTGATAACCACGTTTTAGTGACCACCTTCTCTGCTTTTTATGGAGAAGCGCAAGAAACGCGCGGCTATAGGCTTGGTTGACATCAACTGCATACTTCATGTTTACATCCCTTTCTCTGTTGATGTAATACAAGCATAGCACCAGTACAAACACTTGTCAACCAACACATGAAGTTCAGTAGTTATTGAATCGCATCACGGCCAATTGTCAACTTCTGTTTTTGCGGCAGAGAATCTTCGTGCGGTTTCAGGAGGCATCCAATTTTGTGGACGACTCATGTTAACAGGGGACAGCCAAACCAATTGCGGAGGGAGACAAGTTCGATAAATCGCTTGTCGTAAAATGTGCCCCATATCTATTTCAGAAATATTGTCATCTGGGACGGTAATAACTATACCATCAGCCACTTCTGCATATTCCCAACCAAGGGACCGCAAAACATGATGGATACCAGGATGATGATTGCCACCTTGAGGTACCCCATTAACCTTGAATTCAGTATAAAAACGCATTTTTCCTCAATAGTAGAATTTTTGATTCGTGAATGATATGCTACTATACAATTTGTTGACAGTAGCAATAATTAGAGTGTTTGGCTTAATGCATCCTATATCATGCATTTTTAGTACAATACAACCATTCAATATGTCTGACAACAAACAGGAGCCAAGAGCGCAACCTCTTTACCTCTAGGTTGGTTTAGGTCAGGATTTGGATGCGAATGTTCCCCAACCTGTGACGCCAATTAGTTCTCCCTTGTCGTTTCTGACAACAGCATTTGGGAATAGGATGTCGTCAGTGCGCCCTGCTTCTCGCAGCTTTGTCGCCACATCATATTCAACGATATAAAAAATCCCTTCTTCAGGATTGGGTAGTCCAACAACCTTCCCACTCGCAATCTGAACAACAGGAATTCCCATGATAGAAGAGGCCATAATGGTTTCAGGTTCCTCGATTCGTGCTATCCCAGACGAGGGAATGGCATAAAGAAACTCGTAGATTTCCGGGCTCAATACAATAAGTACATTCGAAGTGTAGTTAACCAGTTCTGTACCATCACCAGAAACAGCTGTCATTTTTTTGTTCCTTCCATCTCAGTTCGGTACATTCATACTAACATCTTTCAGTAAGAATGCATGATTCAATCCAAGTTAGCACAAAATTGTTCAGCAGTCATCCTATAAACCATCTCAACATTGATTGGAATAGTTTGGTATCATCTCCACCCGTTTTTCGTATTGCTTGCTGTATTCATCTACAAACAACATGGTTCTCTTTCTCGACATTGATAACCCAGTCAAACACTCTGCATCCCATTTGCACAATCCTACTCCAAGACCAAATACACCACACAAGTCATGGATGCTGATTGTTCAAAACTGAAATCGTTGTTGTAGTAAATAAACTCTGATATTTGTTGAAGCGATTACCAATGACAGGAGAAAACATGGATATTCCGGTATGGGGCTACATTATTTTGATTATTGTCATTCTGGGATTGTTTGGTTGGGCTTTTTGGCGTAACAAGAGCGGTCAGAACAAAAAGTAATAACCCTCATTATAGAACTGACGGTACTTGACACAAAAGGTTGAGTACCGTCAGTTTGTGTTTTAGCTTCTATCCATTATTTAAGCTGGATTGGAAACGGCTCTCATTCCGTGTCCTCCCAACCGTATCTTGGAGCGAATCTACAAATACTGTCATGATTTAACCACTATCACCTATGAACAAAACATCTCGTTAAGAAAGACACCTGTTCTCAGTCGTCTCACATCACTCGTTCCTCATTAGTTTATAGGGACGACGAAAACTTCTCTTATGAGCAAACTCCAGAACGACTGGTTGGTTCTTGAATCCTGTTGACAAATAAAACACCATGAGACCGGAAATGATTGCAACTGAAACTGAAATATTAAACCCATATTGGTAATTGTTCGGTTATTTCCAGTGATATTTGAACCATAAAAACTCAGTGGATGGAGATACCATTGTCTATACAACCTACCCCGGTTCCTATGGAGGACAGTAACACATCTAGGTGGAAAAGGCTCAGTCCGAAGGCTACTGGAACACTCATAGTTTTGCTACTGTTGTTCATGGCTGTACTGGCGTTTGGAGTTTACCATCTAGCAGGGTTCCTCATTACTGTAGCAAGTTCTGGTAAAGATGCTCCTGAATGGATTAACCCACAATCGGTTCCTGTTTGGGTGTTTGCTATTTTGGTGGTATTGTCCATATTAGGTGTTATAAGATTACTCACCAGCTATATAACTCGTACCATCAGTTTTGTTTTCAAATTTGCCCAATCTGATTTAGTAACGATTGTTCTTGCAGCAACCGTCAACATTGTGCTTTTGTTTCTCAATGCTTGGATGACCACACAAATAATTCAGTGGATACAGGATTCGGGCTTCCCCAGCTTTTTCATGTTTGAAAATTGGCCTTCAGTCGCAGTTATGTTCTGCATGTTGGCCGGAGCATTGGTATGGATTCCGCGTATTGGTGTTTATGGCGAAAACCGTCTAGGCCAATTCGATGATTAATGTTAAATCCCGTGACTTGTTCTGAACATCGTTGTTCTTTGGTCAGAATGAATTATACGTATGACAAGTAGCTCATTGTGTGATTTGAACAACACTACGCCATACACAATAGATACTATGAGAGAAACGCATTGTGTAGCGCTATTTTCTCTCCAATAACCTGAAACCATTAGTCAGAGTTCTGAACCAGCTATTGATGTCAGCAAAATCCTTGAATAGCTGTATAATCGGTTTGAGAAATCGTCAAATCATATTTTTCAATAATATGAAGAAACGATTTCCCATATTGGCAACTGTAGGAAGTGTCAGCTGGTCGCCAATCAGCAGGGCCTTTATCGCCCTTACTGCTGTTGTCCTTTGATGAGACTGGCAGCAGATTCTCCACATCGTTGGCAAACTTGACACGTTTTTCTTGTGTCCAGTGAGCAGCGCCGTGTTGGTGTGCATAGCTCAGTGGAACAATGTGGTCAATCTCTATTTGCCCACCTTTATGGGTTTGTTGGATATCCACACCATTGTAGACATCATGAATAGTACTTGATAGAACAATACATCCGTTTTTGTGCAATTTGACGTTCTGCCCATGACGTTGCAACACATCATTACGGGTGTCACAACCATTGTGGTCAGTATCAACCCAACCATTACCGTATTGTTCTTTACGATTGTAGTATTGGTTTTCTGCTTCACCAATACGAACGTCGTTGCCCGTTACAGGTTTATCAGTGGAGTTGGTGGTGGAATTGGGCGAATTGACCTTCCCGCGAATCCAATCCCCCAAGTCGCCTGCCGTTTTTGTCAACCCATCAACAAGTTCGGTGATAGGGTTGCTCCTAGTCTGCCCATCAAAAGCTCTCGGTCGACCAGCAACATCAAACTGAACTTTGAGAAAGCCCAACACGAGTAGGCCCACCATGACCACACGAACAATCCGTTTAACCCTCTGAAGCGCAGTAGGGTGGCGGAGAGTTTTCTTGTAGCTGGCCATGTCTTTACAATACAACACAAACAGAAAATACCCAAACCCAGTACCCAAACATGCAACACGGCTGTTCATCACATTGTCAACATAAGGTATACTCTACTACTTCATAAGATATGTACCGTGTTCTCAGGCTGATGTTGAAGGTGGTGCTGTCATTTGTAACGTGCGTTTACAGTAAGGTTATGACAACAATATGATGGCGATACGGGGGACGACGATTAATGTATCTGAATATATGTTGCCTTTATTTATTCAATTCATCTAATTCCCAGAACTCAAACACACGAATAAGAAGGAGCTTTGTTGATTTAAAACAAGCGCTGGATTTGTAAGACCTTAACCCTTTCGTGCTTCCTGCTTCGCACTCGTCTTATCAGTAGTGTTAAGTTGAATCTGACGGAACAAATCCTATACGAGATTCATTACCTACTGTTGACATCATTTTTAATTATCTTTCCTCAAACACTGGTTTCCATGTAAAAATACTAACAACATGAGTAACGGAGAAAATCCTTGTTGCAAAGGTGCCACCAAAATTTGCAAGTTCATCTGGAAAGCGAACAATCGAGTCAAAACAACAGCGGTCGCAAGCGTTTAAAAATGCATCCTGATACGTCACCCAAATAAGAGTGATTCTACCTAGTTTATTCAGGGGTAATTTTCGTACTTTTGAGGGGTTTTGTGAGAAATTCTTGTTTGTGATACCTACATCAGGAAGTACAAAAATCACGCTCAAAACGGCTTTGGGTACGTTAACGAATCGGGGCTTCATGCATGTTGACATATACGAATGCTGACTCTGCTGATTCATACTATCTTGGTTTAAATTGAAGAATGCACAATCTTTGTCTTTGTTGTTGACATCTAGGACAATGGAATCAATAGTGTCAACAGTTTGAAAATGAAATCAGTTTACACTATCATGAAGATAAGTGCTTTGGTGGGGACGACTAACCGGAAAGGTGGAACAATATGCTGTCAGAAGAGTGGTTCACCAATGTTGAGGAAATTGGACTACGACTGAAGGCCCTTCGACTATCACGGAACCAAAGTATCGCTCAAATACGTGGACGAAACATGACCCACATCTGTTACCAAAAAGCAGAAGATGCCAAGGGTTCATGGACGACTCTACAAAAAGTTGCTTCTCTACTAGGAGCTTCTATTGAGGTTTGTGTCAATGGAGCCATAACGCAAAACATTCAACAGGCCATTATGGATTATTGTCTTCACAAGAACATGAACATAGCTGAAATGGCTGAAACAGTTGGAGTGCCCTATACAAGTGTTAAAGTTTTTGTCAATGCGCAACGTCCTCAGGTTCATTCGATTGGGCGTTATGTTCGCATGTTACGAGTCCCGGTGAAAATTCGTGTTATGTATCGAAATAAACCTGTTGTTCCCACACAAATCCTTCCCAAAGATGCAATTCGACAGCTTCAAGATGTATTGGATTCAGTATTGTTTGATGACAAAACGACTGTGAATACATCATTGGGGAAAGAACTTATGACAGTACGATTAGAGCAAGGGCTTAGTAAAGCGGCTGTGTCATGTGGAGCGGGAATAACCCATGCATCTGTATCGCAAGTGGAGAGGAACCAAGCTTTACTGTCTACGGCTGCCAAGGTCGCTGAAGTTTTGGGGAAAACCATCATTGTTCATATTGGGGACAGGATTGTTGGAATGCATGATGTTCCTAAAATGTTGGACTTGGAACGCCAAAACCAGAACATCCCAATTGCAACATTTGCGCGCACCATTAAAACCACATATCGCACGGTGGAGATTTTTCCTGATTCTGAACCATCTTTGAAGAATCTACAACGATATGCTGATGGGTTGGGAGTGAAATTGAGTTATCAGTTAGTGTGAATAATTTGCTCACATTTTAATGACAATGTAAATTCATGTTATTCGCTTTTATGTTTTACATGTTCCATAGTATTGGTTTGACTTTGTGTTGGCGGATTCTGTCAGTTTTATGGTGATATTTTGAATATAACTAACTGATAACACGGTGCCCCTAGAAAGGGTGTTTTTATGAGAGACAAGGTGAAGACCAGCGATATCCTTGCCACGATTGAATCTGCTATGTTGTGTGTGTTTGATACTTTTGATGACGGCACAATAACAGTAAGATTTATGGCTTTTGGGCCTGACATTGAGTTGGCTGTTACATCCTCACAGTTTATTGATGGGTTGGAAGCCAGCTCATTATTGATGGAACATCTCACCTTGACAAGTTTATTGGAACTGCGTGATGCTATGGCGGAACCATCACGGGGAACATGGCTCAGCGGTCAAGCGGTATTGGATTGTTTGACAGAAGAGGTCAGTTTCACATTCAACTACAATCGTCGTTTCAATGTGTTGGCGGAGGATTGGGTATATGATGAGGGGGACGACGAGGTTTGGCCCGACCGACACAGTTTGTTACAAGATTTAAAACGTTATCCTCGTTCTGATGACATGATGCCTGACTGGTATGAAACTCTTCGTATGGAACAAGAAAGAGTAGACCAACTAGTCAAAGAAACGAAACCAGAAGATTTGTTTGCAGAAGCATTGAATACCATTCCCGTATTGGATGGTATTTATGCACCATTACAAAACAATGCAATTTGGAATCATACTTGGAAAGAACTTGGTGAAACCTACAAACACGGGTTGCTCGCATTGAAGAAACTTCGTCGTGCGTTCATTGACCCGGATATGGGGAATGCCAAAGCAGAAATGATTTTTGATGTTTTGGAACCTCATGTGCAAGAGACATTCACTGAACAATTCCTGCAACAATATACTCCCTGTGAACAAGCCTCGTTTTTGGATGCATTAGCAAAATTACAAGGGAAGGAAATTCCAGATTGTCAACAACTTGATGATGATGATTGGGATATGGAATTGTTGGAGGAAGACCTTGCTGATGTCTTCCACGAACTGATTATGGCTCAAACCCAACAACGATTCCCGGATTTGGATGAATATATGTAAACACAAGCACCTGAACAATAAAATAGCACTATACTGACTCGGAACTTACAGTATGGTGCTATTTTGTATTTTATAGTTCTTATTGAAGAGACTCTTATCGCAGGATAGTGAACTGTTTCAAGAGTGATGCGTTGGTGGAGTTGGATAAAGGTTACCTTGGAGATAATCTTGAATGTCCTTCTCTGACGGTTTTGTGTCATCATGAGGCATTAGTTCTTCTTCCTCTTCGGGCGTCAAAGGCACGTCTCTTCCCAGTTCCGTATTGACACCATTATGTCTCAAGTTCATGGTCATCCTTTCTACACTTATCTCGTACTGCTGTTTTACCAAAAAGCCTTTGTGCCGCATCTGTATAAAACACAAGTATTTTTGTTTGAAGCTACAACTTTACATAAAATATTGCTCTATGGGTCGTCATAACATTTGTGGACGAATTAGCGTAATAGTGGATTGTTCCATGATGCACTTGCAGTAATAGTGCCTGGTTCTACTTCAGTTAAACCTGCATCATGAATTACTATGTCATCGGTTTCTGGACATGCGCCCCATCGGAGATTTATTGGGTAACCTTGGTTTTTCCACATGTTGAACTCATTTGGTTTTTCAACCGCTATTTTGTCCCGTAACAGCTGTAGTGCATGTGCAGCAGCTACAGCAGTTTTCGCAGGACTCATCACAACATCATCATTCACAGTTACCAGAGGTTTCCCGAATAGTCGTGTATGAGGCAAAACTGATTCTTGAACAACCAATCCAGACACCTGTGCGCGTTTCAGAAATGCTGGTTTTATATTGCATGGAATTGGTGGCATCAAAAACAAATTGACTTTACCTTCTTGGTAACAATACCCTGAAATACTGTTACGGAGTTTCTCAAAATCCTTGCTTTTCATACGTTTCAGAATCTTCCGAAAACGAGCTGAATACCATGTGTCCCAGTTGGTTTCTGGTGTTATTTTCCACGGGAATGGAACAAACATGGCAACAGCTTTGGCGACCGCAGAAGCCAATTCTGGTTCAGTGAAATCATGAGTGTCTTCCACAACAATGTTTAGCGTACAGGGTACAACTCCTGGCTTGTCCGGATGACCAGTGATTACCATGATTTTCCTTTCAGGTTGTATCAGGATTCAAACTACTACCAAATGGGCATTTAGAGATACGTAAGTTTTAGTTTCCTCAATGCTGTGTTCACCTTTTCCAGTGCATTGGCGGTTCGCGTATCATCACGGTCACTGGTCACATGGAAGCCAGTGGAATCGAAATTAAGTGTAAGACTGGCGCATCCTCCACCTTGGAACCAATATGTAACTGGAATCTCTCTCATGAACTGTTCAAGGAAGTCCTGTTTCTTTTTGCTGTAAAATTTGATTCCTGCTGAAGGCATGTTCTTCTCTCGAAACACTCCAATTGTGTTATCAAGAACATCATAAAGTTTCTGTGCTTCTTCCAAAGTCGCAATACGCACAGTTTTTCCTTTCCTTTATACAAACACCAGAACCTTTGCTGGTGTTTATTCAATATCTCATCTATTGTTTTCAAGCATAGCTCTATTAACGATAATTAGTCCATCAGTCACAGAAATCAAAACCAGCAATGGATAGACTCAATGACACATCCATGTCTTCCACTTCTTCTGAAAACTGCGCCAGAGCCAAAATGTGCATTAGGGATTTACGGAACAGCTGCATTGCATAGTGGTCTTGAATCTGCTGTTCTGTTGGGGCTTTGTCTCCCAGCACAGTTCGAATGGGGAACCTGTGCAATAGGTGACTGTCCAGCGTCTTGCTAGCAGCGACTAATGCTTTTGGCCCATAGAGTTCCATTCCCATTGCTGCCAACATCCAGTGAATATTGGCGTGATGGTATGCGTCTTGCGGTTCAGGAAATGTTTTCAATGATACGTTAACTTGTTTCCAATCTGCAATCACTTCAGATTGGTTTGGAAACAGTTTGGTTAACACATCCTTTGACATATACTCCAATGCAGTGGCCGTTTCCCAAATTCGTGCCCAACTATGTGAGGGGACTTGGGAACACATCTCTGCTACTGCTTGTATAATGTTGGGGTCTTTTGGTAGTTCGTTCAGCAATCTTAATGATGCCTCAAACGATTCCCCAGCTACCGAAAGCAATGCATCGATGGCCTCAGGTGGAAGAAACAATGCGGTCTGAAGATGCTGTTTCTGTTCTGTAAGATGTCGTAATTGTTTGAACATGTGTTTGGCAAATTCCATGCTGGTCGCCATTGCCATGCGCCCAAACAATTCCAGTGTTGTTTCTTTGGTTTCTGGGTCCAGTTGAATCATGGCTCCAGTTGCACGAAGCTCATGAAAAAATTTTATGTCAAGTGAATCGCCCAGAAGATGTCCTAGAAAAATGGCGATATCCTCAGGCACATCGCAATCAATGAGTTGTTCAGCCAAACAGACATGTTGATGGTCTATGTGACTCCAATCATGAGCATTGAGACGTTGACGAGACAGTACATAACTGTCACCAGATGTTATCCAACCATAAACCTTCTGGATGTCGGTTTCGTCAATCAACAACCCGGTGAGGATGTTGTAAGATGCATGTGTCAGACTATCCACACTAATAACAAATGAGTTGTCAATGTGGGATAACACAACCTCGAAGTTTCCTTTATTGGTTGCTATCAGTTGCTTCTGCTTCTGCAAGTCCATCCTCCTAGTACGCTTCCCACCTATAATACATGAATGTTCAATTGGAATCAATCAAGGTGTTTGTCTTCATCCAGTGATTTCAGTACTCTGACCCATTAGCTATTATAGTTGGAGCAGAGGAATTGCTTACATGCGAAAAGCAAACGATGTCACAATCCGCATCAACTGTTGTAATGTGTCAAAATACAACTACAAGCTTCATTACTCTGTTGTTGTTCGTATTGCGTTCTCTCGTGTGTTGAAAAACTGTAATCATACTAAGACCCAATAATAACCCCAATAAACAATAAGTATGAAAACGTCATGGCAGACAAGATTCTCTGTGGGAGGGATTCGTTAATGTCCAAAAGAAATTGTTTTATGCGGTAAATGTAAATATTGAATTTTAAAAAGTTTATCGAGTTAGCCGAAAAGCGAGATATATAGAATCGTTTCAGGGCGTCATTCGTATCTTTACACTGAACAGAAGCGATTTTTACCTGCTTTAAAAACAAAATACATTTAAATTTAATCTAATCAATATGGACACGTTATCAGCTCTTGAAAAATAGCTGTGAACAATTAAATTACAATGCGTATAAAACAAGATTTGTACCCGTTATAGCAACAATCCAATACCACAAATACAAAACCAATCAATAATGAGCCAGACAGGTATATCAACCCATATTGTTATGCTGTTAATGTTTTATAGTTTGATATAAACGCATTGAATACTTTACATCAATATACAAATAATCTTTGCCAATTGTTCTCTGTCGATTCCATGTAGAGTGTTTACATATTGATACCTGGCAATGGTTCCTCATCACTGAGTTCATTGTCATATTCCAAATACGGATTTGGGAACGTGTTTTCTGTTTCAGGTGTGTTTTTCCAATAATCATCAAATGAGATATCTGATTTTGCGGTCACATCGCCTATTGGTTCTTGGTTAGAATTGGAGGTTACATCATTGTTTAAAGCGGAATCAGATGTGTTATTTTGTTTATGATTAAAGAATAGTTTTTGCCAGAATCCCATTATTAAACCTTCCAATGGAGCCAATGTGTGTTGTATCAGCTCCACTCTGGTTCTTCATGTTTGGCAATCAGGATGTCAAAACCAGAGAGTGCTGTGAATCCAGAATATCTTGCAATGCTTCTTCACTGGCTTGTACGTGGCTAAACGAGACTGAACGAAACCAATAGAGGTCTTCTGCAACATCATTCAAAATCTGAACCATGCATCGTTCCACTTCCTTGGCCAATCTCCAGAATGCCCGGGAACTGCCAGCATGAGCATCCCAAGCTGATGCATACCCCAATGGGTCCGTTTGTGGCATGAGTTTGTTCCATGACGCCACAAATGCCCTGTGGGCTATGCTGAACAACCGGTATCGTTCGCGACTGTGAGCATTCGTCTGCTCATGTCGCAATAACGTCCGTTCCACCTCAAGAATGTTTATGATGGCAGCATGCGCACGAGTTGCCGCTGTTTCATGAAGAACATTCCGGAACATGGGAACCTCCATCTGGAGTAACAAGCTTGGTTGGGGAGTGTATCTATCGTACCTGGTTCATGCGTTCACAATCCACCCAGAGCCCCTGTTCTCCTGAAATTCGTTACTGTTCCACATAGTTGGTGACGTTTTGTGTCCCACAGTTCTTCCGTCTTGTTGGATGAACCTTCAATGAACAGCATCAAAATGTGTTGTTGAAGATGTGAAGGTTGACGAGTTGCATGAACAGCTTCCACCCAACTTGGTACAGTTGAAGTGTTGGCACAGGATGCTCTACTCGGTGTAAAAATTGTTTAGAAAATCCTGGCGAAATCACCCCAGGAGAACTCTACTCCAAAAAATCTTACACCGCATGGAAAGTAAACTTGTGATAGGGGGAGTGCAGAGGGGGAGAGGGGGAAAGAAAGAAATAAAACTTACTAACATTTGTATGCTATTGTATACATAACCCAGGAACAGGAAACCAACTTTTCACAGACGATGGGTTCACTGGTTTCGCTTCTTGGGTCATCTTCAGAAATTGCTCTCATGACCACAACCCCACAAACGATTCAGGGTTGAGAACAATCATCTGCTTCCACTTGGAGTCTGGTTCTTGACTTTGTTGCAACTCCAAACTGTACGAAAATCTTCAGTGTTGGGCAAAATTTACAACCCAACATTCACCTACAATACCCCTGAGACGCCCTATACGCCATTCTGAGAGCCTGAGGGGTCTTACGTGGACTCGGATAGGGGTATAGCATTTTGAGGCGCTCTAAATGGATTCTAGTGGATTCGCTTCTTGATGGCGTTCACAATCGTGGTTCATTGATTTGACTGATGAAACAACTTCTCCATTGTGTTTGGCCATTGGTGGTCATCATTGAACCTGCAATGCCCCTGAGACGCTCTGTGTGCCATTCTCAGCGCTTTGGGGTCTTGTTGTGTAGCCGTTTCTAGCTAATGGTCTTGAAAACCTGTCAAATCGTCGTCTGTAGGTTTGTGGTCAACACCGTTTCCAGCAATCAGAGTTGTGGTCAAATAAAGTCTTAGCAGCAGAAGTTCAACACATTGGTTGTTTACATGATGGGGTTGAGTTGTAGTTTCAATTCTTGGTTTGGTTGCAAGCACTTGTTTCTTTGTTCAAATTCCTGTGGTAATGGCGATGAAATGTAAATCGTAGAAGTATCCACGTTTGCTCCATCACAGACATCAAACTTGTCACGGAGAGCTTGAAAACTGAAATTACCTTTCATGGTTTGTTTGTCTCATCATTGAGTGTATTCATGTTGTTTGGTTTGATTGTTGACTTAATCTCGTTGGGGTTTGGATTTGAAACTAGTAATACCAGTGATTTGTACAGTTCTGCTTCGTCAAATACTTCGATTAGGTGCTTTGTTCGTTGATTTGGCGCCTTGGTTGTTATTACCCACTTTGCATGATGAAAGACCGATTTTTGGTGTTAATCATTGTTGGTGGTAACCATATATTTTTACCGAAACAATTTTGTGTATTTCTTGATGTTTATTGTTGAGTTATTCTTGTCGAGATTTTGTTGATTTATTGGTATCTGTACTGGTTGTGGTTAGCATATATTTTGAACGTTTTGGTGTGTTGCTATTGTGTGTTTAGTTGGACTCGAATAATTCGAAATTCAAGTATTAATTTAACTGTTATTGGCTGATTTATTGTATATTTTTTGATAGTTTTTCTTGTGCTTCGTTTCAGCTTGACGACTCAATGCAACATCTTCATACATGATAGGTGTACAGTGTTTTGAACAAATCTTTTCACACATGCAACACAGATGAAAGTCTACTGTAGTGGTTAGATGGTCGTAACCAGGAAATCTTATTTGATTGTGTTCGGTGTCAGTACTTTTGCAAATGACACCATAGTCGGTTTGAGATACGTTATTGAGACGGTTTTGGATTCAACCTGCTTTTTGGAACACAGGAACTTTTGACTCTTCATCTACATGAAGCTATAATGTTTCCATCTACTGTGAAACAGAAACGAGGAATCTTATGGTTGTACTGCTGTTGGTGTTGTCTGTGGGGTGGATTGGTAATGCTTATATTTTATGGATTATCATCGATGCAGCACGAAACGGTGCTTTGAAAGACCCTAAAAGAAGCCTATTCGCAGGCGTACTAAGGCAGCTGGGTTGGACAATTTTTCTAATAAATGTTGCTTGGTGGGATAATTATAAGATATACCAGTTGTTTATAATCATTATCTTGGCAACATTTTTATTGGATGTTACAACACGCAGTAAAAAGTAGCGCACCAATTATTGTGGGCAGAATTGCAAATCTAACACTTGCAATTCTGCCCTATTTTGGTTTAGTTGATAAGGGTAATACAGTAGAGAATGTTTGAAACATCCAACTAGTTTTAAGTTATTATTGTGGCTTGTTCGTATGCGTTTTCTGGTCTGTGGCGCAGTAAATGTAAAAATAGTAACACGTTGCACCACCCATAATAATGTGCAAAATTGTGTTCAGAACCGAGTTGTTGTCCCATAGTATACAGTTACTTAGGAAACCAGTTGCACATAAGTGAAAAAACCCGAACACAATGGATTCTTCACGTGTCAAAGAGAGCCCGTCTTGCTTCGTTATCCCACTGTTGAGTCCACCAAGAATGATACAACCTGTTATTACCCATGCTATAAATATGACCAGTATTGTGAACATCTTCAAACCTTCTTTACTTCATGGTAATACTGTATTCTACTTTCATAAGAACAACAAACCCATCATATTGAATCAGTGTTCGATTTTAGCAGAATTCATTGTGTTTGGCTTGGAGCAACATTGATTTGATACTTGCAATAACTCAACATTTGGTATTTGGTCATTGGAGATAAAACACAACATAAGGTATTTTCAATCTTTCTAGTTGATTGTTTACGAAGACCTGCCAATATGGGGTAGGTTTGTTATGATTTACTTTGTTACTTATTCGGTTTTTGCAGTATTTATGAATTGTACAACATTAGACACTGAGTATAATGAGATTCAACGCCATCTCAAAGGTTTTGTCGTTTCACAAGAGGCGATTGCTCAGTATAATGACTGTGTATACATAGAAACGTCCCAACCTGATGGATTCTTCACAAGTCAAGGATGTTCTTCTCAGGTCGTTCTTCCACTGACAAGAATAATACTCTCTATGAGAACCCATACTAAAAATACGACCACTATCATGAACACCTAATCTGACATCTTCGGGCTTGTCTTAATAACACAGAGCATTATTATGGGTTTTAGGAGAACAGATTCATCCACGATACCGACACATTCTACTATATGAGCCGTAATAACCAGATAAGCCGTATTACAACATAGCTCCAAGTAGTTCACAGCTGGTTTTTATTTGTTTTGCAGCTTGTCTTAACGCATCAGACCTTAATAGTTTCGGATGTGTTTTGATTGTTTAGTGTTCAACAATTACGTGATGAGTGGATGTATATAGAGTGATTAATGAAACACGATAAAATACATGATGGGGATTTTAAAATAGGAGAAGAACAGATGAATGATTCACAGAAATGGGTAAGACAAGGATATGCTGTAGCAGAAGAGTTTGATAAACGTGTAAGGAGATTGTCTCCAGGGGTTCGTCTAGCGATTGCCATATTGGGATTGTTGATTCCTGTGCTGTTGAGCGTTACGTATATTGTGGCATCAAAGCCAAAACGCGCTTTCTGGGTGGCTGTGGTAATTATTGTTCAAGGTGTTTCCGGGTTCTTGTGGACTATTCTTCCATGGATTGTTTCTTGGGTACCAGGACTAGTGTTGGCATCAGCTTCTTTGATTTGGTTCATGTTCTGGGTAGTGGCTCTTGTAACCTTCTTCATGACTGTCCTACCTGAATATTTGCAGGCCTCCCAGCAAAGCCATCATGCATCATCCAATGGTTATGTTTCACCTCAAAACGCATCATCACAGCCGTTCCAACAAGGTTCTGACGGCTTTGGAACATCATTTACATCTCAGAGCACCCAACCTCGTCTCAATCCACTACAAGTGCTTCCAATCAACCTGTACAACCTTTCACAGAACCTCCACGTTTTGGGTCATGACAGGAATTACTATAACCCATAATTGAATAAACAATTGAAACAGAATCCACCTTCACAGAATTGCAACAATCAATTTGAACAAGCCCATGAGTTAAATACTTGTGGGCTTGTTTGGTTTTGAAGAATTTGTTGTTTAAGTAGGTTTTAGTTTGTATACAAATGTTTTCATAGTTCTTCTTGATTCCTGATAACACTCCAATGTCTGAGAAGGAAACAGCGTGATTGTTGAAAACTGTGTATTTTACAGGTATCGGTAAAATTGCATTGATTATGTGTTTGTAGGGTACGGAAGGAAATATGGTGGGACCTAAAACCTTGATTCAGCGTTGTCTTCGTGCTTACCCTGACCGGTTTCGTAACGGTAATGAAGTTTTGAAATATGTACTGTTCGCTCTTCACAATGGGTGGTCGTGGAAGAATGGAACATTGGTGACTTCTGACCCTCTCATCCCTTGGCGTCCAGAAACCATGGAAAAATCATATGGCATGGTGACTGGTAGTAGTCAACTCTTGGAAAGATTCAATACTGCTTTGTACCCATCTTTGGTTCAGAGAAACAAAAACAACCAAAGTATTGTTGACACTATTGATGAGCGCACGACCATCGTTCCTTTAGAAGGTGAAATATTCGTGCATGAGAATTCATTGTTTGCTCAAGTTCCTGATGATGTGTCCATAGCTTGGCGTAAAACGTTGGAGTTTTTCACATCCAATGTCAAACTTTCAACATTGGATATGGTGTGAATCAAACACCAAATGTTGAAGCATACATAGACGGTATGTTGATTGTCAATTAGTTCGTGCCATCTTGACTATTTAACCAATAATGAGTGAATAGAGTTTTTGCATTTTGCGTTGTTCCACTTGAGTAGCTTTGAACCTTACTGAACCAGGCAGGTATCAGAATATGCCATATTGTTTTGTGTCATATTGTTTGATTAAAACTATGGCTTTCATGACAAGAAGAAACCATCGGGAACTTGTAATGTTTTGATGTAAAGCTGGTAAACCTTGACATATTTTACATGTGTGCGTGCAACGAAATCCATATGCAAGCTGAAACTGACGAGAGCATGAGACATGAAATCTTGTTGGCGTAAGTAGTGGATTGTCGTTGATTCAAACAAGTTGAGTTGATTGACCAAAAACAAAGGTATGTTCTCAGGAATTAGATATTTTGAGGTGTATGCATGTGAAAACCCGTTGAATTGTGGGAAATGTTATTGTGACTTGTGCATGTCATATAAGTTGAGTGAAAACCATATAAATGGGGAAAGGATGAATCAATGACAGAACAAGATTGGTTTGGTGAAGTTGAGTTTGCTAACAATCCCAGTCAGCGTAGTGCTTGTCTGGTTCTCATCGATGCTTCGGATTCCATGTGTCAGATTTGGCCTGGGGAGCAGCGTAGTCCATTAGATGAATTGAGTGGTGGGTTGGATACACTTATTGCATCAATTCGTAAAGACCCATTGGCCAAAGCTAGGGTGGAATTGTCATTTTTGATGTTCGGAACCACCCCTGCTGAACCCACTCCTTTTGCCACTGTTGATGATGTGGTTTTGCCTCATTTGATTCCTATGGGTATCACCAATTCGGCAAAAGCCATTCAAGTTGGTTTGGACCATTTGGAGAATCGTAAACAGGACTACAAACGCAATGGTATTCCTTATACTCGACCAATGGTCATTTTCCTCACCGATGGTTTATCCACTTCTTCCAAAGAGGACATGGCAGCTGCATCTTCTCGAATAAAAGAAATGGAAGCTGGCAAGAAACTGTCTTTCTTCGCGATTGGCGTGGGTGATGGCACTGACAAGGCTGAATTGGATTCATTGGGAAACCGAGAGAGTGTTTCTTTGCGGGGTATGTCGTTTGGGCCTTTGTTTGAGTGGTTGTCAGCCAGTATGTCAAGTGTGAGCGCTAGTTCTCCTGAAGCTGACCGTGTTCCTCTACCAAGTCCCGCCGGTTGGGCTGAATTCTGATGGATTAATGAGCAGTTTTTGAAACAGTGCAATATTATGATTTGGGTATCATGGTAGAAAATAGGCTATCAGAAGGAAATCTACCATGATATCCAAACCACAATCCTTAGCAGTCACTCATCCAGACATTGCTAAATTGGTGTCCAGTCAGTCACCTATTACTCCATCAGAAGTAACTTATGGTACGAATGTGAAATTGGTGTTCAAATGTCAGAATGGACACACGTATCAATCAACTCCTCGCCATGTCATTCGTAAAACCAACCCAAAACTTTGTTCTGTGACATGTCAGTACAAAGGAACCAAACCACTGAGTCTGACACATCCAGAATTGGCAAAACTGGTGGATGTGAATTCCCCGTTTCAGGCTGATGAAGTCACATATGGTAGCAAGAAGAACCTGTTGTGGACCTGCGATAATGGACACACCTACCAGAGACGGGTTCAAAATCAGATAGCATGTGCAGGTAGATGTCCTGAGTGTGCTGCAAACAATACTGATTCCAAATCTTTGTTGGATTCTATTCCTGATACAGCGTTGGTCATGGATGCACACCCAGAATTACTTCAAGAATTGCAGGCACAACTTTCTGGTGTGAATCCCAAAGAGTTACGAATGAATGATACTCAACAGTTGGTGTGGATATGTCCTAATGCATCACATACATACACATTGTCTTTACAGGAACGTTTGCAAAGTCAAGAATGTCCCACCTGTAATAGAATAAAGCAATTACGTGTAGTAACAGATGAGGTTCTTGCAGACGATGATGTGTCCATTACCAACATTGAAACCACAACCAGAATATTAGATGCTGTGGATGGTAAACTATACGCTTCTGATACAGCCGATGAAAAAATAGTTTCAAATGATTCCAACATCATGGAACAATCAGAGACGGGGACAATGAATTCTGTGATGGAGTCTTCTTCACTTCAGGATGTTACAGCGGATACATTGTCTGAAGTCAAGAAAGTGTCAACATTGGGTGGCATTGTTGAATTTACCCGAACCAGAAGGAATGGGGCTTTGGCGTCTTTGGGTGTTTCATTCGGGCGTAGAGGACCTAAAATAACTGTTTCATGGGGTAGGAATAACAAACAATGAATCATGATGTGAAAAGTTGTTTGGAAGAAGAAATTCTGCAATATGTTCGTACTATTGTTCCAACGAGTTTAGACATTGTAATAAATGAGCATGTCGCAATTTTTCCCATGGAGATTGACATTTATTTGCCGAATTTGAGTGTCGGGATAGAAGTCAATGGTGATTATTGGCATTCTGACAAAGTGGTCAAATGGAATACTGGATTGACTGCTGAAGAATACCATAGGAAGAAAACCTATCGCTGTTTTGACCGAGGAATACAATTGCTTCATATTAGTGAGTCTGATTGGCGAAGTTCACGTTCTGATGTTGAGGCAGTTTTGCATAGGGTGATTGGTCGTGCGTTACATGAGTGTTGGTTGGAACGGGACCAAAAGTGGACATGGGAAAAACGTGCTGCTTGAATGGGGCGCGGTAATTAGCTCGTCACTGCACGAATCCCCCCATTACACAATTGTGGCATCAAGTGGTAACTCATCTATCACACCACTTGATGCCACACACTATGCACTATATTCATGTCAATGGTTTGTTTTTAACATGTTGATGTATTTTACTCATTCCATACCACAGTATTGACGAAGATTTGCACCTCATCTTGTTTTAGTGTTTCTTTGATGAAATGTTCTACTTCGTTTTTGGTATGGAAGGGGCCATGGTCGGTTCCAGCATGAGATACCCAGAATTCTTCCAGGAACACCTTGTAATCTTCAGGACAAGCTAGTTCAGCGTCCATATCTACCTCATAACGTGGAGATTGGGCATCAATGCTGTCAATGTCAACCGCCAAAACGTACATGTTGTCTCCAATGCTAGAGTTTGATTATGAAGGTATCGAGAAGCCCCATCCTGACATCATACAACTCAATTGTAGCAGACAGGGTTGCAAACATTGAAACAGTGGCAATTGGTGAGGTCAATCTCATCAGGTTGTATGGATGTGAATACCGTTCTAGTTGTGCAAGCATGGTGTTGTTATACTTGACATATGAATGTATTTACTCAGAGGGATAGAGAATCTGCAACAGTTGTGGGATGACCTATTGTCAGAACCATTTCTACAAGCCGTTGAATGAATTTGGAAGGTTAGAGGACCACCATGTTGACGAATTATTCTTTTGATTACAACCAAGTTTCAGGTAGAGTAAACGATTTACAACAATTATTGGATGCAGAAGCGGCTTTTGATTGGTTGAAGACTCGGTGTGATAGGCCCATTAACTTATATCGAATGCATGAAATGGCGTTTCGGTTGAGCGATTCTCCTTGGGTTGATTACAGACAATGGGGTTCTGAATTGTCAACAACACAATTGATGGCATTATTGGACAACGCTTGGTGGAAAAATAATCAAGAAGCGTTTGAGATTCATTTTGACAGAGTAATTAATCAAGGGTTAATGCCTTATCATGAATCTACTATAGTGTACTTCAGAATACCGTTCAGGCCGTCCACAAAGGTTCAGTTGCGTTCTGTGTTCACAGAGACGGAACGAGACATAATCCACAATGTGACACAAAGATACAAGCCTTGTTGTCCAGTGGCGAATCAGTTTGATGTTCAGGAAATCATTCTGGTTTTGTTGCATATTGGAATAGAATACGACCAGTTGGAAGACTTTTTCCAAGGTATGCTTGCTGTGGAAAATGCTGGAGAAACCTATCCTGGTCTCATTGTAAAACAGATGTTCGCACCTGGAGAGGGATTGAAGCGGGTCAAAGCGATTGAACAAGCATCTGAAGGGCTTCCATGGAGCTTGGCGTTCTCATTGAACATGCATCTCATAGACGACATTGTTGAGTAGCTTTTGAATTGGTGAACCATTGTGTCACTAGAATCGTCAATGTCATATTGGTCCTGTAATTAATTGTATTGCTTAGGCTACTAGTTTGTACAATTATAATTAACTTAACTGCATCAAACAGAATGAACCTAATCTCTTAAGTAGTTGAAGATTACTGCACTGTTCACTCTATCTATGGCTCTTATAATAGAGTTAGTGTGTTTGGATTCTCCATGGGTGTATTGTTGTACGGTCTTCCACTTGTTGTTTAATGTTGCTCGTATGTCGGATATCTGGTGTATTTGATACTCAAGTGCTATAATTGAGAACAAAATGTCAACATAGCACGAGGAGAGGCATGCATCAGGCTACTGAACAAGGTCACCAGTCTAGAATTTTTGTTTCATTAGATGGGGATGTTAGTTCGTTTTCTCCTGCATTGGATGGGAAGAAAGGCTTGGTCCTGCCCAGTGACGCTTTCTCTGAGAATCAATTGCTTATGTTAACAAAATGCTTTAAGTCTTTACCATGGACATTTCGCGAATCAGAGCATCTTCATACTAATCCTTTACACTGCAATGATGAGGATGTGGAGGTTCTAAAATTGATTTGCGAACATCCGTCAAAATGGGATTCTGCGATTCACTTGGAATATTTTGTTTATTTCCGCCAGCATGATATTTACCTGTCAAAAGAGGTGACAAAGCGGTCCTTGTCCGATTTCCCCCATTATTGGGAACAAGGGCTCTTTAGTGCTGTTCCATTCATAGTTGATGTTAGCAAGAACGGCTCCTTGTCAATAGGGAGCTTTAAAGATTGGGTATGTGATAAAGCAATAAACCCGTACTCGGTGGAAAATCTGTATTTGCTGGTACAGAAGTCTTCAAATATTAAAATAAATTATGATGTAGTTTTAAAAATGTTCCTGTGTTTGTCACGAGAGGAACAAGAAAACATCATCAATGATTATACACTCGACCAAATTATGGCACTAATGAGCAGTACATGGTATTTAGATGATGCACTTATTAAGACCTTTCATATGGAACGTGTCAAAGCAAATACACCTATTGTTCGTTTTCCATTTATTATGAGACATACATCAAAAGGCGAAATGCATAAAACTAAGCGCTTCCTGCGGGCTATGACGTTGGATGAGGCCACTGTGTTTCAAAATATTATGGACCAAACCCAGTTCGTCATTCCAGAGAACATTCTTGTATCATCTCCGAGAATTTTCAATGTATTATTTTACTATTACTTGAAATTGGGTGCTACAGATTTTAAAGAATTAATACAGTATGCACAAAATGATTCTGCAAAAGGCTTCATAAAAGCTCTATTACGTAATTCCTCTGAGTTGCAAGAATCTATCTTGTTGGCTGCGAATCAAAATCGTGAATTGCCATTATCCTTGAGATTTGCTCTCAATGGATTGGATTGGAACTCGTATCCTTCTTGTCAAACATTATGAATACAATTGTGAACTGCATTAAGAGGTAACTATGTGTCATGATTCAAGTAGTATAGCGTTAAAAAGTTCTAGCTCGGGTCAAATTATTGTCACGTTAGATGGGGAGGTCCTAGATTTTGACTCGGAACTGATGATTCCTGGTCTAGTACTGCCAAACAATGCTCTTTCCAAAACTCAACTGTCTATGTTGACAAGATGCCTAAAACTATTACCTGGTACATTTCATCGGTCAATTCATATACATACTCGTCATTTAAAACTTAGCGATGAGGACGTAAAGGTCTTAGGCCTGATTTGCGACCACCCATTCCTAGTAGAGTGTGCTATTCATTTGGAATATTTTGTTTATCTTCGTCAACACGGCATATATTTATCTGAGACAATGACTAAACAATCATTGTCAGATTTTCACTATTATTGGGACCAAGGAGCATTCACCATTGTTCCATTCATAGTGTAAATCAGTACGACAGGTTCTAGTCCTATAGAGAATTTTGAGGATTGGGTATGCCATATGTCAATAAATCCATATTCTATGGAAAACGTATATTTGTTGGTACAGAAATATCCGAATATGGTGATAAACTATGATGCTATTTTACGAATGTTTCTTTGTTTGACGCAAGATGAACAAGAGACCATAATCAATTACTATACATTCGACCAAATTATGGCAATAATGGGGAGTTCATGGTACTTGGATGACGCCCTTCTCAAAAATCTACATCTGGACCGAGTCAGAGCAAATACCCCAGTTGTTCGTTCCTCATTTATTATAAGGTACTCCTCCAAAAGAAAGGTGTACGACGCTAAAATCTCTATTATGGCTATGACGTTGGATGAAGCAGATGACTTCCAATCCATTCTAAACCGAACTGAATTTGCCGTTCCGGAGAGTATTGATACAACGCCTGAAGAAATATTTGGTGTGTTGTTTTACTATTATCTGAAATTGGGCAGTACGGATTTTGAGGAATTGGTTCAGTATATACAAAATTGCGAGCATTCCGAAAAGGAGACTCTCATAAAAACGCTGTTGTGCAATTCTTCAGAAATGAAAAAGTCGATTATTGATGTTTCAAAGCAGAATCGTGAATTGCCACTGTCCTTGAGGTTGGTTCTCAGTGGGCTGGAATGGGACTCATCTTCTTTCTCCCGAAGGCGTCGAATTTCAACTGTGTTAAAGGCCAATAGTTATGAGTAATCACCTTAATGCTAACTTGAAGTCTTCCTGTTCAAACCAAATTATTGTCACATTAGACGGTGAAGTTTTGGATTTTGATTCTGAGGTTATACCCTGTGGCATAGTTCTACCAAAAGACGTTTTGTCAGAAGAACAGTTGTCAACGCTGAGAGACAACGTTGCCCAATTAAGAAGAACTCAATATGAAATGCATCATCAACGCAAATCTCAACTATGCCTTGAATCGGAAGAAGAGATAAAGGTTTTGAAGTTGATTTGTGACCATGTTCAGTCTCAAAAACGTGTGTCTCATTTAGAGCAATTTCTGATTTTTAGGCAACATGGTATTCATGTACCAGAATGGTTGGCACGAGAGTCATTGTCAAATTCTCACCAGACCCCGTTCATGTTTAAAATTGGGGGCAACGAATCAATGAGTTCTTTTCTGGGGAGTTTCAATTACTACATTTGTGTGCATTCCATAAATCCTCACACTTGGACAAACATCTATCTACTAGGTAAGAAACATTTCAACATAAAGAACAACTATGATGGTATTCTGAAAATCTTCATATGGATGTCACAAGAAGAACAAGAAGAAGTGGTGTACTCCTATACATCAAACCAAATTAAAGCCGTCTTAAACTGTGATTGGTACAGAGGTCATGAATCCCTTCGTTCTCTTCATTTAGAGCGAGTTAAGAAGAATCTTCCTATTGTTGTATACACTTTTGTTATAAGGCTCACATCTACAACAAGAGCATTTAACGTATACAAGTCGGTTCGCGCCATGACATCAAACGAGATTCATGATTATTGTGCGATTATGAAGAGAACCAAGTTCGTGGTTACAGATGAAATGTATCGGACATCCAATAACCTTTTTGTTCACTGGTTTATTGGTATCTCAGACTTGGTAGTACAGATTTTGAAGAATTGCTGCAATACCTGCAAAACTATTCTCGTAATCAACAAGGAGCTATTGTGAGCTTATTGTGCAATTCTTTCGAACTACAAGAAATGATTGTTTCCATTTCAGAGGAGAACCCTCAATTACCATTGTCGTTGAAACTTGAACTCTATGATTTGGACTGGGATTCATATATAGGATAGTTTTCGTACTATAGTATGAACTTGAACTATCCAATCAATGAAAACAAGGGAATATGCATTATGAAGAAAATATTGAATTCTGGTTCAATAATGGTCACATTGGACGGTGATGTGGTAGACTTCGATTCTGAGGTCTCTGTCATTCGCGGTTTGGTCATACCGAAGAATGCTTTGTCCAAACGGCAATTAACCGTGTTGAAAAAGGATGTCTGGTTATCACGTCCCTTACACAACCAACATTGTCATATTCCTCAACTGCGTTTTGATGGTGAAGAAGACATAAAAGTGCTGGGATTGATTTGTGACCATAAGTGTTCACGAAACAGGGTGGAACATCTAAAGCAGTTTCTATATTTAAGACAGCATGGAATCCGTGTCTCAGAGCAGCTCACGCAAGAGTCTTTGTTGGCTGTGGATTGGGAGCTGTTTATGGTTGGAATCAGTCATGTTGGCTCAATACACTCGTTTGGCATGAATTTTAATCATATAGTGTGCAAGTCTTCTGTTAGTCCCAACATATTGGAGAATATACACTGGTTAGCCAAGAATCGCCCCAACATAAAGATTAATTACATTAGCGCTTTAAAGGTGTTTGCAACACTATCTGAGGGTGAACAAGAAAGAATCATGCATTCTTACACTTCAGACCAAGTTAGAGCTATAACGGATTGTGATTGGTACATACATCATGCGCTTCTGTCGTCACTTCATTTTGACCGGGTGAAGCGGAATCTTCCCATTGTTAACTATCCTTTTATTCTTCGATTCACATCAATATGGGGAGTATCTGATGTATCAAAATCAGCTCGTGCCATGACATTGGAGGAGTCAGAAGATTTTCAGGCAATCCTGAATCGAACCAAATATATCTTCTCAAATATTTCTTACATGTTCTCTGATGAACTTTTTGGGCTGTTCGTTTACTTCTACCTCACACTGGGTAGCACGGATTTTGAAGAACTGCTACAGTATTTACAAGACTGCCAGTATAACAGCGAGAAGGAAGAGTCTATTGTGAAAACACTATATGATTCCCCTCAACTGCAAGAATTGATTGTTCCTGCCCCAAACCAAGAAGATGAGTTACCACTGTCTTTGAGATTGGTACTCTATGATTTGGACTGGGATTCTGTGGAATAATCAGTTCTATCTCTGTACTATTATTATGCTATCAACTTGATGAAGACGAAAGACCATTATGATGGATTTGTCCAATCCTCCTCTAATCCTTGTCACATTGTATAACGAAATTCGATGTTTAGAGTCCGAGGATTCAACTATTTGTGGGGTAGTAGTACCATATGGGGCTTTATCGGAATCACAACTTGCCGTTTTGAAAGACTCTATGGCAGAATTACGGTTATTATATGATAGACACTGTCATATTCCTCAGCTGCGTCTTGATAATGACGAAGACATCAAGTCTCTAAGGTTGATTTGTGACCATTGTGATTCAAGAAAACGATTGGATTACTTAAACCAGTTTTTGTATTTGCGACAGCATGGTGTGTACCTTCCTGCATGGGTGACACTGCAATCATTGCTCTTCGCTACCACACAACGAACTCCATTTATGCCTAAAATTGGAAACCAGAGTTTGATGGAATCGTTCTTGGAAGACTTCAATTACACAATATGTCGGTGCCAAATTAATCCATATTCATTGATGAATCTGCACGCCCTTGTTTCCAAATATCCGGAATATCCAGAAATGGACCTGGATTATGGCGGAATCCTACAGGTCTTCGTTTATTTGTCTCAAGAAGAACAAGAAGAAATGGTCAGTTCTTACACAGCAGCTCAAATTAAAGCAGTAATGGAGTATGGGTGGTATGCACATCGTACACGTCTGCAATCTCTTCACTTGGAGAGAGTCAAGAAGAACATTCCCATTGTAAGGTACCCATTTATTGTGAAAAATAATTTTAACGGAAGAATCCAAAATACCGCAATACCAATTCGTGCGATGACACTAGACGAGGCAGAAAACTTCCAAGCAATCCTAGACCGAACTGAATTTGTTGTCCCAGAGGATATCTACATGTCATCAGACCGAATTAGTTCATTCATTTATTTGTACTTTCAACTTGGTAGTACAAATTTCGAAGAACTACTTTATTACTTGAGAGATTGCAAAAATGATGCTAAGGAAAACAAGTCTGCTGTAAAAACATTATGTGATTCACGTGAGTTGCAAGAGTCAATTATTGCATTTTCGAAACAGGCTTATGAACTACCTCTGTCTCTGAGTTTGGCACTCAGCGTGTTGGATGAAGAATTATGTCCAAGTTGAATAATGCCAGCTTTAATTTCAAGAATCTTTTAACGGCAGTGAGAATACAGCATCATGTATAATAAACATCTAATACATCCTTTCGCATCACAACCATCTCGTTCGACCAGTAGCCCAAAACGAATCATTGTGGCCTTGAATGCTGAAATATACGATTTCGATTCAAGTTTCATACTTCCAGGTTTGGTCATACCACATGGAGCTTTATCTGAACAGCAATTGACCACGCTGAAAGAAGATGTTTCTGCGTTACAGGATTTGTTGTACGAGGATGAACATTTTCATACACCGCATCTACGTCTTGACACCGAAGAAGACGTCAAAGTATTGAGATTGATTTGTGACCACTCTTACAAGGATAAACGATTGCGGCATTTGAGGCATTTCCTGTATTTCAGGCAACATGGTATATATGTGTCTGAATGGGTGACACAACAATCATTACTAGCTACACGCCAAGCCGCATTTATGATTAAAACTGATAGCGATTTACCATATGGACTGCTGCCAGATTTTAATTATTACATATGCGAATACCCCGTAGTTCCTCATATATTGGAGAACTTGCACCTACTAGCTAAAAGACACCCCAATGTGGAAATTAGCCATATGGCTGTTTGTGATGTCTTCATGTATTTGTCACATGAAGAACAGAAAGAGATGATTGGTTATACACCTCATCAAATCAAGGCCATAATGGATTGTGACTGGTATATCCACCATGCGAATTTATCTTCACTTCATTTGGAACGAGTGAAGAAGAACCTTCCACTTGTTGAGCACCAATTCGTAATGCAATTTGAATCCAAAGGGAAAATATCCAGTATACAACAACTGGCTCATGCAATGATGTTAGATGAAGCAAACAATTTCCAAACAATTTTGGACAGAACCCAATTTGTTGTTCCTAATAGTTATTATTCAATGTCAACATCATCAGTTTTTGGGTTGTTCGTCTATCTATATCTTGAACTGGGTAGCACAAATTTTGAAGAACTACTGTATTACTTGAAAGATTGTGAAAGCAACAACAGGCGAAAAAGGTCTCTTGTCAAAGTGTTGTATGACTATTATGAAGCACAAGAGCGAATCATTGTTGCATCAAAGCAGCATTGTGAGCTACCATTGTCTTTGAGGTTGACATTCAGCGGTTTTGACTGGAACCCGTACATGGAGCAATCTTGTGCTCTACAGTATGAGTTTTGAGCTGATGTCATTGAGTCAATAGGGTAAAGGAGTAGTGTTTTGCTGTCACCTAGTTCCAGTTTAATCCTCATTCCTTTCTATGATGACAAGGTTCGGAATTTTGATGCTAAAGACACAAACTATCAAGGGATAGTATTACCGCAGGATGGTTTGTCAGAAACACAACTTAACATCTTGACGGATTCTATGACAGAGCTGCGGGATTTTCATTATAGTCATGGACGTATGTTTCATTTGCGTCTCGATAATGACGAAGATGTCAGGTCGCTGAGACTGATTTGTGACCATAATGATTCGTGGGAACAATTTGACCACTTAAAGCAATTCCTGTATTTGCGGCACTATGGAATTTACGTACCAGAATGGATGACTAAACAATCCTTGTCCTCATCCAATGAGTGCCAAGCTCCTTTCATGATTGAAATGGAGAATGAGTCGTTGGCCTATTGGTTATTGAGGGAATTTAATTTCTTGGTACGTTTAAAAACAGTCAATCCACACACATTAGAAAACTTGCATCTACTCGCTAAAAAAGAGCATCTAAATATAAAGATGTATCGTAGCAATATTGTACGAGGGGCGTTCCTGAGGCTGTCGCAAGAAGAGCAAAGCGAGATAGTTCATTCCTACACACCTGAGCAAATCAAAAATGTAATGGAATGTGGTTGGGATGAGGCTCACCCACATTGGCAGACACTTTACTTGGAGCGGGTGAGAAATAATCTGCCTATTTCAGATTATTCGCTTGTTATAAAATTTGAATGTGACAGCAAAATATATAGTGCAACAATGACAATTTCTTCAATGACGCTGAATGAGGCAGAGTGTTTTCAGAGGATTTTTGAAAAAACTCAATTCGTTGTTCCCGAGGATGTCTACATATCATCAGGTCAAATTAGCCCATTCGTTTATTTGTATTTTCAACTTGGTGCTGCGAATTTCGAAGAGCTACTGTACTACTTGCGGGATTACCCAAGCAGTAGTTGTAAAAACGGGGACTCTATTGTAAAAATGTTGTGTAATTCTACCAAGTTTCAGGAGTCAATCATTACGCTCTCGAAACAGGATTGTGAGCTACCATTGTCGTTAAAGCTTGAACTCTATGATTTGGACGGAGAATTGTGTACCAAGTGAGTAATGTCGTTTTTCAATCCTGTAAATGGCCTAGTTGCAAGGAAAGTACTTCATGAATTGTCAGCATCCAATGTCACCTTTGGTAGCACAATCGCCTCATTCTCCCAACGACTCAAAACGAATCGCTATTACTTGGAACGCTGAAATATACGATTTTGATTCAAGCTTCGTACTTCCAGGTTTTTTGGTTTTGCCACATGATGCTTTATCTGAACAGCAATTAAATACATTGAAAGAAGACTTTAATTTTTTGCGGTTTCACGATAACTATAAAGAGCTGTGTCGTCATCCCCATCTACCTCAGTTTGAAACTGAAGAAGATATAAAAAATTTGAGGTTGATTTGTGACCATCCTCATAAACAGAAACGACGAAATCACTTGAAGAATTTCCTGTATTTCAGAAAACACAATATATATGTGCCTGAATGGGTAACACAACAATCATTACGCCACCCTGCACATGTGATTGAAAGTGATAGTGGTTTGTCATATGAGTGGTTGTGCCCAGATTTTAAATATTACATATGCAAATACCCGGTAACTCCCCATATATTGGAGAACTTGCACTTACTAGCCCGAAAACACCCTGTCAATACAGGAATTGATTATAGAACCGGTTTGCGTGTTTTCATACATTTGTCGCATGAAGAACAGCAAGAGATGATTGGTTATACATCCCATCAAATCAAGACCATAATGGATTGTGACTGGTATAAGACCCATGAATCCCTTCGTTTGCTTCATTTGGAGCGGGTTAAGAAAAACGTCCCTCTTGTTGAATACCAATTTGTAATGAAATTTGAAAACAACGGGGAAATTTTCACTGTATCCGAGTTGATTTGTGCTATGACTCAGGCTGAGGCGGAAGATTTTCAAGCAATTCTTGACCGAACCCAGTTTGTCATTCTTCATAGCCGTCATATGGGACGGTCTGTATTGCCAATTTTTGGTATATTTGCTTATCTGTATTTCAAATTGGGAAGTGAGAACTTCAGCGAGCTTTTGTCTTATTTAAGAGATTGTCAAAATGGTAGTCACGAGAAAAAATCTATTGTAAAGACGTTGTGCGATTCTACCAAATTACAGGAGTTAATCATTGCTCTCTCAAAACAGGACTGCGAACTTCCTTTGTCCTTGAGATTAGAGCTTAGTGATTTGGATTTTGCGCCATACATTGATACGTCATCATAAGTTTAACTGTTAAATAATTACATCAATCAGGATGCACAAATATTATGAATGATAACCAATTGGAAACTACAGCGCAATGTTCTGATTCAATCTATATTGTCATTGCATTGGACGGCGAAATAAAAGAGTTTGATTCAGAACCCACTCTCCCAGGTCTAGTCATGAGAAAGAACGCATTGTCCAAAACACAATTAGCACGATTGAGTCAAGACATTGAACCAACTTGGGATTTAGCGTATGAAGGCTGGTTCCCTAGCGTATCGCAATTATATTTTGATGACGAAGACATCAAGTCTCTAAGGCTGATTTGTGACCATCCGTACCAACGTGAAAGAAAAGCCCATTTGAGGCAATTTATGCTTTTCAAGCAGGGGAATATTTATGTTTCTGAATGGGTTACCAAAAAATCGTTGTCTGATTTGCATGCATGTTTGAGCAATGGCTTATATCATGCTAGGCCCTTCATGGTTAAACTTGGTAGTGGTTCTTCAGCAGACCATTTTCCAGAGGATTTGAATTACTTATTGGATTTGGATACTCCAGTAAATCGGTATTTGCTGGAAAATTTGTATCTTCTGAATCAGAAACATCCAGACATAGGAATTGAGTGCGATGTTATTGAAAACGTCATCATGACATTGTCTGACGAAGAACAAGAAGAAATGGTTCGTTCCTATACCTCGAACCAAATTAAAGCTCTAATGGATTACAACTGGTACAAACGTAATATATTGCTTCGTAAACTTCACCTGGAACGTGTGAAGAGAAATCATCCAATAATTGAGTTTCCATTTACGATACGTATGGCAGCAGATAGAAAAGTTGTAGTGAATGCTCGTGTTATGACACAGGCTGAAGCAGAAGATTTTCAGGCAATTCTGGATGAAACAAAGTTTGCTATTTTCGATGATGTTTATATGTCACCAGCTGCGATTCTGGGTCTACTAGCTTATTTATATCTTGAATTGGGTAACAAAGATTTCATTGAACTATTGCAATATTTGCAACATCATCAACAAAAGAGAGGCTCAATGCTGCAAGAAGACACCATATACAAGCTGGAAAAATCTTTGGTACTCCAGAAAGCTATTGTGGATGCTTCAAAACTTGATGCCACCTTGCCATTGTCCCTAAAACTGGAATTTAACGGATTTGATTGGAATGCATCAAGAGACGACATGTTCTCCATATGAGTGAAATCTGAAAACACACTCACATCAATGAAACTGGAAAATGCATAGTCATCATTCACGCAGTAAACCACAGCAAGAGTATTTCAAATCTGTTGAAAACACCAGTGAATCTACTGAGAAAATCGTAGTCACACTAAACGGTCAAGTGTATGATTTGGATTCAAAGGTGTCTTCAGTCCAAGGCGTAGTGTTCCCCAAAGGTGTTTTGTCCCCACAGCAGTTAACAACATTGAGACAGGACATTGCTCGGCTGGAAACAGGATTTGGTTCTAGCATGTTGATGTCATTATTGCATTTTCATACATCTCAATTACATCTTGACAGTGAAAATGTGGACGTACTGAAAATGATTTGTGACCATCCATTACAAGGGGAGAGGGAAGCACACCTGAGTCAATTTCTGACCCTTCTGCAACATGGTGTTCATATCCCCGAATGGGTTGCTAAACAATCATTATCCGATTTGCACATATATTGGAACAATGGCACATATAACGCTGTTCCATTCATGGTTCAAATTACCAACAGTTTTCGTTATGGCCTGGAATTGTCACAAGACTTCAACAATTGGATATGCGAACACCCATGTAATCCATATACATTGGAAAACCTGTATTTGTTGACCAAAAGCCACCCTGATGTCAAAATTAGTTATGAACCCATGTTGCGAGTTTTTATGTGTTTGTCATCAGAAGAACAAAAAGCATTGTGTTCTTGCACTTCAGAATATGTTAGAGCACTAATGGCATCAGATTGGTACATATGGGATGAACAATACAAGACATTTCACCTAGACCGATTGAAACAAAACCTTCCAATTGTAAAGTTTTCCTTCAATGTGAAATCAGGGCGATATGATGATACATGGTCTGTTTGTGCCATGACACAGAATGAAGCGAATGATTTTCAAGCAATTATAGAACGTTCAGAACTTGGCCCTCTATATGACAATTCATTTTCGCGATATCGAAGCTTCAAATCTTTCATCTATCTGTACCTCAAAATTGGTAGTAAAGATTTTGAAGAGTTTCTGCAATATTTACGTGATTGCCAACAAAACGAGGAAGACTGGAAGCTTCTGTCAAATGCACTGTATGGGGCTGTTGAAGCACAGAAAACGATTATTGCAGTCTCAAAGCTGGACTCCGCACTACCTTTCTCCTTGAGATTCCAACTCAGCGGTTTTGACAGGTCTTCACACATGTGATAGTCTGTTCTCATACGAATCGCAGAAAGGGAAACGCGGAAATGGAAGCCATTGTACGACAGTTTGAGAAGTTCATTACGGCTTGTGGGGGTACTCACTTCATTACGGTTGGCCTAGATGGCACTGTTCACCTTGGTAAAAAGACCAAAGTGGTTGGTATTGTGTTGTCCAAAGGTGCTCTGACTGAGGACCAATTGAATACTCTTAGAACTGATTTGGGCAACCATCACAGAAATTCCTTGGAACCTTTGGAATCAAGATGTCATTTCAACAATCCTCTACATATCCAGGATGATGACCTGGAAACATTGAAACTGATTTGTGACCAACCGCATAAATATGTACGCGTAGCGCACCTGATTGACTTCTTGATTTTTCGGCAGAACGGGGTGTATGTGCCAACCGAACTGACGAAAATATCCTTGGCCGCTATGTCAAGGTATTGGGATATGAAAACAATGAGTCAAAACGTACCATTTGCGCCATATGTTAAAAATCCTCCGAAACGGTCTATAACGTCACTTTGCCTGGATTCTCATGAGGTGAATCCACATGTCCTAGAGAATCTATGGGCTCTTCTTGAAAAAACCCCAGAAGTACAAGAGATTCAATTCACTACTTTTAAATGGTTCGTGGGGCTGACAGATGAGCAACAGCAGCAGCTTCGTCTCTGGGAGCCATCCCATATCAAGCGTACTCTGGAAGCTGATTGGGACTTCGCGAATCCTGAGTACCGGGAGCTTCACAGAAAACGAGTGCAGGAAGAGAATCTTCCCATCAAGAAAAATGTTCTAAGGGCATGGTACAAGAAGGAAGATGATTGTACTCTTCTGCCAAATCATGTCCTGACCGCAGAGGAGGCAGCTGAACTTCAGGAAATTCTGGACTGCACCAGTTTCAGAATTCCAAATAAATATTATTATCTCAGTAAGGTTTTTGTTACAAGGTTTTTGTATTGCTACCTCAGACTCGGTAGCAAAAAGTTTGAAAAGCTTCTTCAGCAGTTGGCTGAGGAAGACCCCAATGAAGAGTTGGTACAGCTGGTGTTTTGATAGCCAGAATTGACACGTGGCTCCCCTGAGACTAGAATTGTGATTATCAATTTAGTCTATAAAATAGGGGAGCTTTGTGTTGTTTAAGCACCTTTTAGGAAAGTTTGTTTCTCCCATCTTAGTTTCATTAGATGGCAAAATACATAGATGGGCGCAATCAGCAAATGAAACATATGGGTTGTTGATACCCCGTAGAGGGTTATCAAATAAACAACTGAAGGTGTTAGCTGCTGATATGGCCGAATTGGGAAATTCTTTTGCTTCTAAAGACGAATCCCATTTTCACAAACCGCAGTTAAGTCTTGAAGGGGAAGACTTAAAAGTGCTGAGAGCGATTCTGGATTGGCCAGATTCACAAGCACGATTATCCCATTTGAAACAATTCATAGTGTTTCGACAACATAATATTTATGTTTCTGAACGTCTGGCGAAGCAGTCATTGTCAACCTGGCGCGATTCAGTTCTACTCTCAGTACTGGATAATGTTATTAAAGAAAATATTCCATTCGTAATGTTTGAAATCAGTTATGATGAGTGGGTTAAAAAACCAGACTTCAATGACTGGGTGTGTGACCATCCTGTTAATGCTCATGTGTTGGAGCTACTGGAAGAGTTTGCCAAGAAGCGCAGAAGAGGCATGTTTGGTCATGGTATTTGGGTACTACCAGCGCTTCTCTGTTTGTTTCAAAAGAATCAAGAAGTGTACCCAGTATTTGGGGGTTCTTTAGGTCTTAGAACAACTGTTTTTCAAGGGGATTGGTATTTCTCTGATGCGCGTTATCGAAAGATTCATTTCTCGCGTATAAGGAAAGGCATTGATGCTTATGACATGACGCTTAAAGTACCAGTATGTTGTGGTGATGAACCAATGCGCATATGTGCACTAAATCTTGACGAAATGAATGAGTTTGAAGACATTATAGCTCGACTCGGATTTGTTGTTCCCCATTGTTATGAAGTAGCTTCTCAAGTAGTATTCATAAGATTGCTTGTTTATCTATACCTCAGACTCGGGGGTAACGATTTTGAGGAATTGTTGAGATATATGCAAAACAATGATAGAAATGATAGACACGACAAGAGCCCTATGGTTCATATTTTGTATCATTCGGTTGAATTGCAGGAAGCAATTATTGCAGCATCAAAACTTGACTCCGCATTGCCCATGTCGCTGAAACTCGAACTTAGTGATTTGGATTGGTATTCATATGTGAAAACTGAGAATGAAAGACTCGTTCAAGCATATGGAGAAAAAGCATATGACAACTGGTTAATGAGTGGTCGATATAGCAGACAGGATAGGATTTTGATTCAAAATTACTATCTATAGAAGTTTCAGGATTAGTGTTTCTGCATGGTTTTCCCGTCAAGGATAATAAGACAAAACTGATTAAAGTCCTTAAAAACAGGAAAATCAGTTCGAGAGCGTATGGAGAAAAATGCTCATCATCGAATTTCACTCAAAGTGCTAAAATTTGGACATCCGAAATTAGCGTTTCTGCGTGTCCTGTAAAAAACCAAAATTACAGGACAAGATTGGTACAGCATCAAGGTTGGCTCTACAGTGTTTATGCTACTGAAGCTTGAACTTAATGGTCTTGGCTGGTATTCTCTATGTATAGAACCCCAATAAATTTGTATTGGAACGCATAGAAAGGACGCCCAAGAGGAGTGCTGTCATGATGGAAAAGTCCAATTCTCAAAAAGTCCTCATTACTTTGGATGGAGATGTTTGTAAATTCGAGTCAGCACATGTAAAGGATGTGGGATTAGTAGTTCCATGCAATATGTTCTCATCAAAAAGGATAGAAAAACTGAGCAAAGACATCAAATGGATAAGAAAGCGTATTGCTCGGGCTAGGGAATCATCGTATCTGGAGGCGCTTCACTTTCACGCGCCATTGTTGCATTTTGAGGGGAAAGATGCAAAAGTCCTGAGATTGATTTGTGACCATTCCCCTCAAAAAGAACGATTGCCTCATTTGGAACAGTTTATTATCCTTAGGCAGCATGGCATACATGTGTCTAAGAAGATGCTGAACAAATCGTTGGCAAGTTTTCATGAACACTATGACTCCTATCAAGTCAGTCCGTTCATGGTGAAAATAGATAGGGCTGATTGCGGATATGGGTTTTTGTGTTGGTTCAATATATGGATTGACAGTCATTCTCCTGACCCACATTCATTGAAGAATTTGTATTCATTGGTGGAAAAGTATCCTGATATCAGATTCCCTCCTCGCAATATGGTGGATGTGTTTATGCATCTTTCAAAAGAGGAGCAGGAAGAGCTAGTTCATTCTCATACCGAGAATCAGGTGCGGGCAATGATGGATTCGGATTGGTGCGCTGATAACACACGATATCTGCAATTGCATTTGGAACGCGTGAGAAAGAATCTACCACTGATTCTATTCACGTTTGAGACCTCAATGCCGCATAGAAGAATACGTACATCCTATGCGATGACCATTGAGGAGGCAAAAGATTTTCAAAGAATCATAGAAAACTTGGAATACGATGATTTCTTGTACGAACATATCGTACACCTGCTGATGTATCTTTACCTCAAGTTGGGTAGTAGTGCCTTCGAGGACTTGTTGCAGTATATGCAAAAACAGGATATGGCAACATTCTTCGAGAGAAAGGGGCATACACTAAATATTATAGCTGATTCTCTCGAATTGCAGGATGAGATTATTGCTATATCCAACCATGACGCAGAACTGCCACTATCTCTGAAATTGGAGTTGTTTGATTTGGGTGACTATTTGAGACGAGTGCAATCCTATTAAGGGTTGTTTTGAAAACTGGATTTGTGTTGGAAGAATGCTATCATGTGCGTTTGTGAGGAACAGAATTCCTTGGGGTTATCAGAAACTAGTGAATACATCATGGTTACGCTAGAAGGCCAAATATTGGATTTTGATTCCAGTATTGACACGAGTACTCAAGGTTTGGTAATACCCAATAATGGTTTGTCAGTTCAACAACTGGTAAAATTGAGTTCCGACCTGACAACTGTTCAAAGTATGTCAAAGTTGAAAAAGCCCGCTAACAGTTTTCAGCATTTTCATACACCACAACTATGTCTTGATGATGAACAGGTACGGGTGTTGAAGTTAGTTTGTTGCCATCCACTTGAGATAGAACGGTTAGAGCGCTTACTTCAACTTATGGTTCATTGGCAACATGGTGTTTATGTATCAGAAGCAGTCACGGAACATTCGTTGGCTAAATACCAGAGTCGTGTTTTAGGTTTCGCCCCTTTCGCCATGGTCCGCATGTTTAATGCAAACTTGATAACCCGTTTCCATGAATTAGCTTGCGAGCATCGTGCCAATCCTTACTTCTTGGAAAACTTGTACAGGATGAGAAACATGTATCCTGATGTCTTCTTCCACCCTAAAACACTAGAACAGTTTTTCATGTGTTTACCACAAGAAGAGCAAGAAGAAATCATGTCCTACACCCCAGCACAAATGGAAATATTGGCAACATCGTATTGGTACCTGGATGATGAACGCTACGTTCAACTGCATCTGGAACGAATACGGAACAAGTACCCTATTTCTACTGGTAGCTTAGCTTGTTTCTCATTCATAGACTCATATAGGGCATCATCAGTCAAAACCGAAAACTCTGGTTCAATGACACCTGATGAGGCCAATGATTTCAATTCAATTGTATCTCGGTTCCCGTTGATGTTTCCAATTGAGTATCTCACCAGCAAACGTGGAGTACCAGAACTGTTCATTTACCTGTACCTTAAATTGGGTAGTGCTGATTTTGAAGCTTTTATACGATACGTGTATGAGTTAAATCAGCAGGATGAGGTTTCTGGGACGAAAGAATCTGTAATTAGTACACTGTTGGATTCTTTTGAACTGCAAGAATTGATTGTTGACATATCACAGGAAAACCCTGAGTTGCCAATGTCATTGAAACTGGAACTAAGCGACTTGGATTGGTTCTCCTACAAGAAATGACAACCGAGTAAAACCATTATTCGGAAGAAACCCAGTAAAGATTGGTCTAAATAGAGGAAAAGTACATGAGTCATTCAATCAAACCTATAACACAAGAGCAATTGTTGGCGTTGTCTTCTGAAGAAATCATTGTTACCTTAGATGGTCAAGTATGTGATTTTACTCCAGATATGTCAACTCGTGGTTTGATAATAAGCAAAGACGCTTTGTCCTTTCAACAATTGAATACGTTGAGTGAAGATTTTGCATTGCTAGAAAATCCAGATACGAGCCCAATTACTGAAGATTTCAACCCTCATTTTCATGACCCACAGTTACGTCTTGATGATGAGGATTCGCGAGTCTTGGCGTTGATTTGCGACTATCCACATCAACGAGAACGGTTAAGGCATCTGGTGCAACTTTTGATTCTATGGCAACATGGTTTCTATGTATCAGAGCACCTGACTGAATGGTCATTTTTGCGACATCAGCAGAGTCGCTATAATTTAAGAAACCCATTCATAGCCCAAATTGATTTTGACGGGTACATGCCATATTTCAACAACCAGTCCTGTCAACACCGAGCTAATCCGTACTCACTTGAAAATTTATACTTACTGACAAAAGCATATCCAGATTTAAAAATTTATCTGGGTGTAATTGTTCCCATGTTCTTGTATTTGTCTCCTGAAGAACAACGAGAAATGTTGTCATATTCTCTGGAACAAGTCAAAGCAATAATGGAGTCAAACTGGTATATATGGGATAACCGCTATACCAAACTCCATTTAGCGCGAGTACGGCAAAATTTCCTTATCGACTTCAGTGAAAAAGCTTGTATGATGGGTTTCTATGAGTATCGTGCACCAAAACCTCACCCGACGTATTTATCAGGTGCCATGACATATGAAGAAACCAATGACTTCAATACCATAACAGCTAGAACTCAATTGGCTCTTCCCGTCTTCTATGGTAGATACAACCCTCTTAGTCCGTTCGTTTACCTTTATCTCAAGTTAGGTAGTAGTGATTTTGAGGATTTGTTGCAACACATGTCAGATTTGGAAGAAAACAATATTCAGGGAGCGCCACAATTAGTTGTTCAAGTATTGTGCAAGTCTCTCAAACTGCAAGAAGACATTGTTTCCTTATCTGAAACCAATCCAGAATTACCATTATCTTTGAAATTGGAGCTTAGTGATTTGGACTGGTTTTCATATTCGGAGTGATATTTTCTCCCATGATGTACTCGACAGAGGGGAGACTTCCTTGAATGTAACTGTCAATGCTGGTACTGTAACAGGTCCCCATAACAAAGTAAACAATAAAAACAACCAAGATGCATATGCCAGTTTGCAGGAAAATGGACATACAGTTGTTGCGGTAGCTGATGGTGCTGGGAGCTTGCGATTGTCAGATATCGGAGCCTCTATCGCTGCATCCACATCAGTAGCAGAAACCATGGATGCACTCAATGACGGCATAGATACAATGGGTGCAGTACAAAAAGGTTTGGAAGCCGCTCGTCATGCCTTGTTGGACCGAGATGACCATGAAGAAATAGGTTGCACGATTGCTCTTGCCGCTATCAGTGGTGACACATGGGCAGTAGCAGTGGTTGGGGACGCATTTGCGGTTGTGTCATATGCAAACAATCATCATACTCTGATTCGACCAGATAAAATAGGCGAATTTGCGAATCTGACCACATTGTTGACAAGTAGAAACAACAATTACCAACCATTGTATTATTCAGGTGATGAACCTATTGTTGCCATTTCATTGTCATCTGATGGGTTGGAAAATGTGTCCATAGCTGAAAATGCTCCCTCCCCCGGGTTTTGGAATCCTGTTGTGAAGAGAGCATTGGAAGATGATGGCATGGATGTGCAAGCATTTCTAGATTATATGGATGATAAAGAGAAAGTGGTTGATGATACAACGTTGGTAATAGCTCATCGCTAGCACCGTCTCAGTGTGGAGTCATGCCGTATCAACATGACTCCACATTTTTTGTGAGTTGATTGAAAGAATTGTTTAAATGAGTATTGACAGTAATAGTAATCGTAAAAAGATGCCCAAAACGTTACGGTATGTTCTTCTTGGGGCTTTGCCGTTGTTCATGAGTTCAGCTTCCATGCCTTCCTACCCAGCAAATGCTTTGTCTCCAGATACATCCATAATCAAGGGGACGACGAAACCGTACCTCAGTGAAGAAGCTTTGCAGTCTTCAGTCACGGGTCAACAACAAGTACAACAATCATGGATGCAGAAACATGATAAGTCTTTTGATGTGGAAGCAGAAACATTGAAACAACAAGTAGCTCAACGCGAAAAAGAGCTGTCTGTACAGGCTTCTATCGAACGTGCACAACAAGACATGCTGGAACGTCGTAAAGTGGACGAAGAGTTGGCCCAGAAACGGGAAAATGAGCGCATAGCTGAAGAGAAAGCAGAAGAAGCACGTAAAACCGAGGAAGCTCAGAAACGTGCTGAAACATTTACACAGGGACATGAACCCGCAGCAACAACCTCTGAAAGCGTTTCACGAGTAGTGTTCCCTTTAGCTGCTGGTTCATATCGTTTAGGGGCTCAATGGGGTGCTAGAGGCAACTGGGCGTCATATCATACAGGGCAGGATTTGGTAGCGCCACTTGGAACACCAATTCAAGCAGTTTCAGATGGTGTTATTGAATCATCCATCAGTTCCGGATGGGCTGGAAACAATGTGGTTCTACGTATCGCAAACGGGGACGCTTTCCTTTACGCCCATTTGAACAATGTAGAAGTCAAACCAGGAGATAAAGTGGTAGCTGGACAAAGACTTGGAGTTGTTGGTAATACCGGTCGTAGTTTTGGTCCACACTTGCATTTTGAATGGTATCCGAAAGGAACAACACCAGGAGATGTTTACCATTCCCAAGACCCGATGAAGTTTTTGAAAGAACATGGAGCATAACTTCGGTGAATAAAGTAGATGATATTTGATGTAATCATGTACAAACACCAGAAGGAATGGATGTGAGTAGAAAACTCCTAGGCCGTACCCCAACAAATAAAGGTTCAGTGGTTATTTCTGATGAACCGTTGGGTAAAGGTGGAGAAGGTTCTGTCTACAATGTTGAATCACATTCACTTGATGGTCTTCCTGACGCGTCCATGTTGGTTGCCAAAATCTATCACAATCCTGCTGAAGGCGATAGAACCCAAAAATTGGTGGCCATGGTAACAATGCCCCCAGATTCGAACTCTGTGGCATGGCCGTTGGCATTGTTGGCGGAGCATGGGAAGTTTCAAGGCTATCTCATGGTAAAACTGGATTCATCGAACTATCGTTCATGGGCTGAATTGTCCAATACACGCGACCGTAGAGGAACTGCCAGTGGTTTTGATGTTCAGTATGCTTTGACCGCAAGCCGTAACCTGGCAGTAGCAATACACGCCATTCACACAGCAGGGCATTGTGTTGGTGATGTCAATGAATCCAACATTTTCGTGGGAACCGATGCCAGTGTTTTCATTGTTGATACCGATTCAGCTCAGATTGTTGCAAAAGATGGACGTGTATTTCCGTGTATGGTCGGTAAGCCGGAATACACAGCAGCAGAATTGACACATGGGTCTCTCAAAGACCAGCGACGAACCATAGCATCTGACACGTTTGCATATGTTGTTGCCATGTTTCAGATGTTGACTGGTGGTGCACATCCCACTGATGGTATTTTTACAGATGAGAAAAACGAACCCCCCTCTATGGTTGAGAAAATTCGTCAATCAATTCTTCCTGGTTTGAATCCTTCGTCAGCTCGGCATTTCCGACCAGTACCTCGTATACCCACACGAGCTATCCCGTCAATACTTCACACCCCTATGGTAAAAGCATTGCAAGCTGACCCGACAAAACGGCCATCTCTTGAAACCTTTATTTCTTTACTGGATGACGTATTGTCCAGGTTGGTTCAATGTTCAAAAGTTTCTCAGCACTGGTTTGACAGTAAAGACAAACAGTGTGCTTGGTGTGTTCACAAAGATGCTGGTAATCTTGACCCATGGTCCCGTGAAGTGCCTAAAACAAAAATACCGGACCAGAAGAAGCTACCTTCAGTGAAGTTTCAGGATGCTGAATCATCAATTGGGCCGGCACCTAGGGCTTTACCAAATATTCCTTCACAGAGTCCTCAACGTATTTCCTCTCCTAATTCGTCTAGCTCTCCAAAATCTGCTAAACAAATTCCCAATATGGCTGGGTTGTCGTCTCCCAATCCTATAACCCCTCGTACACAGCCTGCAACGAAAACTTCTTCACCATCACATCCAAAGAAAATCAAGGGCAAGATGGTGTTGGATTATGCAGATGGTTCATGGGGTGTACGTCCACCATATCGAGTCCTGTTAAGACATAATCCAAAACTAGCTTTTCACTGTATGGCAGAGGAAACTCCATCTTTTGCACGAGCATGGTGGCATCCTGCAAGAAACATCGCCATTCCGTGGGCTTTGGGTTTGGGATTGCTTACAGCGTTTATGGTTTCTGTATCCATGATTGTTGTAGTTCCTTTGATAGGTCAACAATTTGTGCTCCCGTACATACAACCCATGTATCAAAACCTGATTTTTGTTTTTTGGGGATTGATTGGTGCAGGAACCGGCGCATTGGCCTCTATGGTGTTGGCGATTTCAGGATTACATGACCGGGCAAAAACAGCGAAACATACCAACCTGTCTCATTTGAAGAAAGAAGAAGCTCCAGGTAAGACAGTGTTGAGTTTTGTTCCTATCCCTATCATTTATGGACCAATACTTCTTTTAGTGTTGAGTGTTATGCTGGTTGTGGGTTTATTACAGTTTTTGCTGGCTATTATCAAAACTTCCCCACGTTGATACTTTTGTATTGGGCATGTTTTCCATCAATCAATAAATTGTTTCCATTGGTATTGGGTTTTTCTTCAATGGTTGTTTGTAATCATGAGAAATAAAACCAGATACAAACCCTCAAAATAAACATTGTTGGTTTTTTGACACCGTATTGAGACATTTTTGTATTGGATACGGTTTTGTGAACGTTTTTGTTTGAGTTCTCTGATGTTGTTGCGTTTTGAACTATTGGTTTCATGATGGTATGCTGTACACAACCAATCGAAAACTCGCACACAGGAAGATGGGATTATTCTTGATGAAGAGAATAGTTGTTCCGGAAGAATTTGAGTTTACAATTGCTACGGACTCAATTGGAATTCCTTTTCACCAACCCAATCTGCCAAGTGTGTATTGTGAAACGTCGCCAGATGGGGCATCGTATCACAGGTTTGCCGAAATGGCAGACTTGTTGGAGGAATATGACGCTCAGGATGTTGTCCCTGGGTATGATTTGAGCGCGCCATTAACTACTCTCCAGAAACTCATCTGTCCGGATATCTTGGAAAAATACCGTCAACAGAAGAATCCGTTTGCTGGTTCATTGTTCCGGCAAACACTCAAAGATACGCATGAGAGCTTCCCGTTGGTGGCTATTGTGGATGACATACCACATATTGTTGATGGGAACCATAGGTTTGCAGCTGCTAGACTGAATGGGTTGACTGCTTTTGCGGCAGTTGTGGTGGAATTCAATCATGATGGTTCTCAATTCTGGGATGTGACGCCTGATGAGTTCAATCGTCGTTTTGGCGCCAACAACTAAAACTCTGAAATCATTGAAACACATGTTATTCAATGGACATATTCCTTACAGATTCTTAAACTGAGGGGGCATGGTTTCCCAACGATTGAGAAACATCAAGAATCAGTTGAGCTTTTGTTTGTTTGGTGTTCTGTTTGTTGGTTGTAATCTATGGTGGATTGGTTGTTGTTCTGCTATAATGGATGATTGATTATTGCTGACATCGTAGGGAGGACACTCATGGGAAAACACACTTTGACCCCGTTACCTCCTGTTCAGTCATTGTTGCAAAACGGGATAACGCGATTTTTGGTGTTGGACTATGATGGGGTGTTCAATTCAAGCGCTCGTGGTACTTTCAAAAAGCAGTACTTCAATCCAACGTATCATGAGCGACACCCAAACCCGTATTATGTTAAGAAGGCAAGGTATTGGGAGGATTACGAGCCCAAAACGTATGAGTTGGCTTGGTCCGCAGAGCTGGTGTCTGCTGTCAATGATATGGCGTCTACTGCTGATACGTTGGTGGTGTGGTTGACCACTTGGCGTGAGCATATGGGTGCTGTTATGCAACGTATGGGTTTGTGTTTCCACAATGAGGCGTATTATCTTCCATGGGGTGAGGATAATCGTGATTGGCACCATGCGAAAAAACGAACAGCTTTTCATGATGCATTTTATGGGGTGTCTGATTTGTGCCCCACAGCCAAAGCAATATGGGCTGATGATGAGGCATTGGATGTTGCCTTGGTTCAGACTGATGATTCTTTGAAGAACACCTTTATTAGGGAGAATGTGTTGTTGGTGAAGCCAGATTATCGGTATGGTATCTCCAGAGCTGAGTTGGATACCATGAAGCACTTTTGGGGGTTTCAATGACAACCATTTATCATGTGGAGGCTATTCTTGCGTACCAACACAGATGAAGAATACTCTTCTGAGATGTTAGAGTCAGAATCTATTACTATGGCCTGAATATTGTTGGATTTTGGTACGTCAAATTGTGCTGCAAATCTCTTTCTGTAACGTCCCTTGAATAGGCTAGATTCTACCAAGCCGATTCGGGGACGTTTTTCATATTTTTAAGAAGTTTTACGCGAAATGCTTCTTCGTGATACTTGCATCAGGAAACGAGAAAATTAAACTCAAAACACGTCTGGGTACGTCATGAATATATGTGTAAATGCAAACAGAACTTGAATATTACCCCAACTTCAAATTTCATTAGTTTCACGTATAGTTGTTTACTTGATTGTTCTTATCATCTTTCGCTTTGATACGCAGAGCCTAATGCAATGTACCACTACTACTTGAGGTGATGTGTAAACACTTGTTGATAGTTGATTATTTGTATGTGTTGCGCTAATCTGTATATGAACAAAATTTGGAGAGGAAAGGGTGCAGTGTGAGCACGTATCGTTCAGTTGGTGTGGCAATTCCCGTTGTAACAGAAGCTTATCCATACAATAATGGAGAACCAGCAGAAGTCAGTGTGTTCAGATATCTGGATGGTAATTTGGGCTTGGCCGTGGAAGATGAATATATACCAACTTCTGTTAGTGTCAACCTGCTACCTAATGTTGACATTGGTCCAAATCAAGTATTCATCAAAGATTATGGAGAAGGAGCAGGCGTCACGGAATGTCTAGTGACTTCAGGGGTAGCAGAAATTATCAGGCCTGTTACCATTGGTTTTGGTACAGGATATCAAGTAAGACTGTTGTTTGACGCAGAAACAGTATATCCAAGGCCAGATAATACTTAAGACGCATTCTTATACAAGTTTAGCGGTAATCTGTTGGTTCACACTCCATAATATTCACTTTTAAAGAGCGTGATGGAATGTGAACCATTATTGTTTCTTCAACCACTACTAGTATGATGTTCCAATTGTGTAATGTATGCTTAGTATACTTGTTACCAAAAACAAACAAAGGAAGAGAACATATTCATGGTGATGGTTGATAGTCATGATGCAACATATTTTCAGCGGATGGAAGCATCATTAGGAGATAAACAGCATATTTTGGATTGGCTGGTACCTGGTTCAGTTCTGGATGTTGGAGCAGGTAGCGGCAAACTGTCACACATCATGGCAAATCATGGATATGAAACCTATGCTTTGGATGCATCCCCATCATCACAAACGCGTATCCAACAATATGACAATATTCACGGGGTATTGGGACATGTAGCTGAATTGGATTCATTGTTTCCTGAAAACAGTTTTGACAATGTTGTGTGTTCCTCAATAATGCATGAAGTGTATTCATATGGGGAAGCATTTCATGTTCCTGGTGATTTGATTGACGTGAACAACGCATTGATTAGTTTTCGTCGATTACTTCGTCCAGGGGGTCGTCTTGTCATACGTGACGGTATCAAACCCTCCAATTGGTCTGATTCAGTAATGGTGCAATTCCTGCAATCTGATGGAGACGATTTTGTGTGTTACTATGCTGACAATTCTCCCTTCTGGTCTGATTCATTCAGTTCATGGACCGTAAACTTGCAGCAAAGCGGCCCAAACAATTGGATTGGCAATCTGGGGTCTGCAATGGAAATAGTGTACACATATACATGGGGACCAGAATCAGCAATCCGTGAAGTACAGGAAATGTATGGAATATTGACTGAACTGGATTATCTCGCATTGTTGTCACAACACAAGTTCACCATATTGCATCATGAGCAGTATGTTCAATCAGGCTATATAGAACACCTGAAATCCAAAGTACGTATCATGTCTTCAGATGGAACAGTTATTTGGCCTTCAAGCAATGCTCTTCTAGTGGTTGAATCCCCATAGTGTAAGAAAATATTATCGGCCAGTTTTCTGTATGTTTGTCATAAGTATTTGGAATGAGCTGTAATGAGGTCAGTTGGTTTCATTCATCATGTAAACAAATTCTGTATAAAGTTGTGATTGATTTTGGAAACGTATTTGATAGCGTAGGAATGAATAATTCTGGGATATTGATAAAGCAGTCCTAATATTCAGGTCTGTAATATTCAGTACTGAACGATTAACAAAGGAGCCTGAATCATGCAGTTGACGGAAAGTTTGGCCTGGATATGTGGTTTGATTATTTTCTTGGTCATATTGGTTGTATCCATTGGTCTTCATGAGGCAGGTCATATGGTTGTTGCCAAAGCTGTGAAACTGCATGTGCCAAAATTTTTCGTCGGATTTGGCCCCACAATATTCTCTCGTAAACACAAAAGCACAGAATATGGGGTCAAAGCTGTTCCATTGGGCGGATTCGTGTTGATTGAGGATGACAAAACACCCAAACCAGATACATCTGTTTATGATGACATATTGGCTCAATCCAACATTGATGATGAGACAAGAGAAAAGACAGAGAAGGAACGTCAAAAACTCTTGGATGATTACGAGGCTCGAAAGAACTTGTTGTCTCATGTATCACCTTGGAAACGTATTCTGGTTTTCATGGCGGGGCCTGTGGTGAACCTGATTCTGGGTGCAGCAATCCTAATAACCATATTGATGGCATTTCCCAGCAATTTCATCAGTAATCGAATTGATACAGTAAACAGTTGTGAACAAATAAAAGCAGGGGAATCATGTGGTGCGGAACGAGGAGGATTACAACCAGGGGACAACATTGTTAGCATTAATGGGACCCCTGTGGAAAACAGTCGCCAAATCAGTCCACTACTTGCAAATCAAAACCAAGTGTCTGTTGTAGTGGAACGTAACGGTTCACAACAGACTTTTACAGTACCAGTAACCAACGGAAAAATTGGTATCAATCTTGCAAGTGTGGAACGAACAGCAACTTTTGGTGAATCTGTTGAAGCCATGAAAAACTTGTTTGTTCTCAACACGGAATCATTGGCAAAACTACCATCCAAAATTCCTGGCCTGGTGAATAATATTCTGGGCACAACAGAACGGGATGCAGAAGCTCCATCGTCTATTGTGGCAGTGGGGAAAACATATGGTGACACCACTGCATCCACACGATTGACTGATGGTAACAAATTCAAGATGATGCTCATGTATTCTGGATTGTTGAACATCGGATTGGGTTTCATCAACTTGTTTCTTCCATTGATGCCGTTGGATGGTGGACGCATTTTCATGGCGTTGCTGGATAGTGTGAAAATGGGTTTCAGTAAATTGACTCGTCGTGTCTATCGTCCTATCGGTCCACGCGGGATGGGCGCCATGTCAATTATTACTGGCGTTCCTGTGCTGATTTTCATGAGTCTTATCATCATCTCGGACCTTGCCAACATTTTCAGAGGGGTTCTGTAACATATACAACAACCTCAATGGATACATACTTTGATTCTTAATTGAAACACTGTCACTTTATCTCCAACAAAACGAACAGTGTTAACAGGATGAAGTGGTTGGTGTGTTCTGGTGCTCTTGGTTCCTTCATTGGTTAAACTACTGAGAGATTCAGACGAAAGGTATGTAATGGTCAAGTTGGTGTATTTTTCATCCGTCACAGAAAACACTAAACGGTTTGTGGAGAAATTGGGTTTTCCAAGTGAGAGAATCCCGTTGAGGGCAAAAGACCCTTTTCTGCATGTTAATGAGGAATATGTATTGGTGGTTCCTACCTATGGTGGTGGGGAAGTAAAAGGAGCAGTTCCTAAACAAGTGATTAAGTTTCTCAATGATGTTGACAATCGTTCACATTGTTTGGGTGTGATTACAGCTGGAAATGTTAACTTTGGTACCGCTTTTGGATTGGCTGGTAAAATCATCAGTCGTAAACTTCAAATTCCCCTACTGTACTCATTTGAATTATTGGGTACCCCTGATGACGTGGACAGAGTTCGTAACGGTTTGATGAAACTCTGGGAACACAAAGACTCGACCGGTATCGCTTCCACAAACCAATAACATTGATTTTACTGGCGTTTTGGTAAGACTATGGTTTCTGTTTTCATGGTTTTTAAATATTGTTGTTATTTTAGCATAAACATTTTTGAAGAATGATTTGACTTGTTTGGACGCGGTTGTCTATTATGGTGATTGTAGATAATTTAATCAGTCTCGCCTACCTGCCACGAACTGATGAAACTACATGTTTGTTATTAGTTCCTAGTTCAGAGGAGACCGATTATGAGTGTTTTGTTGGACCATCCACTTTGTGAGTCTGACATCAAAGATTCAACAACCATTGATGATGACTATAATGATGCTACGATTCAATCAATCTGGGAGAGAGCAACCATTGCAGGCATTGCCAAACGTCTTGGGGTGCTCGGGACGAATCCAGCACGTTCGAAAACAAAAACCCTGGCCAACACTTTGGAAAAAGCGCTTGAACAGCTGATTCAAAGTGGAAACGGTCAGGGTTTGAATTATTTATCATTGTTGCAGATGTCCCGGCAAGTCAAATGGCTCCAAAATTATGAACGTTATGGAGACACAGTAAGCTTGATGTGTTTAGAGCACTCTTTAGACTCATGAACAAAACACGTTAACAGTTAATTAGTAGTTTTTAGAACATCATCTGATTCAGTCATCAGTTAAAAATATGTAGTATATTAAGTTATTAGGATATGTTTCCGTTGTGTAATCAGTTGTCAATAATAAACAATGATTACAATGAGTGGAAACATATCCTTTTCAATCCTTGATATATTGAATACTTAAAATCGTTGGACTGTCAAAAACAATAGACGTTTAGAATCTGAGTCATGCAAATTCGTTTCCCCAATACTACGATTTTATGATACAGAATAGCGAAATATCTTTGGAACAGGCTATGTTTTTATGATGTTCTGAGTAGCTCAGGAACAGATTGTATGCTATTGTTGATGATGAAACCAATATTGCTTCAGAGAGGTAGCCTTTCATATGTCTAGTTCAATGCGTAACCCAGTAGAAATCCGTGACCGTGGGCTGATACGCAGAATTATTCTGGGGACTGGAGTAGCGGTAATCTATGCTTACATGGGAAAACACCCTCGCCGCTTCCGGGCTCACAAGAAAACAGATTCCAGTGACTTGGTACGCTTGTTCAGTATTCACAATGGTGGTTTGTTGGAGGATGATGGTTTGCTAGAACCTATCATTGATGCATTACTAGAATACATTGATGTTATGGGGACAATTAGAATGCCAAACCCGGGAGTAACTCATCGGGTCCAAACCCCATACAGGGAACTTCAGTATTATCCACATTCTCCAGATTGCAAAGAAACAATTGAGTGGATACTCTCACAATCATTGGAACCTGGCGCCAAATGGTGTGCTATTGCCAGTTTCCTGTGTTTTCTGTCAGCAAAGGAGAATGTTTTCAATGATGCCAAGAATTTAGTGTTGGAAGCTGCTGAAACTCATCCAATAGCACCCAATGTGTCTCAATTGGATTTTGACTCCGCTTTTGGGTATTTGTTTCCAACTTTTCCCTTGTGTCCTGGTATTCGTGCAGGAGACACCAATTCCCCATTTATATGGGAAGAGCGTTTGATGATGAACACTTTGGTGGCTTTCTTCAATGGAGAAAATGGAAAAACTGCTCCCAATGCATTTGGCCAAAAACTGCCATTGTCTTCACTTCTCGGTTTTTCGGCTGAGATGAGGGAAGAGATTAGAAATTTAGTGGTTAATTGGACCATCTATCTGTGGGATGATGCCAACAACTGGAATAAACATGTTCCTGTACCTGGTTTATCTGCGGCTCCCATGGCAATTGAGGATGCGTTGATTTTGTTCCAAACCATCCAAGAACATGACCCTATTGAAGTGGGAGAGTTTCTAGAGAGCAGATTGCGAAAAGGCATCCGTCCAGCCAAACCAACTGATAATGTACTATTTTCCACTGTTGTGGAACGTATTGCTACTGCTTCTGAACAGGAACAATTAGTAGCATTGGCAAATAAAATAGTGGATAAAGTGGACATTCGCAATCCTTCTAACATATCTTGGATGTTGTTTAATTCTTTCCCCGTTTATAAGGCGTTTTTGGAATGGGACGAGAAAGATTTTGAGGCATTGCTAAAAGATTTGCCGGAAGTCCTCCCAGCTGAAGGGGACCACTACAATCAACTATATGCTTACAAAAGGTTCACAGGACCTGAGATTAAAGAGGTTTTGGAATTGTACCGTGAAACAAAACTGCCATTGTCTTTACTAATGCATATGGAAGGTCTTGATGTGTCGTCACCAGATGATGAATTGTGATTGGGTGTAAGACATCTTCAGACAAAACATCAATCTCGCTTCAGTGGTGTTTCGTTAAAATACTTGCTGAAACATATGGAGGATTACGAGTGATAGACACAATAATTGTTGGTTCTGGACCTGCTGGTTTGTCCGCAGCATTATACACCAGTCGTGCGGGATTGAAAACTGTGGTTCTGACAGGGGAAACACAAGGTGGTTTATTGCTTTCCACAGAGGAGATAGACAATTACCTTGGACTGCCAGATTATACAGGAAGTGCACTGGCCGATGCGTTTTTATCACATGCAGAAAAATTTGGGGCACAATTATTACACGAAACAGTTGACACCATTGAAACACACAATAATGGGTTTATGCTTCAATTGGTTTCTGGTGAAAAAATGTTTTCCAAATCAGTTGTTTTTGCTACTGGCTCCACCCCACGGAAATTAGGCATACCAGGGGAGCATCTTGATGGTGTTTCTTATTGTGCCACATGTGATGGTTTGTTTTTTGAGGATGAGCATGTAGCAGTTGTTGGAGGTGGAGAAACAGCTGTAGAGGATGCACTATACCTCGCACAAGTAGCGTCATCAGTTCATGTGTTGGTGCGAAGTTCAAAATGGCGAGCAACTGAACCCGCAGTGCAAAAACTGTTGACACATCCTCGAATTACAGTATCCATGGAATCATCCATTGTCTCTATTGATGGCATTGACTCAGTGGAATCAGTACAACTTGATGATGGCCGGCAACTATCGGTTACTGGGGTTTTTGTGGCTATTGGACAGGAGCCGAATTCTAGTATTGCAAAACCTCATGTAACTTTGTTTGCAGATGGATTCATTCAATGTTCAAATGTTCCTGGGTTTTTTATAGCTGGGGATGTTACCAAACCAGAACATCGTCAAGTTGCCATTGCAGTGGGTGATGGGGCACGAGCTGGTATTGATGCCACACGATTCGTACTTCAAAAATGATTGCGATTATACTTGGTTTGTTTTTAGAGATTAGTGATAATACCTCATTATGTGTGGAGGAGTATCATGAGCGGCAAGTTTCACATAACAGATGATGGCCCCAAACCATGTACAGCACAACCAGGAAACTGTCCAGTAACAAAAGAAACTGGTGGAGAACATTACAACAGTTTTGGTGATGCGCAAGTTGCATATGAAGATTCAATGAATGCTCAGACTTTAACAGCCTTGTCTAAACATGAAACAGTTGACGATTTTTACACAAGGTCACGTTTCAGTATTGCAGCTGACAAACTGGAAGAAGCTGAGAAATCAATTGCTCAAGCCAACCGTAGACTTGAAAAAGCAGGCATTGATGAACGATTCGAGATGGCTGTTAAAGAACGTTTTGTACCACGTTCTGAAATGCGTGATGGGGTTCTGGTTGAATGGGCAGATGTTTATTATGACATTGAATTGAGCGAACCAAAAATCTCTTACAATGGATACACATTCTTGGCTGTAATGGACAAGGAACAGGGTGGTTTCATAACACGTACTGCTGAAGGTGTCGAATTGGGTGGTTGGCGTCCTGAATCCATGTATTGTGAGCATTGTGGGCAGAAACGGTCTCGTGCTAAAACCTATCTCATTGAAGATGAAGAAGGTAACCGTAAACAAATTGGTTCAACTTGTGTAGAAGCATACTTGGGACTCAAACCAAAAGGATTGTGGGCACTTGAGTATGACGATTTGGACGAACTCAAAAACCCTGGAAAGTCTGAAGGTTTTGGTCCTTATAGCGCTCGGAACGTGGACCAGACCTTGGCGTTTGCGTTGGCTGTTTCTGATGGTGGAGACAACTTCATTCCACGTTCCTGGGGTTATGGGTCGGCTACTGTGGATGATGTGGACAACGCAATTTTCGGTGGTAAACAAGTGGATTCAGAATGGCGAAATGAAATGGCCGACAAAGCCGCAGGGTATATCCAAAGTGGGCAAGTTGCTGCATTGAAATCACTCATCAACAAAATGGATGATTCAAATGATTACGTGAACAATCTGAAAACTGCGATAGCCAGTGACTATGTTTCCCCTAAAACAGTTGCTTTGCTTGTTTCAGGTGTTGCCAGCATCAAACGTGAGAAAAACAGACTACGCCGAGAAGCGGAGAAAGCTGCACGTGAAAAAGCCAAAGAAGAACGTGCAGCATTGTTCAAGTCGGGTTATGTGGGGCAAGTAGGAGACAAGATTCCGAAAGGTACTAAATACAACCTAGTGGATAGTACCCCATATCAAACACGTGATTATCGCGGTTACGAAATCATCAAATACCGTATAACCATGGTAGATGATGATGGGCACCAAATTGTTTACTTCTCACCAAAACCTGTAACATCTGATGAAGACGGAAATGTCACAATTTCATCTGCAACCATCAAAAAACACTCCACTTACGAAGAACAGGACCAAACAATTCTGTCACGAGTTTTCTGGGTCAAACCTAAGAAGAAGTAAAACCAAAATCATACAACCTAACAAACAGGGCGGACGGGGGCTTCAATCAGTTCTCATCTGCCCTGTACTGATTTGTATACAATGTTTACAGGACTTGGGTACACATATTGGTTAGACGACAAGGTGAAACATGTGACAAATTGAATCAACCAAGGAGGTTTCAATATGAGTAAATATGTTTTACATCCTCATGGGCATATTCATCCAGTTCCATGGTCAGGGGACAATGGTTCATACCAACGATTCAATGATTACGAGATGGCATTGATGGCAGCTGACAGCATCATCATGAACAATTATGGGGTGTCTGTGATGAAAGATTTGCAGAGAACATCGCCTGTTCCTCCATCCATGAGATTTGAAACTCTCAGTAAAAGTGTGTATACAATATGTCCTTTACCTGAATCCAATCATTGGGTGGTGCAACAAGAGCAATCCAATGGTCAGTATCATCTATATGTCAACATGGTACTGGTCAATTTGCAGACAAGAGAAAAAGCGTTGTTTGCTCATCCGGGAAATACAGTAACAGATGACTTCTTACTGATGACCAGCCCTGTGACTTATATTGTGGGAAACAATGGTACTTCAGAAATGGATACAGACGTTTTCATTCTTTGACTGTTGGGTTGTGACAAATTCAAACAATTATCACAACTGGAATGATTCTTTCTTTTTCTCATGTTTCTTGTAGCACAAAAACAAACTTGCATGAATACAAGGGGACGACGATTCGCAGTTGAAATAAGTTGGCTGGTATGAAACAACGTATGTTTTGCTTTCGTTGTGTCGTTACAGGTTTGGTCCATGGTTTTGATTCCATTGCGTCAAAATGTCATCATATGATGCTGTGGTGATGAAATGTTGACAATTGAATCTTCATTCATTATTTGTGGTTAATGCCATTCAAGGATGATGACAGTTTAACACAACATGGTGAAACAAGATGTCTGAACAGGATGAAAACGATGATGAGCATTATGTAAAATCATCAGTTTTGTCATTACTTATAGTTCTATGTATTTGACAAATAAAATGGAGTTTGCTAGTGTAACTTTGAGGTTTCTATGATTCCTCATAAATATGCAACCAACTAAGAGGAGAATACCTTATGACGGCTACGATTCTGGACACAGCTTTGTCTCCAGGTAGTTATAAGGTTTTATACATATATACAATCAACGACCAGGACCATCAAGGACGGTTGAAGATTGGGGATGCGACTTACCACACTTCTAAAATATTGGAAGAGATTCGAGCTGAAGCCACAGTGGTTGATGGGGATTTGATTTCATCGCCTGAAATTGAATCCGCAGCCCGAGCACGTATTGACGAGCAGACAAAAACGGCTGACGTCAAATATGAACTGCTTTTTACGGCACTCAGTATTCGCTCCAGTTCAGTTCCAGGACGTTATGAAGCGTTCAGGGATTACCAAGTGCATGAAGTTTTGTTGCGGTCAGGGTTTTCAAAACGATTCATCCGTCAAGACAAGAACGCGGGAGAGTGGTTTGAGGTTTCTCTGAACAATGCCATTGAAGCATTCAAAGCAGTACAGGGTCGCAAATCATTCATTGACAACATGGACGAGAAGCCCCTACAAATCGTTTTACGTCCAGAACAAAAACGAGCAGTAGCGGAAACACTACAAATATTTCGGTCAGGTACGGTAGAACGCCCCAAAAAGTTCCTGTGGAATGCCATCATGCGTTTTGGGAAGACGCTTACATCCTACAGTCTGGTGCAATCCATGCCGGATGTAAGCAAAGTTCTCATCATCACTCATCGTCCTGTGGTTGCAGCTGGATGGAGTGAAGATTTCCGTAAAATGTATGGGGCTAAATCTGATTGGCAGTTCGGTGCTAAACAAAATCTGTACGGGGTTTCATGGGATTCACTGGACCGCGAAAAACCATTCTACTATTTTGCATCTATCCAAGACCTTCGAGGGTCGTTTGGAGTCAATGATGAAGCAAACAAGGATTCTGTTGAAATAGAGAACGTTTTTGAAAAGAATGCTCAACTGTTCTCAACGCAATTTGATTTGATTATTGTGGACGAGGGTCATGAGGGAACAAAAACTCCAATTGCGGAACGTTTGGCGAACAACTTACAGGGGCGTTACTGGTTGTATTTATCAGGAACGCCTTTCAACATCATTGACGAATTTGATGATAAAGTTTTCAACTGGGATTATATTGATGAACAGCGTGCCTCAGAGCGTTGGGAATTGGCTCGTAAACAATGGGACGAACTGGGAGAACATGCCCCTGTTCCATACCCGGGAGAAGTTAATCCATATGGAATGCTGCCACGAATTGAAATCCGACACTACGACATTCTGGACACTCTCAAAAACCCAGATGTAGCCGATGCGTTCGAAAATGGCAAAATCAACTTCAGTTTTGCAAAGTTTTTTGAAATAGACAAAAATCGTTCAGTTCAAGGACGAGTATATGACAGTTTTTCTCCGTTCAAGAACCCACGAGATGTGGCAAAATTATTGAACCTCATATTCTACAATGATGAGTATGAAGATGACCATAAATTGTTCCCTTTCAGCCGGAACAATTCGAAAGTTGATTTTGCTCATACGTTTTGGATGTTGCCATCGGTGGATGCATGTGTGGCATTGCATGAAATGTTGGCAGCACAACATCCAGAATTTGCAGTGGTGAATGCAACAGGTGACAATGATGGCGGAGACGCGTTGTTGGCAGTTAAAGAAGCGATTCGCAAAAATGAACGCACTATCACATTGTCCGCGCAAAAACTGACTACTGGAACCACTGTACCTGAGTGGACGGCTGTTTTCATGCTCAGCAACATGGCTTCACCTCTCCAGTATATGCAGACCATTTTCCGGGTCAAATCAGTTGGTAGTTTGGCTGATGGGCGTCAGAAAGAGGTTGGGTATGTTTTCGACTTCGCACCAGACCGTTCATTGAAAATGTTGGAGAAAACCGCCAGTGGTATTGCACAGAAGAACAGGAACAAAGATGACAGAGAATCATCTGTGTTGGGTGACATGTTGACATATATGCCCATCATTTCCTATGACGGTGCACGATTTGTGAAACATGATGTTGACAGTTTGTTGCAAGAACTACGTCGTGTATTCATTGCTGAAATTGTTTCCTCTGGTTTTACACACCGGAAACTGTTTGACCTGAATATTCATGACATAACTAAGGCCCAAGCAAAAGAGCTGGAGGATATTCGTCAAGCATTGAACATCAACAGCTCCAAAAAAGAAATCAGTATTGCAGCGTCCAAACTGACACGTAAAGGAAAACGGATTCTGCTGTTGGAAGGTGATGAATCTGTTACCAATGCAGATGTGAACAATGCATATGAGAGCAAAGCTAAAGACCAGCAAAATGCGCAATTGATTTTGGAAACTCTGCGTGCTGTTGCTTCGCGGCTTCCTTTGCTCATTTTTGCCAGTGAAGCTAAAGAACCTCTTACAGTTGACAATTTTGCTACCCATATTGATGATACTTCATGGGACGAGTTCATGCCTCAGGGGTTTACTCGGAACATGTGGGATGTGGTGAAGGCATATTTTGATGTTGATGTTTTCAATGGGGCTTGTGCGAAGATGAGAGAACAGGTGTTGGATTTAGATGCTTGTGACCCACTGGAACGAGCGGCACATTTGACACAGCTGTTTACCAGTTTCCGTAATCCTGACCGTGAAACTGTACTGACTCCATGGGCGGTTGTGAACAGGCACATGGGGAATGCTTTCAACGGGATTCGGTTCGTTGATGATACAGGCAACTGGTACTGCTCTGATGGTAATACGCACTCCTGGGATGATGTGGTTTCCAGTCAAGGGGTGTTGAAACCAGAACCTCAATGGAATCATACAGGGAATGACGAATACGATGTTTTGTGGGGACAGGACAGCACCACATTCTTTGACCCAAGCTCCAAAACCGGCCTTTATCCGTTGTATGCCGCCTTGAACATGTTTATGCATGAAATTCAGAAATCAGGTAAAACAGTTCGTGACATGGATTCTGTTGCTCAACGCAAACTCTGGAAACAAATTGTTGAGAACAGGGTTTTCGTGAATTCTCGTAGTCAACAGGGTAGAGCCATAGCGCAACGTGTATTGGCAGGGTGTAAAGATTATGACTTGAATATTACAGTAGTGGATATGGTGGAGATTCAACGTTCATTGAGGTGTGCTGAAGTGTCAACCAATACAGGTGTTAAACGCAAATTGTCTGAAGAAGAAATGAGGCGTTTGATGGCATGGGTGTTGAAACCAAGTCAAGGAGCTACAGTATGAACACTTTGACGGTTGAGGAGAAAGCTACTCTACTGCTGAACGGGCAGATTGAAGAAGCTCTGAAACTCATGGAAAATGACAACAGCATTGATTATACTTTTGTAGCGAGCAACCCACCGTATCAGTATTCAACTGGTACCCCAACAACATCAGGTCGGGACAGTAATGTGGTCAGTGTTTTCCCGTGTTTTTATGATTTGGTGGCTGATGTGGGCATTCATGGTTCGGTAATTATTCCTGGGGGGCGTTGGATGCAGCGCGCTAAAGGATATGATGGTGTTGCCAATCGCATTTTTTCATCTGCTATCAGTATTGACTGGTTTCCTCATGGTGAAGAAAGCTCTGTGGTCCCATTGTTTCCAGGTGTGGCGATTCCGGATGGGGTCGCTGTTGTCACTGTGAACAATAACAATGAAACACCAAATCATTTAGAACTTAACGGAATCGCTGTCAATCGCCCAAAAAACAAAGAGATTCTGCCATTGAGCCGGGATGCTGTGAATATTGTGGAAACAATTTTTGCACAAGGTTACAACAGTGTGAGCATGCGACGTTGCAAAGTGAATGCGTTTGGTCTTCCCACTAATTGGGTGGAGCAGAATCCTGATGCAGTGAGAAATATACATGAAGGGTCTGGTCGTTTCATTCGTCCAGTTCGTGCTTACTTGGGGAACAATATTCCAGGTAAACAGAAACGGGTTCAGGAGTATTGGATTGATGGTTCTCTCTTGGATTGGACTTCAGAAAAAACCCAGTTGATGGAATCATGGAAAGTTCTGTCCTCTCAAGGGCAGATAAGTAAACGTCCTGCCACTTCCAGTTATCGTGTTGTTGACAATGAGCATATTGTTGGTGCTTCTTGGCTCATGGTGGGGACTTTTGCGACCAAGGAAGAAGCCAACAATTACAAAGCTTATATTGACACTGATTTTGTAAGGTATTTGTTGGAGGAAAGTCGTGGTGGAAAATCAGCTCGTTGGGGTGTTTTTGTTCCGGACTTGGGTGATTATTCCAGCGACAATCCACACATTCGTTGGAACCGCCCATTGGAACCACAATTGTACAAAATGTTTGGATTGACTCAGGAACAAATTGCAACCATTACTGATACCGCCAGGAAGTTGACTGGTTCTTGGCGTTCTTCAAGACGATGACCCGATAATCAACAAATTGTAGGATATCCTTAAGCGGTTTAAAAGATATGTTAAAGACAAATTGTTTATGATGAAATGAATCTATTTATCGAATCATCATAAACCAATATTGAATACTTGTGGTTCTTCTGCTTGATGCCAGAAAATCTATGTGTTGAAAGATTTAACTATAATTCGTTACTTTTACGGAAATGGAGAAAGCCATGATTGATTTCAAAAACTCCTCATTGGTAAAACTTGGTCCAGTTAATCCTGTTGAAGTTCAAGCAAATATTCAACCTTTGCTGGTCAATCATGAAACCATTATGATTGCTGCCAAAGGAATAAGAGATTATGTGGTTTTTACCAATCGTCGCGTTATTGTTGTGAATGTTCAAGGCATGACGGGCACCAAGAAAGCATTCGCGTCATTACCGTACAAAAAACTGCAAGCTTGGTCCATTGAAACGGCAGGAACAGTCGATTTGGACAGTGAAGTGGATTTATGGTACAGCAGTGTAGGACAAGTTCACCTAGAATTTAGTCGTGGATTTGATATAGTAGCGGTTTCTCGTTTACTAGCCGAAGCATCATTGTAATCTGCATATTTAGAACAATCGTATGTGAAAAGAAGGGGACATGTTTTATGCTGAAACGAATTGTGACAGGATTGATTGGTTTGTGTTGTTTGATAGGAGTGGGTGGTTGTTCTTCCAGCGCAGAGTCATCATCACCTGAACCAACTCCATCATATGGGACAGAATCATCATTTCCGAAACCATCTGAGGACACCATTGCCACTTTGATGAAACGTTCCTGCAAAATGCGAGGTGATGTTGTCTATTGTGATGAGGAATCTGTGGCTTTGTACAGTGACGGTAGTACATCCAAGGGGGCTACAGTAGATTTGGATTTGGTTGGGCAATACCGAGAAGCCGTGCGTGATAGCAAAATACCAACTGCTGTTTCGCTCCCACCTACTGAAACAAACTGTACAGGACAGGAAGACATGGGTGTTGTTGTTTCTGAATGGGGCTCCAAAAAGATTTTCTTCTGTGAATATGACAACATTGAAGACGACCCACTTTATTCAACCATACAAGTGATGTGGAAAACAATTGGTTGATTGTACAAACAGAAGATACAGAGGATTGTCATTATTCAACAAGTAAAACAATCAAAATATTGTTATTAGCAGGACTAAGACGATTGCATGGTTCACAATGTATATTTTGGTTGCTGGAGGGTTTTCTTCCAAAGCCATAATCGCTTTTTGTAACGCCCCTTGAATAGGTTAGATTCTACCTAGCTTATTCAGGGGTATTTTTCATGTTTTCAAGAGGTTTTGTTAGAAATCCTAGTTTGTGATACCTAATCAGGAAACACAAAAACCAAGCTAAAAACACTTCTGGGTACGCAAGCATCAGTGTTGATTTATGTTGAACTGACTACATTGGTGAATCCCTGAAATTAATTCATAAGAGAACATGTAATGCTTTCAATTTTCAACATGTCTGAAGAACTGAATCAGTATGTATCAGCTAATGTGAAGAGTCTGTTTGGTGAAATATTTTGTGTCAATGTTTGTTACAGTGTTTTCCAATCACTAGGAATGGTTCGTAACGCGATTCCTCGTTTTTCCGCCAAAGCTATCGTTTTTGGTCTGATGTCAACTGCTGCAATCATGGCCCGAGTACGTGTCAAATCAAAAGGCAGCTCAGGATTGTAGGGTTGGCTTTTCAGCGCATCCATGTATCTTCTGGCTTGGTCAACTGCACCCAACATAGCAACACGTTTGACCTCCACAGCAACAGGAAGACCCATGTTGTCCAAAACCAGTAAATCCACAGGTCCGTTTTCTGTTGGGTATTCACGTTTCACCAGACTAAAACCTTCACCAAGTACTTCAGGGTGTTCGGCAATCCATGCTTGTAATTGGTTTTCAGTCCCATCACGTACCAAACCAGGGTCATGTTCACCAATCAAATCCATTGCTGTTTCCAAAACAACTTGATGAAGTGTGATGGATAAGGATTCATGACGAGCATCAAAAGTCCATACCCTTTCTCCGTCAGAATTCAATGTTTCAGAGAAAGTGGGTTGTTTCATGTAGTTCAACGGTTTGTTGCCCACATCATTGTGAATTGAGACTGAACCATCACCTTTAATCATGATGGCTCTGCGACCGCGTGCCAGTGTGGTATCACCCCGACCACTATAGATGGCTGAACATTCCGCTACAACAAGTTTCACAAAAATCAACTATTCGACAATAATTAACAGTATAAAACCCATAGTTTAGTTCCAGATGTGGCAAGTTCAGTAGTTTTTACTTCCACAAGAGACGAACACAACATGAGTATGGTTTCTCTTAACAACTACCCTATTTTATCCATGGCAGGACTATATACAAACAGGAGTTCATCATGTAAACTGAAAACATAAGTTTTTGTCAGTTAAACAGATGGCAATAGTAGGGGTATGAGGAGGGAGAGCAACATGATGACCATGATTGAACAAACAGTGGCACTATCCCTCCTGACCCACCGTATGGAACAACTACTGGAGTCAGATGTTTCGGCACCTTTGATGTGGAAGTCAGATTGGAAACAGTTGGTTACGTCCACTACAGTACCACTCAATGTGTATCAAGCCGTATTGGAACGAATGTGTCGCAGTTTGGCCGCCGAACATAGTATCAGTGGGATTTTGCAGAATCAGCGGATAGTTGGTACACGTTATATTCATCTGGAGCATCGGGTTAAGTCTCCATTGTCGGTGGCCATAAAGATTCTGCACCGTCTGCAACGTCGCGGTTTGGAACCAACATTGGAAAACGCTCGACTGTTGGTAGAAGAACTGGATGACATAGTACGTTACAGTTGTGTCATTTCCTCAGATGATGCATTTTTGAGCACCATGGAAGTCAGTGCACAATCATTGGTTGATGCTGGTAATGTATGCCGCAAAATCAAGAGTGCGTTTCAAATAGGTGGTTCGTACAGAGGTGTTCTAACAAGTTGGTCTACAGCTTGGGGAGAAACTTTTGAGTTGCAGTACCATACTGAGGATTCCATTGCCCTGAATGACAAAGCTCATGCTCTTTATGACATGATGCGGGACACAACTGAAAACATTGCAGTACGTCAGGAAGCTGTTGCAGCCTGCGTCAAATTGTTCTCAGCAGTACCAATTCCACCAGGTGTTGAAAACTTGACCACAATGGTTGGTGTTCAAGTGCAGCCCTACAAAGGGTTGAGCATCAGTAAATAATTCCAACAGTACGACATGAGTATAGTGTTTGCAGAGGCGGATGGTTTCCATAGGGGACAAAACACTTTACTAAAAACACTATATGCAATTATTTCTTTATGTTCATACAACCAATGTGTTACGTCTCCAAAACCGCTGAACAGCAAGTCTGGTTATGATTCGGTTCATGGCAATAATGGAATTGTTCCTTTCAATGTGTATCAGAAACACTGTAGTTCTCAGAATGAATACTTCTGTCCACAATAGGGCTTGTTGACAGATGCGTGTGAAATGAGTCTTGTTGTTAATATGGATGAAGGGAAGACCAGATATTTACGACAGAAAGACCAGAATGACTGAACACAAGGATGAACTCATGACATTGGATGAACGTTTCCCCATTGACGGGGTTGAGTTGGAAGAAGCCATCAACTGGAATGACATACAAGATGAGAAGGATGTTGAGGTCTGGAATCGGCTGACAAGTAATTTTTGGTTACCTGAAAAGATTCCACTTTCCAACGACCTCCCTTCATGGCACAACCTAACCCCAGAAGAGAAACTGGCTACTGTGCGTGTTTTCACCGGGCTCACATTGTTGGACACCATTCAGGGTAAAGTTGGGGCTCCCAGTTTGGTCCCAAGCGCTCGTACCCCACATGAAGTTGCAGTGTACATGAATATTGCGTTCATGGAGGAAGTTCACGCAAAAAGCTATTCCAGCATTTTCAGTACTCTTATTTCCACGCCAGAAATTGATGAGGCGTTTCGGTGGTCACGTGAGAACGAACACTTGAGACGTAAATCTTCCATTATTCTGTCCTACTATCGTGGGGACGACCAAGAGAAGCGTAAAATTGCCTCCACACTGTTGGAAAGCTTCTTGTTCTATAGCGGGTTTTTCCTACCGTTGTGGTGGGCCAGTAAAGGTAAATTGTCCAATACAGCAGACATTATTCGTCTTATCATTCGGGATGAGAGTGTGCATGGCTATTACATTGGATACAAGTTCCAACTCGCTTACAAGGAATCAACACCAGAACGTCAAAAAGAACTGTATGATTTCACTATTGGCATGCTGAAAGTATTGTTTGAGAATGAGGAACGCTACACAGAGACCTTGTATGATGATTTGGGCTTAACAGAAACGGTCAAAACATTCCTGCGCTACAATGCGAACAAAGCTTTGAACAATTTAGGTTTCGAAGGAATTTTCTCAAAGGAAGAAACTGATGTTGCTCCACAGATTATGGCGTCACTGAATCCTGCTGGTGAGGAGACCCATGATTTCTTCTCCTCCAATGGTGCAAGTTATGTCATTGGTCATGCTGAAGCTTTGGATGATGAGGATTGGGATTTCTAAAATTCTTGAACAATAACCGAAATTGAAGGCTGGATTAATTTCCGGCCTTTAATTTTTTGTCCAAAGATTGGCTGTATACATTATACGTTGGGTTCATTGTTGATTTTTCAGCATTTTAATCAAGGTTTTATTGATTGTTGAAGATGTTGGTGGTTGGTTCATGAGTTCGCTATATCTACTACTAACTTGGGCAGAGTGCTTCCTTTTTGTGGCTTTTGTGTGCAACGGTTCTCATGCTTGATGAAGCTGGCTTACAGATAGAACGTTGAATACTTTACAAATTATGTTGCGATGAAGGATTTCGCAAGCTGGTGGGCTCGTGTGTTCGTTTGTGATGTCAACTGTCAACTGCCAATTGTGTGATGGGGTAGACAAGTCGTGTTTTTGTGTGTTATGCTTGAAGCAAGACATCAACACGAGTAGGGAGAAGAACATGGACCAGGAACAGCAGATTATTGATGAGGCAGCGGTAGAAGCCGTGCGCGGTGTTTTGGCAGACCCCGAATATGGGGAGTGCTACCTGCGAGAGGTCTTGAGCAGTCTTGGGGTCGAGGCTTCAGAGTCCATGGTGGAAGCAACTGATACTAGGGCAAAGGCTATTTTTGCTCAGTTGCTGGAGACCCTGAACACCCTCTGGGATTTTTGCACACATAGGCCCTGATTAAAACATCATACGTAGACCCTGATTCAAGCACCAATAGAATCAGGGTCTATTTGTGTTCTTGGGAGTAAATTTGTGTTGATGGCATCAGTTGCCACGATTTGATTCATTCCGCCAACTTGTGTATGCTATAGTACAGCGATATCAAAAAGGAGCTGCACTTTGAAATACCAGAAGAATTACTATCCGGATTTGGATGATGGGTTGGTGTTTCGTGAGGTTCGTTTCAAGCGGGATGAAGCATTCCTAATACGAGCAATGATACTTGCCACCAAGTCACGGGTGCGGTTCCGGCATGGTGCTGTCATTGTTCGCAATGGAAAAGTCATCGGGGTGGGTATTAATCGAACCATTAACCCCCCAACGGTGGTTAGTGACCCCAAGCAAGAATCGACCATTCATGCGGAAGAGGCCGCGTTGCGTGCGTGCCGTAAGATGGATTTGTCTAATGCAACCATCTACATTGCTCGCATTGGTGCTTTTGGGGAGCCGATGCTGAGCAAGCCCTGTGAAAGGTGCCAACGAGCTTTGCGGGCTCGTGGTGTGAAGAAAATCTATTACACCACATGATAATCCTGATAAAATTTGCTTTGGCTGTTTTAAGTGGCCTGAAACTCTGATAATTTGGACATTGTGTGTACAGCTCAAATTGTGTCCTGTAACGCCCCTTGAATAGGTTAGATTCTACCAAGCTTATTCGGTGGCGTTTTTCGTGTTTTCAAGATATTTTGGGAGAAATGTTTGTTTGTGATACTTGCATCAGGAAGTACAAAAATCAAGCTCAAAACACGTCTGGGTAAGCCATGACTTCAACTCTAAAACCTTTTACATTATGAATTTAATTTGTTCATACAGGCAATAGTCAACAAATGTGTTCTATTGTAAAAATTCACAATAGAGAATCCGCTATTACAAAACAACACATAATCCACAATAGTGAAGAATCAGGGATTGGTCATCAAGGTGTTTTTGTATTCTTGCGCCATGTTCAATAATTCTGATGCATGAAGTTGGCCTGAACTACTATCTGCCATGCCAGACAACATACGGGTTATTTCAGCGATTCGTTCATCAGCTGGTAGTTGTTTCACATATGTTTGCACTTGTTCGTTGTTGACTTCTTTGTATACTTTGAGATGATTGTCGGCATAAGCAGCAACTTGGGGAAGATGAGTCACAACAATAACCTGTACATCTTGTGCCAGTCGTGCCAGTCGTTTCCCAATTCCAACCGCAGTTTCACCACCAACACCACTGTCAACTTCATCAAAAATCAATGTTCCATGACCTTTCGCCAAAACCAATTCCATTGCCAACATGATTCGTGACAATTCCCCACCACTCGCAATTCTTGTAATTGGAGCTGGGGAATGGCCTTGATGAGCCAACATGAACAAAACCTCATCCTGTCCGGAAAATGTTGTATCTGCTGGATTGATGACAATTGAAAACACACTATTGCTCATTCCCAACCCTGCCAATTCAGCATTGATGACTTCAGACAACGAATCAGCAGTTTTCACACGTTGTTCCGTCAATTGGTTCGCAGCTTCAATCATAGATTTTCTGTATGTTTCCAGTTCAACTTCTATGTCCTCCAAAGGTACGTCTTGTTGGTATAGACATTCCAGTTGGTTGTGTGTTTCATCCGCTTGTTGTAACACATCAGCGAGATTTGTACCATATTTACGTACCAGCGTTTTGATTTCTTGAGCACGTTCCTGAGCTGTGTACAATTGCTCCAAACTGTCTTCATCCATTGAATCCACATGAGTTGAGATTTCATTTTCCAATTCAAACAGTTGAGTGATTATTCCTTGCGCGTGTTCATGAAGTTCAGCCCATTCAGCATCATAATTGAGAATTGGGGTCAGAACACGTTGCAATTCTCGTATCTGAGTGACAGGACTAAGTATTTCATCATCACTTGGAGTAATACACTCCTGTGCTTTCAACAATGATTCACGGACAGTTTCCAGATTGGACAGTTTATTGATTTGGTGTTGCAGGATTTCGTCTTCGTTTTCTTGTGGGTCCAACTGTGATACGTCTTGAATCAGTTTCTCCAAATATGTTATTTCCCTGCGACGACTGTTTGCATTATCTTTTACGTCATTGTAAAATTTGTTCACTTCTTTCCAAGATGTGTATGCTGATTGGAATTTCTGTAATGTTTGAAGTAGTACAGTTCCACCAAATGCATCCAATGATTCTCGTTGAAGTTGAGGGTCACGAAGTCTTACTTGGTCTGATTGTCCATGTATGCTGACTAGTTGATTTCCTATACAGTTGAGTGTGCTGGCAGTCATACGTTTTCCACCCATATATGCTTTGCTTTTGCCGTCGTTGCTGACCACACGTTGAACAAATAATTGACCGTTCTCCAATGATGCTCCAGTGTCTTCAACAGTGTGCGACAAATCATCATCCAACTGCCAGCAACCTTCAACGCTCAACTGTTTGCCTTCAACTGTTACATTGGATGCATTGATACGTTTCCCCAGAAGAAGATTGATGGCTGAGAGCACCATGGTTTTACCAGCTCCGGTTTCTCCGGTCAGTACAGTAAGTCCTGGGGTGAAAGGTAAATGAGCATGATTGATTATCCCAAGATTTTCAATGGTGATTTCTTCAAGCACTGTTTGCCTTTCTTCATTGTGATGATGCTTCCATTTTATCCATGGACTATTGCACCCAACCAAATGTCCAAACCAATTGATGTTTGACAAGGGCAATAATCTGATAAGGATAGAAAGCAGTAATTGAATATTTCATTTATCTCATGAAGGATGTACAATCATGGCGCGTTATCATATAAATCCTGAAACAAAAGAACCCGGATTATGTCATGCAAAAACTGAAAACAATTGTAAATTCAAGCAATCAGATGGGTCCATACCAGAACATTTCACTTCCAAAGCAGCCGCCACAGAAGCATCTGAAAAAATGCTGACAGAGGAATTCAATGGCAACCTTCCCACTCGTCCATCCGATACAGAATGGAATGATTCAGTGGTTCGTGATGGTGATGGCAAATTGTTGACTGTGTTTCATGGGAGTTCAGTGGATTTTGACCATTTTGACAGCGAATTCACGGGTCATGGCAATGATTCCTATGGTAGCGGGTTCTATTTCAACACAGATGAAGAAACATCCAAGGGTTATGGGAGTTTTGTGAAAGCAGTACATTTGAACATTCGTAACCCCGTAATCATTGACGGTCACGAAAATATGAGTGTCAATAAGATTACAATACCATCATCAGCGATACGTGAGATGTTGAAAGATGTTCCCAACATATATGCTCAACCGGACGACGATGACAATATGAATCCATTGGGTGATTATGTGGAAGAGTTCTGGGACCAAGACAGGTGGAGTCGTGAAGAACTGGATGTCATGCGTGAGAGAATGTTTGAACAACATTTCAAAAATGCTACATGGTCTCAAATGGAGGAACTGTTCGGTGATGGTGACAATGCTGAAAAATTCCGTAGGTCACTGGCAAAACACACTGGTTGGGATGGAGTACATGTCACTTTTGAACAAGAAGGAACCTCGCATTGGATAGCATGGTTCCCAGAACAAATTCGTACACTATAATTGAGATTGTTGTTTAAAACACATTATTGAGTTATACTGATTGTCAAGTTTTAGAAGCAGTTGGACTTAACACAGATTCTATTATAGTTTTTGCATGATAGTTTGATTATGGTCTTGAATTTTTCTTTCACTTGTAAAATAAACATTGGATAATTGGACTGTGTCTCCTGACCTGTGAATACGTTAATATGATGGGGACAACTATCGAAAGTGAGCTATGAACGAAACATCGTATTTTGACGCTGCGTATTTTGATGCTGCTAAAGCAAAGGTTTTTCATCCTGTACATGAAGAGAATGGATGGTCTTCTGCACCATCAGTGGAAGCTCATATGTACTCAGGCCCAAGTATGACATTGGATAATATGTCAACAAGTACAATTCAGGTGTTTCAACCAGGCGACTGGGTAGTACGTTGGCCCAATGGAACAGTAAGTGCAATTTCAAATCATGAATTCAGCTCAGTATATCTCAAGTGAATTCATATAATGCATGTTTCACCGCAATAGTTAGACATGATAATTATGTTGAATTGAAAATACAAACATTGATGAAGTTGGAACACAAAATTTCAGATTGCAGAAAAGGCTCAGGATTAGCTTGAGCCTCTTTCAATGTTCAACTATTTTCAAACATAGTTGTAAACAGTTAGTAAAATATAGTTTTAACAGGGACCAATCAATCATCAGTACACAGTATTATGTGACTTTCATGTTACATTATATTCAGGGGTATGATGTCATCACAAACAACTTGAAGGAAAATTCATGAACAAAACATCATCCACGGACCATCCATTACGAATTTTTGGTTGGTCGGGTGTGGTGTCTATTATTGCACTATGTGTAGGGTTTCTTTATGGGTCATGGACAGGAGCCCTACTTGTTTTATTGCTGGGTGCCTTTGAAGTGTCCGTATCATTTGACAATGCTGTTGTGAATGCTCGTATTTTGGAGAAGATGTCGGAATTCTGGCAGAAAATCTTCTTGACAGTAGGTATTGCGATTGCAGTTTTTGGTATGAGGATTCTGTTTCCCATACTTATTGTTGGTGTAACCACTGGTTTATCGCCTGTTGAAGCATGGGAGTTGGCGTTACGTGGAGGTTCCATAGAGACTCCAGGAACATATGCATACATTCTTCATGCAGCACACCCACAAATCGCAGCATTTGGCGGCATGTTCCTGTTAATGTTGTTCCTGGATTGGGTATTTGACCCAGAACGAGAACTTCACTGGTTGCAACCCATTGAAAAATTCTTGGCAAAAGTAGGAAAACTTGACAATGCTGCTGTTCTGGTATCACTGTTGGCATTAATAGTTTTATCTATGGAGGCGAAGGAGCAAGCTGCTACTGTAATGATTGCTGGAGTGGCTGGACTTCTCACCTATTTGCTGGTCAACGGGTTGGGGACTTTCTTTGAGAAACGTTTGGAGGAAGATGAGGAAACCCAGCAAAAATCGGGGGCCATCAAATTGGTCGGAAAGGCTGCATTTTTCAGTTTCCTCTATCTGGAGGTGTTGGATGCAAGTTTCAGCTTTGATGGAGTGATTGGTGCGTTGGCCATTACCACGGACCCAATCATTATAGCTCTTGGTCTAGGTCTTATCGGAGCCATGTTTGTTCGTTCCATCACAGTCTATCTTGTCCGTAAAGGTACATTGAATGAATATGTTTACTTGGACCATGGGGCTCACTGGGCGATTGGTGCTTTGGCAGTATTGCTGGTAGTCAGCATTGCCATTCCTGTTCCAGAAGTTGTAACAGGTTTAGTAGGTATTGTGCTCATTCTGGCTGCTTTCATCTCGTCAATTGTTCGTAACCGTTCCGAAGCAAAAATTACAGAAACTACTGAATAATCAATTACCTATCCTATTTGTAAAAGGAGTTTAACATGGCACTTTCATTAAGCAAGGGACAGAGCATTTCCTTGGCGAAAAACGATGGTACTACACTGACACGAGTTCGTTTAGGGCTGGGTTGGGATGAAGCTCAACGTAAAAAGCGTGGATTCTTCCGTTTTGGTGGCAGTGGTGGCGCCGAAATTGATTTGGATGCTTCTGCTATTCTGTTGACTTCAGATTCACGTGCTGAAACAGTTTTCTTCAACCATTTGACATCACAGGACCACTCGGTTAAACACACTGGGGACAACCTCACTGGTTCAGGCGATGGAGATGATGAACAAATTATTGTGGACCTGAATCAGGTTGCTTCCAATGTGAAACATATTGTATTCACAATTAATTCATACAGTGGGCAAACCTTTAATGATGTGGAGAATGTTTTCGCTCGGGTGGTTGATTTGTCAGATGGCGCTGAGAAAGAGATTGTTCGTTACAACCTGGCGGAATCTCATAACACTACTGGGGTGTTCATTGCTCGCCTTTCCCGTGTTGGTTCAGGTTGGGAGTTTGCTGCTATTGGTCAATTTGCTCCTGGACGAACAGTTCAAGACATGGTGAATAAAGCACGTCAACTAGTAGCATGATATAGATTAAACAATAACATCAAATACGAAAGGAAAAATCATGGCTATTTCATTGTCCAAAGGTGGCAACATTTCATTGGCAAAAGAAGCTCCTGGATTAACAAAGGTATTGGCAGGACTGGGTTGGGATGTTCGGTCCACATCAGGAGACCAATTTGATTTGGACGCCTCTGCCATCCTACTAGACTCTAATGGAAAAGTTCGCAGTGATGTCGACTTTGTTTTTTACAATCAAAAGTGTCATGAAAGTGGTTCTGTCGTTCATCAGGGAGACAACCGTACTGGTGAAGGCGATGGGGACGACGAAGTTATTGAGATTGACCTGAGTCGAGTGCCCACAGATGTAGAACGTATCGTCATTGCTGTATCCATCGACCAAGCTGATACACGTAGACAGAATTTTGGTATGGTTCGTAACGCTTATGTTCGGCTGTTGGACGCATTGTCTGGTGCCGAAGTAGTTCGATACGATTTGTCTGAAGACGCATCCACTGAAACTGCTTTGAATTTTGCTGAATTATATCGTGATAATAATGGAGTAGGTTGGAAGTTCCGCGCTATTGGTCAGGGTTACAACAGTGGACTGGCAGGTATTGCACGTGACTTTGGGGTAAATGTGTGATTGTGATGAATAATCAAAGCGGATGGGGTGGGAAGGAAGCAAAACCAATTCCACCCTATCCGTTTCAGCATAAAAATCCATAGAATCAAAAGGAATTCATATGACACTCACACCTCCTGAAGAAATTCAACAACCATTACAACTGGAAACAACGAAACCAGTTGAAAAAGTTGCACCTGAAAAAGCTTCTGGTTTGATTCCAGCATTGACACAAACAAGAGAACTGGAAATCAGCAGTCAAGCAAATCAACTAGCGAGTCATGCTATTACCCTCAATCCGCATTCCCCAGAGTTTGGTCAACTGGTCAAAGATGTTCAATCGTTGGGGCATGACCAAGTGGTTAGTTCCTCTGAAGGCCCAAATCGTTTGTTGCAGAGTCGGTCTTCATCAGTGTCAGGTTCACATAATGCAGGGGATGCCACACAAAAAGTTGCTGGAACACTTGCTGAACTTCGTTCCACAGTTGAGGACTTAACACCCAATGCTGCTGATTTGACCGGTGTTCAAAAATTCTTGGGTTTGTTTCCTGGCGGTAAGAAAATTCGTAAATACTTCCAAAAATACGAAAATGCACAAGGACAGTTGGACCACATTGTGAAATCTCTTCTAGCAGGCCAAGATGAGTTGATGAAAGACAATGCCTCGCTGGAACAAGAGAAGCGCTTATTGTGGAAAAACATGGGTGAACTCAACGAATACATTGTTTTTGCCGAGAAAATGGACGATTCGTTGGTTGAAAAGATAGATGAGTCGAAACGAGCTGGACGGATTGATGAAGCGAACGCAGTGGAATCAGATTTGTTGTTTCCAGTTCGTCAGCGGCGTCAGGATTTGATGACCCAATTGGCTGTTGCAGTTCAAGGGTACATGGCAATGGATTTGGTCAAGAAGAACAACGTGGAATTGATTAAAGGAGTGGACCGCGCCAGAACCACAACCATTTTTGCTCTACGGACAGCGGTTATTGTTGCTCAAGCGCTGGATGACCAAAAACTGGTGTTGGACCAAATCGATGCAGTCAATACTGTAACAAACAACACCATTGAACAGACCTCTATTATGTTGCGACAGAACACTTCTCGTGTACATGAACAAGCTGTGAATTCTGGGGTAGCGGTGGAAACCCTGACCAAAGCATTTGACAACATTTATGCCACATTGGATGAAGTGGAGCAATTCAAACAAAAGGCAAATGAAAGCATGGCACAAACCATTAATGCTCTAGGTAATGAATTGCATAGAGCTGAACCAGTTCTTTCACGTATGAAATCTCAGGAAGATGCTGTTTTGACGGCTCCTGATTCTTCCAGGAAACAGCTTGGTAATTGAATCTATTTGAGATGAGGAGGGGTGGTTCATGTTCGCCCCTCCTTTTCTGGTAAGGCATGGAAATGTTTGACAAACTCTTTCGCAAGAAAAATCAGCAACCTGTTCCTCCAGTTGCATCACCTGTTGTACCTTTTGTACAGAAAATGGATGAATGGTTGGATATGCTGGATTGGTATGAACGCGAATGTTCAGCATATGTATCCACAAGAGTTTATTCCCGATTACGTGGAATAAATGATTTGTTACGTAAAACCCGTCCTTTCTTGACAACATATAATATTCGTGCAGAAGAGGAATATTTAATCAAGGCCACTTTGACCAGCTACATTCCTGATGCTTTGAATCTTTTCAATCAATTGCCAGCTGAAGAACGTTGTGATGACAGTGTTGCGGACAAACAATTGCTGACTCAATGTGACAATTATGAAAAAAGCATGTTGGAGTTGTTGGAATCCATGAAACAACGAGTGGAACGAGACCTTGATGTACAAACCGCTTTTGTGGAGGAACGGTTTTCTCAATCGCTCTGATGTATGTGCCATATTATATGTTTCGTGCTATTATTAGGTTAATCGTTAGAATAAGGAGATACTATGGCCTCATTGCAACCTGGCGCGAATGTATCCATCACACGAGAAAACCCTTTACTGAATGATTTGGTGGTTGGGTTTGGGTGGAACACAATTCAAGGTTCAGGACCACAACTGCAAATCGTTCCAGCCGTTATTCTTGTGGGGGAAAATGGTCACGCTTTGAGTGATGAGCATTTTCTGTTTTTCAACCAATTGTCAACAACTGATGGAACTGTTCAGTACGTTGAAGGGAATGAAGACAATGACCAAATCGAAATAACGTTGTCAGCAGTGCCAGAAAATGTGTCCAAAATGGTTTTTCTCCTATATGTGGACCCGGAAGTTCGTAATCCCGGTAATTTTGGTGCAGTTCGTCATGCTCATATGCGGATAATGGACCGTGCGCTTTCTGAATTGGTTCGTTTTGAGTTGCCCCAATCCTCATCGGACATCAATGCAGTTCTCATGGGGGAAATTTATCGTCGTAATACTGAGTGGAAGTTCCGTGCGGTGGGTCAAGGATATGCTGGTGGTATTGTTCAAGTGGCCAATGATTTTAAGGTGTCTCTGTAATGAGTGTAAATTTACGTGACCCCAAACCATTCATTACCTACATACGTAGACGATTACGAACAGGAGAGCTGGTAACTTCGCCACCATCGGTATCAACTTCAATCCAACTTGTTTCCAAAAACGATTCTGAAGAAAACACTACTGTCTCAATTGGTTATGAAGTACCTGTATTGAAACATGATTGGGTGTTTGACTGTGACCATCCAGTGGTGCGTTTCAATACACGGCAAACTGCTATTGGTTCACTGGTGGTAACTGGGGTTGCTTATGTGGCCTGGGAGGCTCAGAATGGGGCCTCAGGGTTCTTATACGCTCCTGGGGTTACTCCACCACCCTCCAATGTTGTTGATGCCGTTACAGGCGAACTGAGAATACAAGCTTCATTACCGGAACGTGAACCACCCAGATTCGGTAATCGTCCATTAATCGAATTTCACAAAGGTGCACTGGTGATGTCTTTACGGCACTACAAACAACTACGCCGAATGGTAATAGCTCCCAAAGACGACACAAGCCTGAAATTGGGGACAATTAAGAGTCCAACTGTTTCAATGAATTATCGCCCCAACCAAGTTCTTTACATTTCAACAGTTAATTCAGCACTGGAATTGAGACAAGAACAGTTTCGGCACAGTGTTCACGCAACTTTTAGAATAACGGACAGACCAGCACAAGAAACATCAACTATCAACACTGACAATAACGACAATAGCGTGCAAGCATTTTTCGCACATTTGTGATAGGACTGATTGTGAGACATTTCAATTTTTTACGTAACACTCCAGCTGAAAAAGATTTATTCTATCGCCTCCCGGAAAGATTCAACCAATATACTGATAAAAAATTGCTCAGTTATTCTTTGGGAGCAACATTGTATATGCCTGCCACACGTTCTGATTTGTTAGAGGATTTGAAAAAAGCCTATCAGAACGATACCACTTCGGTGGTTCTCTGTTTGGAGGATTCGATACCAGACGAGAAGGTGAAAGAAGCAGAGCACAATTTGTATGAATTATTACGCAAATTAGCAGCAATTGGTAATTCTGATTTGCCATTGTTGTTTGTACGTGTTCGCTCACCTGAACATTTAGAACACATTATTGAACAAAACGGTATATTGCTATCAAGTTTGACTGGCTTTGTTTTTCCCAAGTTTGATGATTTGTCTCGTGGTCAAGCATTTGTGGATGTGTTGCAGTGTTACAACAGAACTGCTACGACCAGCTTGTATTACATGCCAGTGATTGAGTCGCCTCGGATTATTCATCAGGACACCCGTCACTACACTCTCTCCCATGTGCAACGTATTCTGGCCCATTCAATGGATTCTTTATTGGCAGTACGTATTGGAGCCACTGACATGTCTTCTGCGTATGGGTTGCGCCGGTCCCGAGAATTCACTGTTTATGATGTCCATGTTGTTGCTTCTGCCATTTCGGACATTGTGAACATGTTGGGACGAGCAGAAGACAATCGTGTCATCACTGGCGCGGTCTGGGAACATTTTGCGCCTTCTGAACGTACTTTCAAACCATTGTTGTGTGAAAGCATTTTTGCCCATGACAAAACCCTGCGTGCAAAACTGGTGACAGAAGGCAATGACACTTTCATTCGCGAAGTACAATTGGACAAGTTGAACGGGATAACAGGAAAAACAGTCATTCACCCCAGTCATGTTGGCATTGTTCATTCTCTGATGGTTGTTTCACATGAAGAGTATGTTGATGCCATGGACATTTTGAGCAGGGACGACAATGGTGGTGTCATGGCTTCCACATATGGAAACAAAATGAATGAAGTCAAACCACACACTGCTTGGGCGCGAAACATTCAATCCCGTGCCCGAATGTTTGGAGTAAGTCGTGAACATGTGGGTTTTGCTGATTTCCTGGAACAATATATGGTGTAATCAATGACTGAAACACTACACAACACATGGTCTGGTGATTTTGTCAGCAATGCTTTGAACATTAGACCCAAAAACACTACACAATTTCAAGCTTTTCAGTCATTTCTGGGTATGGCATTACGTAAAAACCCGAAAAGAGCACATTTGTTGGTGTCCAATCTTCTGGGGAAACATGTTCCGCAGAAACCAAGTATAATCAATCATGCAGCCGCAGAACTGGCATGGCAGATACAGGCCCACCACACATCGCCCACTGTGGATTCACTCATGCTACAGCTGGAATCCGCTCATATGATGCAAAAAGCGTTGAAGAGCCATTACTCATCTTTACCATTATTGCACAAACTGTCAACACCAATAACTGTGTTTGGTTATGCTGAAACTGCCACCAATTTGGGCGCACTGGTGGCATCACATCTGAGAGCAAGTTATATTCATTCCACCCGTTACCCCATCAGTGAGTATCAAGATTATGGCAGTTTTGAAGAGTCCCATTCTCATGCCAGTTCTCATCACATCACACCAGAAACAACAAACATATTGGATGAACCTGAACGAATCATTGTTTTGGTGGATGATGAACTGACCACAGGGAACACAGTTATGAACACCATTGAACTGTTTGAATCACATCAGCATCACACTCATTATTATATTGCCACACTCACGGATTTAAGAACTCAAAAAGCACACAAGGTTTTCAAACAGTTTGCACACAATCTGGGTATTCAAATCACTGTTGTTTCATTGCTTTCCATGGAGTTGAATGTTCCGAATGATTCAGTGAAAAAAGCGCAACCTTTGTTGAATCAGTTGAAACAATTACCTGAACCTGTAAAAACTAAACGCAAAACTACAGTATATAGACATGAAGTCACCAATAGTGGATACAAACCTCTTTCACAAGGTGTGCAGAATGATGATTTCTGGAATTTGTTTCATTTGGTTGATGAATGGAAACAGAAAACCGCTGTGTGTCCTGATGAGAAGGTTCTGGTATTGGGAATAGAGGAAGACATGTTCCTGCCTTTCCTGTTGGCTTCTTCATTGGAAACAGACGGATATGATGTCAATTTTTCGTCTACCACAAGGTCGCCGGTTCTCAGCGCTGACAGGGATGATTATGCTATCAAAGACCGGATTCGTTATTTGTTGGAATGTGACAATGTGAAACGTTATGCTTACAACATTGGTTGGGATTATGACCATATTGTCATACCTGTTCACAGTCAAATAGGGCATTACAGTATTGAACCATTGTTGAGAGCATTTCAAGGGCGAACCAGTACTATAACAGTTTTGACAATGACGGAAGGACAATCCATATGATTCCAGAAGATGTTATATTACCGAAACCTTTGCATGGCCCTCAGTTCGGTTCATACTGTTTTGATGATGTTGCTTGGTTGTTGAAAGATTTGTCCAGAAGCAAACTGGAAGCATCAGTTGAGGAACGGGAAGAAGCAATACAATCAGGTAGAGCACACTATGCTGAATCCTTGCCTGTGGAATATGTACCATCTGACGAGTATGTTCAATTGTTCTTTTCATCTCTTGCCCAAAACAGTGAGAAACTGGCGAAAGCGGTTGGCATGGTAGCTGAACAGGTTCGGTTTCTGCGAGGCGGGAATCCGGTTCTGGTGTCGTTGGCTCGTGCGGGGACACCTGTTGGAATTCTGGTCAAACGTTATTTGGAGCAGCGTTATCAGATACAGGTTCCACACTATGCGGTCAGTATTGTTCGAGGAAAAGGTATCGATTTCAATGCGTTGCGCTATATTGCAAAACATCACAACCCTGACTGTGTTGTTTTCATTGATGGATGGACGGGTAAAGGAGCCATAACGAAGGAACTTTCACAAGCGTTGAAACTTTTTGCAGAACAGGAAGGCGTTGTTTTCAACAGTGAGTTGGCAGTTCTGGCGGACCCTGGTTCTTGCGTTCGTGTTTATGGGACCAGGGAGGATTATCTGATTCCATCAGCATGTTTGAACTCTACTGTGTCGGGTTTGATTTCACGTACTGTTTTGAATCACAGTATTGGGCCTAATGATTACCATGGAGCCAAGTTTTATCGTAAATTTGCTGCTATGGATGTGTCACAGTATTTCATTGATGCTGTAATTGAACATTTTGGTTCTGAATTGTTTGATGTTGTGGATGAGGCTTTGAGAGTTCACGAATATGATGAACCGTCTTGGATGGGGTGGACCATGGTGGAACAAATCAGTGAGGAATATGGTATTCATGATGTCAACTTGGTGAAACCTGGGGTAGGGGAGACAACGAGAGTTTTATTGCGACGAGTACCATGGCGGATTCTCATACGACCTGAAGACAAAACCGCATTGACCCATGTTCTACTTTTGGCACATCAACGAAATGTGCCTGTGGAGGAAAAGTCTGATTTGCCGTATGCCTGTGTTGGTTTAATTCATCCTCAATACAGTCGTGGAGCCATTGGACACACCGGAATGGCAGCAATATGAAAACTGTTTTGTTCTCTGATTTGGATGATACTCTTGTCTTTTCACAGCGGGGGTTGTATTCACATGGACAGAAAACAACTGGTCATGTGGTGGTTGAGGAACGTAATAATTCCCCAGTAGGTTATATGGCCTGGGAAACATATCAGATTCTACATGACCATGCTGCCAAGGTTTTTGATTTCATTCCAACAACCACACGAACCATGCGTCAATTCCAAAGAATCCAATTCCCGCAGATTCAATACAATTGTGCAATCATTCTCAATGGTGCAAAAATACTAATTGATGGACAGGAAGACATGAACTGGACCCGAATGATGCAAGACTTGGTGCTACAGGAAGAATATTCTCCAAGTCAGGTTTTGCAGCAAGTTGTGAAAACTTTTTCCACATTGGATGGGGTCAGAGCAGTTCATGATGCTGATGGGTTTTTCGCATATGTAGTCACTGAGTTAGGATATCATCAAAAACTGGAAACAATGATTGCTGCAATGGCTGAAGACTACAATCAAATGTATTCACGACAAGGAAGAAAACATTATTTGATTCCTCGTCCAATCAGTAAAGGACGTGCAGTAGCCGAAATCATTGCTCGTTTTGGCTATGGTTATAGTTTTGCTGCTGGAGACAGTATTCTGGATTTGTCCATGGCTGATGAAGTTGCTGAGTTCATTGTTCCGTTTCATGGCGTGAATCAAGGAAACAATGCTGGCAACATGAAACGCACTTGTGAAAAAGGTTCGGCAGCTTCAGTAGAAATTGTGCGCACTGTTCGAGACCATGTTGTTTGTTGATGAATAACATAATAGAGAAGCTAACATAATAACACATGCTTGGAACTATTTTGTTAAAACAATCCACACTCCTGTTCTGATAATCTCAACAAAAACACAAGATACATGAAGGAGGATTCAATTGTGTTTGCCTTGTAACAGGTTCGGTCGGGGGAATGAGTTTATCTAGTGCTGTTGATTGGTGACAACTTCAAACTTGTTCAAGTGGTGAAGGAGTGTTATCATGGATTCAAGGTTTTGATTGATAGGAGTATGAATGACTGTTTTGGATGAGCTGGTTGAAGAAAAGCAACTTGTGAATGATGATGGGAATCACGATAAGTTCGCCCATTATGTGAGAAAAGATGAGCTGGAGCGTGCCATTTTTGATGGTATTCCGGCTACCGCGTTGTGTGGTAAAAAGTGGGTACCTTTCGGAGATTACAAGGAATTTCCTATTTGCCCGACCTGCAAAGAAATTTGGTCAACTCTTCCATAAATTAGCATCATCATACCCATAATGAGATTTGGCGAACAATATCAAGGGGAAATAATGCTGCAACCATACTATTTTTATTCTGATTCACAAATAGGCATTTTGGAATCTGATGAGTTGGATGCTGCCCGAGAAGTGTTTGGAACTCATATGGGAACCATGGTCAGCCAAATTCCCGCTGGGTCATTGGTGATTCCGCGTTTCCGAGCAATTCCTTTCGGGCCAGAGTTGGACAAAGAGGTTCAATTACTGGGAAGTCATCTGGTCAACAGTTATAGTCAACATAGAAACATTGCTGATTTGTTTGCATGGGTCCATCTTTTGGATGGGTTGACAGCGAAAGCCTATTCTATAGAAGATATTCCGAAACTCCCTGAAGGAGAATATTTTGTCAAGGGAGAGACCAATTCCATAAAGAACAAATGGTTTGATGCTGCTTATGCGGAGACTAAACATGATTTGCTGAGGATTATCAACAATGTTCTCAGTGATACATATGTGGGGAGTCAACGTATTGTGATTCGTCCATTTCAGCATTTTCGGCTATTGGGGAAAGCAGTGGATTCAAGGCCGATTTTTCATGAAAGACGTGTGTTTGTTCTTGATGGACGAATTCTTTCTGAAGGGTTCTATTGGAGCAATCATGTTGAATACAGTGGTGTACAGCCACTTGATTTTACGAAATACATGACAGCTTTAATGGATGCAATTGACCGGACAAAACACTTGGCGCGGTTCTATGTGATTGACATGGCTGAATACCCTGATGGTAGCTGGGCTGTGGTTGAATTGAATGATGGTTGCATGTCAGGTTTGAGCGACAACGACCCTCAAACGTTATGGACCAATTTTGCGAAAACTGTTCAAAACAATCAACATGGAAACATGCAATAATTGGCATCATGTAATTGTCATTTGTAATATTGTAAACAGATGGAGTTTTCCATGGATGCTTTTGTAAATATTGTTCTCAATGCTACCAGTTGGGACCAATTGGGGTTGGAGCACGATAAAACAGGTCTTAGGAAAGCACAAGTTCGAGTTCATCCGGATGTGTGCAAACACCCTCAGGCCAATCTTGCTTTTACAAAATTGGAATCATTGTTCCATGCGCCAGATGTGAGTCTTCGATTGGCCACAGGCAAGTTTGGCGGTGGAAGCATCTATTGGTCTTTTGATGCAGTGAACTCGGATTTGTTGGATAGGGCTGAGAAGGCACAGAATGCCCTCTGGAAGTCTTCTGAGCCGGTGCAGTGGGTTCCGGAGCCACATCGAAACAAACTAACCCTGGAGAGCCGTTACGGGCCTGGATGGTGGTTACTAAGTGCATTCGAACAATTGGACGAGAGAACGATTGCTTGGATTTGGCGTCGACTGCTGACAGTGATTCATTTGGCAGCACAGGAGGGTTGGGTTCATGGAGACATCAATGCCAATACAGTAGCGCTTCTTCCTTCTGAGCATGGTTTACGACTGGATGGATGGTGGACTGCTGTTCCTCTTGGTGCATCATTGGAAGTTTCTCCATATGCGTTCACCTTGCCAAGATATCTTTCAGGGAATCCAACTGATACTGAACTGTCTGTGTCCCAGAGTGCTGCTTTATTGCTGGAATCTGGAAAAACTTCGCCAGCGTTGGGGAAGTTTTTGTATGAGATGCGCCTTCGTCCAATACCTGTGGAGAAAGCGGTTCATCGTGGGGAAGCAGCGTTGAAGAAGGATTTTGGTGGGTCGAAATGGCACCCTCTTCCTGCTCCACCTTCTAAAGGCATTTGACATAAGTTATTTTCGGGTTCAAATTGGTACAATGACAGTGTTAAGGGTCAAACTGATATTTAACGCATAGCTGTTCACCACTAGACCAAGGAGAGTGTCATCATGGGTGGAGGAGTTTGGAGTGCTGCTACATATTCAGGTGTTACAAGTAGCAAAATTCGTACTGGTGCAACGTTTGGTTACGACCGGTCAGTTCGTAGTTCCGGAGTGTACAAGGCTCATGAGGATTTGACCCCCAAAAAGTTGAACAAAGTAGGGTTGAACGTTAGAGAATCACGAGACTCAAAAGAACATCCCAATTCCCTTCCCATCATTGTTGCATTTGATTCTACCGGTTCCATGGGGTCTGTCCCAAGAGTGATGCAACAAAAACTGGGAACAGTATTCAAACTATTGGTGGATAAAGGATACGCCAAGGACCCACAAGTTGCAGTAGCCACGTATGGTGATGCACATTGCGATTCAGTCCCATTACAGTTTGGTCAATTCGAATCTGACAACCGAGTAGATGATGCCTTGGACAACATGTTCCTAGAAGGTGGTGGTGGAGGAAACAATGGTGAAACCAGCAATCTTCTCCTTTACTATGCAGCAACTCACACCGAGACAGATTCCTGGGAAAAACGGAAACACAAAGGACATTTGTTTTTGATAGCAGATGAGAAACAAGTGCCTATCGACAAAGACCATGTACGTGAAGTCATTGGGGACAAACAGCCATTGTTGGATGATTTGAGCAATGAATCAATTGCCAAAGCCGTAACTGAGAAATGGCATGTATGGGTACTACTAATTGACAATTCAGCTGCACGATTCCAACGGTCACATGAATTCTATGCCAATTTGTTTGGAGAAAAGCAAGTGTTGATTGTGGAAGACCCCAACAACATTGCAGAAACCATTGCCGCAGTTGTTGGTTTCGCGGAAGGAACCGACCGTACCACTATCGAACGAGATTTAACTGAAACAGCAGGTAAAGAAATAGCACTTCGAGTTGGGAAGACTTTAGCACGTAAAAACGATGCTGGTCCAAAGGTGTTACGATGACTTTCAAAAATCCATCCCGACCCACTGCTGACATTGTGGTGGGTCTGGGCTGGGGTGATGAATGCAAAGGCGCAACAACTGATTACCTGGCACATCGTCACAAAGCCAAAAGAGTGGTGCGCTTCAATGGGGGACAACAAGCTGCACACAATGTACAAGTTGGAAAACTGTCACACACTTTTTCCAGTTACGGGTCTGGGACATTTTCACAAGTTCCAACATGGATTTCAGAATATTGCACTATTGACCCATTGTCAGCATTGCAAGAACAAACAGCATTGAAACCAGTTTTGACAACAGATACCCGCTTTATTCATGTGTCAGAACTTACGAAAGTGACTACTCCTTTACATGTGTTTGTGAATCATGCTCGGGAAAAAGCCAGAGGAGAAGCACGTCATGGCTCCACTGGCACAGGTTTTGGGGAAACGGTTGCTTGGGAATACCATGGAAATACTCCTTTACGTGCAAAAGACATGTTCTCAATAGATACAATCCTGGATTTTCTCCAATTTTATGGTCAGAACATGGGATTGGAAGAGCAAGAACCTGGAACCTATCTTGCAATGGCTCGTACTATGATGGATGCATTTAGTCAGGTTTTCAAAGTGGTGGACAATGACCATTTTCTGAATGAACTCACTGTGGGGCATACTGTGTTTGAAGGCGCTCAAGGGTTTCTTTTGGATGAAAACTTTGGTCAACCACCTCACAACACCTGGAGCACTACTACCCCAAGTAATGCCAGAACAATGTTGCGACAAGCTGGTGTGGAGGATGTGACAGTATATGGTTGTTTGAGAACATATGCTACCCGTCATGGTGCAGGTCCAATGCCTTATGAGAATCATGTAACAGTACCAGAACCACACAATGGAACATCTGAATGGGCCGGTGCTTTTCGTACTGGACTTTGGGACCAAAACATGCTGGAATGGTCAATAGAACGTGTAAAACCAACGTATCTTGCCATAAGCTGGTTGGACCAATTTTCCAACATCATGACCAACAATGGACCTGTGAAACCAAATATGTTGGGTCCAGTAGCAATTGAATCATATGGACCTGACCGTTTTGACAGATTATGGACAGTCTGACATTACAATTTTGAGCATTTCGTTGTTGAGTGATGAGTAACTTCACAAAATCATCATTCAAACACAACACGAACACTTGAAATTCATACATGTTGTGGGTTTTTATTGGATGAAATGTCACTCTATGGTTACTTTGTTGGTTGATAGAATAATGAAATGGAATCATTGGAAACAACTAACATACTGAAAACTTACCCCATATTGAAAGTTAAACATTACACTCCACTGTCAAAATTGGTTTTTCCATCCGGAACCAGTAATGATTTAATTGTTTATCTTTCAAACAAGCTTTCCAAAGGCTGGAATCATGTAGCAGCGGGTTCCTATGTCCCATTGTATGATGGATTACTTACTGATTTAAAGAATTGTTCCCCTAATTTGTTTCCATTTCGTTTAGCTGCATTTCCTCCTGTAGGTAAATTGTCATTTGAAACTATTAACACTACGATTAGTGTGAACATTTCATACTTCAAATCAAATATTCGTTCAGCAAAAACGCCAGAGGAGTGGTTGTCATTTATTGCTCCAATCATGCGACATCAGTTGTTGAATGAAAGATGTTGGCATGATGAGAGCATTTTTCGATTCTTCACTCTTAATGCTTTCATTCATGAGAACAAGTCTGATGATACCTATGGTGAATATTTGAAACAGAATATGTCAACACTACTGGACAGGTTCTATAATTGGGATTGGAATTGGGGTGTTCATACTTTAAAACTCATCACTGCTAGTCATGGTGATGGTATTTTACGCTGGAATGCTGTTGTTGAAAAACAGCACAAAAACAAAATTCTCTCATTACGCCAAATTGAGGTAGAACATCTGATGTTCTATTCTTATCGGTATTTTACTTCTTCACGAGATTTTGGGCGTGTGTGGTCTTATGCAATGCAGGAACTCAAACATCCTAAAAGAAGAATTGAGTCAACCGAATTAAACAAACAATGCAACAAACTGCTGAAACATTATATATATGACGCAATTGAATCCAAGTTACCTTATGGTTTGTCCAGTTTCTTGGATAGGATTAGACTGACTTTAATCAATGGAATCAAAGGACAAAATTATCAGTTACACGAGATTTTCAAATTCTGCTGGAGACACAGAAACAGTATCCAGTTACGGACATTTCTTACACTCATTGTTGCTTTGAGTCACCCACGTCTCATGTTCAATCGTGCCGGAACTTCAAAAGCATTGGAAATCATCTGGCAAGGCCTTTGTGGTAAATCAAGTAAAGCTTTCTCTTTTCTGGCATTGATTGAAGATACAGTTACGGAAAACGTTGATGAACTACCAACATTTTCTGACTGGGAGAATTGGTTACATAACGGTCAGCAAATCGATTCATCAATTCCTGCTAGTCTTCTTTTGACATTGGTCCAACAAAAAGACCGGAAGCATTTTCGCAGTAGAGCGTTTCAGGAGCAGGTACGTTTCAAGGTGAATCGGCTGGTGGAGCGTGTGTCAGATTCCAACAGTCTGATTACGTCTTGATGATTGATTTTGAGTACATAAGTTGTTAGCATTGATGTGTGTATCAATAAGATGTCAGGGGAGGTGTGCCCATGTCTCATTCCATAGTGGGAGATACTGTGTACTTTGCTGATGGAACCAAATTGTCGCACATCCATCATGAAACTCAGTGTAATGGGGCATACTGTCCATTGCACAACCCATCAAACCATGAGTACCGTGATTTGCCGTTAGGTTTTAAACAAGGACACATGGTTCGCTATAGTCCTGAGTTTCCTTTGGGTTTCGTTGTGGACCCGGATGATTACCAATTCAATCGCCGTGGTTTTGCCATTTTACGAAACTCGGCAAAATGTGGACAATGTGAAAATGAATTAGTGTCTCAACATCAACACGATTTTGTGACGTGCAAATGTGGACAATTGTCAGTTGATGGCGGTAATGCATATTTGCGACGTATTGGAACCGATTACGTTGAGACATCAATTATTGTGCAGCGGGGAGAGAACTGATGGAATTAAAGAAGTACCATTTCACGTCAAGAAACTATAAACAAGACGCTAGAAGTACCCAAGAGCTTCCAGATGCTCTGAAGGAAATGTTCAGCTATGCGCCTCATATTGCGGGGGTGTTCGTCCATCATGAGAACTTGGACCAACAGGTAAATGATGCTTTGAAATACCTAAAAAGACACGGGTCGCCTTTGCGTTACAAATATTATGACTGCTATTACATGTTCCCAAATATTGGAACGTTTCAATTGAGCCATACATGTAATCCGGGAGAGAAAAAGACTCATTACTATGATAGAAGAATTAATCAGCTTCTATCTGCACACGGCTTTTCCAAGGAACAAGTGTATGACATGTCGACAATCATAGAAGATGGTATGGCAGAGACAGATAAACTTTGGGACGAATACTATCTTTATCATTTGCTGGGTATCAATGAGTTGCTAGCACATGGAGACAATAGTGAGTCATTGGGTGATTACATGGAAGGACACGAAAAAGAGCTGGACACACAATTTGTGAAGTTCCAGTTCACCCAAAATGAGCACACAACTGATTTGTTGGATTGTTACCGTAAAAGTCCTATAGCGTTTCGAAACCGTGCATGGAACAAAAATGGGCCGCTTGTGAAATCTCTGACCAAATCGGAGATTATTCGTTACTTGAAACTGCCATCTTCTCAGAAAAAGAGAGTCACGTATTCAAACTATACACGTGCTCTGAAAAACTTCATTGATGATGTGAGAAAAGTTTCTACGAGTATTTCTGCTTTTGATGTTGAAAGTTTGTTGTCAAGCACATTCATTAAAAGCATGTCAGCCAATCATGATGACATTACTGGTAGGGGGCTCTCAACAAGACCACTGTATAACGAATTCCATTATTTGCTGGATGAGTTGCACTGTGGAAAAAAGCTGAGTGCAGGACTTCAAAAATGGTACACGATGGCTACAGCATTACACAATAATGCATCCAATTTGAAACCAGTTGAAGTCCTATCTGTTTTGGCGGCTATTTTGAATAGTAACATGGCATTTCGTTCATGTGATTTGGAGAAAAGCTTGACCATTATCAGTACAGCGGTTTCTAGTCACAACACTGTAGAAGCAGTCAGATTCATTACTGAAATGGTTCTGGACTATGATGATGTTCTGGCTTCATATGGAGAATGGATGAAAAATTTGTCAAGTGCGGACAACAGTGTTTTTGACTTGGTTCCTAGTTTAGCTATTGCGCTTATGGTTGGGGAAGGAAAAACTGAGCTGAAACGTTACAACAACCAACGAACCATGGAATTCAAATCAGCCATGAAGCCTTATTTGTGACAGTTCTCATAGAACAAGGCCAACCCAGCTACGGTTTGTGGTCAGTTGAGTAAAGGATGTGCCATATGAACACTAATCAAACCTTACTGATGTGGTATTTATGAATGAGCCATCAGAACGTATGAATGATACAGTGCAACTTCTTGTTCTGTCAGTTATCAAATCGATTGAGCATCATGCTGATAGGTTCAAGGATACAACAGTGCTTTTGGACCTTCTGATGCGTTTCGTTCGTGAGGCTGATAGTATTTTAAGAACTGAAACCAGGGAAGAAGCATTCAAAGCAATAGCAGAGTTTTTATGGCGTGAAAAAACATCATTGACTCCACCAGAAATGTTGTCTTTTCTGATTACAGTTCTTCACCCAAGCCTTCTGGTTGATGGTGAGATGGCTAGCTTACAAGACGTATTGGATTTGTTTCATACTCTGCTTGAGAAAGACCCGCATCAAGTGGAGTTGGTTCGATTCATTCACCGTGTTTACATGACATATGATGGACCTCTTTGTACAATTGAGGATTGGAAGAATTATGTCAACATAGAGGGCGCAGATTTTTCATTGGAGCCATCACTATTGTTTCAGATTATGACATCTGAAACAATTGATGAAACAGACAAACGTAGGGCAAATTGTAGTGTTCTAACAGAATACAGGCGTTTGTATCAGACATTTTAACAGATTACGCAATGTAATAACAATTACAACAGTAGATTTATTCATAGTTGTCCCCTGTTTAGGTTTTATTGTATAATTAATCCAAAGTTTTAACACTTGTGTTTTGGTCGCTATTAAATGAAAGCATGTAGGTATGAGAACTAAATCCCTGAAGTTCATGCCTTCGAAAGAGGTTCAATACCTTTCCGAAGATGAACGAGACAAGTATTATTTGACTTTGAGAGCAATGGGTCAAAACATAGAGCGTTACGATTCTATTGTACTGGTACCAGAAACTTTGAAGTTAGCACAAGTGGGAGTCCCTTATTCCTACCACACAATGGGACCTATCACATTCTCGTTTTTGAAGAGAATGTGGAAAACAGGCAAATTCAATAATACTTGGGCATCTGAACAGACTTTTGCTGAAACAATTAGAAAATTTGTGATAGAACGTGTAAAAAATCATGATGTGGGAATGTATTTCTTCAACAAATACGCCAGCAGCGACTACGACGAATTTCCGATTTTCTCGTTTATTGCTTTGAATGAGTTTTTGTCTACCACCGTGATGGAGCGAACATACAAGGATTATTTGGATGAGCATTGGGACCGAATATACGAGGATTTTCAATCGTTCAATATTCAATTGTTTCCACATACTGAACAATTAGCTAAATCATTCAATTTCAGTAGGAATAGTTATTATAGTCCCATATATCCACAAATAATTCATCATGGGTGGCTCAAAAAGAAAGACCATACAAACATTGAGAGTTTGACTCGCCAAGATATGAAAACCCTGTTTGAAGGGCCTAAATCTTGGTATCAAGGTACAGTCAAATCCTCATTCAGCCATAAACTGGAAATGATGATTGCTTGGTTGCATGACGGCGTTGAAGAAAAGATGCCATCTTCTGCAACAGTGATGGAAGAACTTAGACTTTTGTATCGTGATGCTGTTGCACGTACCCCAATAGTACAAATTCCGAAGTTGGAAGCAACGTCAATAATGGAAGCTTGTATTCGAAACATGTGTTCAAAACAAATGACTGATGAAATAAATCGTGTCACAATCAACCAAGTAAGCACAGCACGCATACAATCCATTATTCGTCATGTAGCCGAACTAGAACTAAAAGCACAAGACGTAATGCTTTTCATCTATGTATTAGCAAATAGAAGCGCTTTCTCCAATACAGGAAATTATCATGCAACCATTAGTTTCTTTGAAGAAGCTGTTCAACATTTGGGAACCAATGATTTCATTGATTTGATTCACTGTTTGGGTGATATAGCAATGGAATATGATGATGCTCTTCCTACACTTACTGATTGGCAGAAAGCTGTACAAGAAAAAATGGATTTCACTTTGCCTCCCTCATTGTTGATTAGTCTGGTTGATGCGCCAGAACAACGCACAAAACCGAGGAAAGCCCCTGCAATGTTGAAGGCACTTCGAGAAGTCTTGAAAACGTGAAAATTCCTGTTCTATTGTGATGAGTTCATAGATACACAAATACGAAAAACACAATGGCTCTTCATCACTGAATTGGACTATGGGGGCAATTCCATACGAACAAGTCAAGTGTTCAGAATAGGATATTGAACAATGATATCGAGGAATTGAGGAGAGACATGGAATTGACTGAATTGTCCCAACAAATGAATCAGGCCCTATGTCATGCTCCTGAACAGTATCAAGTTGATATGCACCAGGATGGTTCAGTTGAAGTTACAGATTTAGCCAAAGCATTGAACACTTCTGAAAGCATGATTCATAAAATTGTTGATGAAGATAGCAGTGGTCATTATGCTGTTGTTAATGGTCGTGTTTGGGCTACTGAAGGACATTCTATTCCAATAACCATAGAATTAGATTCAGTTGACAATCCTGGAACTATTTATCATGGCACCACAGCATCAAAAGTAGGCACTATCCGTGAATGGGGTATTGTTCCTGGTTCACGACTGTTTGTGCATTTGTCATCAGATGAGAAAATAGCATTATCTGCTGCCCGTCAACATAAGAGCATACCTGTTGTACTGAGCATTGATGGTAATGCAATGCAAGCAGCAGGATTGAAGTTTTACAAAACCTTGAATGATGTGATTCTAACCCAGTATGTTCCTTGGAGCTTTGTCACCTCTGTCATTGTGTATCCATAATGAAACATTACACACTGATACATTCAAGGTTATTGGCTTTTGTCGTCGTTTATGGTCATGATGGCTGTTTCCCGTCCCACTGAAGCAGATTGATGCCTAACACACCTTGCTCAATGGCGTCATCGTCAGCTCTGTGAGTATGCAGCAGCTTTGGGAACAAACTTTTTGGCATGTACCGTTTTATACTCTTTCTGATTGGTTTGTGCGACTTGGCTGCGAACAATGTTTTCAAATCCAGTACTCGGGAAAAACCGAAAGGCGATTCGACTCCAAATCGAATCATGTACCAATACACGAAAGTCCAGTCAAATGATGCTGGATAAGCCATGAAAACAGATGGAGCTTTGTAGTGTTTTTCTTGTTCAATCACCCATGTGACAAAACCAGACATAACATCAGCTGGGTCGTCTCCATGTTCTTTCATCCACTGAAAATGTCGTGAACCGTCCATATCTGGTCTACTATTGTCAAATCCGTCCAAAATACCCACATTTATAGCATCAGGAATATAATGCTCAGAGATTGGCTGTAACTCAGCATAGAAAACATTATTGGTCTCTGTATGGTCGAAATGTACAAATGTTCCATCACAGGTTCTTGCGCCGGCTGTAAAGGCACCAATAGATGACATGGAGTAAAGACCAGGAATCGGCCCCGTTGCTTCAATGTCCACAGAAATGTATATCTCGTTGAATCCAGTCATGTCATCATCCTATCATTTGTTGTCAACCAACCTGTGAATTTTGAATCCAATGCAAACAAACATTCCATAACACATAATATAATATTAGGCGCTATCTCTTTAAAGTGTGTTCATTGTTGATTTATGGTTTGAATACTGATATGAGTGCGAAAATATTGGTTTTGGTAGTAACTCGACAACTAAGCTGAATGATACTGTTGTGGTAATCTAATATGATAGCAGAGTACAGTGTTTCATTCATGAGAAAATGTGAGGACGAACATGAAACGGTGGTGGCAATCAGTTTCTAAAAAGAAGAAAACGGCAGTTGTTGGAACTAGTGCTTTCATGGCTGTGTGTGGTTTCATCGTTAGCGGAATAGTGGGAGCTGGGATGGTAAAACACAACCATGAATCACAACAAGCTTACGTTTATGCGCTTCAATCAATTCATGCCACTGCTAAACGATTAGAACAACAAACTCGTCACATGTTTCAAGAATTAGTGGAACAATCTGACCAATTGTTGAAAGATACTGACAGTAAGATTATTACTCCCAATCGAGCAAACCTTCATACCTCTCTTAGCGTGTTTCGTTCCCTTTTGGATACAGAATTGTCTACAGAAGCGAATATGGATGAATTGGTTACAAATAGAAACAAGTTTTTGCAAGCCATATCAGACATTCAGCCTAAATTTGAGGATTTGAAGCATTCATTGGATACATGGAATGAGACCAAGACCAATGAAGCTGCGCAGGATGAGCAGCAAAAAACGCTTCACAGTACTGAAAAAGCCAAACAAGACGACTTGGCAGAAGAACTTAAAGATTCTGTTGCAGCACAGAGAAGAAAAGATGCGCAACGTGAAGCGGACAGAGCGAGGCGGGAACGTCAAGAAGCTTTGGCAAGGGAACGGCAACGTCAAGCAGAAGAAACAGCGAAGAAACGAGCAGACGAGACAGAATTGACACCTGTTCCGTCTCCGTCCGCAACACCTACACCTGTTTCCAGCCCATCACCAACACCTAATGCAACTACTCCAATACCTGTGATAGAAAACTGAAGTAAGACATGAGAAGAAAACTGCTAGATAAAAGATGGTATTGAATTATTATTGTGAATGATTCATGTATGGGACATGTTTCTGTCAAGATGTGCATAATGATAACATTACAACTGTAGAAACAATATTATAGTAGCACAAGTAGAGGAGAAAATCATTAAAACAATCCAATGCACGCTTCAAATAGGGTTGAACGATTTACATAGAAAAATGGCACAGGCCCAGAAATTTTTGAAAGCCAAGGAGCAGGTCCGAGTCGTTGTTATTCTAAAGGGACGACAAAGAATGAGACCAGAACAGGCAGTTGATTTCCTGACTACATTGTTTAACACATATTTGACTGAGTATGGACGTTGTGTGAGACAACCAAGTGTGAAGAATCTATCTATCATGGTGATGCCACGATGACCACAGTACCTTTTAACCATCTGTCATTATGGCCGTTTGGATTAACAATCATAGTGCTTGTTGTTGGCATGGTAATAACCGCGCATTATTTCAATTTGAGTTTTTCAGCAACCCAGAAAACTGATTCGCTTGCCAAAGCTCTTGTAGTGGTTCCAGTTTTGATGGCTACAATATTATGTTACATACTGGCCACACACTACAACAGAACCAATAATCACGAGAATATTATTGCCACAATAGAAACTGCAACAAATGTAACGAATCTGAAGCTTTTGGAAGGAAAGGCTCCAATTTGTACGCGAGATTTTCAAGGGTCTGTGCAAGCAGCAACATGGCGTACTGGGGATGCATCCAATGTAGGGATTTTAGTTGGTAAACGTGAAGAGAATGGGTGTGTATTCTCTCTTAAAAACATTCGGTGAACTTTTAAATAGTCTTAGTATGATAATCTTCTGTTAGAGAACCATTCAAAAGCTAACAATGGGGATAATGGAAGGGATGTATCATGAGGTACCATTTCAGCGAGACATTGGGAAAATCTGTTCGCTGTGATGCTCGCGAAGGTCATTGTCCTCTGGTTCATGGTGATTCTGCTGATGCTGCAAAACAAAACCATGAATCCATGATGGCCCACTCAATGATTCCAACATTAAAAAAGCCCCGAAACCATCCCCATTCCTCAATTAGTGTAAGTGCAGAAGAATTATGTGCTCGTTCAGCGCAAGTGTTACGTGAAACACCTTTGAAAAAACTGGATGCGGCACAACTGGCTCAAACATTACGGCATGAAGCAGCATTGTTGGGCTTGAATGCTGAAATTGTCGATTCGTCAGTAGATTTGGCTACTATCCTGCATGCACATCAAATCAGAGGCAATCGAGGTAACTTTGCGACCACGCCTTATATTGAACATCCTCTACGTAATGCGGTACGTTTGATACGTTTGGGTGCACAGGACCAAGATGTAATTGTTGCTGCTGTTCTTCATGACACAATTGAAGATGGGGCAAGAGTTTTCATGGACAAATTTCACGGGGTAACTGATTGTGATGAATTGACAGCACGAAACACATTACGTCAACACATCAATGACGCTTATGGTCCTCGTGTTCTTCATTTGGTGGATGCAGTGACAAATGATTACATTGCAGACCAGGACAAATCACGCATGTCAACAGAAGTCAAGAACAAGCGTTATCACGACCACGTGGCCAAAGCAATTGAAAATCATCCTGGAGTATTTTTAGTAAAAGTAAGCGATTTCATTGACAACGCAACAGGGCTTTACAACAATGACATTCCTGAACGAAGACACAAAACGAAAAAACAAGCTATCAAGTATCTTCCAGTAGTAGAGGTTTTCAAACATTCCATGATGAAGCTGAATCTGCCAATTTCAGAACGTGGTAAAGCTGTGATATGGAAACAATTGTGCAACACTACCAGCAGGTTACAAAACATTATCAACAAATACTCAAATTGAAGTGTTTCCAACATTGTAGTTGTTTTGCCTCCAATAAGTTTTTAGTATGTTGAAAACTACTGCATATTAGTATAGATGTGGAAATCGTTCACCTCGTAATGGCATCAAAATGTGAATGTTTTGGTCAAATAATCACGCGATGACAGTTTCCCATGTTTTATTGTATTCAAGTTCACAAATTCTATCAACATGGCAACTGTGGTTTGTGGGTAATCATCCAATCCCACATTCAACACCTCAATGCTTGAAGGAGCCAAAACAATTGTTAACCGGTCAGGAACGCCATTTTCACCAAATTGTTTCTGATGACTGCCAATAATACCAACAACTCTGGTGACACCAACATGCAAACTGGTAGTACCTAAATTTTCAAGGCTTAATGAGATAATTTTCAGTTCATTCTCTTCCTGAACTGATGAAACAGAAACACTTAGTTGGTCAGATAATGACTTACTGTTTGAGGTTGATAGAGTTTGTGTTGGAGTTACTCCTGTTTCTTCTGCTGGCTGTTCTGACCAGAGAGAAAGCAACAATACTAGTATCATCACCAAAGTGACTATTCCAAGTCCAATAACCGCTTCAATCATCGTATTGCCATTATTCCTTGTATTGTATTCATGTTGATTTCAGAATACCAAATCATGGTTCCATATGATTCAAAGTTGAATCAGTCAATTTGACACCACAGTGTTTGAATGGTGTAATGGTATGAGGTAGATTTGGAGGTTCCATGACAGACAACGACATTGAGTACAGCCTTTCTGAGGTTTTGGATTGGCCAGTGTCAATAGCAGAGTTCAATTCTGAGGGTACGGCTTCAGAACTGGACCAATTACTGGAAAAACAGGACCCAGATGTACTCATGAGGTGGGTGTTCCAACGTAGTAACACTCCAGAATTCCAGGCCGCCCTTGATGTTAGGGGCAATTTTTACAAAGTACTTCGACATCTGCTCATTAACATCAAACGAGCAAAAGGGTATCTTCCATATGAGGATGGAACTAAAAGAAAGTCATATGTTGCTATTCGTGAAGCAACGCTACCCTACCGTTCAGTGTTTGAGCGGTTATCGCTGCTGAACACAAATATTGATGAGTACAAAGCGTTCAATGCTATGGCGGCTGAAGCTTTTTCGCGTATTCGTGAACAGCAACAACGTGAGGAGGGGACATTCCTGGCATACACCAAAGATACCATTGGGTCTTTGGTAGCAGTAGGGGATTATGTCTCTGGTAGCGCTGAGTGGCATCATGCGCGTAACAATGGCATTGGTGGCTCAGATATCCACAAAATCCTGAAATCCAACCCAGAATATGGAGCACGAGATTATCATTCATTGCTTCTTCAGAAAGTTGGATTGTCCATTCTTCCTGTTGATGATGACTCCCGTCTTGACAAACGAACAGCTGTAGGGCGGGGAAATGCTTGGGAAGAAGCTATCCGACATATGTACATGAAGAACTCTGGGAAACGCATCGCTTTCTGTAAAACCTCATGGGCCGGGACTGGCGAGTTTTCCCACTGTCATGCAAATTTTGACGGTTTAGAGCTTGATGATACCAATACTCCCGTTGGTATCGTAGAAATCAAAACAGGCGTTCACAATAGCTCTAAATGGGGAGACACTGAAGATGGCTTTGCAGGAATGCCAGTTGGGTATCGACAGCAAGCCATTTGGTATGCGGGATTGGCTGGTTTGAAAACGGTTACTTTGGTAGCTGTTTTGGATGATTATGACTATCGCGAGTACCACTTCAACATGGATGACCCACGAGCTGTTGAAGAGTGGGAACACATGAAAACCGCAGCAGCCGAATTCTGGCATGAAGTAGAGACCATCAAAGAGGAATTGGCGGCTGGGGTGAATCGTTTTGCAAAGAAGATTCATAAAGGGTTCCCAAAGAGTGTCAATATGAAAGACTGGGCGTACAAAGTAGCAGCATACTCTGGGGATACGGTGGAGCATTGTTATCAAGTTGTACGCGATGCTTTCACCAAAGTCAAGAAAGACGGCACTAGTTATTCCCCCACACAGATTCAATCAGTTTTGACATCTGTGTACGCTGCGCACAATCCGTCAATCCGCACCCAGCCTATAGTTGGTATTGATTTGGAAACGAGTGCAGCGTCTCCTGCTAAAGGGCGTATTTTGGAAACCGCCATTGTCCGTTTGTCTCCAGATGGTAATGTGGAAACATTGCTGTCTACTCTTCACGGGATAAGTGCTGACGTGATTGATGGAGTAGGTGTGGGACTGGAGTCTTTGCATCGTATTACTCCTGATATGGTGGCAAACAAGCCGGAATTTGAGGATGAAGCCAATGTGACAGCTATTTGGGACGCTCTTCATGGTGCAGTGCTTGTAGCTCATAATGCCACATTTGAAAAAGAGTTTCTGGCAGTGAATCTTCCAGGGTTTGCTGAAGCGTTGGATGATGGTAGTTTGTTGATTTTGGATACTAAACAAATTGCATCTCATCTTATGGTTACATCTATTGACAACTCATTGCAGTCGTTTTCAGAAGACAATGGAGTACCATATGTGGATGCACACGCTGCTGAAGCTGATACGGTAATGATGATGAAAGCGTTGTATAATTTTCAGAGTTCTTTGCATCGTAATGGGGTGTTCGTCCCTACCCCAGTTGACCATGAAGAAATCCATGATGTATCCAATACGATGGTTAGGCGGTAGTTGTTGAACTATTGTAATAGTGTGTCAGATTTTTTGTTAATCGTGAGAGTGTGTTAGAATAATCCCATACGTTTTTGTAGGTTGACTCATTGGTCGATTAGAAACTAAAGACTGGATTCATGATGTTTCGCTGTTGGACATCAATTCTAGCCCCAGAGTTTCATTGATAAATAGGACTGAGAGGAGTTCCAATGTCTCGAACAGAGAAAGATATTCCTTACCATGTACGTACAATGAAGTCAGGACATATTCATCATGACCACTCATGTTTAGGTCATACATACCGTTCCATTGTAAAAATGAACGAACTATCTATTGTCATTCCAAAAGCTGATGCCAAAACCTTGGCGCAATATCGCGAATTTTTACATAACCTAGGTTCTGAATATTTCTACGAGGAAAAGGAGCTACCAGCACGCATTGATTACAATATTTATGCTGACAATGACGTAATCAGACCTAAATCAATTGCGTTCGCTGTATATCGTGAACGCACGCAAGAAGTGAACCCGTATTGTACGGATATCGCTCATTATGATGCAAGAACTGGAAAGGATACTCGTACTGGATTACGTGCTGAATGTCGACCTGTTGTTTCACAACGTCAGCGTCATCATTGTTCATATCCTTCATGTGGACATCCAGCACCAACATCACGCGAGCGTCGTCGAGTTGCGCTCAAAAATTTGGCACAAGTTTACAACAACAGTATGGACTTTGATGTATTGGATGATTGCCCTGAGTTGACGGAATGGGACGTAACAAAAGACAAACGTCCAAACAACTGGGCTAGAATGTGTTAATTTCTCCCAAGATATGAGGTATCACTCAACTAGGGACATAAAGAACCCACTGAATTTTTCATCAGTGGGTTCTTATTGTTTTAAGTTATCTACTCAAATGGGGTATTCTTCTTCAGATTCCGGTTCAGGGTACTCTTGTGAAAAGAATAAATCAATCTCATTCTCAACATCTTCTTGAGTTTCTCCTGTGAATGTTTTCTCTTCCCCATCAGGTAGTTCAATTGTTACACTAATTGCCATAATCTTTCCTATCTCAATCCCATTTCAATATATCCATCAGTTTACCGAAACGACTAGTGACTTTATTCAAAGCTGTACGCACCATACTCATATCACCTTTAGACCAACCTGCAACATAAGGAGCTGAGAATGCGGCGCCTTCCTTTGGTCCAAGTCCAGCTCTTTGCAGCAACATGTAACCAAGCGCCTCAGCTTCAGTTTCCTTAATTCCTCTATGTTTTACATATTCCTGCATATCCTCATCCAAATGCCCCATTGCAATATGGCCTAATTCGTGTGCTAGAACAGCCGCTTGTTGCGCTTCTGATAAACGAGGGTCTATTGTCACTTCTTTTGTGGTGGGATTGGTCGCGCCCAAAGTTCCTTTCAATCTTTCTGGGTCTGACGCTGTTTCCGCATGAACGACTTTGTATCCATATGATTGAACCACATTCTTCATGTCATCCACATATTGCGATTTGATTTTTGTAGTGACGGGTTTCATTTGTAGTGGATTCTGAGGAACTGGTTCACCTTCTGTTTGACTGACATCAAAAACAGCTACAGAACGCCAACCATATGTGTAACGTTGCATGACTGGTTGGCCGTTTTCATCCACTAATTGATTACCTTGAGCGTCTTTAACAGGATATTTGCGTTGTAATGGTGCCAGAATGTAAAGAGCTGAACCTTTTCCAGAGATGACTTTACGTCCTCGTTCATTCCATTGTTTGGCTCCACAAGCATCAAGTTCATTTATGGTGTCAAATAGATTGTTGGTAACTGGTAATCCGTTTCGTTTCCGATATGAGCGCAATTGCAGAGCTGCTAACAGAATGTTGTTGGCGCTCCATCTCTGTACCCCATTTTTGGACATCGCATCCAAGAATTTTGCCAATCGTCCATCTTTGATTAGTTGTTCAACCTCACGGTCAAGAGTTTCCTGCATTTGGCGAGTACGTTCATCACGTTCCATTCCAGCAAAATTAATGTCTTTGTCATCATGTTCATTCATGGTGCGTTTACTCAAGGAATTGGTGGTTCCATGCCCTTCTTTCAACGCTTTCTTTCTTATCCTTTCCTCTGCTGCTTGTTGGGCTTCTTCTGCGGTTTCATAGTGTCGAGGGTCATCAGCACGGTAGAATCGACACCTTTCCATGCTTTTGGCATAACAGCGTTTCGATTCGTCTTTATCGTTGATGTGATACATAGGATGGGCCTCCAAGAAACAAATTTGACATCTGTAGTTTTCTTCTCTAAGCTAAATGTACAGAACACATAAGTTTGGAGGTTAGGCAGAATGTCAGCAGATTACACAATGGTTACAAATCTTGATACTCCTGGCAACCGTCGTCTTCTAGACACTATGGTTGAAGGTGTGGAAGAAATTCTGCCTGGACTGTTCAGCCATGGTTCCAATTATAGCGAACTTCTGCATGAGTTTTGCGCCCAGTCTTCTGGATATATGGAGGTTGGTTCATTATCCACTCTAAAGGCGGCTCTTTCAGGTGATGGTGGCTACATCCCTGACCCAATCGAAAAACTAACTGAAGTACTGGGTGACGGGATGTCATACCATGTAATTACTGACGAGCTGATTGAATCGGCTCTGAATGCTTATGATGTCCCAAATGACTCCTACTATGATAATCTGATTCTCCCAGAAGTACTCCGTGAGTTCATGGAGGCTCGTAAGGGTCATCTACTTATGTGCTTCAACATGTGAACGCAACTATTGGCTAGTCATACATATATACCCCTGAATAAGCTCGCTATATTCTCGCTTATTCAGGGGTATATCCTATGTTTGAACAACTGTTGAAACGTTTCCTTTCAATGGTGGGACTGTATCTCTAATAAGCTCCTTAATCAAGTATTTTGCTGTTTATCATTTATGAGGCCTTTATGCACGATATTCCCAATCAATCTAATACAGTTTATGCTCCTATGAAACCGATTCTGAAAATACCAACAATGACAGAAGCAGAATGGGTGTTGGAACTCAGCAGAAGATACTATCAGAAACACCACAAAAGCCTTTTGCCGGTAATGGAAGGCAATATTGTGGGGTATGGATTGTTGGGTTCGAGCGTTTACGGACTGCATCATTCTGACAGTGACCGAGATGTTTTGATTATCACAGCGACATCCAAAACCGTGATTTTAACCATGTGTTCAGTAACGAGGGTGTAGATGTTCGTATTACCTCAATATTCAACCTAGCTCATTAATTACTTAAAGGCATTCCCTCCGAAGTTGGCCTTCATGCTTCAGGTTTGGTGACTATCAGGAATCCGTACAAATCTTATTACAATGCCATACGCTTCAATCAATGGCGTTATTTGGACCGAATATATCGTCATGCTCGTTCAGATGTCAGTAAAGCTTTTAGCAACAAGAAATCTTCTGACCGCGTTGCTAAAAGCTTGAAAACAGCATTACGAAGTTTTGTAATGAGTCATCGATACCGGAACGAGCACCATTCCCTACCACGAACACTGTTCACAAATGCAGAACGAGAGAATTTTTATCGTGAGTTGTATTTTTTTGAAAGAAACGCTATCCCAGAATCAGCATTTGACGGAAAGTATTGCAATTCAGCTGGTGGCGGAAGCTGCTGAAAGAATCTGAACATATAGAGGGATACGTAGAGGTTCAGAAGCCTCAAAACATTACACTGACAACCAAGTAACTGTAACAATGTTGACAGTTCCATGTGTTGAGTCTTTGTACGATAACTGGTAACATAACTTTGCTAGGTTCTAAGGGAATATGGATGTTGTGAAACCTCAGCATGTTGTACCAGTATTGGATACAACTATGCATCGCCTTAGAAACTATATGTTGTTTGTAATTCGTATTATGTGTGACATTGCTGCATGCTTAACAGTAATAGGAGAAACCATGACCACTGCCATTTATCACCTTACAGCCATTGGTCCCAAAAGGTGTTATGCGCAACCTGGTAATTGTCCCATAACACGAAATACGGATGATTCTCATTACCAAACACTCCAAGCGGCACAAGTCGCATTTGAGAAACGTATGAAATCTCAATGTGGAGGAACTTCTTGTAAAACCATGTCCCGCCAGAAAAATAATGATTGGATTGAACCAGTCATCATAACGCCAGCTTCAGACAAACTGGAGTATTTGAATGACATCAAATCAACATTGGAATCATTGGGGGAGTCTCTAGATGTTGAATCTGAAGAATATTGCGTAAAAATCATCAACGGTGAAATCCCAAATGAACTGCCGAAACAAATGCAGGAAAATTATGCAGTAAGTACGATGGCTCATTCATTGTTGTGTGAGACAGGATACTATGCCAAAGTTACACGAAAGTTTGCGAAATCTTTGGCCAGAGTGGTGGGAAATGGCACTTTGTTGGACCCCATGGCAGGTAAAGGATATCTGGTGAAGGCCTTACGAGATGAAGGGGTTAAAACCATTGGAACGGATGATAATTCCTGGCAGTTGTCTCAAGGGTTGGAACAGATGGATGCTCAGGATGCATTGAGAAAATACGGGGACTCAATTACACACTTGGCTATTGTGTGGGCGCCCTATGATAATACCATTGATGCAAAATTAGTTCAAATGGTAAAAGATGATTACCCACATGTCACTATTGTCAATGTGGGAGAACCATATGGTGGATGTACTGGAAGTGACCGTTTCTGGGATGAAGTAATCATAAGTTCCAATCAGCCATTGTCATATGAAACAAGCATACATCTCAGTGATGAGGCATTGATAGTAAAACCTCGATGATTTATACAATTGGTAAAATTATTATACAAATATTCTTATACAATTGGGTAGAGATTCATGATTCCTCAGAAGCATATTATTGGTATTGTATTGTCCAGCATGGTGGCTGTAATTCTGATTATTGTTGCATTTAATATGTATGGTCAATTATTGTTTAACAAACCAGAAGAAGTGGCCAGCATGAATCCATCTGCTGAACCGCTACCCCATCCAATTCCTACCAATACTCCTGATTACATCATTTCAGAACCATCATATACAGTAGGGATATATGATGAAACCGATGGAAAAACAGTTGTGAAAAATGGAGTCATCACATATTACTCCAAAGGTAGCAGTTCATGTCTGCCAGAGGTCGTTTCTGCCAACAAAGATTCTGAAGGTGTCTATCATTTGCAGTTGAAACGGGTCCCCATCAATCAAGCTTGCACAATGGATTTACGTGCTTTTGAACAAACCATTTCAAGAGCGGATGGACACTCGATTCCTCAAAATGCCAAAATCGTGGTAGACTTGTAATCATCTGCTAGATTGCAACTGTGGAAACCATCCGAGTTACTGGTTGATTATTAACCACTCCGTGTATGGAAACAGTAAATCCAAGCTCATGATTGTATAGTTAACATTTAAAAATTGATTAGGACAATTTAGTGACTGGTAATAATCATAATCTCATGGAACTATACGATTCACAATCTTGCTGTTCTATAACAAGTGAGCATTTTGTTACCACAGCTGAAACATGTAATCATTGTACTACTAATCCTTCCAATGCTTGTTTTACTTCCCATATTGTCTCCACAATTGTTGATGACACTGAAATGTTTACTGTAGAAGACAATTGGGGTGATACAGTTGAGTTGAAGGCAGGGGAGTTGAACGATGAGGCTCGACGGGTTTTTCTACAAGGACAATGTTTGGGATTGGCTACAGTATTGTCTGAATATTTTGGGACCAATCAGATAGCTGTTGAGTATGTTGAAACCGAATCTGAGGTGCTACTGTTTGATGCAGAAACACAACAGCTGGTATTAGATGAACATGGAGACCCCATACCAGAAATGGAGAAAATCTTATTCCATGCTTATGCTATTGACATGGACGAAAATTTGTGGGACGTCGATGGGCTGGTTGACCATAAAACTCAACAAAACATGATGAATAATGCCAGCAGAAATCTGGTTCAAGGTGATGTTACAACATTGAAACAGGAGTTTGCTGGTTACTTGCCGAATCAGGATGAAATGTTTGCTGCAACAGTGATTCCAAGGATTCTTGCAATGCAAACTTCATAACCATAATACTATCCTATTAACATTGAGATAGGAACGAAAACCTTGGTGTAACCGATTGTTTTAGATATTAGGAGCATGATGAAAACAAAGATTTTTGAACATTTGGTATCAGCGCTACAAGACTTAGGCGACATTATTGAAAATACGACTTCTGATGGTGTTTTCAGACTGTATTTATTGAGTGAATTAACTCTTGTCTCCAAACAGATGAATAATACATGGGAGCCAGATGGCATTACTTTTGAACTGTTTGGTAATGAGTTCTTTTTAATGCCAGATGGTAGCATTTCTGTTACAGACGAGGAAATGGGTCAAGACAGTGTATATGCTTTAACTGATGGGAACTTGGACAAAGCTGTGTTCAGTTTTCTTCAATGGAGGGTTTCAGTGTTGGAGAAACTGCATATTTGATTAGATGGTAGCGGTTAGAAATGGTAACAGGCTATTCTGAGGAGAACCGCTATGAGTATGAGGCTTTATCATATAACCAATGATGGACCACGTCTGTGCAAAGTGGTAGCAGGAACATGTCCATATGCTGCCCAAGGTGGAAAGCATTTTGACAATCAACAAGAAGCCCAAGCGGTTTATGAAGCCAAAATGACCCAAGAATATGGCGAACTGGTTGGAAAAGTTGTAGCACGTAACATTGGTCAATCACCTATCCAACGTTATTACAGAAAAATGGAGAAATTGGGTGAGGACAATGCTGCTGTGCGTTTTGTTATGAATTATCGTGCCATAAAACGTTACACACCCAATGTTCGCAATATTGTGCGTCAGCAACGTAGACGTGACCGTATAGCGGCTTTGAAAGCATATCGTCGAAAAATGTTGAAACGAAGCAAGATTTTCCTGCGAACCAAGAGTAAAGAACTGGTAAAAGCTACTGTACGTAACACTCGGATTGTTTCAGAAATGTTACGGGCCAAATATTATGAGCATCAAGGTATTAGGACAGGTATTGATGGGCGTCCAATGATTGTTAAATCTTGACAATCTATGGTGTGGAAGATACCCTGATATGTTACTAATTGTAGACAACCAGGAGATATAAATATGAGCGGTAATCCGCGTTTCACCATGACGCACGGGCTTCCAGGGTCGGGTAAAAGCACTCAGGCAGAACAAATGGTTGCGTCTGACCCTGAAAACACTGTTCGTGTGAATCGTGATGACATTCGTACTGCGTTGTTCGGTAGCGAGTATCATAACCAATCGCCTCGCAAGAAATGTGAAGAACAGGTAACAGCAGTGCAGGATGAGTTGATTCGTCAAGGATTGGCTGCTGGAAAACATGTTATCTCAGATGATACCAATTTGAATCGTAACGTGGTGGAACATTTGCACAATTTGGCCTCAATCTACAATGCTGAGATTGAACAGTTGTATTTTGATGTTCCTGTTGATGTGTGTAAACAGCGAAATATTGTTCGTGGTCAACAAGGTGGGCGTTGCGTTCCAGAACATGTTATTGATGCTATGGCCCAGAAAGCTTATGATGACAAGGGGCATTTGAAAGAATACATTGTCTCCAAAACATCTGGAAAAGTGTCAGTGGTTCCGTTTCACACTGATGGCATGGACCGGATAGCGAAATTTGATGAGGAAATGTCTCAACGTTATCCAATGATAGGGAATGCTATTATGTTGGTGGATTTGGATGGGACATTGGCTCACAACCAAAAAGATATGAATGAGGCTTTTGGTGTTCCTGGGCAGAAGAAGAATTTTCACAAGTTCCACAAAGCGGCTGAATATGCTCCAGTTAACACACAAGTATTGAATCTGATTCGTGAAATGCGAGCTGAAGGTATAAACATTGTTGCATTGTCTGGAAGAACGGATAACTATGCACAAGAGACCATTAATTTTCTGGAACGTGTTGATGCCCCGGTTAGTAAATTGTTGCTGAAACGGTTGAATGATTATCGTACTGATACAGAATACAAGCTAGAACAGTTGAAAAAACTGCGAGCTGAAGGTTTTGCTGTAGTTGGTGCTATTGATGACCGTCCTCGTGTGATACAAATGTTCCAACGGGAAGGATTATTGGTTTCAACAGTTGAACACACTGAGCCACAGGACCCTTCCACAGTGTCTTCATATCCTGAACCTGCGGTAACCACTGTTTGGAATTCAGGTTGTTGTATACGTTGTGGACAGCCTCTTAAACACGGAAACATCGGACCCGTGTGTAGAACAAAAATTTGAGTGAGGAATAGGACCATGTACCATATGACGGATGACGGGCCTAAACCATGTATAGCCAAACCAGGGAATTGTCGCAAGAAGGGTGAACATTTCAACAGTTTGTCAGATGCCGAAAAAGCCTACCACAATAGCCAAGAGCCGTTGAAACGTTTACGGAAACAGTCGGTTCGGGTTGGATTGCCACAAACTGAGTTCAAAAACGTGGCACAAGGTTTGAAATATAACTCATATGTTGGTGTCAAGGTTTCTGAGACTCTTTTACAAGAGCATTTGCAAGCATGGCGGCAACATGTAGGAGCTGAAACAGCAGAGGCCATGGAGACAGCAAAAATACAACGCGATGGTGGTTATTATTTTCACGTGACTTTGTTAACTCCCAAAGAAACCAGACAGCTTCGTAAATCTGGTGTTTCATTGCCTGTTGATACTTCCATGTCTTTCACATTGGATGGGGTTGGCAGTGTAAGAGATGGGGAAAAAGAAGCTTGGTACATATTGGTCAAATCGCCTGTCATGAATGCTTGGCGACGAAATGCAGGGTTGCCGCCCAAGGATTTTCACATCACTATTGGATTCATTGGCGGGGATGTGCACACTGTTGACAAGAATGACAGTACAAAACGTATTATTTGACTCGTTTGATGAAGTTTTGTTGACAAGTTGATTGTTTTTAGTGGACATGATTATGGTTATCTGATAAAACGATATATAGGGGACGACGAGTCAGATAGTCAAGGAATATAACATATGTGTAGAAAAAATCGACGTTGCCCATCATATAGTGACCCAGTAGCTATTGCAGCCCGGAACGCCCGGAGACGAGAACGTTATCATGCCAGAAAACTAGAAAAAGCTTCACAAGAGTCAAATACTTCAGGAATTGTCGCTTCTCGTACATTCGATGGTGAATTTCAAGGAGAATCTGGGGACATCTTGTTCAAGTCTGTATCAACTGAAAACAACCAGAAACTAAACTTAACTTTAGATAAATACAATGGGGCATTAGTGCAGTTGGGGTATTTTGCTGAGAAAACTTTTCATGGTGTTATCAATCACAAAAACATTGATGAAAACAGTTACATGGAATTTGGATTTGGCAAGATGCCGTTCAAAAGGCAATGTTTTTCACGAAGGACAATTCCGGCAAATCGAGTAATTGAGTTGTCTAAGCAGGAAGTGACTAAGTTGTCGCTACCAGAACAAGTAGCGACTCGGTTTTTTACAACCAATGAATACGAATGGTTCAATGGGGCTCTTCATGGTAATGAGACTTGTTTGGTCGAGGTTGTGGAAGGTAATGCCAAAACTGAATTCGTTAATGATTATTCAGATGTGCACTATATCATGAGTTTTAACATTCCTCTTGAAATGCGTACAAAAGAAACAGTTCGTAACACATGTAAAGTTTTGGACAGCGCACTTGAAAAAGGTCCTAAAATTAATCGAATTGTTTATCGCTGTGTAGATGCTGAAAGCAAATTCATCAGACAAGCTGGAGGCCTAGAAAAGTGGATGAGCGAAAACATTGCTTTGGGTAAAGAGCTTAAATTCGATGGGTACCAATCATCCAGTGTTGATTTAGAAGTTGCCAAAACATATGTTGGTTCTAATGGTGGTCTTGTTTTTGAAATCATGACTCCTGAAGGTGTTAACATTTCATCTATCAGCGACTTCTTGGATGAGAAAGAAGTTCTGTTACCAAGACAATCTCGTTATTTGGTGGTTGGGGTGCACAATGATTTACGAATGGCTTCATCCGGTAGCGGGCCAATAAGCGTAGTTCAATTGGTTGCCATCAATGATAAAGGAGAGATTCTTGATGGAACGAATGCCTCTCCGAAAACTGACCCGTTTGAGAACAAGGAGTAAACATGTGTCGTTTAGCTTCTATTCGCCGTTGTCCATCTCATAGTGACCCAGTGGCTATTGCGGCGCGTAACGCCCGGAGAAGAGCCGCTTATGCTGCGAAAAAGGCTGCGCTAAAAGCCGCATCAGTTTCGGAAACAAATGTTGCCCCAACAAGTGGCAATGTTTCTGTTCCTGATAATACACCTGCTCCAAAGATGAAAAATATATACTCTGCTGTCAAGTTTGATTTTGATGAATATGATGATGGGAGACTGGCTGGATTGGAGGGTAAAGCTCGTGTGAGACTATACAAAAAAGTCGATACAGATGAGTCGCTCAATATTACTTATCAGAAGCAGAGCGGCAACTTGGTGAATGCAGGATATTTGGCTCCTCGTTATGTGAGAGGCGTTATCAATTACAATAATTTGGATGAAGAGTCTTACTCAATTTTTGGTTTTCAAAATCCGCATGAGAATCCAGATGGGTACCAACCAATTGAGTTACCAGTTCATACTGTGTGTGATTTGTCAGCAGTTGAGTTGGATGCATTAAATGTGAGTGAATTATTGGCTGCTAGATTTTTCACTTCTACCAATTATGATTGGTTCAACAGTATTCTATATGGGAAAAATACTAAATTGCCAAAACCCGATAAATCGTATAAGAAATTTGCTGAAGAAGGGTATGGAATATTCGACGAAGACAACCAAGAAGACGCTTATGCATCAAATTTTAGTATTCCGCCTGAATACCGTACAGAAGAGACAGTGCAGAAAATATGTAGTGTCTTGGATGATGCGTTAAGTCGTGGTCCTAAAAGACAACGAATTCTTTATCGTGGAAAGCCAGGTTTTTCCTCAATCTTTAATAAGGCTGGTGGCGTTAGTAACTGGGTGGACCAGAATATGCCTTTGGGGAAAGAGGTTGTATTTGATGGCTACCAATCTGCTAGTCAATCTTTTGATGTTGCATGTGAATATTCAGGTAGTTCTGGTTTGATTTATGAGATTTTAACGCCTGAAGGAATAAATGTTACCAACGTTAGTAAATATGAAAACGAGCGTGAAGTAGTTCTTCCAAGACAAGCACGTTATGTGGTTGTTGGTGTACACAAAAATGTCAAATGTCCAGGAGATTACGAAGGTATGACAACCATAGTTCAGTTGGTGGCCATTAATGAGAAAGGTGAAATCTTGGATGGAACAAATGCCTCTCCAAAAACCGACCCGTTTGAGAACAGGGAGTAATGTTACATGTGTCGTTTAGCTTCAATACGTCGTTGTCCATCACATAGAGACCCAGTAGCTATTGCAGCTCGGAACGCTCGCCGGAGAGCAGCTTATGCCGCTAAAAAAGCTGCATCAGTTTCGGAAACAATCCTTGCTTCAACAAGGAGTAGTGTTTCTGCTCCTGATAATACATCTACACCAAAGATGAAAAATATATACTCTGCTGTCGAGTTCAACTTTGATAACTACGATGATAAGAGACTGGCCGAGTTGGCTGGGAAGGCTCGTGTGAGACTATACAAAAAAGTCTATACAGACGAATCGCTCAATATTACTTATCAAAAACAGAGTGGTAATTTGGTGAAAGCAGGATATTTGGCACCTCATTATGTGAGAGGTATCATCAATTACAATAATTTGAATGAAGAGTCTTATTCAGTTTTTGGTTTTCAAAATCCGCATGAGAATCCAAATGAATACCAACCAATTGGGCTACCAGTTCGCACTATACGCAAGTTATCAGAGATTGAATTACGTAAATTAAGTGTGAATGAGAAATTAGCCGCCAGATTTTTCACTTCTAACAGTTATGAGTGGTTCAACAACATTCTATATGGCAGAAATACTGAATTGCCAGAACCGGATGAGTCGTATAAGAAATTTGCTGAAGAAGGGTATGGAATATTCGACGAAGATAACCAACAAAACATTCATCTGTCAGGGTTTAGTGTTTCGCCCAAGTTTCGCACCAAAGAAACAATAGACAAAATATGTAGCGTCTTGGATGATGCGTTAAGTCGTGGTCCTAAAAGACAACGAATTCTTTATCGCGGAAAGAAGGCGGATTCTTCTGTATTCGATGAAGCAGGTAGTGTCAGTAATTGGGTAGACCAGAACATGCCTTTGGGGAAAGAGGTTGTGTTTGATGGGTACCAATCCGCTAGTTTATCTTTTGATGTTGCACATAAATATTCAGAGTACGAAGATGGTTTGATTTACGAGATTTTAACACCTGAAGGAGTAAATGTTACTGACGTCAGTCTATATGAACGTGAACGTGAAGTGGTTCTCCCAAGACGAGCACGTTACGTGGTTGTTGGTGTGCACAAAAATGTCAAATGTTCAGAAGATGACAAAGGCACAACAACAATAGTTCAGTTGGTCGCTATTAATGACAAAGGCGAAATCTTGGATGGGACTAATTCCTTCACCCAAACCGACCCTATACCAAGTAAGTCTATTTCGGATAATGATGAACAAGCTTGACACAAGATTAAACAACATGGTAAAGTTGAAAAGCCAATAAATAACTAAAGGAGTATTCAATGACTAATAATCCGATTGACAACATCCTCAACGTGGAACATCCTAACACAAGTGGAAGCAAGGACACAACTGACGCCAATTTGGAGACTATGGCGTTACGACCTGAACGTCATGCAGACCTTCCCCGTCCAGTAGAACATGCGGTTCAGTTCGATGATGATGGTAAAGTGGTTTCTTGAACATTGATGAATGGTGTACAAGTCTCATAATTGACAATACTATACACAGCAACAAGAGACAAGAACCCAATCTCTCAAAAATCGTGTTTTAGTATTTGAACAGATGAGGAGTCTACAGAAAGCGAGAATATATGGTTATTTCCCAGAACAAAATTGACGGTATGATATATGGGTTTGCATTTGGTGATGCATGGGGATATGTTACTGAGTTCATGCAATATCCACAAATTGTACGCAACAAGGTGAAACCTCCACATGTTCTTCGTGTTTCTGATGACACACAGATGAGTCTATACAATCTGGCCGCAATCAAAGACATGATGAAACGGTATTCATCAGATGATTTGAAAGAACTAGGTCAGAATGTGGACTTGCAAAACCAGATTCGTATGATTTTTGCGTCACATCATGTGGATTTCTACTATGACCTTGAGAATAACCGCGCTCCTGGTATGACATGCATGCGAGCATTGGGAACATATCTTAATACTCGTAATGTATCTACTGGTATGGAGGGAGCAACCAACAATAGCAATGGTTGTGGAACAGTAATGCGGGCTCCTTGGTTTGGAGCATTGCCGTATAACCGCGAAACAGTCGTATACCTTGCTATCATCCAAGCCCAGACAACTCATGGAAGTCATGTGGGTTGGATTGCGTCTGCTCTTGCAGCACTTCTCACCAGAGACCTGCTCAATATGGACAGTGAAAACGTTCTTGGGCCAAAGTTCATTCATTATGCCAAGTTGGTGTTGAGCGAAATTGCCAAGATGCCTAGTAATTTGGTTCAGGATGCTCAAGATGGTGTTCAGCATCTAAGAGATGGGCTGTCTCAACTTGGCCTCAAATGGGATGATTTTCTGGATGCTCCCACACAAGCCGACATGACCTCTTTCTTTGGGGAAGGTTGGGTAGCGGATGAGACATTGTACAACGCCATTATTGCTGTTGCAGCATACAGCTCTAGAAGCATCTACAAAGGGATTCAACGGTTGGTGTGGACCAATGGTGATTCTGATAGTTTAGCAGCTGTTGGCGGAGCTTTTCTTGGAGCATTCAAGGGATATGAAGCTTTACAGTACGATGTCAAATCAAATCTGGAAAATCGTTATCAAGCTGAGCTGTCAGTAGCCGCAGAGACTTATTACGATTATGTTCAAGGTATGGAGGAATGAAACCATAAAATGAGTGTATGAGAAAACCATAAAATCGCTTTCTGTAGCGCCCCTTGAATAGCCCAGATTCTACCAAGCCTATTCGGGGGCGTTTTTCGTGTTTTCAAGAAGTTTTACGTGAAATGCTTCTTCGTGATACCTTCAAAATCACGCTCAAAACACTTCTAGGAGCTTGGTTTGTGCTTTCCATAATTCGAAATATAATTGCATATTCACGCATTCATTGGAGTCATTTCAGGATGGTTTGGGCATAATAGGAAACGCAATATTATTTTGTAGTCAACATTGCTCGTTTGCGTGCTACGATTTCACTATCAGTCAGAATCACGGTTAACTGTACTTCTTGAAAGAATCATGAGTAGTTGAATCGTTAGATACAAACTATGTAAGATTGAAATAGGAGGATGGCATGTTATTTCATTTAAACCCTCAAAATGGTGTTGTAAATCGTTGCTCTGCTAAACGACAATGCCCATATTCTGATGAGTTCCACTACAACTCTATAGCTGAAGCACGTGACGCATATGAACGTAGAATGTCCAATCAAGTAGTGAACACAATGTCCAAGTCCTCAACATCAAATGCTGAACGAATAGAGGAGTTGTTTCTGAAATCTCGGGCTGCAAAAAGGAATATGTGGAAACTGGCCAACGAACTGAAAACCGCTGAAGGTAATCCAGAAGCTCTGGCCAGTGTTCGTTGGTTCCAGACGGTGCAAAAAGCCAAACAATTGAATTTCTTGGCTACAGCTAAAGAACGTGAAGCTGAAAGATACATGTCTTCTGAAGAACGAGCCCAATTGCAACAACGAAGAGATGACCAGAAAGCATTGAATCAAGCAAAATTTGAGGATTGGAAACGGCAACAAAAGAAGAAGAACGGTCCTTACAATTTCCACCCTGATATCACATCTGAAAACGAGGCCGACGCGAATCAAGTGATTTCCTCGTATTCAGGCATGTCAACTGAAGACGTGAAGAAACAAGTTGATGATTTGATGGCAACTGGAATGACCCGCACTGAGGCATACCGTCATATGTGGGCCAATATGTCTTTGAGAACAGATAAACCTTTGGTATCAATTGATTTGGAGGTTGCCGCTTCTCAAGAGAGTGGATATGTTGACAAAGGTCCATATTCAAACATCATTGAAGTAGGTATTGTCAAACGTTATCCAGATGGTCGTGTTGAAACCATGTCATTCATGAGTGGAGTTCCTCAAGACTTCGCCAAAGTTCATGGTACTGGTGCTGAGCATGTTCATCATATTTCATGGGATGAGATTAAAGACAAAGAAGTTTTCGTGAATGACCCAGAAAAGCAAACCAAGGTGTTGTCCATGTTGAGTGATTCTGTCATGGTGGCGCATAATGCCAAATTTGAAATTGGACAGTTGCAGCACAATCTTTTCGGTTTCAATGCATTACAAGCGAATGGGCTGGAAGTATTGGACACTCGCATGGTCAGTACATTCTTCCTGCCCGAAACACCTGACAACACCAACAAATCATTGGTGGAAGCATCAGGACAGTCCTATACAGGAGCGCATAGAGCTTTAGCAGATGCGGAAATGACTTTGACAGCATTGTTGAAACTGAAAAACGTGGATTGATTGTGAGATGTGAGTGATATTCGCACACAGTATGGTCACAACAATTGTGTTGCATGATGACCTGTTTGCATTCTGAAAGGAAACGCCATGTCAAACCAAGAAGAAAATGAAACCAATTCTGAACAGGTTATGTCTGAAATTGCAACAGAATCAACCCAAAATGATTTCCATAAAAGTGTGACGGTGTTGGATACAGTGCAGAAAATATATGACCAATTGATTGATGAGGCCAAAGAAGAAGCCGTAATTTTGATTACAGAAGCCGAAGAAACTCGTGACCGATTGGTTTCCGAAGGTCGGGAGCGTCATGACTATTTGGTGTTGGAGGCTGAAACCAAAGCTGCCGAAATGATTGAGACCGCAAATCATGACATCAAAGAATGGCGCGAAACCACTGAGCAGGAAGTAGAAGATAGATTAGAGGATTTGAAACTGGAAGAAACTGAATTGTTGGAACGTGTGGAAAAATTACGCATGTTTGAATCCAAGTATCGTAAATCTTTGGAAGCAATGATTGACAAAGCTAACAAATCATTGCAGGTTCCAGATTTTGATAAACACTCCGCCCAGGAATCAGAAGACCTTGAATAAACAGAATGGCTATTCACCGGTTTGTCAAAAATCAACATGGTTTATTCATCGCCATCTTCATCAAGTGTTGTCAGACGGGTGTTTTCGTTAGTCAAAGTGTTATCTGTGAATAACTTCAACATGTTAATTGTTTCAAATTGCTAACTGTTCCGCCAGAATATGATTATTTGTAATCAAACTGGTTTTGTAACGTTAGATTCGTCGTTTGCTGCGAAACATTGACTTGACCCTGATTGGTGAGTAGTTTTTCAGTTGATGGTACACTGGATACGGGGACAACCAATTATTGTCATAAAAATACCGGGTAACTCCAACGCCGGACAAACAACAAGGAGACGAAGATGGCAAGTACAGCCTTTCAAACAGACAAGTATGAAATCACAATGCTGCAAGCGGCTTTGGAATCAGGTCATGCATTTGATAAAGCCACATTTGATTTGTTTGCTCGTACACTTCCCAAAGGTCGCCGTTATGGGGTTGTGGGAGGTGTCAACAGGGCGGTTAAAGCAGTGAAGGATTTCAGGTTCACAGAAGAACAGCTTGATTTGTTGAAAAATGACCCAATGATTCATTCTGATACGATTGATTATCTTCGTGATTATACATTCAGTGGACGTATCAGAGGATATCGTGAAGGGGACGTCTATTTCCCCAACAGTCCAATTCTGACAGTTGAAGGGTTCTTTGGTGATGCTGTTTTGTTGGAAACCATACTATTGTCCATCCTGAACCACGATTCTGCTGTAATGTCAGCTGCTTCACGAATGGTTGTGGCCGCTCAAGGACTGCCACTGATTGAGATGGGTTCACGACGTACTCATGAGAAGGCAGCTATTGATTCTGCTCGTGCTGCATATATTGCTGGTTTCAGTGCCACATCAAATTTGGAAGCTGGATTGTGTTATGGTATTCCTACCACTGGCACTTCAGCCCATGCGTTCACATTAGATTTTGAGGATGAAAAATCTGCTTTCCAAGCACAAATTGATGCATTGGGTGTTGAAACTACATTACTGGTGGATACATATAACATTGAACAAGGTATTCGTAATGCAATAGAAGTTGCTGGGCCTAGTTTGGGTGGTATTCGTATAGATTCTGGGGATTTGCATGAAGAAACCGTCAAAGCTCGTAACCTGTTGGATGAACTTGGAGCTGTGAACACTAAAATTATTCTTTCCTCGGACATTGATGAATACACTATTGCGGAACTTGTTGACCAAGGAACACCAGTTGATGGGATTGGTGTCGGAACTCGTGTGGTAACTGGTTCAGGTCATCCAACTGCTTCAATGGTGTTCAAATTGGTAGAACGGGAAAACAGTAATGGAGAGATGGTTCCAGTAGCGAAAAATGCATCTGGGAAGAAAACCACTGGCGGGCTGAAAATAGCTTATCGCACCTATGACCATGGAATCATGACTGGTGAATACTATCGAATTGGGTCGTTGAAGCATGACGATATCGCATCTGGTTCAATTCATCCTGTACAAATAATGTATGTCAATGAAGGAAACTACCATATTCCAACAATAGAGGAATCTCGTGCTTTTCATGCGTACACTCTGAGTACTCTGCCCAAAGAGGCATTGTTGACTTCTGCGGGAAAACCCATGTTTGAAGTTGTTGAAAAATAACCCATATTACAACAACCAATGAAACATTTCAGAGATGATTGCTGTCAACAGATTATTTAATTTCTCCAGTCGAGACAATGTTGGAAACGAGTAACGAATGTAGCGTGATTCATTGTGGTCGTGATTGGAAACGATGTTGACTGATTTACTCCAGTTTGTACAAATTGTTGTAATGCTGGTTTCAAGGTGTCTAAATGTTTCCTTGACGCTTAGAACCATGAAAACTTGAAACTTGAAGAACAGTATGCACAGGTTTTGTTGTTGTCTCTGGTCTGGGATAAAATGGAAACATTATGGATACTGATTTAAGGAACCTGTGATGAATTTTGTAATATACTCAGATTTCAACGGTGTGTACAATATTACGCCATCGTCAAACACGACTAGGGCACGTATCGCTACACATAATAGCGAAATTTTGTCACATAAAACGCAAATCAATTGGAATCCGGAATCGGTCCAATTGATATCGCAGCTTTTGTCAACTGGATGTTTTGATTCCATTTGGCACACAACTTGGAATGATGGTGCCAATATTTGCAAAGTAGCGGAAATAATGGGTCTTGCAGATTTGTCACAACACAGTCCTGCCAATTTTGATGTTCAAACAAAAGGTTATAAAGCTTGGACACGGTGGAAAGCAGACTACATCATAGACCACCAACAACACAATCCACGACCTTTTGTTTGGATAGATGACAAAGCGCCACAGTTTTGGGAAGACCATGTACGTGGTAATACCTTGGCGCCATCATTGGTTATTCAACCAAATAGTCACAATGGACTTGAGTTGAAACATATCATTCGTATATTGGACTGGGCGAAAGAACATTTAAACTGGACAAGCAGAAAATCAGGAATATGATATGAACACAGCATTGATTATTGTGGACGTGCAGAACGATTTCGTAGAGGGTGGAGCATTAGCCGTTACTGGTGGGTCTCAACTTGCACATGATTTGGCTGATGCGATTAATGACGGGACTTTGAATGAATATGACTATCTGGTCACTACTCAGGATTGGCATATTGAACCAGGTTCGCATTTTTCCAGTAACCCTGATTTTGTTGATTCTTGGCCGGTTCATTGTGTAGCTGATACTGAAGGAGCAGGTCTTGTACCAACTTTAGCAAATGCATTACGAAAAGATGCTGAGCGAGGACGTGGAGTTTCTATTGCTGTACATAAAGGTATGTTTGCAGCAGCTTATTCAGGTTTTGAAGGAATGACCGAAGATGGAACAACATTGGCTGCTGCGCTTCGTGAACTCGGCGTAAACAATGTGGCTATCGTGGGTATTGCAACTGATTATTGTGTCCGAGAAACGGCTTTGGATGCAGTACGTGAAGGGTTACATACTACTATTTTGTCAAGATTCTGTGTAGGAATTAACAATGAACAGGTTCGTAAATTGTTGACTAACGATTTTCTTAAAGCAGGCGTTGAGATACTATGAATGAAGATAGCCAATCTCCTTGGGGTCTCAAATCATTCCCAGTTCCAGAATTTGTGAGGCTACCAGTATTGAATCCTAAAACCGGAGAATCACCTGTGCTATCAATCTGTGTTCTATGTGGTTCTTTGGTTGCCAATAGAACTGTTCACATAACATGGCATCATCGACTCAATCATAAAATCACTCAATCAGAGCAATGGTAGTACCTTAATAATCATATTGATTCTTATCGATATAATAGTAGTAGTGGCATTATTGAACAAGGAGTACCAATGATTGATGAAGAAGATTTTCTGGCTGGTTATAACATGTCAGACTATCCATCTGTTGGTGTGACAGTTGACTTGATAATTTTCACAATCCGGAATGGGCAACTATGTATTTTGTTGATAAAACGTGGTGACCATCCGAATAAAGGAAAATGGGCGCTTCCCGGGGGCTTTGTTAACACCAATGAATCGTTGGATGATGCAGCTGCCCGCGAGTTGAAGGAAGAAACTAATTTAACCATTGAAGATGGCTACTTGGAACAGTTGAAAACCTACGGCAATCCTGGTAGAGACCCACGAGGTTTTGTGGTATCTACAGCATATGTGGCATTGGCTCCACAAGTAGAACGGCCAAAAGCCGGAGATGATGCCGCAGAAGCTCATTTCTTCCCTGTTGCAGACGTTCTCAGTGATGATTTTGAGTTGGCATTTGACCATGATGTCATTGTTCATGATGGGCTGGAGCGGGTTCGAGCCAAAATTAAGTACAGCCCCATTGCTCATCATTTTTTGGAAGATGAAACATTCACCATGTCAGAATTACGTCGAGTCTATGAAATAGTGTGGGGAGTTTCCATCATTCCAAGCAATTTTCGTCGTAAACTTCAATCAGTACCAGGATTACTGTATGAGGTGGGGACAAAACGCACGTCAAGTATTGTTGGTGGACGTTCATCAGACTTATATCGGGCAGGGGACGCATCAGAAATCTATCCTCCACTACGTCGTCCAGGACTGGCAAAAACCGCTTTGACAGCCGAAACTGATTTTACAAACAGTTGAAATTGTGGTATTCTAGTGAATAGTGAGGAGTTTTGATTTGACTTCTCACGGAGGCTTCTGAAGCTTAATGGTCAAGCAGTGGTCCCTAAAACCGCGTAAGTGGGTTCGATTCCCGCCAGAAGCACCCATGATAAAGTTATCACTAGAAGACGTCAGTGATAAAGTTATCATTGACTTTAATTAGATGAAAGGAAACATTGTGCTGTAGGTTACTTCGTACACAACCTCGCCCCATACGCATCAGGTCGCTCATGCAATAATTGATTTTGCATCCCAGCAACCTGAATTTTTCTATATTAACACCAAAATAGCCATGTTGCTGAATTGCTGTCCCCCTATACCATGTGGTGCTACGGGACTCATTAAAACAGGACACATAACCCAAACTTGGTTAACATTTGATGCCTATAATGAACCAATCAACAACTGGATTATTATTGATGTCTTTATGATGGGAAATATTGATGAGTAATAAATCACAGTATATGCAACTTTTAACTCGACAAGACCAGTTGCAGAACCAATGGGGCAACTTGAAGGAAGAAATCAACTCTTTCGTTCTTACCAAGTTACGAAATTTGCAAATGGTAGGCAGATTGGTGGTTCAAAAATCGTTGGGACAGCATTGGACTACAGTCAATGGAGAGTTTTTGGGTGACCTTTCATGGGTTCTTGGCAAAATTGACATTTTAGAACTAACGCCAGAACATATTGCAGTGGTTTGTAGCAATAACCAACATTATGAAGAAATCAGCTTAGAACGCAACATCATACATAAAAGCGACCGTGATTTTGCTTCAATGGTTCGTTCTCGTATCCATCAACATAAAAGTCATCTTGCCAGACAACAGTTGATTGAAGCACGAACTGAGATACGAGAGTTGGAGCGAATAATTCATGATTGTTTCAAAAAGCGTGACCAGTTGACAACATTGCAGGAACAGTACAAGAAAACTGTGAATGATTTAGTTAACTACACCAATCAACGTACACACAAGAAACTCAAGAGCGAAAGCAGTCCAAAGCCTGACAGAAGGAGCTAAGAAATGACCAGTAAACGGTTCTATGCCAAATTGTTTCGTCAGTTTGTTTTTCTGAAACTGCAAGCTTTACAAGCAGTGGGACGCTCTGTGGTTGAGAAAAGCCTTGGGTGTTCCGCCTACCATAAAAAGAACGAGGAATACCTAGGTGACTTGTTTTGGGTCGTTAAGAACATTGCCATTAAAGATTTAACAAATGAATACATTGTAATAACAGTGAAGGACCGCTTTCAAGGTCGTCAAGACATCAAATTGGAACGACATATTATTCAGATGACAGACCGTGGTTTTGCTTCAATGATTCGTTCCCGTATTCGTCAACACAAGAAATACTTGGCGGAAACAGAAAGGCTTGGTGTTTTGGGGCAAATTAAACGATTGGACCAGCAGATTGCTGATTGTGAGCAGAAACGCGAACAACTGGTAGAACTATTGGAAAAGGCTCGAATCGAAAATTATTCGTGGAAAAATGTCAGAAACAAATAGTTTTACGTATATAAAGAAGGTCAGAATATAAAACACTCTGACCTTCTTGTATTGATGAATCGACTTTAATCCGTATATCCGATATATTCTCCTGTGGCTGAATTGTATTGTGGCCCCCAAAGATAGTTTCTTAATTCGTAACGAACATATGTATCCACATCATAGTCATCCCATCCTGCTTCTTTCAAAACATCAGGGTCAAAGCGGTAACGACATTTCCTGTAATCAGATTCATAGTGCGTAGTATCCTGAATACGTTTGATAGTTTCGGGTTTATCCGCAACCAAATCTTTTATTTTCACTATACTGGCAACACGACGGTCCCTCTTGGCAGCTATTTGTTTGGTGGCATTTGAAGCATTTGGATGAGCGAAAATGTTGACAAAATTGTTTTCGTTACGAATACCTGGATGTTGCACCAGCATATTCAATGTTTTATCTGATGTGTTTCGATTCATCAGTATTTGTTCAGCTGCCGTTTCAAGTTCACGGTCAGTTTTATTTGTTAAAACTGTTGCTATTCGGTGAAGAGTCTCTGCATCATTGGATTCTCTCCCAATGGCGATTAATTCATTTGTGTTCATTGACTCAATGTTCTTGGGAACATAACGTGGATTACATCTCATAACATAGCCAATGTCAGTACTGGACATACCTGATGTGAGTTCTTGCAATTTGGCAGCTGAAACTTTATTGTATCTGTTGGCAGCAATCGGAAGCGCACGAGCCCCCATAGCCATGATACGGTCAACACCAGCATCATTCAAACCATTACGTTGTTCCAACTTGTTGCCATAGTTGTGTTGGAATAAATGTTGCAACAATTCCTCACTCATGTGTTCAACTGGGAAATTATCAGCCCGTTCAAACTTTTCCTTGGTTTCTGGATTGTTGGTTCTATTACGGCCTAAAAGCAACTGTTCGCTGGTGGCATGTTCATTTGCTGCCAAGTTTCTCAGTGCACGTTCTTTTCCTTGTTCGGCCACTTGTTGCAACTCATCCACATTTGTAGAGTTCTTGGCCCATTCGTTGAGTTCCTTTTGAGTCCTACCTTTGCTATTGGTTCGCGACATTCCCATAGTGGTTTTGGAAGCCATGGACGCTTCATACGCTTTCTGGGATGCTTCTTGTGTGGCATATGCTCCATAAGGGCATTTGTCTGGATTTCTGCAAGGAAGTGTACGACCTTCCGGGGTTGTGTGATACATCATTTTTCTCCATAGAAACGCTTGAACAACTTGCGATTGTTTCTAATTACATAAGTGGACATCTTGGCTCAGAAGTACATCAACTAATTTGAAACGCGAATTAGAACAAACCCTTCAAACGGTTTCCATCCATGAAATCATGTAACTGTGAGGTAGTCATTGGCTCTGACACGTACAACAGGAAAATATGGAGACAGATATCCAACAATGTTCTGTGCTCCTATTGGGTTGGCTGTATGAACCACCACCTGATGGATTTTCGGAGCAGTGTGGTTTCTCACCATGTTGACCAGTTCTTTCACAACTGGCATCACGCTATCGGTTGTTTCATTCATACTGCCCAAATCATGGTCCAACCACAATTGGTCAACTTCAATGTTCTGAGCCTGTGTAAGCCAATTCAATGCTTCACCAGAATGACGAAACACCAATAAATCATCCACAGCAACATGGGAACGGAAGCTGCGCTCATCATCAATCAGAACAATCATGTATCCATGCTACCATCCAGCAGCCATGGGTCAACGTTTATGCTTCAATCGAGTAATATCCAAGTTTGGGGGGGTACGTCCAAGGTGGTTGCTCATCTGATTAGGAGAAGTGTTGATTGCATCTGGAAACACCATATTCAATAAGCAACTGAAACGGTAGAATTGTATATGTCGGCCTCCGTGTGTGATTAAATATTCGTCTCTGCTAAGTTTCGAATGATAATACCATATAAGGCTACATTATATAACTCCAAAACTAAACGATTATTACAGATTATCATACGATGATAGAAATTATTGGCTTGTTTCTACAGAACTAATACTATTGCGATAATCTTTTGGTTTATGGGTGAATGTTTTCAAAATGTAATAGTTAAAATGAATGGTATGAGAGTTATTGTGAAAGTTCCTCCACGCACCCCAGCTGAGTTGGCTGCTGATTATGATGTTCCATTAGATGTAGCACAAGCAGCATGGGATAATTTACATCGACGTAGTGCTGTCCTATTGGTGTTTTCAGGAAAGATTGGGGCGGGAAAGGATACCGTTGCTCCACTGGTATGGGACAAATTGCATGTACCAAAAGAAAACAGAGTACATGAGTTTTATGCCAAAGCTCTCAAAGATGAAATAAGTGAAGTGTTTTCTATTATACGAGCGGCAGAATCTCAAAAAGATGCTGTTGCTGCCGTCATGGCTCAAATGGGCGTGACAGAGGAGATGGCTACAGTATCAGTTGGTTATTTGTACGATGAAGTGCGAAAAAACTTGGATTTGACCCCATACATCAAAACTCAAGCAGTTCGGCTGGTTTTGCAATATTGGGGGACTGATGTTCGTCGAGCACAAGATAACAATTATTGGGTGAAGAAAACATTGGCCAGCACATTGCATCAACTAGCAAAGAACAAATCAGTACAGATAACGGACAACCGGTTCCCAAACGAACTTGATGCTGCTTTAGGCGCAGGGGCATATGCAGTACGACTGGAAGTGTCACCAGAAGTGCAGGCCAAAAGGATAATGGCTCGTGATGGAGTGGAAGTAACCCAAGAAGCCCGTAATCATGATTCAGAAACCGCCATGGACAATTACGAATTCTTCGATGTCTATTTGAACACTGATGACAAAACCCCTGAAGAGTTAGCTGAAATCATTGCCAATTGTTTGGAGACAAAAGCACGTGAACGACTACCATGAACCAGCTCTTGCGATAGATTTGGATGATACTTGTTTCAACTATTTCCAAGGATTCTGTGATTACATACAAACATTGGGATACAAGATTCCTCCCAATGTCATCATGCATGAATTCAACATGGAAACTACTGGTGTGATTCCTTTAGGAAGTTTTGAGTATCTTCATCGTAAAGCTGTGGATAATGGATTATTCCAAAATTTGAAACCATTACCTGGAGCGGTCAAGGTTCTTCAGGACTTGTCGAATCGTGGTTATGAAATCAATATTGTGACATCTCGTCTTTGGAGCCCTAGTCAACATGACATGGTGTTGCAACAGACGGCAAAAGCATTGGATTCATCAGGTATACCATATGACAACATTTTGTTTCTGCATCAAAAATGGAGATTCAGTGCAGATACATACATAGATGATGCACCACATAATATTATTGCTTTAAGGAATGCTAATCGTCATGTTATTGCTTATGAACAAGCCTACAATCAAACCATTCCGAATGTGGAACATGCCAAAAACTGGAATGAGATTGATTTGATGTTGCGTGAACGTTATGGTCGTTGATATTCTGTTTTCATCATGAGTATTGGACATGAACAATGAGACGGGCCATACCGGAAACCGGCGGGTCGTTGGCGGACCTGTTCCCTCATGTTGCTAGGGAATGGTTCTATGACAAGAATCATCATCTCAACTTAACACCACATTCTGTTGTTCCGAATTCAGGCATTAAAGTTTGGTGGCGTTGTCAAGAAGGGCATGTTTGGGAAGCAAGAGTTTTCACCCGTACTCGCAACAAACGAACAGCACAATGCAGAGTATGCAGAGGACAAAACGAGGGTTCCATAATTGAGTCCAAGTTACGTAAACATCTCAATATACACAATGCATGTTTTACAGCACCCACGGAACAGCAATTGACATTACCGTGTGGAAAAATTGTTGTAGTGGACATTGTTGGCACTTTCATGGGACGAACTTTTATGGTGGAATATGACGGGTATCGTTGGCATCGTGGCTCTGACCGTCGTGCTCGTGACTATCGTAAAACCAATGCGTTGCTCAACAATGGTAATTTGTTGATTCGTGTCCGCGAAGATGGATTGTGCCCGCTCAAAATCAGTCATCCCAATCTTCTGCAACTGGATTATCGTCAATCTGTAGAATCTGAGCAAGTGTTAGCATTGGCGGAAAACATTTGGGGACATTTGGAACATCATATGGTTCATGGGTTTTTCTGACTCAACAACTACATGCATGTCACTGAAAAACCATTCACAACCAACGGATTACATCTATCATGAATATGAACCTCAATGAGTTAAACTCTATTTTTTGTATTGAGAATACACCAATATTTTGACAAGATATTTTGGAAATTGTCATGGAATCCAAAAGCAACCTAAATCAACTATATTCTTTCCAGTAGACAGATTGGAAAATGTACAATGGAAAAACTTGCTCCTCCTGTAAAGCGTTATCTCATGGGAAAACTGCCATCTCATTCCAGTACACAAAAACTAGCTGATAATTTCAAATCGCTACAAACAGATACATTGTTTCATGTACTCAACACCACTGGTTACTTGTCTGTGGACCATAAACCCACCAAACAAGCACTTATTGATGGTCTTGTTGATGTGTGTGAGAACAAACTCATTTGGAATTTGAATCATGTACAAACCAAACTGGAAGAATTTGGTTTAACTCTGGAACGGCAAATTGTGAACCAAGAAGTCGCAAACAATAGTGATGAACCTAAATGGGTGAATCTGGGAACTATTGCCACCTATTTCAATGTCACAGCCAACACAATTGGTAAGTGGTTGGACGAGTTGGGGTTGAGGGATGACAATGGTATGGGGAACTCAGCAGCATCCGAGCAAGGGTTGTGTACTGTCACCACAATGAATGCTGGGGTGAAGAAGACCAGAAACATCACCATGTGGAATCTGTATCCTGTACAACAAGCACTCGTGGATGCAGGGCATGAGCTGGATTTTGACTATGAACAAACATTGAAAGCTTCTGGCCGGAACAGTAATGTACAAGTGACCACCATAGAGGAACGAGCCCACGAAACAGCACAAGAATTCACCAAACTATTCAAAAACCCAAACACTAGAAAACAGACTGTGAAACTGGTACAGAAAACACCAAAACCAGTTCTTCAAAAAGTCGAGGTCCTGTTACAGAAACCTGGATTTTTGATTGATGAAACCTATCGTAAATACATTCATTAATCACAACCCAACAGTATTCCGAGAATAACACAAAATAAGCAATACTATAAACGCCCAAGTATTGTGTTGTTTGATGCAATCAACTGGTTCGATTTATTATGTTGAGGTGGAATGGGGTGGATATTGTGCATGAATCTTTTCTCATAGGAGACAACATGTCACATGAACCCTATTCCATACACAACACTACAGAACCATCAACCAATCCTGAACACGCTCCTACAAATGGACAGCCAGATTTCGTGAATCAGGGGGTTACGTCAAATCATGGTTTTCAGGATTCAAACATGCCGCCATTTTTCACTCAAAATAATAGTTCAAACAATTATGCTGCTCCTAGTCATATGGCTTATCCATACATGCATCCAATGAACAATTACAACAATGCTTCCACCGCTGATTTTCCATTGAGTCAACCTTTGTATGGAGCCACATTTCGACAAGCAGTAATTCGTTTCTTCAAAAAATATACACGATTTTCTGGTTATGCTTCTCGAAGTGAATATTGGTTTGCAACATTATGGCTTGCATTGATTTCAGCATTTTTCAGCGTGTTGTATACCATTGGTGTAATAATGCTCATAATGTTTGGATGGGGTCGTTCATTGTACTCCACTGATGATTTCTTCAGCGCAAGTGTAGGACGTTCATTGGCTTTGGTAGCCGGTTTCTGTCTACTGGTGTTTATATGTGTTACATTTATTCCATTCTTGGCGCTTACAGCTCGAAGATTACATGATGCAGGCTTCTCAGCGTGGTTCATGTTACTATTTCTAGTACCGTTTGGGGGTTTGGCAATGTTGGTGTTAACTGTTCTTCCTTCAGACCCACGACATTGGCGAATGGAATGGGATGACCGCACAGGGGATTGACTAAACAATAAATGGTAATGCAAAAACCCTGTTTCAATTCATTCAATAATCGTATATTCATGTTTATTAATGTCAATGTTTTAAATTTAAACGCAAAATTGCCAATACTCTGATTCGGTAAAATGGCGTTGCGAAAATTTAGATTAAGGAGATACAGTGGCATTGAAGAAGGATGAGTACAACGCCAGTTCTATTAAGGCAGTGTCAGCACACACTCACCTGTTGAAACGTATGAGTCTTACTTTTGGGCCATTGGAAGGTTCAGGGGAAACATACTCAAAACAAAAAGGCGTTGCAGTCCGAGAAATTCTGGACAATGCTTTGGACGAAGTAAGGTCAGGACATGGAACTAATGTAAGACTTCATTTCTACAAGGACCGTTCATTCTCAGTTCAGGACGCAGGTCGGGGCATTCCAGTTGATGTTGGAGTAGATTCTGAAGGTCGCCCCTGTTCTGGTATTTATCTGGCACTTGGAGTTATTCAATCAGGTGGTAAATTTGAAACCGACTCGAAACGATTCTCTTCAGGATTGAATGGTGTTGGTGCCAGCTCCACTGTTCATGTTTCCCGTCGAGCTGACATCACTGTATACAGAAACAAGAAACAATACAAGCTCTCATTCAAAGATGGCACTCCAGGGTTTTTTGCTGAAGATGACAACCCTGATGCTGATTTCACGCCACTGGATGATTTGACATACTTGGAGGTGTCAGCAGACAAACGTACTCCTGCTGAAAAGAAACGATACCCCACTGGTACCATTGTCAAATGTTGGCTACGAGATGAGGTTTTCTCCTCCAAATACCCATATGATGACCAAGATATCATCAATCGCCTAAAAGGTACCGCATTCTTGGTTCCAGATTTGGAAGCAGAAGTTTACAATGAGCTTCTGGAGATTGAAAACCCTCAAACAGGAGTCAGTGAACCTCAACAAGAGTTTTTCCACTTCCCTGATGGACCGTCTGCATTGGTTGCCATCAACCAACCTGATGAAAAAATCATGGACACGGTTCTGTTGACGACCACAGGTAAATATACGGAAAAGAATGTTCCTGTTCTGATGTCTGATGGACATACTGTGGTTACCAAAGATGTGGAACGTGAAGTACCCATAGAATTGGCTTTTCGTTATGGGTCTGGTTTTGATTACACGATGTCCAGTTTTGTGAACACTATTCATACGAAACTGGGGGGAGTACATGAAACCGCTTTTGAACGCGCCATGGTGTCGGCTTTCAATGAACGTTTCAAAACTATGCGTGGATTATTGTCCAAAAAAGACATCCTTCCAATTGATGATGATTTCAAAGAAGGATTGACAGTAGTTCTTTCAGTACAGATTTCTGAACCTAATTTCACATCACAATCAAAAGAAGCTCTGTCAGGTTCGGATGTGCAACGTGCTATTCGGGACGCATTGACCAAACTGTTTGAAACATGGATTGCTGACCGTAAAAATGCGGATACTTTGCAAACAATTGCTGTTAAAGTGACAACAGCAGCTAAGAATCGGCAAGCTGCAAGAGAACAACGTGATTTGAACCGTAAAAAGAACACGTTGAAGTCTGAGGCATTACCAGAAAAACTGATGGATTGTGAACTAGCTGGAACAGATGAAGCGGAATTGTACATTTGTGAGGGTGATTCTGCTGTCAGTTCTATGAAAGCCGCTCGGGATGGTCGAATCAACGCCCTACTACCTATTCGCGGAAAAATCATCAATGCACACAAACAATCAATCAAGAAAGTGCTTGACAACGCTGAAGTACAAGATATTGTGAAAACACTTGGTGCTGGTGCAGGTAGTGATTTTGATTTGGACAAGATGCGTTACGGTCGTGTATTCATTGCCGTTGATGCCGACCCTGATGGTAACGCCATTGCATGTTTGATTTATGCATTGTTCTGGCATCTGTTCCGGCCCATTCTGGAAGCAGGCCGTTTGTACAAGATGGAAACCCCACTATTCGTGATTTCCACCAAAGAAGGCCGTAATTCTCGTAAATTATACGCTCGTGATGATAGGGAACGTGACGATTTGTTGGCTGAACTGAAACAGTCAAACATCAAACACACAGTAACAAGATTGAAAGGTTTGGGCGAAATGAATGCACCAGACCTTCAAGTGACTGCCATCAACCCTGAAACACGAGTTATCACACAAGTTCTCACTCAAGACATTGAAAAAGCCATGGATGCTATGGAATTGGCGTTTGGTGATGATACTGATGAACGAAAACGCTGGATTGAATCCTATGAGGTGGATGAAGAAGAATTAAGGTAAAATGAAGTAAGTATTTTTTCCTGGAACCTCCCAGAACTATGGTTTGATGCAACCAGTTCTGGGAGGTTTTTCATGCATTGCGAGAAGTCCTTCCAATCATGTTATGCAAAAATGTATCCAATTCATACAACTGTTGAAGTAGTGCGCAAATGAACTGAATACAGTGCATGCAAACAGTTAGTGTTTTTGTTGTATTGCTTTCAAAATCCACAATAATCAATGTCATACCTATGTTTCAGTTTTTGTGTTCATAATTGATAAAGCTGGATTTATTCTTGTCATTTTTCACAAGATTTTATGAGTTTCAATTGAGCGAAAACGATGAATCAGTGGAAGTGTTGAATGTATCACGGTATTGAGTGGTTGTGTGAATTTGATGAATGAATGGAATCAATCACTTTGTTTTCTCCGGCCATATATTCATCTGAAGGTTATACAATATGGCAACTTATGTTAGAGAAATTGTTTAAAATGGTTGTGTTTGATAATATATATGTGTATACAAAAGTGTGCGCCCATCATTCTAGGGAAGAAACGGAGCATAGGAGGTCATTATGGCCAAAACAAAACGTTACCACATTAATGCTGATAACGTGGTAGCTGAGTGCACCGCTACTTTTAAACCCTGCCCATTTCGGGATTATGACACAATTCAGGGCGCCGAAACTGCTCTTGCTCTACGTAATGAACGGTCACAGTTAGAAGCTGCGCGGGAGCAAGTTGACGCAGTTTTAAAAGACCCCAACACTCCAAAAACATTCGGAATAATAAAATATAACGGCAATTTGAATTCCGGTAAAACTCCACGAGATTATGCCAACATGATGGATGAAGCTTTCCTGCAATATGGTGAAGACCCAGCCATTCAAAGAGCACAGATTCCATTGCTGCAAACAAATGTTGGTGAAGTGCCACGTGTGCGAGTTTCTGCTTTTCGTCGACCACGTGCGGATTATGACCGAGGAGTAATTGGAGGCATTTGGGAACTTGAGATGACCTATAACAGTGGTGTTTTTCCGAAAGAAACCCTTGAGATTGACTTGAACGGGGATAGGGAAAACGCATTGGCACAAGCTCGCAACTTTCTGCGTGAAACTGTCATCATCAACTCAACATCGCTTTACGATACCGAAGTGGAGAAACAAACTGACTATCTGTTGAGTCAGTTGAAAGCCGGACATGTAGTGGTTGAAGAGGAAGCACAAGGCCCCTACCAAGTATTTGAAGAGTTTGGATGGAAAGAGGGAAAAGGAAGTTTTCGTGCCAGCGATTCGGTAACTGTTCGTGTCAGTGAGGAATGGAACAGTACCACTTTTCGTGCACACTCATTGGAAAGATTCATAAAAGACAATCCATTTTATTTGAATCAAATGCCAGAAATGGAGTTACGTGTATTGGACAATTCTCAGGGTAAATCCAAAGAGTGGTGGGCTGTTCGATACACCAATGGGGAATGGCGTATGGATTTCTTGAACGCTGAATATCCTGAAGGCGTGAGTTATCAAGTTCACAGTCCTGAAGAGGCTGTGACCAAATTACGGGAGTTTCTGAATGAGAACATGTTGGAAAAACCCGGTTATGAAAAAGTAAAAGAGAAACGAGACAATGCACGTTTGGTTTGGCTGGAAGATTACATGGTGCAAGTTGAAGGCGTGGTAGCACGAGCAGAACGTCGTTTCCAACAGCAACGTGATAAAGAGCGGGAATTGGAAGAAGCTCACATGGCCAAAATGCGGCACAAATCATTGTTTGCTCATACTTCTAACAAGAATTCCACCATGGGTACAATCCTTGATATGTTCAGCTGAGTCAGGAGTATTGTGGCCCTCAAGAATTACAAGACTTTTTTCATTCCTGGTCTTCATGGTCAATACAAACTGTGGCGTGGAGAAATACTCAAGAACTGCAACCAAGTGGACAAAATCATTCAGATGGGGAATGTTATTGGTTGTAATGAAATTGCTCAGGATGGACCAAAATACGGTGCTAATGAGACTTTGTTGAAGTTCATGTATCTTTATCGTTCCACATATGATAATTGGCATCAGTTGGTTGGACCAAATGAGATAGCAGCGTTGAATGCTCCAGAGGAATGGACGAACGCTCACAGTCGGCAGTTTTTGCGGAATGCTTGGTTCGCCCCTGACCCAATGATGACAGTTGCCACAGTGGATAAACAAAGACTTGTCACTCATGGAGGATTGACATATGGGGAATGGCTTGACATTGGCTCCCCTAAAACCGCTGAGGAGGCCGCTGACGCGTTGAACAGACGGTATGCAAGAACTTTGTACCAAGGGCCTGCGTTCCGGCTTGGTGATGGTCCTCAGTACGCTGCCAACCCCATTTGGGCTGACCCTTTGATGGAGTTGTACCCGTCATGGATTACTGCACCTGTTTCTGCTCCATTTGACCAAGTGCACACTAGTGGAACGTTGAACTCTCCTGAAGGACGCGAAATGACCAACACCATCACGTCCCCGTTGCACTATGTATCCCAAGTCAATTTCAGGTCGTATGGTTCAATTGCGACCATCAAGGATGCCAGGTTCCTGTCCATCCATCTTGAGCTTCCGGGTAAAATGATATCCACTGTCCCAAGACCTCAAGCATTGTATATAGAAAAATCTTGAGGCACCAAATTTCATTCGATGACTGTACTCTAAAAAATCTTACACCGCATGGAAAGTAAACTTGTGTACAGGTGAGACACAACCCTGGGACCAATGCTACGATGGAATCCAGGAGGTGACCCATGCAAGAACTCAACACACCACATGGGTTACGTCGTGCTCTTGAAAAGTGTCTAGGGGATGATGCATGTTACTTGCGCATTCAACCAGATAGCAAACATCCTGTGGGAAGTTATTTACCAGGACGACGCAACCGTCTGCTCCACATTCCACGGCAGGGGAACTATGGCATCATTCCCCAACATCAATTGTTCATTCTGGATTTCGACCATCACAAGGGAACGAACAGTGTCCACAACCAAGTAGATTTTTTCAGCTCGTTTCTGGAAGTGGATTTGCGACAATCCTTGGCGGTGATGACCCAATCAGGCGGATTACATGTTTATCTAAGGTTCCCACGTCCAGTTGCTCTATTGGATGAAGGATTACCAAAAGCTTCTTTACGTCCATACTCCGAAGCTTTCTCACAATTGACTGGAACCAACATACAATTGGATGCTGACATTCGAAGCGGAATTGTCAACGGTTATGTAGTTGGTCCTGGTAGTCAGATTCTTTTGAAAGACCAAGAATCAGTTCATCCAACTTATTCATTGGCGGATGAGTCGTTTGGTTTTTCTCAGAATGTCCGTAAAATCTCAGTTCTTACAATTTCTGATGATTCGATGGCAAGACTGTCTCAAGTCGTGCAGTTGCGCGAGGAGCTGGAAACAGCCAAGAAAAGGCGGATTGAACGACGTAGAATCATCCGTTCTCAGGAAGAAGCTCCAGAAGGCTTTCTAAGCGCCTCAGAGAGTGCCGGTGACCTTTCCCACGCGAAGCCCTCTCCCGAGGTCTTAGCGTTGCTCAGAAAAGCTCTCACGCAACGTTCTGAGACTTCCTACCATGCACGCCGCGCCTTCCTCAAATCTGCTCTTCATTGTTGTCATGATGATTACTCCATGGCAATAGCGTGTATCGAGTTGGGGATTGACAAGGATTCTTATACTGGGTCTTCTATTGGATTCCGTGCTTTGATAGCAGATTTAAGTAGATTTCATCCACGTTCCCGGTATCATGGCATCTACTGTTACAAAGGATGGAAAACACTGTTCCAACACCGAAAATTTGATACAGATGCAGAATTTGATTTGAATGAGCATCTGAAGCGGGTTGAGAGAAAACTATCACAACCTGGTGGTATGGCAAGAACCACTCGGGAAACACGTCTCATCAACCCGCGTGTATTGGATGTGGGGAAAATTTCTTCGGCTTTGCTGGGAAAAAAGGAACGACATACTATCCCACAACAGTATTTCCACTGCTTGTCAATTGTGGATTATTTTCTGCAACCATTGTCAAATGTTGGTGCAACTCGTATTTTGATGGCACGTAAACCAATGGCGCGTTGGCTTAAATTGACACCATCACAGATAACCCAAGCTATGCGGGTATTGCGTCAAACAGGTATTATTCGATTGGAACAGAAACAACGAACTGGATTGGCGCCAACATATTCCGTTCCAGAGGATTACACTCATCAGAAGTTGACACGTATTCTTCGTCGTACTTGGTCAACATCAGAATCCTTGTCAGATACCATTGCGCACCCATCTATTTACTTTGAGCGTACAGAAGGACAATTCCGACAAATTTTTGGGGAAAGTGTCATTCCACCATATTTGATTCGTGAAGAGAATATTCGTACTATGATAGAAAGTTGGCCCTCTGTTTTCAATCCTTGGGGAGCTGGAGCGGCAGTGGCTTATTTACGGGAAGAAGCTGAAGAGCAGAATCTAATCGTTGACAGTACCACTGAGCGTATTACTGTAATGAATTCAAACACTGGTGAATTCCTGAATGAAACGATTGAAGCATCAGAGTAAACCAATAATATTCAAATTATAGAAGACTTCTTGGTGATTGAAATTCCTGTTTTGTGGGGTTTAACAAGCTTTCTGGCGAAATATGGATTATTTGTGTTGTGGTAAGTATTCGTCTTTTGGTTTGACCACACATATGTTCTATGGTACTCTGATTGTACTTTAACATAGGAGGAACCTTGTCTCTGTTTCAGGACCCACGTGAGTCTGTGATGGTTGGCATCAACCCGTCAGCAATCGCTCATATCATTGAGCGATTGACAGACTTGTATCCATTTCCCATAGAAGCAGCAGTAAGGGAGACGCTATCAAATGCGATTGACGCGACAAAAGCTGCTGTTCGCAATGGTGCCAAAACTAATCCCATAGAGGTGACTACTCCAAACCCATATCACCTCAAGTTTGTGGTGAAAGACTTCGGAACGGGGATGTCTCCTGAAACTGTCCGTACTGTGTTTGCACAGTATGGTGGTACGACCAAAGGGTCTGATGCTTCACAAATCGGTTCGTTTGGGCTGGGAGCAAAAGCGCCTTTGGCGTATAGTGATACTTTCTACATTGAGACTACTTGTTCTGGGGTAACCACCAAAGCGACGATGAGCCGTAACGCAAATGGGGTGGATTTTCAGATGGAAACATTTGCATCTGAGAATACGTGTAATGGCACAACTATCACCATTCCTGTAAAGGATAATATGTATGAAATCGAGCAGTTTAATCAAGCTCTGAATTCATACCGTTATTTGTCCTTTGACATTCCAATCGTAATCAATGGTGAAACCTATTATGGGAATGATGATTACATTGAACTAGGGTCTATTGTAATTGAACAGTCCCGAGGGATTACAGGCCGCGTTTGGGCACGACATGATGCGTTGTCCAAATTAGTTAAGAGTGCGTTTCTGGAGACCAAGTCTAGTTCATGGACGTTTGCATACTTGTTGTCAGGGTTTTTGTATACTTCTCCTTCGGTCGCCAATAGCCGTTTTGAGCTTCCAAAGAGCGGGTATGGGCTCGATAAGGAGAAATATGCTGATGTCATCATTGAGCTGAAACCCAAGGTAGTGGAATTTACATCTTCACGTGACCATATCACCAACAATGCAGCTTCGACTACATTGGACGCGCTAGTAAAGAAATCCCTCCAAGGTTACGACACCTTTTTGGCCGATGCTGTCATCAAAAAATTCTATCAATTGAAGAATGACTCTGCCCGGTTGGAAATTCTTCGGAGTATGAATCCGCAGTGGAATTGTGATAATATTGTGTTCACAACCGTGCATGGCTCACAGACGGAAGTTGAGCTGTCACAGTTCGATGATGACAACGGTCGTAATATCCTGCGTGACATCGTTCGTTTCAACAATCCGTCAGTCTTTGCAACTTTGACATTTGACGAACGGAACTCAATTCATCTACTCATGAATGTTTCCAATACCGCGTCAAATGCTTTGTTCTCAGCTGTGGCATCATTGATTCCATACAATAATGTATGTGATTTGACTGAAGCAATACGTAACCGATTTGTGTCTCCAGCCAAAAGATACAGTTTGCTGGATTCCACTGAAGCGCTGAAGGTCTCTTCCTCTGCAAGGGATGGTGTTAAAACAATTTACGTTGTTCAAAACATCAAAACGGAGAAAGATTTGTCACGAGTCGTCAGGTGTCGAAAAACACTTACTCGAATGCATTCCAAGTTCTCATTCATTCTGGCATCAGATTCAATTCCTGTTGAGGAACAAGGTGTTTTCAATCAACAGTTCGATTCGTCTGAAAAAGTCGTATTTTCAGACGTGGAACATATTGTCAAATTGGTTAAATCCAATCGTGCTGCTAATAGTGAAAACATTGTTCCAGAAGACAACCAGGTTTCACTGTATTCTTATGGTGAAAGTGATAAGACCATCGATGAGTTGCTGGAATTCTCTGGTAGGTGCCATCGTAATAAGAAACCAGTCAATGTTTCAGACCTGGTTGAGAAAAACGCTATAGTCATTTTGACAAAATACCCGAATAAGAGTGCTTACCAAAGAACTTTGTTGGGGTATCATCAGAAATATGGCGATGCCGCGTTCAACCGACCTGTCTACATGGGTTGTATGCTGCTGAAAACAGACTTGGAACAGCTTATTGCCGCTGGTGTGGAAGTTTTAGTTGATGTGGATTTTACTCATACAAGTGGGGTGGGTAAAAATCTCATCAAGAACAGAAGTTTCCACTTGTCAATAACGGAATACAAGCTGTCTCATGTTACAGAAGAGAAAATTGAGGCAATTTATTTGATTAGTAAATTGCCGTCATATAACGCTTCCATTAAATGGATGCAGAATGCATTGGATTATGGTAGCGTGAAGCATCCAGTAATCCAGGCAACTTATGATTGGTTGAAGAATATACGTGACATTTTTTACACGACATCTGGTCTGCCATGTGTTGACACTGAGTATTACAACAAGCATGTTAATGAGGAACGACGCGAACTAAATCAGCTTTTTCTGGAGCGTTGTTCTTTGGAAGATGCAAAATACTGGAAAACAAATGAGCCTCACCAGATAGCATGTTCCATGTTGGCCCAAGCAGAAGCTTTCCAGACAACACCAAAGTTTCTGGATGAAGCTATTACAGTGATTGCTGATTGGATGGAATCACTGTAAACCTGTATTGTCATGTAATGCAATAACTTTCGGCATGTTCTCGTTAGCTGCCGAAAGTTATTGCTATTTATAAAGTCGCTTAACTTTCGTTATCATTTTGGCCTAAGAATTCTATCGTTTTCATAATGGTTTCATGTCAGATAGGTTAAACATGCTTAGATTTTGACATGATTATTGGATATGAAGACATATGCAGTGGCATTCCCATAATGGTTGTTTCGGTAGAATGGCGGAAGTTGTCTATTGATTCAACCATGAAAGGTTTATTATGGTTATTGCTTCTCCTTTGGTTCCTGATTTTGATGACATTTTGGTTCAGGAGGTGCAACTTCCATACCGTCAATCCCCGTATTTGCGTTTCACATATCATGACCCCATGTTGGAGGGGTTTGAAGCAACTGTGGTAGAGGACACAATTGCGAACATTGACAGGAATGGGGAAGGGCAACGAGTGTTTACCGTCATCGTTCGGTTCCCCCGCCCTATTCTTCCAGAAGTGAACACACATCGAACCTTCTCTCGTAACTCGGCTTCATCCCGTGCGCGTTCGGTGAAAACCACAATTGGCGACGTCATGCAAAGACCTCACATTCCTCTTTTCACTCGTAATCAGAAAGGTATGAGTGGAGTGTTCCTGTCTGCTGAGGAAAGAAAACGGGCAGTTAAAAAGTGGCTTGTATGGCGTGATGTGTGTGTGGAACAAGTACTGGACTTCCTACTTGATGGAATGATGCCATGGGAGGAATCCACTGGGTTGGGTTCACTGGCTTCACGTTATTCTGAACTACTAGATTTGTACTATGAAGAAGTTTACAATGCAAAAAATCCAAATCCATTAGCATTGTCCATTCATAAACAGGATGTGAACCGAATTCTGGAACCTGTTATGATGCACGAAGTTATCATCACAGCTACATATTGGGAAAATTTCCTCAAATTGCGCACGGATTTGAACACTGCTCAACCTGCTATTGTTGCATTGGCCAAATTGGTTGAAAAAGCATTGAATGTTTCAGTTCCACGGGTTTCTTGGCTTCATCTGCCTTTTATTGACCATGATGAAGTACCAACCAATGTATCCTGTTTTGCGGATTTGAGGAATGTGGCCATGTTGTCTGCCACCGAGTCTGCCCAAATCTCCTATAACGATAAATCTCGTGCATCTAAATCAACTGCTACAATCCGTCTTGGGGAACGGCTGTTTGATAACAAGCACTTCAGTCCATTTGAACATGTGGCTTTCAGCGTGACTGGCGCTAATGACATTGGTTTGAATGCCAAAGAACTGGCGCACAGTAATTTCGGCCCTGATTGGGTTCAATTGCGCCATATTTTGGAACAGGAAACTCGCCAAATTGAAAATTCTGCATAAAGATTGATGGTCAATAAAGGACTATAACCTAAACAATGCACCAGGATGTAAAAATTCTTCTTGGTGCATTGTTTTTTGTTGTAATTGTTCAACAAATAATGATGCCATGTTCTATAGGGTTTTAGAAAAAGTGTCCATCATGCGTTTTGAGGATGGAGAATGGTAATGGCTTCAAAGAAATTTCATGTTAACCCTGAAACTGGTAAAGTGAACCGTTGTTCAACCTCCCCAGAAAAATGTCGTTATGGTCAAGGTGTTGAAGAAAACCATTATGATACGAAAGCTGAAGCCCAAGAAGCATCTTTGACTATGATGGCTAATCGTTTTAAGACCATTCAATCGCATCACAAGGAAGATAAGTCTACCCAGAACCATTCCAAGAAAATTGAGAAGCGAATCCTTGAGAACAATTTGATTGATTGTATGGATGGCGCTGATGCTGAACGTTTACAAGAGTTAGTGGATGAGTCGCGCAAATCATGGAAGGTCGCTGATTCTCTTGTCGTGGAACGTGGTAAACGCACTATGGCCAATTGGGAGTTACTATGGGCACGGTCTCCATTGAACAGAAAACCTATGTGTCCATATGATGAGGAAACATATGCCAGTTTGGTTCGTAATCATGAATCATATCGAAGAACCACGACCATGTTGGTGGAAGCGTTGACAGAAAGTCCGCATTTCAAGCAAAAATATGACATTGATGCTAATTTCGGTCCTATTGGGGATACCGTTCCAATAACACAACTGGAGGACGGTGACACAAATTTCGTCCCTTATTGTGACACAATTACTGCATCTGACGTGGGACTATTCGCGTTACACGATTTTACAGCCTACCCGAAAAATCAACGTATCAAACAGCTGTTCAATAGAATTGAACAAATCAAAGTTCAGGGTATTCCCAAAAGGTTCAACAATGATGAAGCTGGGGAGGTAGATTGGCGACGAAAAGCTCGCAGATATCAAGAAGCAGTTTGGGGACCGCGACTTCTGAATGATTATGCAAAATTCCAACAAGGGAAAAATCGTGTGGTCAAAGTAAACCAGCAATATGTAAATCCCGAACATCCATGGCAAGTGATTGATTTGAACAATGTAGTGTGTGATAGGGATTCAAACACCCCTGTTGGTCTTCTAGAGACAAAAGTTGCTTCTTCATTGGAATGGGCTTCTTCGATACCGACTGCGTATCGTATACGTGGGTTGTATTATTTATATGTTACAAATTTGGATGAGTTGCACATCAATGTGTCAATACAGGATTCATTGGTGAAAAGGTATTATTTGCGCTGGAACTATGAAATTTATCCAGGGCATGGAAACATAGAAAGATACATCAAACAGCGTGTTCTACCATGGTTTGAAAATTTGAAATCACAACGATAAACCCGTGATATTGAATTTATGTTAATGTTCTGCAATTAATCTTTGACATTTGCTGACCATATAGTATTTGTCATGAGTTTCATTGCATAGGGTTTTATCTTTTGTGAAGGAATGTTCATGTCTAGTTTTGATGAATTGTTAAAAACGATTCGCTCCAAGTCTGTTTTGATTGCTACGGAATCAGATGGTCGCATCGAGTTGGGAGCGTTGTTTCTTCGTGCTATTCGACAAACCATGATGGAGATTCATCGTGGAGCCGAGTCAGATGATTTTGCTGATTTGGTTATAGTCAATCTCATTATTTTAGGAGCCAAAGAAGGATACAAGGTTTCTGAAATCAAAGACTTCATTGAACAATTGAAATCTGAAAATGATGAACTGGAATCAGAATGACCAGATATTTGTTTCATCATTTAATACGGCAGAAAGGTTCCCATGGGTACACATGACACTTTATCACCATGGGAAATTCATTCCATCCACAAAAACCAATATATTGCATGGATAGATGTAGAAACTTCAGGCACATCTGTTGAGTTAAATGAACTGCTGGAGGTAGCGGCTATCCTGACCAATATGGATGGGACTGTTGTTGGTCAACCATGTGAAACATTGATACAGGTCAGTAATTTATCTCATGTCATTGCAACAGCTGACCCCATGATACAGGTGATGCACAATCAATCCGGTTTATGGCATGATTTGTGGCATAAACCATCAATCAAAAACCACAAAGCAGATGTTTTATTCACAAGATGGCTACAGAATTTGGTTGACGAAAAAGCCACAGTATATTTTGGGGGAAACACCATTGTTTTGGACCGTAACTTCCTGTCGTTTCATTTACCACGATTCTATCAACACTTATCACATCGCTCTATTGATGTTACCAGTCTTTCATTGGCTATTCAATCCAATGCAGGTGTTCTTGGGTATGAGAAAGGGAAGAAGCATCGGGCTCTCATGGATGCACAGGATTCGTTGTGTGAATACAAATACTATTGTCATTGGCTTCAGAATGTTTCCAATATGTAGTTGATTCAAGATACGCAACAAAAGAGGTTCATACTGGTTTCAGCGTAGTGCAGGTATCATGTATGGAGTTGGTAAAGCCCTTCAACAGAACAGGATTCTATAATGAGCGTCATTGTGTACAGCAAAAACAACTGTATTAACTGTACTGCTACAAAAAATGAGTTGGAGAAACGCGGAGTCAATTTTACTGAAGTCAACATGAGCACCAATCGGGACGCTTTGTTGAAAGTAAAAGCCATGAAATTTCGTGAAGCTCCTGTTGTTGTGATTGACAACGATGCCTGGAGTGGTCACAACATGGACAAAATCAATATGCACTGGCCAGATATCAATAATACAACAGTTACAACTGATAACGACTGGGACTTCTGACGTTCATATATCCCTCTGTGGAAGCGACTCATCTCGTTAGAATGGATACATGAACAACACTACAAACTTCAAAGCTGTTGTGGCCCAAGTTAAACTTCAATACAACTTGGTGGACTATGTGCAACAGTCGGGTATTTCACTGAAACAACATGGTATGAAATGGAAAGGATTGTGTCCCTTCCACACTGAAAAAACACCATCATTCACTGTGGATGAACATTTTCAGAATTATCGTTGTTTCGGTTGTGGAGTGCATGGAGACATTCTGTCTTTTGTGGAGAAATATGAGCATCTGGACTTTTTTGAAGCTTTACGTAAGCTAGCAGAAGACAAAGGTATAGTTCTTGAAATTGGCAACAACAAAAACAATATAGATTACAAATCACTTCGTTCTTGTGTACGTGATGCAGCCAATTTCTTCTACAAAGAATTTCGTAAACTTCCTAACAATCATATTGCTCGTGAAGAAATACGCAGTCGTGGATTGAATGAAAACGCTTTTTTGTATGGTTATGCACCTGAAGGTCGTCAAACCTTGTATCGTAAGCTGAAATCATTGGGTTACAGTGATGGAACCATTTTGAAAGCTGGCGTGTGTGGTAAATCTGAGAAAGGGGTTTTCTATGATTTGTGGCAGGGACGATTGATGTTCTTTGTTACAGACATTACTGGAAAACCTATCGGATTCTCTGGTCGTAAACTTCAAGAGACAGACCGCATGGGGAAATATGTAAATTCTCCTGAAACTCCTTTATACAATAAAAGTTCATCATTGTTTAATGTCTCCAAAGCTAAAACATCAGCACATGAAACCAAAATTTTGTATGTTGCTGAAGGACAATTTGATGTTGTCGCTTTGGTGGAATCGGGCATCCCAAATGTTGTAGCATCTCTAGGCACGGCATTCACAGAAGGTCAAGGAGCGTTGTGTCGTAGATTAGTTACTAATCAAGGGCGGATAGTGTTCTGCTTTGATGGGGATGCTGCTGGACGGGAAGCAGCTTACAAAGTGTTTCAGGCAGTTCCCAACATTCATGACCAAGCATATGTGGTTTCTTTCCCGAACAACAGTGACCCCTGTGATTACTATATGGCACACGGGTCGGAGAAATTGAAACAATATGTTGAAAATTCCGCAGTGCCTCTGGTGGAGTTTGTGCTGTCCATGACTGCTGCCAATTTTGATTTGTCAACACCGTTAGGACGGTCATCTTATGTTGAGTCTGCTGCATCGATTCTACGTGCTGTTGCTAACATTCCTCTTCGTGAGCAGTTTGTGCGCCAGGTTTCGCTGAACTCATTGACTTCTATCGACACAGTTCAGGAAGCGGTAAACAAGGCCACCCCCGTAATTAAACATTATGTGCCATCTGCTGACGTGGCGAAAGAAACACGCCCGGAATTCGACTCTACAGATGTTGATGAGGAAACACTTATCCATCATATTAAAACCAACAACATATATTCGGCTTCAGCTCGGCTTATTGTTTTGACATTGATGGAACCGCGTTTTCTACCCAGTCTGATTAAAGCAAAAACATTGTTGGTGTCAGAATTGCGTTCTATAGTTGACGAGATGGAGCATTTAATGGCAGAACACCAAGTGGTCGTGCCCGAACAGTTCATGCTTACCAAGGTGATGGATTTTTTGGTAGGCGGTAATTTGTTTCCATTGGCGCAAATCATGACCGAATCAACATTGAAAACACAGTTCAAATATGTTCGACATTATTTGCGTCAACAAGACAGGAAACGGGTGGAGGATGAGGTTCGTAATCAGGTTTTTGATATTTTGGCGAAGTCTCCGAATGCTTCTGTTGATTTCCTGGAACAAGCATTGGCTAAAGAGAAGAAAGAATTGTCCCATGTCAACATGATTTAGCTAAGTGAAGTTTATGATTGATTCTGCTATCCATTTAATAGAGATAACAGATTCCACAAAATTCAATGAGTACATCATCAACTCATCATATGAGAAACGGGCACATGTCAAAACATTTATTGAGTGTTATGGCCCAGTACAGGAAGTAGTCGTTTTCAATAGCGTCGCGCCCATCATTCAAGGAGCAGAAGATAGTAAACAATTTGCTTTCAAAGCTGTTTTTCGTACAAAGCCGTATTTTCAGTTGGTTCATGGTCCACATGCAATTAGTTACAAAGAATATTATGAACGTTTGATGTATGAGAACCCTAAAAGAGTGATTACGTTAATTGAAGTTGCATTACATGATACGCGGTTGTTTTATTCTTTATCAGGGGATTTTGCTGTACTGGAATCCTGGTCAATAGGAGAACGTAACATGGTTGCCAACGAATTATTGAATATGGCTAAGCTGAAGGATTCAATTACAGTTTCACTACTTGAACAAATGTATCAATATGCGATGAATCGTTGATGACGTTGGTGTGCGCATATGCGATATTGAAACCAATGGGTTAGTGAGAAGCTACCCGGGCAACTAACCAAGAGAATGGACCATTTTATGGGATTTTTTAGACGTAAGCGCGTAAAAAACAACAAAGATGTTCATAATCTCAATTTGCAATCTGTTATTCTGAATTCATTGAGTGACATCCATCAAAACGAATGTTTGTTGGAAGTTTCTTTGGACAATGGCTCAACACTGAAAATCTGGGCCAGTAATGGAAACATCATGTTCGCATCCTTGTCCGAAACCACTCCCCCTTTGAATGAACGTATAAGCTTAGAGTCATCACTTCCTGAAGACACCCCAGTCAAAGTGAAACAACTTTACAATCCCGACAAACCGCTAACATCATACAACAACATTCTACATCAAATACCAGTTGCCATACCTGTAGTAGATTCGGTTTTGAGAGACCATACAGTTCAGTCATTCAAAAAAGCTAATCAATACAATATAAAACAGGTTCAGACGTTACTCCTACGAGGCATGGATAAGAGAATAATCTTCAGTATGGATTTTCTGGAAGAGTCTCCTTTAAACTTGTTTCGCTTGATTGAGCAACTCCCCAAAGATGAGAAAGTAGCTAGTGAAATCATTGATGGAATTGCGGATGAGGCCAAATTATCACAACTGGTCGAAACCAAACCCCAAAATGGCGCAGAATCTTTGATTTTGAATGTGTCACAACATGAAGAAACATTGAAAACATTACGGAAGAAATCTTGTGCATATGGTTTCTTGTGGGTGGATGTTCTTCGTTCATTGAAACATTTGGTAACTATGGGGTATGTCCATATTGAAGGATTACCAGAGCACGATGAAGAAGCGTTGCCAGCAATTTCGGAAAATGCAGTCAAACCTGAAAATGTTGAGGCATTGGATATGAGACTTCTTAAAACCAACAACAGTTCAATCCTTCCAAATGATGATGACTGGGACTATTCTTGCCCATCCAAGAAAGCTGATGAGTCTGGATTCAACATTTCAGACGATGGTGGATTTGATTACGAAGTCATGTCCAATCCACATGAGGGAATGACTGGAGCATTGGATGACACCACTTTGACACATGATTTGGAAAAACAATTGTCAACAGCGAATGTACCCAATGAACGAATTACTAATATTGTTGACATATCGAGACAAAATGATGATTTGGAACTTCAAGTTAAAGCAGTGGAACGTGCAGTTTCAGCGTCTCAGTCGTGTTACAACAAAGCTTTGGGCGATTATCAGTATTTGGCATTGGAACAAGGTATCCAAACCATTGAAGGTCAACCAATCACAGTGAGTACTGAATTGGATGCTACTCGTGATGATTCAACGGATTGTTTCTTTGATTTGGAGTCTTTGGAAAAGGAACGTTACATACTCAATGAAAAACGTCGAACCGTTCTTACAGAATTGAATCATGCCATTGCTCCCATGCCAGGAGACCACGTACAGGAATTGGTGCAGCGTGTTGAATACAAGCTGGCTGGTATCAATGATGTGGTGAATCAAGCTTTCCATGACCCACGTGAAGACGAGAAAATCGAGGTGGACAAAGCATTCTTGGTACCATCCATCATTCCTGTTCAAGAAACCCCTTTGTATGCTGCACTGGTTGAGAAGTTTAATTTTGACCCTCTTGGTGTAATGGAAACTGACCAGGAATGAAACAACGGAGGAAACGATAGTGTTACTTTTGGGGCCAGAGCAAGAGAAAAAAGATGACAAGGACGGGGACGGCAACGAATGGGGTTTGCTAGTCCTGCTTGGTATCATTTTTTTACCAGCTGTTGTAGTAGGTTACAGTTTTTATTTGTTGCTACGGTGGGGGCGTCAAAAGTTATCAGTTATCACTACAATCATCCTCATATATGAAATTGTATTGGCGATTGTCTGGGCCTCTACCAATGCCTTGAATCGTTTTCTGTCAGTATTCAATAATCTATCCACTATTATGGAAACTTGGACAGAAATGATTCCAGCCATGTTGCTTGTGAATCTCATGTTGGCAGGTCCATTTGGTTTTGTTCTCAGTTTTGTACAAGTTCAACAGATAAAAAACAATCCTCACAAACTCAAATTGCAGGGAAGTTGGTTGTATAATTTCCGGTATCGCAGAACACCTTTTGAATTGTTCAAACGTAACAAGAATATTCAAAAATTGAAGGATGGCAGTTTTGCCAGTGAGGAGAAAGCTCCATTAGGACTGAATGAAGACAACGATACTGTCGTTTACCGTTATATGTCCGAAGCAGTGAAACAAACTCTTATCAGTGGGTCAGCTGGTTCAGGAAAAACAATTACCATGTTGTCAATGATTTTGAATGACATCAAAAATCAAATGCCAGTGGTGATTGTGGATTTCAAACGGTCTCCTGAGTTGGCTTCCAAAACTGCTGCTTGGGCTCATGAGTATGGATGCAATTTTTATCATTTCGTCAATGGTGAACCTGGTAGTTATGATGTTCCTAAATCGCCAGGTCAAGCAACATATGACCCTTTGATTAGTGGGGGTGCTGGTAAAGCTGACATGGTTTTGGGCATGCGTGAATATGACAATGCCGCAGCTGTCTACAAAAGCTATATGAGACAGATTCTTCAGATTCTTTTTTCCATGTTAAGACTGGCTGACCGTTCCAAAACCAAATCAATTGACTGGAACCATGGACACATCTGTCAAATTGCTTCTGCTGTCAATGGGAACTTGGATGAATTGGCAGGAGCATGTGAGGGGACGGACATTCAAGAAGATGCTGAATATCTTGCTTTGAAAACTCGTAACCGTACTGATGATTTGACTCGCCAGCTTGGGGCGCTACAAGGACAGATGCGCACATTGATGGCTTCTGAATATGGTCGTTGGTTACGTCCTGCCAAAGGGTCGCGAACCATTGATTTGTACCAATTGACGAAAGAGCCGGGTAATGTGATTCTGTTCTCCTTGAATGCTGACTCGGAAAAAGACTTCTCGCGTTACATGGGGTCGCTCATCCTCGCTGACCTCAATGCTGTATCCGCACGAAGAAGAAATGCTGGAGACAGAAACCAAGTAAACGTATATATTGATGAGTTTCAAGCAGTACCACCAACAGCAGTTACCTCATTGTTGGAAAAGTCTCGTGAATCAAAAATTGCCATGACTTTGTCTTCACAATCTTTTGAACAAATAATTGCGGCTGCTGAACACAATGGGGAAGCATATTTGTTGGGAATCATGGATACATGTTCCAACTTTATCGTTCACAGCGGAGCGACAGAGGATTCGGCTACCAGACTGTCCAAAATTTCTGGGAAACATATGGTCACTGTTTACAGTCAAGCCAACAACAATCGTACATTCCTCTTTTCAAGCAATTGGCGTAATCGTCGTAACCAAACTGTTCAATCACGTGAAGAGGAACGTTGGATTGTGCCCACTCAGGCTTTCATGAATTTGAGTGCTCCAACCTCAACAAACAATTATCGCGCTACAGCTATTGTCATCAACAAATCACCAGATGACCCACGATATCGGAATCATGAAGGTGGGGCATTGGTACGGAAAGTTTGGATGATTCCGGATGATAAAGTCATTGCGAACTATTATGAACCAAAATTTGATTCCATTGGTCATGATGAGTCAGATACCGTTTCTGTTTCATTGGAGAAAACAGATTCAGCATTGAACACGTTGCCAGGTCCGGAACAACAGAATATGTTATCTTCTGAAGAAAGCGAACATCCTCTGGCGGCATTATATACTGGTAACAGTTCAATGAATGAATATGACACAATCCAGATGTCAGAAGAAGATGAAGATGGCGGGTTTGGTTTTGAATCGTTGGATGATGAGCTAGACCCGGATATGCGGGACGTTCTTTCAATACCTGTTGACAAACCATTACCTGTTGTTCGTTCTTCTCAAACCGCAAAGAATATGACCAATGCTTCATCACGTACATCTAGGTCAGCATTGGAAACAAGTAGTTTTAAAGCATTGTTCAATGATTCGAACTACAAACCTGAAATACGTCAGACGCGACCTGATTCGCATTCTGTTAAATCAATTCCAGTGCAGGAAGATGAGGAAGAGGCATTGCCCGATTTGCATGATTTGATGTGATGTTTTGCTGGTATTAGGTATTGATATTGCCATTAGCCTAATAAACCAAGCAATTGGAGCTATTGATGCCACTTCCAAACAATGTACCAGGGAGAAACCAGCGAACCAGTCCAATGAGTCGTGCTACTGGTAACAGAATGCCTGTACAACCATCCTCAAGAACGTCCATGGATGATGAGGCGAGTTTACCTCCTATTCAGGGAATGCCCACAAACAATAAATCCAATAATACACAAAATCCTGACATCGCATTAGGGCGCCCTACTCATGTTGACCAGTATGATTTTGATGAACGCGGAATGGCATATGAACGATTGAAATGGTCCTCACAACGCCCTCCAGTTGCTAATTCTTATGATGGGCCTGAAGACGATACTTTTGTTGACATGTCTGTTGAGGAGCAATTGGAATGGGAAGAAGAGGAAGCTGCTGAACAAGCACGTCAAAGCCGATTCGCTAGACAACAAAGACGTGCTCGGGAAGCTCAAAAACCTATCACAGTTTCAACGGTTCTGCCAGAAGATGATGACATGTTGGAATCTGAATCATTGGATGATGACCTGTCAGAGGAAGAACCCCAACCAACTAAAAAGAAATTGTTTGGTAAACGTGCATCTAAAACTGCTTCCAATAAAACAACCAATGAGAATGAAAAAGACGATAATAGTCAAAATGTTTTCATTGACAAGAAGAAGAAACAACTGAAACCTTTTGGTGGTCGAAAAATTAAAGAACACGACTTGGACCCCAGAAAGAATCTTCAGAAAAACCGTAAAATAATGCAGTCGATTTTTGTTGGGGCGATTCTTCTTGTTGTTGGTTTTGGTGGTTATAAAACATTCTTCCCAGCAGATTCCGTTACTCCAGCTGAAATACAGGAAATAGTGAAAGATACCACTGGTTTGACTAACTTTCCTTTGGAGTCAGGTCGTGGATTTGCAACCGATTTCATGAAGGCTTATCTCACGGTTAATTCGGATTCTGTGTCTCAACAGGTATTGGGGTATTACTACAGTGGCACCATGGGTAACGGGGACAATGAGAACAGAACTGCTGCAAAAGGTTTCCAACAAACTATTCTATACGGCCCTACAGTGTACGAGTCTAAAGCATTGACTGATTATTCAGCTCGGTACACCATTGGGGCTCTTGTACAGCCTGCTTTGGCGGCTGGCGACACTCCTGCGGGTACACAACCTCGTTGGCAATTCTTCAATGTGAATGTTTACTACAATGCTGGGTCCGGGAATTTCTCCATCACCAAGGATTCCCCAACAGTGGTTCCAGCAGCAGAAGTGGGTCAAAGTTCTGAAATTCCCTCTTCAGCTCCATTAGGGACGGGAGAATCTGACCAAGCATTGGCCAAATCATTGCAATCCGTGGTTTATGGATTCTTGGAGGGTTATGCCAAATCCTCTCCATCTAATCATACGACTTTAGACCAATATGTTGTCACTAATCCACCAGTTGAACTGCTCAAAGGTTTAAATGGTACGTACACATTTGCTGGGGACATGAATGATGCAGTCAAATATGAAGCATATCCAACTAATGACCCAAGTATGGTCAAAGTTAGTGTACGTGTAAATTGGCGTACTTCATTGGGAACAGCAGATTCCGCAGCACGTTTGGAATACACATCCACATATGTGATGACACTGGTTAAACAAGCAAATGGAAAATACTTGGTATCCAAATTCTCTCCACAATTTTATGTAGCCAAAGAAGGGGAAGCAACATCATCAGAACCATCATCTGAAAGCAAACCCAGTTCATCAAGTTCGCCACGATAAATTGTTTTGTTTAAACAGCAATCATTTCGATATTGCAAACAGAATTGAGTTTACAACAATTAGAAAAGATGTTGCATCTGATTTAAATAAACCTTCTACATGGAGCAGGAACAATGGAAATTTTCAACACTTTACAACAAATGACAATTGAGATTCCAGCTGCGGGTCTTGTTGACTTGTGGAACAATGTCCTTAAAGGCTGGCTCACCCCTATCTATTTGGCAGCAGTTGCTATCTTTGCTATTTTTTTCCTTAAAGACCGTGCTTGGATGAAATTGTTGGCATTCGTTGGTATTGCGGCTGTGGTTGGTGTTCTAATCTTCGCTGGTTCTGAAATCTTTGGTAACAAGGATTCTGGTTTGACTGGCGTTGCTAAGAATGCTGCTAAAGACATCAACATGGTGAATAGTGCAAATCTTGTTACTGTACCTGGAGTATCTTTTGCAGAACTACCTAACAACTTCTCCGATTGATTTTTCCTACTGACCACTGGAGAAGGGCAAAAGAGGCAGGTGTTAAACCTGCCTCTTTTGTTGTATACAAATGTTTATAGGTGTGCGCTTAAGTTGATATTGACCCGTATAGAGTACAGCATATGTTCGCGCAATTCTGCAAGGAGAATTAATGGCAACCACAAAGACGACCGAGAAAAACAAAAAGAACAAGTCGTCCAACAATCGTAAAAGGTTAGGTATTTCAGCTGTTGCAGTAATTGACAATATTGTATTCAGTCAAACTGATAGTTATGCTTATTACCAGTTGAGCAACAATGTTTATGATTTTCTGTCATCTGAGCAAAAAGTTGCTTTGGCCATGAGAATTTCCAATGCTTTCAACAACCTCATGACAGAAAAACAAGAACCAATCGAATGCCAGCTCATTATCACATCAGCACCAGTAGATGTTGACGCCTGGGCTGAACAGATAAAAGAAGTTTCAAAAGATTGGAAAACAGGTCCTGGTTTTGAACGATACGTTGAAGAGCAAATCATGTATCTGAAAAACCGTCAATATATGAAGAAAATGACTTTCCTGGGCGTTAATTTAGGTAAACGTGGCGCTTTGAACATGGCTGGATTGAATGTTTTCGAAAGCGGCTTCAAGGGCGCTATGGAAACCCTCAAAACATGGATGGACACAATAATTCAGACACCTACTGAAGCAGTGTCAGCACAAGAAGAAAATGATGCACGGAAAAAGGAAGAAGAGCTTTTCCGTATTTTGTCAATTGGTCATCTCAAAGCACAACGAGTCACATCCGAAGAAATTCTACTGTTAATAAAACGGCAATTCTACCCTGCCATGCCTGCACCATATCTTGATGTTGACCACGAAAACCGGATTGGCCCTGGAGATATTGACCTTGAAGTGGGTTCGGCCATTGAGAACAAGTACCGTTGGTTGAAAATTACTCAGATGTTTGATGATGTTGAAGTGTCAGGTTATCGTGCTACTTTGAGTTTCGCCAAATTCCCCAAAGACATTTATTATCCTGCGGGTATTCCCTTCCTGTATTTTCCTTCGCGTTTAGGCGCTCCATTTACCTGTTACTCCCGATTCACATTACATCCAAACCAGAAAATGAAACTGGAATTGGAAAAGAAGAAGAAAGAGCAGAAAGACGAATTGGAAAACATTTCAGCAGCACAGAACTCTTTGGATTCTGCCGTTGATAGTTTCCCAGCTGATGTGGCCCAAGCGTTGGATGACATTCACAGGCTGTCGGAGATGCTTGCAGCTGATAAAACCCCATGGGTGGAAGGTTCTTACCGAATCGTTGTTGAAGCCCCTACAGAAGAAACACTGCGAGAATACTGTTCCAAATTGAAGCAAAGTTATGATGATTTAGGGATTCTGCTTCAATGGACTGCTGGAGACCAAGCTCAACTGTTTTTGGAGCAAATGCCTGGAGATACTCATCGTGTTCAAGCGTTTAGTCAAATTACCAACTTGGATGTACTTTCCACATCTGGCATGAATTTTTCATCAGATGTTGGTGACCTAGTTTTTGGAACTGACTGAGAGGTCTTGAAATGGCGAAAAAGAACAGTGGAGGATTCAAAGGCGCTATAGTCAGTGGAATTGTATTGGTCATTTTGGTGGGTGCGTTGTTTGGTATTGCCAAAGCCAACAACATCAATTCAATTCGTGGGCTATATGATTTCTTCCGTGGTTGGTCTGACAATGTTTGGGGTTGTGGTGCTGGCAGTCTGGAATGGAACTGTCAAACAAAACCTTCGATACCTGACTCAAATATGAAGGATGATGACAATTCCACTAACACTGGGACAGGAAGCAATCCAACTAGCACATCGTCACAGGAAGGGAGTAAAGATGCGAACTTGGCGGCATTGGAGGCTCTACCAGTTGCAGACGCTCAGAAAGTTGAGTACAAACGTTCTGAATGGAAACATTGGATAGGTTCCCCCTGTAATACTCGGGAAACTGTGCTACAGAATCAAGGTCAAGATGTAAAAACAGACCCAACCACATGTAAACCTTTATCAGGAACATGGATAGACCCATACAGTGGCAAAACCATAGATAAACCTGGTTCTTTGGACATTGACCATGTGATTCCATTGGGTTACGCTGCTTCCCATGGGGGTCAAAGCTGGTCCGTGGAGAAGAAACAAGAGTTCGCCAATGATACTTCTCAGCTATTGGCAGTTTCCGCATCTGAAAACCGTTCCAAATCAGATAAAGGGCCTGGCGAATATATGCCACCCAATCAGAATTTTCAGTGTACGTATTCTAAAATGTGGGTAAATACCGCCAGTAAATATGGCGTATCAATCAGTAACAATGATAAAAATGCTCTGGAAAAAGGGTTGCAACAATGCAGTTCATAAAACACACATTCCCTAGCATCAAACCCAATGGAGAGGCAATATGAGTTCTAACAGTCATCGTATCAATGTTGCCAAACGTTTCAAAGAGCATCAAGCCCAAAATGCCAACAACCGTTATACAGTAGCAACAGAAGTTATGTCAGTTGACGACAAACTCAAGGTTTTGGAGGAACTGGGCTACAATGAGATGATTGATTTATTCAAAGACTGGAAACCGCGAGTCTCCAACCGGAAACGACGTGGTGCCCCTTTAGACCAGCGCGTGTCCATCACAGTCACCACTCAGGAACGTGTGTCATTGGACCAAGAACTAAAAGCGGTGAAAGCAGCTGGTGAGAAAATTACAATGTCACAATTCATCCGTAATCGCGCTTTGGGAACTGTAGACATCAACGGTTGGCGCGAAATTGCTGAAAAAACTTTGAAAGAGATAGAGGATACTGTAAAGAATCAGTCTTTCTTACGTCAATCGAAATTGGAATTAGCGGTGTTGATGGATGAAGAGGACGATGCAGACGAGGTGGCTCTATATGCTAATCGTATTGCTGAAATCAATGCTCAACTCAATCGTTTAGTAGCTCAGAATGAGAAACGAAACAACCGGTTATCAGGACGTATGTCAATGCCTGAAGCAGAAACCGTCAAATGGCGAGCACAGCGTTTGTGTATTTCATCCAGCGACTATCTTCGTATGATGATTTTTGGTTTAGAGCCCAACTCCACAGCTGATGCACATATGAGTCTTGATGCCAAACGTCGATTCTATGTGTCAATTATTGAAGTGGCAAACAATGGTTGGGGTACTCCGCCCGCTATTTATGAATGCTCACAATGTGTCAACTATATGGATGAAATTCGTAAATTACGTGCCGAGAATGAACAATTGAGGCAGTTTGCATAAATGTTTATTGTGCCTTGATATTGCTGCTTTAGATTCGATTATTCTTCAGGGACGTGTTTCATGTTTAAAAAACTCTATAAACGGTTGAAGTCTGACCGTGGTGATTCGTTGGTGTCAGCTGTTTTTGTAATTCCCATAATGTTCATGCTTATTGTGACAGCAGTTGATTTTAGTTTGTATCTCACCAATCGTTCACAAATTCAATCTGTTGCTCGTGATGGGGCTCGTACTGTTGCAATCATGGGTGGGGATGGTACTGCTACTATGGGAACACCAATCGAAGCAAAATATGGACAAAGTAGAGCAACTGCCTGTACGGGATTGAGTGGTGGTATAGCCAGTAATGCTTTCACCAATAATTCCACCCCTATTGAATGCAACATTATTCGTGGGTTGAATGAGTCCAATGGGATTGTTAATGCAACTGTTAAAAGTGTTAATTGCACTCCTAATGTCACAACATTCATTGGACAACGAGTCACTTGTGAAGTGCAGTGGGAATATGGTGGTATTGCCGGTTCATTTTTCTCCATTGTACGCAAAGACAATGTGAGTGTCACAGCGGGTTCTGCTGAATCTGAAGTAAAATTAGACCAGTCAAGTCTTGTCAAAAGGTGAGAACAATGATGAACCGTTTGAAAGCTAGATTACGCTCTGACCGTGGTGACAGTGTTTTAGTGGTGTTCTTGTTGGCTATTCCGTTGTTTGTTCTTACCATGGGTTTTGTTGTTGATACCGCTAAATCAGTGAATGCAGACCGTGCTTATGCTTCCATGGCACAAACAGCTGTTGAAACTGGTGTGAAATCAGTGAATTCAACTGGTAGTTTGGGAAATCAGGCCGTATCAGCTTTTGTACGAGAGTATCGCACTCAGTATGGACTGAAACCTGATGGTAGCACAGCGGAAACTCAAGTGTACAATTCGGAAGCGTGTTCCACTGCTGTCGTCAATGGTGTGAAACGAAAAATGCCATATATTGTGGTGACTTTAGGAACGGAACGTGGAGCCAAGAAACAAGTTACCAGTACATGGACAATTGAAGGAAATGGGGCGATTCCTCAACATTCTTTGAACGGTAATGTTTATAGAGTAATTTCAGCAGATGTTTACACCACATCAACAAACTTTTTTGGCGTTTTTGGTCTTCCTGCTTGTCAAACCCATAAATCCAGTGTTAGTGCTGTAGCATTCGGAAGCAATAGCGACTTGAAGTAAATGCAAATGTGATGAACTAAATTTGGTAATATGAAATCGTGAAGAGAGGGATGGGTGTTAGAAAATCCTGCCCTCTCTTTTTCATCCAAAAACTGAATACGCAGGTTTTGGTGTTTAAGCATCGTTGAAGATAGGAACCCATAATGACCATTGATTCCCAGCATAATCCACTATCGCTTTCGGAATCACTCAAAGAAAAAGTGATTGTAGCAGATACATCATCACTACTCATAGCTGGCACTGAACTTCTCAACGTTCTGGAAAATTGTGAACTAGTAATTCCAGCAGTGGTTGTTTCAGAATTAGAAGATAAACGGGCTCACACCACTATCGGTTTCTTGGCTCGTGAATGGTTGCGATTACTGGAAGAAAAACGTGTACAATATGGTATTCAATTGTCAACTGGTGTAATAATTGATACAAAAAAGAATATTCTTCTGCGAGTGGAACCCAACCATTCAGTGCAGAAACGATTACCTTTACACCTTCAGGACCAATCCAATGATAGTACGGTGTTGGCTGTAGCATATAATTTACGTGAAGAAGTTTCAGAAAGCCAAAAAGACAAAGTAGTCATTTTGTCCAATGATATGCCTATGCGTCTTCATGCAACATTGGATTTGAAAATGGAGGCATTTGAATTCAATACTACGCAAATTATTGGAGCAGGTCCTTTTGATGGGCAGTATCATATTGATTTGACAAATGATGAATATGTTAATTCAGTGTTTGCACAATATGATGGTAAACAATTTCCAACTAACTTAGACAATACCGTTCTTTCTCATTTACCCGAGAACCATTCGTACAATGCTTTGGTTACTATTACTGTAGAAGGTAATTATTTAATCAGTGGTGTACTTCATGGGAGTCGTTTGGAGCCATTGAAACGAAAAACCCGAGCAGCTAGAGTTGTTGCCAGAACGAAAGAGCAAGATGTTGCAGTGGCATATCTTAAATCAGCAGCTTGTGATGTCCCTATCGTGTCTTTGGGTGGAAGCGCTGGTACTGGAAAAACTTTACTTGCCGTTGCTAGTGCTATTGATGAATGGCAGGCGGGAAATTATCAAAAAGTGATTGTTTTTCGTTCTTTGCATGAAATGGGGCAGGGACAAGAAATGGGATTCTTGCCAGGTAATGTTGATGAAAAAATGGAAGCATGGGCAGGAGCAGTTTTTGACGCCATAGATGTGCTAGCCAATGCGGAACAATCATTAGTGAAACAATTCCGTGAAATAGTTGAGATTTCTCCTATCACATATTTACGAGGACGTTCCTTGGCCAATACTTTTATCATTCTGGAAGAAGCGCAGAATTTCTCACGTTCCGAAATTTTGAACATTCTTTCCCGAGTTGGACAGGATTCCAAAGTAGTGTTGACATTTGATGCTGCTCAAGTTGACAACCGGTTCCTACAGTCTGGGAAACATGCTGACATTTGGTCGGTTATTGAAGATTTGAAAACTAATAAATTATTTGCACATATTACTTTGGTGCGTACTGAAAGGTCAGAGGTGGCTGAGCTGGCTTCCAGGATTTTAGAAAGCTGAGTCTGTTATCCTTAACTAAGAAACACAGTCGATATTTTCCTTGCGAGTATTGACTGTGTTTCGTTTTTATGACACTAACCAATTACTACCATTCCTAACTGACAAATTCCGTGAGGATAACTAGATGATTAAGCGTGCAAACGGCTCCTCGTATATTGACGAGAATTTCGCGACTTCTCAAGTGTCGCACAATCAGCGTCATCCTTTTCTAGGATTGATTGCTGGTGTCTTTGCTATGCTCGCTGTTGTACTCGCATTACAACCCTTCGCCAGTAGTGTACTGACACAGAAACAATCCAATTTAATTAATACTGCTGAAGCAGGTAGTCCAGAAATTGGATGCATTTATACAACAGGTTTAGGAATGGACCGTAAAGATGGTTGGCGTAACACAGTAGTGGGTGGATATGTACAACCTGACAGCAGTGGTCGCACTTGGACAATGCAAGAAGCTTTAGGTGGCGGGTTAGGATTTGTCGCTTACGAAGGTGAAGGCGAAGCCAAAGACGCCCCCTGGACCAAATCAAAGAAAAAACCCGAAGTAGCTGACGGGATACTGAAAACTTTTGATGGTGGCAATGCCAGTTTTGACACGTACTATCAGAAAAATGCTGAAAAGCTGGAGAAAACACGGTCGGCTTGGTCCAACTGTTTCATGCAAGCTCTTCCATGGGTTGCCGATGGGCTAATGAGTCTTTCTGGACTAGTAACCAACGTGGCTCAATTCATTGCCGTCAGCGCTTTTAACCCTAACATTATTTGTCCTGACCCAGCACATCCAAATGGCAGCTGTCTCAATCTACTCAAAGTGATTGGTGGCACTGGTCGTTCAGATGGCGGTATTATTGGAGCTTTAACATCCAGTATCTACTATCCTTTGCTGGTTATTGTGGTGACAGTAGCAGGATTCTGGGTTGCTTATCTAGGACTGGTGAAACGTAAATTCCGTGAAGCATTGTTTGGTGCTTTATGGATTACTCTCTCCGTTATTTTTGGATTGGCTCTTTTGTTGAATCCGGCTCTGTTGGCAAAAGCGCCTATGGCTGTGTCCAATGCGGTGTCAACATGTGTTATTGGTGCATTCAATGGGCAAAATTGTATGGGCGGTTCCTCAACTCAAATTGATTATAATGAAGGAGAGTCAACATCCGATAAGATTTGTATGTCTGCTGCATCTGGTGCCACGTTGGACGAACAAATGTCGTTGACCGCAAACTCTATCACATGCTCCATCTGGAAAGCATTTGTTCTGGAGCCATATACACAAGCCAGTTTTGGGGCATCTTTCGCGGACCTGGATACAAAAGCTTCAGACAGTCCATTCCGTGCCAAACTGAAAGAAACTGACCTCAATCCTGACATGTATTGTGTCAGTTTGGGGTCTAGTGGTTCTGTCAATGACCAAGGAAACACGTTAAGTCTTGATGCACCCAACAAAAACCGTGTATGCAATTTGATGGCATATCAGATGTATTTGTCGGTTAATGCGCAATCCGATGGGGACCCCAATTTCACTACAAATGATTTCGACCCTCGATGGTATCGCGTTATTATGGCTTCTGCGGCTGATGAAGGCCTGTGGACACATTGGAGCAATGACCTCAGCAGCGGTATTGGAAAAATCAATGTTGCTGGTATGTCATTTATTGTTTCAGTATTGGGTACGTTCATAATTTTCGTGGTTTCATTATTTGCGCTTATTTATTATATTTCTTCACTTATTCTGTTGTCTTTTGGAGCCTTGTTCTTCTTACTAGGTGTACATCCTGGTCGAGGTAAACGAATTCTATTTGGATGGTTGGAAAAAGTTATTGCAGCGGTTTTGAAATACCTTGCATCAGCAGTGTTCCTAGTGGTTGCAATTGCTATTTATGGTGGCATCTTGGGTAATCTGTCGAATATGGGTCTAACCCTGTTATTCGTTGTTATTGTTACCATGGCATTGTTCATGTACAGACGTGAATTGATGAACCTTGTGGGTCGTGTCAACATGGGTGGTGAACAATTGTCCAGCAGTATGGCGGACAAATTACGCTCTCGTGCAGAAAATATGGGGTCATTTGGGAAGAACCTTGCACTGGCGGGTGCCGGTGGTGCTATTGGCGGTATGGTGGCAACTGGTGCAAACCCATTCCAGAAAGGCGGTTGGGGCGAGCTGCGTCGTGCGTCCATCTCCGGCCTCAAGGATGGCGCCAAACGTCAGCTCAAACGCAGTTCTGGCTTAGTTGGCAATATTGCTCGTCAGTATGACCGTAATAGCGTTGATAACAAACAGGATATGCGAGCCAAGATGCAAGATGCTGCCGCTGCGGAAACCACAGCTGCTACAACTCGTGATGAACGTGAAACTGATTTGCGTGATGCTCAGGACACATTGGCATCATTTGATGAACAAGCTGATGACAAGAACCAACGTCTACAGCAAGTTGAGGAAAACTATCGTGGTGTTCGCAACATGGAGCATCAGATACTCGATGATTTCCGTGAAAAAACACATGCTGACCGTGTGGCTCAACTACGTGACATCCGTAATGGAAACTTCTCAGAGGAAGAGAAAACTGAACGTATTTCTGCGGTCAATGATGCTTATGATGAGGCGCAAGATTTTGCTCAACTGCAAGATTTGAAGAATTTGCTCTCTGACAGCAAGTTGCAGCTGAATATTGCTATCAATAGTGGTGACATGGGTAAGGCCGCTATTCTACAAGACCAGATAGACCAGTATTCTGACCGTGCTCGCAGATTGGCCAGTGGCATTTCCACAGACCGTTTGGCCAATTATCAGAACGAATATGACAGCATTCTCGCTAAAGAAATCGATGCTGCCGGTATGGATAAATTAGATGCCTCTGCTCTAAATGAATTGCAAGAGTTGCGTACATTTGATGCTACTCAAGCTGCTGACCGTAGACGTTTGGAACAGGAGATTGTCCATGCTGGGGAGGCGCTCAATGATGCTGAACGTGCTCATGCTGAAGCTGCAATCAAGAGCAAGGCGTATGGAGATGCGTTCATCAATATGCGTCCAGGTGATGGATTGACTGACCGTGGAGTTCAAAGAGTGGAAGAGCAAATCAACCGTGAAATGATTGCTCAGAATCTTGAAACCAAAAAAGAGCAGAAAGCGCGGTTAGGACGTAAAGAAGATGACCGTGAAGTATTCAACCCAACTCAGGTGGTTGTCCCAGATGCTCCAACAAAGTCTGATTTTGTAGCTGGTGAATCTGAACGTGCAGCTCGAACAAACACTTCCAATCGACGCAATGCTTATGAAGCGCAGCGAAAGAATAGCTTGCGTGACCGTGGAATGACTCCTCGTCCTCCAGCTCCTCGGGATGAAGACATACCACCAGTGGATTATCCAGAAGAGGATTCATTCTTTGAGCAACATGTGGACGAAATTCCGTTGCCTCCAGTTGATACCACCTCATCTACTCCTGCTACTCCCACAACACCTCAAACTAATGGGGCCAAATCACCACATGCCCCTAATAAGGATGAACAAGCTGCTAAGGCGCGGAGAATACGTGAAGCGATTGTCCAGCGGGAAGCAGCTAAAGCAGAACAGTTGGAACAATCACGACGCAATGAGACACCCCGTCAAGAAGTAGGAAACATGGGATTAAATGAGGCACAAAAATTGTATGCAGAATCAGAGCGACTGAAACGCGAAGTAGCTCAACTAGAAGCTAAACAATCAGACCTGTCAGGTAAAGCTCTTCGTGCTCTACAAGCCGAAATCCGAGGTCGTCGTCGTAAAGCGGCTGAACTGTATCAACGTGCAAGCAAACTTGATGATTCCAAATGAGGTAGATAATGGCTCAAATAAACGAATTACCTGAAAGCGAGAACAATATTTCTCCTGGCAAAAACACCAATATGTCATCAAATAGCAAGATGCAGGAATCGAATGCAGCTAATTCTGCTCAAAAGTCAGATGCGGTATCTACCTCTGGTGTTGAACGTAGCAATTCCCAACCTTTTAGTTCATTGAAGGATTCATCAGTCAAAGACACGGTCAGGAACCCTAAAGCAGCGTTGAAACAAGCAGCCGCTACAAAAGTTGCCGACATGGCTGGTAATACTGTTTCTCCTGAAGGTAAAGAAGCAATCCAGAAAACAGTTGAGAAAACCCGAAGTGTTAAAAATATTGTCAAGAAAACAGTAGCCACTGCTAAAGCTTTTGTCACTGTTGTGGTTCCTTTACTTTTAGACCCCATATTTTGGGTAGGGGTATTGGTTATTAACGTTATTGCGTCATTGGTCATTGGCGTTATGGCCACTTTTCAAGTTGTGGGACGTAATGAAAATGCTGATGGGTGTGGGGTTGCAGGAAGTACAAATGGTGTCCAAGCAGAAGATAAAGGTGATTGGATTGGCAACGCGAACTCTATTGCCAATTGGTTGATGACCACCAAATTCGACTTCTTGGGGGGACAACCAATGAGTCTTAATCAGGTGGCTGGTATTATTGGAAACTGGTCACAAGAATCCCAAGTCGACCCTAAACTGGTGCAAAACAATTTCATGAGTTCTAGTGTCTCCAATGAGGAGTTGGCTGCTGTTACTGGTGGAGGTAAAGCAGTTGGTCTGGCTCAGTGGGATGGTGAACGTCGAACCACTTTTGCGAATTTTGCTAAACAACAAGGAAAGCACTGGACAGACATCAATGTGCAACTTGAATTTTTCAAAACTGAGCTGGAAGGATGGGAAGGCGCTAATCTGGTTGCAGGTGGTTTTAACGACCCTTCCAAAACTGCTAAAGATTTAGTTTTGATTTTCGAACAACGATTTGAACGTGCTGGCATTCCACGTATGGATAACCGTTATGCTGGTGCGGAAAAATTCTTGGCCAATTACAAGGGCGGAGGTGGATACACTGCTAACACTGGAGGTAGTTGTTTAAACAGTAGCGGTGGTAATCTAGATACCTCAGACATTGTGCAATTAGCTATTAGCATGTCATATCCAACTTCAGCTGAATCACGAGTTGGGCCTGGAGATTCAGAAGGTCGCCAAAAAGCAAAACCTGAATACCTTGAAGGCAAGAAAAAAGCAGAAGAAAAATCCAGCCCCGACCCTTGGTCCGGTTTGTATGCTTCATGTGACCGTTTTGTTGCAACTGTGATTCGTTTGACACGTGACCCTGATATCCCTTGGGGGTCTACGACTGAACAAGGAAATTATTTGGCGAAGAGCCCTAAATGGCAACAATACACCAAGAAATCTGAAGCAAAACCTGGTGACATTTGGGTTACTCGGGTCAATGGTCACATTCTATTGTATTTAGGTGATGTAAATGGACGTGACACTATTGCACATGCCTCTTATCTGACTCGTGTGGCTGCTTTGGGTGATGCAAACTACTTGAACGAGAATTTGGTGGATACTGGTGGCCGAGCTTATTACGGTTACCATTTTATTGGTTAATATGAACAATGATGACAAAAGATGGAATAATGGAGAATCATGACTGACAAAACTGATGAAAAAACCACACGTAATCGGCTGATTTATTTGATTGTGGGTGTATTGAGTGTTGCAGTTGCTACTGTTCTTCTGGCTGTGTGGTGGACAACCCCGAATGAGGAACCAACTACTCCTGAAATTACGTCACAGGTGGAAATCGATAATCAGGACCAAGTGTTGTTGTCCAGTCGTGCAAAAGAGCTATTGTCCATCGCTGGAAATTTTGGGGTTCGTCCCAACACTTTAACTGGGGACAACATAATGAATGCTCAATACTTGATTGGCTCTAACCCTAATCAAGCCAAAGACTTTTTCGTTTCACGTGAATCGGCATATGCAGCGTTGAAACCTCATGTTTTTGCTGGTTCCCCTCTATCTTACGATGACCGTGCTGTATCTCAATGGACTAATCAGAATGAATTGCAAAATTTGACTGGATACACTGTTGATTCTGTGTCTGCCACAACTAAAAAAACTGGTTCATATGTCAACATTGGAGACAAACAACACACAGCTGCTACTGTGACGGTTAATTTTACTTCAGTGGCGACTCAACGGATTCAAACTATTAATGATTCAGCTTGGGATGGAACCTTCAATGTTATGGAAAAAACTTTTGCTAACAATACTGCGAATTTGACTTTTGCGAAAGATGGAAACGGACAGTGGAAACTTTACTCCATAACAGATTTGAAAAACCAATTTCTTTTGGCAACATGGTATACCCCTAATTCGGATGCTTATGCCAATACTCAGTTCGATTTTAAATTGATTGATACTATTAAGGCCACTACAATCCCATCTGATACACCCTCAAATACTCCAGTTGCAACATCCACACCTAGTGCTAGCAGTTCCCCCAGCTGAGAGGTATGAATGATAACCGATACAATAGGAACAGTTGAAATCGGGAGAAAGAATTAGCAGATGAATGATAAAAATACCATAAAAGAATCCGATTCTGTAATTGCTAACAACCTTGAGAATCAATCCAAGTGGGATGCAGAAGATTTCATCGAAGAAGTGGATGATGATGATTTGATTGATGAAGACTCTGAAACAGATTCTTATTTTGATGATGATGAATTGTTTCTTGCCGGGGACGACAAAGTTGTTCATGAAGATGACGTAATGGCATTATTCAAGCAAACTGACCGTGCTGTGATGGTGCAAGTGCTGAATTTTCGGACTCCTAATGGAGATGTAAGAAAACCAATTTTCATGAAGAATGACCCCCCAATTCTGGAAGTCACATCAAGCCAAGGCGACAAAGTTGAATTAATTCTTACAAAAGAACTGTCACAGCATTTAGCAAAACAACTGGAAGATGTTCGACGTGCTTATTTCGGTATTGCACCTAAAAACAAAACAACACTCACACAAGAATCCATCAAAGACAAGATAAATGATTTTGTGACTTGGATGAAAGCGCATAAAATCAAGACTATCGTGGGTGTCCTTGCGGTTGTGATGATTATTTCTGGATTGTTTTTCATCTGATATTGCCAGTATTCGTTTTCAGCGGGAAGGTTTTCCATGGCAGAAGTTTTTCGGCGTACTTCAACAACACCAGATTCAACACCTAAACATCAACCTCAAGTTCGTTTGGCTCGGTCAGCATATAATTCCTTGCTATTCAAAAAAATAGGGCGAGGTCTGTTCATCGCTTTTTGTGCTGTTGTTTTGTTGTACACAGTTTTTGCCGCTACATTGCTTCGTGTTGTCCCCACCACCTCAGGAGCGGGTTTGGTGCCTGTCAAAAACATTACCTACAGTGGAGGCATGATTCCAGCTCAAGCCCAAATTCTGGTCAATGTGAAAAATCCTGAAGAAAAAGGGTTTCTGGACCATTTGAGGCAAGCTTTTGTGCCAGGTGGGGATTATGCTGTTGTAAGTGTGGTAGCTGGTCCTTATGGAAAACTCACATGGGCTCCACCTGGTATTTTAACTGTGGATGGAGAATTGGTTGATGCAAATTTTCCGCCAAATGAAGGCATAGAATCTCCATTGCTGAAACGTGCTTCATATCTTAATGACGAGTATTTGGTAACTTGCATTTCTGGGGCTTGTGTTCCTGGAAAGGCTTTTATTGTTCACAAAGACCATGTTCTGGGTTCTACTTTGTCCAGATATGAGGTTCCTGCTGTTGAAGAAGGTGAATGATGCTATTTGAAGAGTTACAAGCGGGAAAAACTGGGCGACTGAAGGACCCAGAAGTACGTCAAGTAGAAGACCTAAAACGTGCCTCCAACACTCAATCCAAAACAACTACCAAAAAATACAAAAACAGTTCTGTGAGTGAGAAGAAGGTTCGTGTTACTTTTACGGTTATGAGAGTATTGGGAATTCTCGTAGTTGCAGTAATAGTGATGGCGCTTATTTATTTTGGTTTCCAGTATTACATGAATGGTTAATCGTTAATCTCGAAAAGAGGAATACAATGGCTAACTCCTTTCTGGAACTACTGGAGCAGCTACGAAATACAACCGATTCTATCAACAAGATTAACATTTCATCTCAAATGAGCAATATGTTAGCTGATGAAAACGGGCAATCCGCACGTTTTATGTATTCTGTGTTCAATTACATCAATCCTATTACCATTGACCCTATCTTCCCTGCTATTATGGACGGAGAATTCTATCAATCATTTGTAAGAGCTTATACGGACAATGATGATGGTAAGACCAAAATTGCCTTAGGCATTGCATATTTACAAGACCACAAAAATGTAGTACTTGATTTAGACCATAAAGTGTTGAAAGAGTTGTCAACAATTGTGGAGAATCAGAACTTGGAGTTGTTGGTCAATGATATTACGGTGAACATGCTGCAATGTCGTAATGGGTATCTAATTACTTAGGGTCAGTAGGGAGGCAGGTAATGAGTCAAGATTCTTCTACAGTTGATGAGAATTCTCGTACAATTCCTGTGGCATCAATAGCAGATGATTTTGATGCCTCTTTACGTTCTCCTTTGCCGACATTATCACCATGGGACCAACAAATGGTAGCCGAACTTCGCAATGAGTTAACTGAAAACGGGGTATTGGTGAATGACACATCAGGATTCGATAGTGATGATGTGGTTGGTTTTCAGGACATGTTGGAGAAAGCCAATGCCGTCGCCCAAAACGAGCAGGATTTTCATCCACAATATGTTCATGAACCCACTAACCGTGAACTTGAACACGTTGAACACATACAAGGACATGATTTCGAAACCCCACTGGTTGATGAACTTGACGAAACTGAACCGAATCAGTATGCTAGTTCTACATTGGTTTGCTCTGGTAATGAGGGGACCAATGCTTCTACCATGTATTCAAGGAGGGAAAATCATCTAGTTACGGTTCGATTTCCGGATGGCACTATTGTGACAGGCCATCTGCTTTAATAACCACACCATTATAATTTTAGTTCATCCTGTGTACTATATTTTAGCATAACACAGGTTGTCATCAAAGTGCAAGTAAGTAGGAAAAAGGAATAGTATATATGGCAAGAGATAAGCACTTGGAGAAAGATGAAGAGCTGCGCTTAGGAAGACTAGTGCAGAACATGCTACAAGCACAAGAACGCCTGAAGTCTAATAATATTACCAATGAAGAAAAAGAACATTTAACTGATGTAATTACAGTGGGGAAACAAGCAGTTGACCGTTTAGTGGTGGCGTATATTGGTCTTGTACACAGTAAGGCACGCGCGTTTAAAGCAAAATACCCTGGTGCTCCTGAACTGGATGACCTGATTCAAGATGGCATGGCTGGGTTGCTAACTGCTATCTATCACTATGACCCTGCACGAAATAATAAAGTATCCACAGTAGCTTCCTATTGGATTTTTCAATCCATGACACGATGGAGCAATAAAACAGGACGTTTGGTTAAATTACCTGAAAATCGTGTAAGCGATTTTAGTAAGATTTCAAAACAACGTGCATTGTTGGAGTTGGATGGTATCACTGGAAAAGAAGCAGATACCATAATTATGAACAACTTGGGTCTCAGCCAAGCAGACATGTATTACATCACCAATGCTGCCGCAACTCCTGCCAGTCTCAACAAGGTGGTAAGTTCTGATGGGTCCAATAGTTATGAATTGATGGATTTGGTTGCACGAGACCATACGACGGCATCTTCAGAAGATGAAGTAATGCAGAATAGCATGTATACAGCTCTTCATGCACATTTGGAGAAGCTGGACGCTGTTGAAAAAGATGTTGTGACTGCCGCGTTCATGTTGGATTCAAATTCAGGGACTAGGCCTCTCACGCTTAAAGAAGTACGAGCCAAGCACGCACTTACTCCTGTCAAATTCAAAAAGATTTTGAACAGTGCCTTGGAGCGTATTCAAACAGAGTTGGCTGATATGGGCATAGGTTACGCAGACTTTGTGGATTGAACTAACTGACTAGAACTCAATACCAAAATGGGGATTGCACATTGCGTTGTAGTCCCCGTTTTGCATATTTTCCATATACCCAGAATCTTTATGTCCTTCGGTAGAATAGAAAACATGAGCACATTACCACATGTTTCCAACAATGCCAACTTGTATGTTGCATTTCATGTTCCACCTGAAGAATCCAAGGGTACAGTAAGAATTCAATTGGAACGGACTTTACAACATCTTTTTTCAGCTACAACTTTTAGGTTGATAAACAGCGAAAAAGACCATGGGCAAGAATTGGTTTACAGTATTGAGAAACCATTGTTCACTCATGAGGAAGTGCAACGAACATTTTTTGAATCTTTGGTGTCATTGTTCTCAACTACATCTTATTTGACTCCACATTTTACACAATTCGTTGGTGACCACAAAGGAGCCTCAAACATATGAATGCTATGTTCACAAAAGAAACCCTGAAACGAGAACCTGTAGATTTTCGTATTGGGGCAATCATTTCTGATGGTATGTGGTATTCCCAACCCAAATGGCGTAAAATGGCAAAAGTCACTGAGGAAGAAATTGAATCATGGATTGAGTCGAATTTGGCTACAGGGAGATTGGTGCAGTCTCCTACCGGTGCCAAATCATTTCGGTTTCCACATGAATCAATTGTAGAATGGTATGAGGAAAACCGTATCAAGTTGGGTGTTCAGTTGGTGGATTCCATTTTCCCCCCGAGAATATGGGATGGAATGACGGAAACAGAAGGATTCCTAAACGCTCCTTTACGAAAAATAGGGATTGTTTCTTTCAATTGCCAAAATTCAACTGCGAGAGAAATAACCCAGAAGCTTCGTGGAATAGCAAAGGTGCGTGAATATGAGCCAGGACGATACAAGGCGTATTGCCTCAATGCTACATATGTCAAAACCATAGTGGATGATGAGTTGAAACGTTTGGAACCTGGGGCCACAAGAAATATTTATTCACGCAACGAATCCAAACGTCGAGAGATTGTGGACTTCACTCCTGAATTTGCTAGAGGTTTGGTTATGTTTTACAAACGTTTTGGGAGGTCTCTTGTGAAAAAAGACATGGAGACCATTCAGATTTTCATTCCTGACCCTGAAGACCAAGAATCTCAAATAACGATTTGGGTTATGACAGCAATTGAAAAATTTGATGAATCTGCATCAGTTCCGTTCAGCGGCTATTTGAACTCTGTATTGAATCATCGTCCATATGATTTGCCCACTATCCATTTAGGGAAAGAGCTGAGTACTTTCCAGCGTCAACGTTCAAAAGCTGTTGAGGCGTTGAAGAAACGTTGGGGCGAGGAGCGCAATTTCACAAGCGAGGAGATGGCAGCAGAAATGAACATGGGAACGTTGAAATTCAATGATATGGAAGAACGTCATCGTATTTGGACTCGTTCTCGTAATGCCACCACATTGACATGGGATGAAAACTCTGATGAAAAAAGCGCTGAATACAATTTGTCCGGTAATCTCAGCAACTTGTCCCAATCTGATATAGCACTTGCACACAAAATGTCATTGGCAGTTATTCAATCAGCTCTTAATACTGGTTGTTATGACGATGCAATGACAATTATTTCACAAATCGATGCTTCAGAAATCAACATGGGACGAATCCAAACAGTTTCAGAACACTTTATTCAAGAATTGGGAATCGTGCTTGGTGTTGAAGGAGAAAAGTAATGAGTACCAATTTCAGTGAACAAGAATTAGATTTCATCGAAAATGCTTTGAGCACTCGTCAAGATTTGGAATTGAGTGAAGAACGGGTAGATGACAATAAAGGTGAATCTCATGTTAAACCAGTGATTCGTAAAACTGTACAATCATCAACACCTGGATACAAGAAAACCAGCCATTGGATTGCGGCATTGTTCATTCTGCCATTCCTATTGGTTGGGGTATTTTATTTGTTCCTCTTGAATGCGCAAAGTTTCTTAGGCGGTAAAGGAACACTGGATTGGTTGGCAAATAGTCACTATGGTAATGAAATCGCTGACACAGCCGCAAAGTCAGGGTTTACATGGCTTCCAACCTTTTTGGAGATTTATGCATATCGTTGGCCCATCATTATTGGTTGTTTCGCGGTCTGTTTTGCTTTCGTTGGTATCCTGATGGTACGAGATGCAGCAAAAAACAACAAAGCTGATAACCTCAAAACAGGAGATAATGATGACAGCGAAACTGAACAATAAAAAATCCGCTATGAAAGATTCTAATACTCCAAAACGGATAACACTATCGAAAATGCGTTTTACACAGTCTAAAATGACTCTTTTTGCACTGATGTCATTCTTCACTTTATCTCTTATACTCGCAACTGTTGGTATTGTTTTGGCTGTTCAAACAAGTAATAACCACAAAGAAAATGCTCCAGCGCCATCTTCATCAACCACTGTGGAAAAGACCCAACGTTCCGTTACTGGGAAAACAGCTGATGAAGACCGTAAAGATGCATTAGCAGCAGCACAGGAAGTATTAAATCTTGCTGCTCAGTCCCCAACCAATGCCACACCAACTGAACGTGTCAATGCTTTGGGTAACGGTGATGAGAGTGTCATCAACCCTGAACTGAAAAACCATATGAGATTCGTTGACACATTCGCTGAAAACAAAAATCTTCAAATCAACAGTTATCAGGCTTTGATTACATTGACTACATATTTGTCAAAAGATGGCCAATCCATTCAACCAGTTTCCGAGAACTCCTGGAAACGAGTTTATGTTGACAGTGAAGCAGGCAGTGCATATGTTCCTATGGGAGCTTTCTATGATAAAGGTATGGTTTTCAGCGTTGAAATGGTGTATACAGATGGACAATGGAAACTTTCACCATATTCGTTGTTGGACATTGTAAGATTATCTGCTCTATTGCAATCCGGGAAAAGCAATTAATAGGTAATTATTTCAAACCCAAAATCATCTCCTGTAACGCCTCTTGAATAGGTTAGATTCTACCTAGCTTATTCGGGGGCGTTTTTCATGTTTTCAAGGGGTTTTGTTGGAAATGCTTGTTTGTGATACTTGCATCAGGAAACTGTTAACCCTCTCTTAAAATCGTTTCTGGTGCGTTGACCGGCAAAAAGTCAACAATGCTGAATTTGATAAAATGTGGACATCATGATTAAACTCACACGTGTTGAACTTTCAAATATTCGTTCCCATTCTCATGTGGTTTTTGAGCCCGAATCTGATGGAATCACTGCTCTCAGCGGAGCCAATGGTACAGGTAAATCAACAATTGTGGATTCAATCGCATGGGCACTGTTTGGCACAAAGCCACATGGGGTATCCAAAACAGCTGCTATTTATCGCAATGGAGCCAAATTCGGAAAAGACAAATGCTTCGTTCGGTTGAACATTGAAGTTGATGACCAACCATTACTCATTGAACGTCGTATGGTTAGCAAAAGTGGTACGGTGGAATGCGAAGTGTGGGAATTGACTGATGATGGTCATGGGAATCTTACTCCTAAACAAGTGGCCGGTCCCGGAGTTTCGCATGCTGAAATATACATTCGGCAACGTTTGAAAATGGATGAAAAAGGATTTCTTGCCTCCGTGCTTGTGCAACAGAAACAAGTGGACCATTTAGTCTCTGCCACTCCTAGAGAACGGGCACTTGTTATTGAGAAATTAACTGGTATCTCATCCATTACCGCAGCTTTGGACAATGCCCGTCAAGAAAGCAACACTCTCCGTAAAGCGGCTGCTCTTTCTGATGTCAGCGAAGAAGAACTGAACCAATTACGTCAGGAGTTGGAGAAACAAGCTGCCATCTTCCATAAGACTCAAAGTATTGAAGCAAAAGCAGTTACAACACATGACACAATCTCTGCAAAAGTAAACAAATTACGTGATGAAATACATGTAAAAGCAGAGCAAGTTGCTTCGATGGAAGAAGTTCGTCATGGGATTGCCACACTTCAAGCCAAATTAGAATCAATGCAGACAACTTTTGCCATGATTATTAAAGAAAAAGAGGCAAAAAAGAAACAGCTTAATCATTTATTGGGGAATACGGATTTAACAGAACTGGAATCACAAATTAATGGATTGAAACATGAATTACGTTCATTGGACATTGAAAAGTCTGATTTAGAGCGTTTATTGAAAAACATCTGTGATTCTCGTTCAGAAGCACAACAACTTGTGGACAAATCATCAATCAAAGATTTGGACAGTGCTACTACAGGATTGGATAAAGCCGTCAAACGTGTGAGTGTGTTGGAACAACAAATTCGTACACTGGATTCAACTTGTGCTGCTCATTCGTCTGATATCAAAAAACTGGAAAAAGCCATTACAGTGCTTCAAAGAGAAAATGGTGCTTGTCCTACTTGTCTTCAGCACGTGGATGATGTTTCCACAGTGGTTGAAACATTGCAGACAGAGATAATCCATGCACAGGAACAAGTAGAGACATTACGGGTAAAACGTATTGAGTTGGAACATGCCCTTGACAGAAGTGAAACGGCAATAGAGAAATTTGAACTTCTGATTGATGCTTTGAAAGTGCTGGAAACTCAAGAGGAATCAACACTTCGTGAAAATCTCGATAATACATTAACATCTATCCAAAGAATTGAAACACAGTTAACAACTTTGGAAGATGCATATAATGAAGCGAAACAGCAGGCAAGTGTAAAAGCAGAGTATGACCGATTGTTGGAACGTGCTCAAACATTGTCACGAGAAATCGAGATAGTTGAGAAACGGCTTCAGAATGGTCGGGACAAATTGAAATCGACAGGTTCTGTAACACCACAGTCCTTGGAGAAATTACGCGCAGTTTTGGACAAGAATTTGGAACTTGAAAAATCCAAGGCTGCAAATTTGGCAACAGCACGAATTGATTTGAATGTTGCCAAAGAACGTTTTGACAATTTGAGCCGTCAGGTTGCATCTTATGAGGAGCAACTGAACAAACATCGTGCAGTTTTGAAAAGTGTTGAATTAGCTGCCACCACAACAAAAGTGATTGAGGAATTCCGAGAGGACCGTATCACCAATTCCATTCCTGTTATTGAGATTTATGCTTCAGACCTTCTCAACCGATTTACAGAGGGTAAGTTTACTAGGTTGAAACTGGATGCACAATTCAAGGCAACTGTTATGTTGGCTGATGGGACTGAACGAGCTGTTGGTCTTCTTTCAGGTGGAGAATTGTCAGCAGCAGCAATGGCGTTACGTTTGTCCATTTCCATGTTGTTGAATGGTGGAGCGTCGCGTAATCTCATTATTCTTGATGAAGTTTTGGTTTCCCAAGACGCCAACCGTGCTGAACTTATTCTTTCCACTATCAAAGAAGTCTGTCAAGGGCAGGTTATTCTAATTGCACATAATGATTCCATTGATGCGATAGCGGATAAAGTGGTAGAGCTTCAAACATTGAAATAATATGTTTTTATTTGGTGAAACGACCGATATTAGCGCTTTGTTGACAACAATTGAGAGGAACTGGACCTAATGAATATGTACAGTATCAGCAAAGTGTCTGAATGGAACCGTTGTTTCAATTTGTTGTTGGAAGCGGATGTGTCCGAAATAGAGTCTAATGGTCCAGGACAATTTTTTCTCAAACGAAATGGTCAACGCAGTCAGATAAGTATTGGTAGGTCTTCTGAATCGGATTATGCTAGAGGAATTGAAGAAGGTCTGATTCCATTTGTGAAAAGCAATCTGACAAAATACGACCCTAATGGTTTTTTGTTTGAGGGTAGATTGTTTTTCAGTGTGGATGGGCAAGAAATTCGAGGACGGTGCCATATTGTTCTTCCACCATCCACTGATTACCCACAAGTTACTATCGCCAAGAAATCTACTTCATTACGGAAGTTGGAGGATTTAGCCGCTCGGGGGTCTATGAGCGACGAAATGATGGCATTTTTGATAGCAGCTATGCAAGCGAGCCGTACAATAACATTCAGTGGAGCGACTGGTGCAGGTAAAACAACCATGTTGGAGGCAATGGCGAACCTCATTCCAACAAATGTTCGTATTGGTGTTGCTGAAGATACCCCTGAACTGGTATTACCACAACCAAACGTGTCATATTTGCATTCAGTTCCCGCACAGCCTGGTTTGGACCCCAATAGTGTTGCCTCCCTGTCATGGGTTGTTCAACAGTTTCAACGTATGAGAACAGATAGATTAATCATTGGTGAAACTCGTGGTAAAGAGTTCGCTGATTTTCTTACTGCTGCTAACTCTGGTATGGAAGGTTCATTGACCACTATTCACGCCGATGACCCGGTTGCTTGTTTACGTAAAATGACCAATTTTGCTACTGAAGGTCGTCCAAATGTGCCAGTACGTGCTATCAACACTGACATCGCCAATGCTGTGGACATTATTGTGCAATTGGTACTTCTTCGTAATGGGCAACACCGAGTGAGCCATATTCAAGAGATTGTTCCAACATTAGGTACAGGTGAGGATGCCAAAATCACAACTCAACCACTGTATTTGTATGACAGCAATAAGGATGCTTTTTACAAGGAGGGAAACATGTCTGATGCGTTGCGGGTTCAGTTTGCGAATCATGGTGTCAATCCTGAACGTTTCTTGACATCAGAAAGAAGTGTACGCCATCCAGCTCGGAAAGTTAACTCGTCTGCTTCCGTTTCGAAAGACAATCCTATTTCTACGTCTTCCAACTCTAGTACCAGAAGACTACCAACCAGCCCCATAACAGGGGGACGCAGTATATGAATGTTACCAAACAATCCAAACTCCATACAAGTAAAAACTCCAATGACCGTATTACTGTAGAAGCTCTCATATATTATGTTCCATTGTTTCATATGGGTGACAGGGCTTTGGAACAATTACTGGAACCTGATTTAGACCCAGGATTACGAAACGCATTAGAAACACAGTCGCGTCTCAGGGATTTGGTGGTGAATCGTATTGCTTCTTTGGCTGGTCCGCTCATAACCCGTGAAATCAACAAATTAATCAAAAATTCTCACTTGAACGGCAAAGACGATAATTTGTTCACTGTTTTATATTACGCAGGTATCAATGGAATGATTAAAGGGTTGCGGCATTTTGATGTGGACAAACTGAACAAATCATCCACCAATTATTTGTTTCAATGGATTATCACATATGCCAAGAAAGAACTATCAGTTATAGAGGCACCGTTTGGCGTTGCTCCTTCGCGTTTCCAGCGATACAAGAAGATTTCAGCTGTACGCAAGAAAATGTCTGAAGAAATGGGACGATATGCTACAAACGAAGAAGTCTTGGCATATTTTCATTCTGGAAAAGCTGATTTGAAAACCATGAATGGACGGTTGGAGAAAAGTAACAAACCGTATGCTGTCAATCGTAATATGACATTAGAGCTGGTTGAGGAGCAGGAAAATTTTGAACAGAACTTGAATCATGTGAATCTTCTGGACCCATTGGAAGATTATCATGCAGATGTAACCTTGTCCCAGAATTTTCAAACACCTTTTGTGGAGACCCCGTTTGGAGTATTTTTCGAATCATGGAATTTTACCGACACGGCCAAAGCGGTTCTGTTGTCTGATTTGAATTATGCTAACATTCCTCCATATTTGGCTGGTATTGCTGCTTCTTTGCCACCTGCTGAATACAAAAATGTTTCCAATCGTTGGAAAGACTTGTTGAAAGATGTTCATGGTCCATTTTATTCGTTTCTTGCTTCGGAAGATGGGACAAATTTTGAACAATTCAACAGGGAGCAAACTTTGAAGAATATTCGTGCTCAGAAAAAACATATTAAACCAGAACGATATCTGCCGTTGTTCGTTGGTGGAAAAATGGAGAAAATGTAATGTTGAATGTACTGTTGGAATCTGTTTTTGCTTTACGTCAGATAATAGCTACAGTACTAGCAGTTGTTGTTGCTGGAATTGTGCTGTTATTTCTATGGTTCTTGATTAAAACCATTCGTGACCGTTACAAATACTCAAATGAGAGTTTGCCCACATTGGCAGAAATCGGGATGGAGCCGGCAACTGAAGAAACCGATGAAAAGGAAGATGATGATGACGGCCCTTCTATGTTTGAGATGGATGATGATGTAAGTGGTGGTGATGCCAGTATGCAAGCCATTTTACGTGATGCGCGAGTAGAATCATCAAGTTCACCTAGACGTGCTCGGAAAACATTCTTCAATAAGAACCGATAAACCCGTATTTCTTGATATTTGTCATAACAACTACCACACCTGACGCTGTTGAATCAAGCTATTTTTAGGAGCTGCCATGCCAGTCATCAACAAACCTGACCTGATTGCCGAAATTGCTGAAGAAATGAAAAAACCAAAAGCAGAGATTGAACGTTTCATCAATGTTTTTCAAGATAGTGTAATGCAACATGTGTCAGAAGGTCGTGAAGTCAAAGTAAGCGGATTTGCTGCTTTCTCCCCAAGCATCCGGTCAGCTCGCATCATGAAAAACCCACGCACTGGTGAGGACCTTGAAGCGCCAGAAAAACGTACTGTGCGAATTCATCCTCTGAAGAAATTCCGAGACAAGATGGCTGAAGATAAAGAAAACTAATTGACATCTTTTCGGATTACAAGGGGCCACTCCATTATCTAGGAGTGGCCCCTTTCCCATTGGTAAAATAAGCGCAGGTCAGGACATTTTTACACATCATAGTGAGGACTCGTGAAGATTGACAACAGCAAAATGCTAGTACACCTGAAGCTAGAAACCAACTTCACAGAAATCATTGACCAGACCATGGAAGATGAATTTGAAATTGCAAGTAAAAAATGGAATGTATATTTAAATACTGACGACCATGACATTATTATGTATCATTCTCGGAATCAGTTACGACGCAAAGTGTCTGAAATGGCTCGGCTTCCATGGGATATGTCAGACCGAATGACCATTAAAGTGAATTCCCCCCAAAAAGGTGTGGAAATAACTCTTCCCAGCCCGAAAGCTCGTACATCAACAACCAAACTTCTTCAAACACGAGACGGTTGGGAAATTGATGATGAAAAACGTGATGAGTCAGTTAAACTAGCAGATTTTCGAGAACATATTCAACAGTGTGTTCTTACATGGGCGCGTACAGCTGTGTTCTATGGCGTAGGCTCTTTCACTCAATAAAGAATGGACAAAATATTTATGAGAAAACGTCGAAGCAAAAGAGATTTGGTACAACGAGTAGCCCGCCAGGCCAACATTCGTGTGGATGTGGTTGAAGATGTCATTAACAGTCTGATAGATGTTTCCATGGAGGAAATGGTAAACAAAGGCGAGTTTGGTATTTCTGATTTGTTCATGGTGGAAGCAAGAGATTGGGCAGGTTACAAAGTGGGCGATTCAGTGGTACCTTCCCGTCCTAGACTTGTGGTTACTCTCGCCAAGAAGGTGAAAGCACTTTGGAAATTCCGTTGGGATGTTTTGAATGGAGAGACCGGAATCATTACCAAAGACAATTGGCGCGATGTTCCAATATATGAAAAATCAAAGAACATTTCCAAAAACTCTATGAGAAAACCGTCAACAGCATCAATTCGCAACATACAAAATGAGGATTACAACCCATTTTTGGATGATGATGACAGCTGATAGTGACTGATATTTGTCCTGTTCACAACATTTTATTGAGAAAGAGTGATGGGATGAGTGCAAAACTGACTTACGCTTCTTTGCCCGTGGAAATCAAGAAGATAGCGAATGAATCGTTAGGGCTTGGTGTGCTTAAGTCTCTTTTCAACTATTCCCACACTTATCACTTGATGATTAAAATTTCGGATGGGGCATTTATCGGTTTTGTGCTCTACCACTTCCACAATACACGCTTGACAGGTGGGAAAACCTATGTCACAGGTGTTATTGATGCAGTATGCGTTTCCACTCCATATCGTCGAGAAGGATTTGGAACATTGCTGACTTTTGGAGCATTACGAAAAATGTCTTCATATGGCGTTGACCGTGTTGAAATGATTTTGAAAACACCCAATACCAATGACCGAGACGATGAACCTGGTGTTCCGCTTATTGGTAATGAAGATTTGTTGTATTGTTTAGGTTTTCGAAAAATTAAAACCTATGACAATTATTATGAACAAAAATCAAAAAAATACAATTACGATTGTTTGTTCTGCGGAAATCGACCTGATACATGTAAAGCAATTCTCTATGCTATAAACGATAAAGATATGTCTGGTAATAAAGCTTGAATGATGATAACTCACACAAGGGGAGACGAGGTATATGCAAACCTCACGTAAACAGTCTAAAGGTGCCTCCTACATGGGGTTCGGGAGTCATCCCACCCAAGGTACCACTCGTTTTCGTGCTGCCCTTAAATCGCTTCTCAGCGGGGCCTTGGCCGTTTTATTCTTAATCGTTACCATAACTTCTGTTTTCGTTAATTCCTCCAAGACCGCATTTGCTGACGAAAACGATGCTAAAGACAAAATCAACAAAGCTGCTGACTCATACATTGTAAAAAAAGACAACCCTGAAGACTCGTTTTACTCCACAATGGATAAATTCGACAAAGAAGGTGGAGCAACACGAGAAACCAATACTTTTGCTTCAGTAATTCAACGAATCTTGACTACTTCGTATATGAACGAAACAAGCACTGGTTCAGCAGCCGGAGGAGCACCAAACGGTATCAACGGTTCAGGTAAAAACTGTGATGTAAACATTTCAACTGCTGGAACTCCTCTATACCACAACTGTGATGTACCAAATCTTGGAACTGAACTATTTCAGGACCTTTTGGGATTTATTGCACGAACTGGACCACAATATGCGGAAGTGGAAAATGCTACATTGGATGCTGCCTGGTTTGGTCTGCCCAGTAATCTTCCTGGTGGTGGTGCTCCGGTAGACCCTAGTGCCAGAACAGTGAAATACACAGCACTAGAAACTTTTGGTTACAACATGAAATTCACCAATTATTTGGGTGAATGGGACCATGTAAAAGTGATGACAGCAGCTAGAGCATTGTCAAATTTCGGTTTCATGGATAATCTTACAATGTCTGTCACAGCTATTGCTAATGGTATAGCTGGTGGTGTTGACCGTGCTGCGACGAATTTCTCCAACAGTATTTCCAATGGTGATGTTCTGGGCGCTATTGGTGGCATGTTCACTGGGTTTTTTGAAGGAGCGACTTCAGCTACACTAAACTCCATCCTGGATACATCAGACCTAAATGTCTTTAACACATACGCTTGGTATCGGATAGGGTATGGGGGCACACTATATCAGGCACGGGAATTGACCAGTACAGAAGTTGCTGCAAATGCCAAATCTCAACTTATTAACATGTTGAGTAATTCCTCTCCTGATAAATCAAAAGTTCCTGATGATTTGCAATCAATTCAAGGTGGTCCTCCAGCCCCGAAAGAAGCGATTGCTCAATGTACTTTCGTCAATTCTAGTGGTAGTAATGAAGCATGGGGGAACACAAGCATTGCACCAGGTCCGACAGAAGATGAATGTAAAACGGCTGCTAAAGCTGCATATGATACACGTCAAGCAGGCAGTAACCCACCCGCCAATGACAATGCAGATTATGTTTGGTCAAAAGATGGCACACAGAAAGCAGAGACATTAGCTGCGTGGAAAGAAGCCAATAAGACATTGTTTGATGCGGCTGAAAAATATGGTATTTCCTGCACTTTGGATACAGACGAAAACAATCGTGCCACGAATTTGGCTACTTTCAATGCCTGTTGGCCGGATGCTTGGGATAAAGCAGCTGAAAAAGCTCAGAAAAGTAGTCAAACTGAATCCAATGACAAATGGATTAAAGAACAGTTGACAGAAGCCAAACTTCGGGAATGGGTGCAAGCTGACCCAAGTAGAAACTTCAATGCTCCGTGGAATCGTTTTGTTTGTACTGATGCTAAAGGGAAAGACATAAAAGATGGTCCAAATCCAGTAATGCTGTATGACCATAATGGAAACCTTAACCCTAAATGCCAAGCAACACGTCCGCCAATTCAGGATGGGTTTTTTGGGAACGGTTATGTCAACGGTCAAGAAAAACCCGGACTTGATACACGATATGGTTTGGTTGACAAATCCATTTTCTCCTCACTGATACCTATGAGCAGTATCACGACCTCTCTTGCCAGTATGGGGTTGGGTGTATCTATTTTCTTCACGCGTGTTTCCAATACTGTGATTAACCTTTCATTCAGCCCAGTTTTTGAAACACTTGGATTGGATAATCTGGTTGTCAAACTAATTGGAGGTTTCCGTGATAGTGTGTTTTTCCCATTAGTAGCTTTTGCTGTAGCCATTGCAGGATTGATGGCATTGTGGAGCGCTGGTAAAAACAAAGATTATAAACGTCAGGCTGTGAGTTTGTTGCTGATGACAGGAACGATTATGACTGGGGTTTTCCTCATGTATCGTCCGGAACAAACTTTGAAGATGATTGATGGAGTTCCTGCACAAGTTGAGGCTGCTGTTATTGGGTCGATTTATTCTGTTGGTAACTCCGAAGGTGATGAGGTTTGCACGGCTTCAGGCACAGTAGCCACTGACAAAAATGTTGGTTTAGATGGGCGTACTTTGGATTATGGGCCTCATGAGTCAACTCGTAGGTTAATGTGTGAGAATTGGCGTGTTTTTGCTTTCAATTCATGGGTGCATGGGCAGTGGGGAACCAATTTTGACCATTTGTATGCATCCAATACTAATTATCCTAATCGTATGAACAACACCAATGGTAGTTTGGTTGGTGATGCTTCCATTAACATGGGTGGTGGCGTTACAGTCAAAAACTGGGCTCTGTATCAGCTTCAAACCACATCTTCTGGTACAGCATCACATCCTGACCCAAGCAGACCATCTGGAAACATTGACCGCAACTTCTATCGTTTGGTTGACCTTCAAGCTGGTCCCAATGGTGGCGCAGGAACAGATGGACGTTACCTGAACACATGGGCTGGCAAAGATATGGGTGCTCGAATGCAAGTGGGAATGCTTTCGCCTCTGGTCAGTGGATTGGGAATGGTTACTGTTTTAGCATATACAATTACGAAGATTCAGATTGTTTTCGTGACATTAATCATGTTACTGATTCTGCCTCTCATGTTTTTGATTGGAATTCACCCTACACAAGGACGGATGAAACTCAAAGGATACGTGGGAACAATTATTGGTCTTGTTATCCAACGAATTGTGCTTGTGTTGGTGATGGCAGTCATGTTCCGTGTACTGGTCGGTTTTGGTAATGCATCAACTAATTATTTACTCAATTCTCTCATGCTGGTTGTAACCTGTCTCATCTTCCTTCGTTTGAAAAAGCCCATTTTGACAATGATTTTTGATGGTATCAGTGCCAAGATGGGAGCACCTGTAGGAGGACAGTTTGTAAGTGACCCTGATGGTTGGCGCAGGAAACACACATTGGAACGCGGAGGACTGATTTCCAACGCATTGGCACGAACTGGTACAACTGTTTCCGGATTGGCTACAGGCGCTATCGGGGGATATTTGTCTGGTGGTGTTAAAGGTATGGCGGCTGGTGCGAAAGAATCAGCCAAGTATGAATTGGCCAGTCTTCGTAACAAACAACGTCGTCGTGGTTTCCGTATAGCTGAAACCGCGCTGAAAGCCGCTAAACAAGGTAAAGAAGACACTCAGAAGAAACTACGCGAACATGATGATTTCAAAGCTACATCCAATGAGGTTTTGAAAGGGACAAAAGCGTATCAAGATTATGAACGAGAGTTGGAGGCATGGCACAAGTTGGAGGATGCGGATGTTGATGGGCGCAAAATTAAAATTGATGCAGAAGGCCATGAGGTGATGAAACCGAAAGCCCCATCAATGAAGAGCGGTTCCATGTCTAGAACCACCCGTAGAATCGCTAAAGCCACTGAACTGCAACAAAGCTTGGACGCGAAGAAAGCTAAATTTGAATCAGAAACATATGCTGAATCCTCTAACCTGGAACGCGCCGCACAACGGATTAATGATTTCCATGAGGACCGTAATGCCGTCATGGAACACATTGACGAAGCACGCGAAACCCGTAGCGAATCTGAAACCCCACGACAAACACGTCAGCGTAAACGTATACAAGCTCAACAAGAACGCTTGGATAAGAAGATGGCGCATTTGTCAAAGACTGAAGACAGATTCCATCAAAGAGATATGATGGTAGAGCAGCTGAATGGTTTGTTTGCTCGTGCCAGAGCTTCCGAAAAACAAGCCAAAGAACGTATTGAAGACCGAGGAGGAAAATCGGATGACAACTAATAAAGCGTCATACATCGATTCTTCTCGTACAGTTACAAGAACATCCAAAAATAGCCTAAAGATTATTACAACTCTAATTGCAACAACACTATTGGGTGTTTTAGGATTATCAAGCTTCTTAACAGTTCATAATGCCAAAAAGGCAGAAGCGTTCGACATTACACAATGGGTGATGTGTGATGTTTTGCCGGAACCTGCCGCAACTGCTTATCAGTGGGCTCAAACCTCTGACATTCCTTTCCTGTTTCGGTCCAAAAGTGCTGTCACATCAGGTAATGACAATGTGGAAACAGGTTTGAACTGGATTCTCAACCTTTTTGGTCCAGGTTTCAAGAAAATCAATGAAGACATCACGGGACATACATTGGATGGAGTGACACCAAACCCTAATGGGGGTAATGGTACAACCACTCCACCCACAACATCTGGGGAGAAAAACTACAACAAAGGCGTTAAAGTAAACCCATATGACAGATTTGGTGTGGCAGGTTTGCAATACACAGCATATATTGGTGAATGGAAGTACATGGTAATTGATGCATGTAATTCTAAAACCGCACCAAGTGACCCCAAAGCAAATTTGTATTATGAGCAGCGTTTGGAACCACGCAGTACTTGGGAGGATATGACTAATTCCTCTGATATCCGAACAATACAATTCAACAAAGGTTTAGGTAGTCAATTATCCACTGGTATTAATGACGTCATGGCCAATGGTATTTTCAACATTACGAAAACTATGGTAGTCATAACTATTGGTCTTATCAACTTTGCTTTTTCCGATGTGACTGAAGTTATGGGATTGAATGCTCTCATTGGCGGAAAAGGTGGCATATTTGATGCACTGTATCAAGGTGTATTCACTCCTCTCATTGTCATAATTTTTGCATTGACAGGATTGCACATCTTTTATACCGGAATTGTTAAAAGACAGTACCGTAATGCACTGAATGGTTTGCTTCGTTCTCTTTTCATGTATATGGCAGCTATTGTTATTGCAGCTGCTCCTACATTCTGGATTGGTCTACCTAACAAAATTGCTGTGGTAGGTCAGTCACTTTTATTGTCAGCGGTTAATTCAGAGCTTGTCAATGGTAATGAGTTGTGCGCAACTGACATTGGTAGCTATAAAACGAAAATCATTGATGGAAACAAAAAGGATGAGCAAGATATTCTGACACAAGCTTCTGCTAATATGCGTTCAGCGGTTGGATGTCAGTATTGGCAAACTTTCTTGGTACGTCCTTGGGCTGAAGGTCAGTTTGGTACTGATTGGAACAAGTTGTGGGCAAAAGGGAAAATAGCTTCTTGGGCAGGAAGTGGTGCTTCAGACATTGATAATGGTAATGAGGAGCAGGTCGGAACTGCTGAGGTGCCTTTAGGTGATGGCTCTGTGGTGAACAACTGGGCCATTTATCAAATCAGTACACAAACCAATGTTCATGTTCCTATGGGGCACGAAGGAGAAACTAGTAAATACACTTCTGGCGTTGCTAATGACTGGTGGCGCATAGTTGATGCCATGGCCAATTATCAAGAAGAGCAAATTGAAACATCAGTGTCCGGAAGTGGTCCAAATGGTGGTACTACATCTGTTAAATACACTGTTCCAAAAGCTACCACACCAGTTCCTTATTGGGATACATGGGTGGGTAATAATTCCTTCAACAGGGTATGGACTGCTTCGTCTTCAGTAGTGGTTGCGGCTGTTGGTCTGTCAGTACCATTCGTGTTTGCTGTAATGTCAGCTATTTATGCATTTGGGTTGGCTCTATTGATGGCTTTTGCTCCTATCATGCTCTTGTGTGGGTGTTGGGCAAATCGTGGTTGGGAGATTTTCAAAGGTTATGGTGAGCTTGTTCTCAACACTATTGGGAAACGATTGGCCACTGGAATTCTTTTGGCTATTTCCATTGCTTTGACAGTTAGCGTGATTCGTATGATGGATGATACTAGTCTGTCGTGGGCACAGGGAATGGTTATCCTTATTTTGTTGGCTGTGCTGTTGTTCAGGAGTCGTCACAAGATTATTGACTCCATGGCATCATTCCGATTCGCTTCAGCCAATTTGTCCAATACAGCAAATCGAATTGGGGAACGTTTTACTCGTGGTACCTCTAATCTGTTCAAAGGGTCTGGACGCATGGCTACAGCAATGACTGCTGGTGCTGTAGGTGCAAAAATGGCTGGTGGAAAGATAACAGATGGATTACGTAGCGGATTCAAGAATGAATTCACCAATATGAGCTATCGCAGTAATAATTTGTTTGCTCGTAATGCGGTAGCGTCCTATGAGACAGCAAAAACTATGGGCACTGACCCAAGTGAAGAGATTTTCAATGGTCAAAGTGCCTGTGCCAGCTGTGGAAAACTCATTCGTTATGAGGAAGACCAAAATGGTACAGCTATTTTCCAAGGTGGTCGTACTATGGATGGCAATATTCTGTGTTGGGAATGTTATTCGGACGGTGTTGACCCAGAAGCTTCAGAAGTTATTTTCCGTCGTGCTCCTGAATCTCCTCGTAACCAGAAAATGTCTCCACGTCAACAAGATGAACGCAAGAAACTGGCGGATGCATATGACCAACGTTTCAAAGGTAGCACACAATTCCGCAGTAATTTCACTGACAATGTAACTCATGAGCTGGTTAACGATTATGACAACCACTTGGATGTTTATGGTTTGACTCCATCACAACGAGCCAAGAAACTTCATGTTCTGTCAACCTCTATCAACTATGACATTGACAGTTACATGAAGACTGGAAAAATGCCTGATATTCCTGAATTCCTTGACGCTTATTTGGACCGTCAAACTATTTCATATGCTTGGCAAGAAAAACAATTTGACTATATTCGTGCATCCTATGCTGGAGCTATTATCAGCTGGTACAACGATGAAATAGGACGCAAAATTGATACCGATTTGGATACGGTTTTGGAAAGCATCATGCATAATCAACGCAAAACCAATAAAGGCGTAACAGATACGGGTAAAACCGAAGAAACAATAGAAATCTAGCCCAATTCCTGATTTGTTTTGCGATAAAATAGTATCAATTAAGCTAAATTGGCTTTAGGAGAATCGTTAAAAATGGCTGATAAACGTCCGACGGAGTTCCCAGGTCTTGCAGATGCTCTTATTTGTGATTATATGAATGGTTTGGACCAAGTTATTGCATTACATGAACAATTGAGGTTACGTGCTGATGAGGGCAGAGTTCCCCCATTCTATCCAGACGAATTGATAAATCGCATAAATTACACAGTCATGGACAATGCTTGGTTGAAACAAAATTATGAATTCATTCGACTTGAATATTTGAAGTTGTGGATGGAGCTGTTAACCGTCGAAACTGGGGAATCACCTTATTACACAGAGGCGGAATTCCTTAATGGTGATGCAATTCGTGATTTGAACAGACATTGATATTTGAATTTGAAACAACTTTTATCCCACGGATTGTTATGGTAAGGAATCATATATGGGGCTCAAAAACAAAATAGCTAGTGTGGTTCAAGGGTTTGGCGAGGAAACCATCAAAGTGGTTGACTACGATGAGAAGAAATCCAAAACTCTTCCAAAACCTAGAATTCGTAAACCTAAAACACGCAAAATCATGCCCCGAATTACTGCACCAAAAGTGGAGCCAATTATCGCAGAGAAGGATGAGGGTACTACAGATTCCTCTGATTCAAACACATCTGAAACAGCATCATCAATACCAGAAAATACTGAAAACACAATGGTCAATGATGTAAAATTCGATGACACATCCGCTTTCGCAATTGATGATGATTACAACTATTCTCAAACACAATCAAATACACATGACAAACATTCAGAAGTTCACACCACTGAGGATAACTTGAAACCTGTGGATGAGAATGCTATCAAAGATGTGTTGGAAGTACTACAAATTCCAGCAACCTTTGAAATTGACAATGACGTTTTCCTTCCAGAAGACCTTGTAGACATCCAATTTGATTTACAAGTTCCTCAAGGTTACGAAATGGGACAAGTGGACAGTTTCCTATCTCAAGTAAAAACCACAGTATCCAAACTGGTGGAATTGCTGAAACTGCGTAATGAACATATTGCAAAATTGGCAACAACTGTGGACAGATTACAGGTGGATGCGCACAATCTTCGTTATGAAGCAGAAATTGCCAATGGTATCAACATCATGCCAACAGCAAATCATGATGAGCTGACGCTAGAAAATGAGCGGCTACGAATTCTTGTACAATCATTGAAAGAACAAAATCAATCCAAAGATGATGGTCTCAGCAGCCAGGAACGACAGAAGTTTGAGTCTTTACAGGATGAGTTCTCAGTACTGTCAATCGAAAACCAAGAACTGCATGATGAAGTGTATCAGTTGAAAAGCAATTTAGCCGCTTTACAAGAACGTTTGGAAGACCAAGATACGTTACCACCTGTTCAAAATGTTGATGATGGATACATGAACAATGTGGAAACAGATGAAGAATCATTGTTCATAGCTTCAGATGATGAGCCACTACCAAGTTTTTCTGGTATAGGATTACCACATCAGCCATTTAACTACAAGAAACAGAACAACGAAGCCCATGTTTTCAACTCAACGCATGACAAAAACAACCAAAATATGAGCACTGTTGAAATCATTGATGAATCCAAGACATCACAACATATCACTTTTTTGAATGGTCAAGATGAAGACAGCGATGATGAACTGGATTTGTTGCAAGAGTGGAACCAGAATTGATGATTGACATGGCATTTTTGGAAACAATGTTCGCATTACATTTAGGGTCGCTTATCATTGGTCTTCTCCTTGTAAAACTATTCAAAACATCACTACGAAAAATCTTGCCAATATATTTTCTTATGGTTTCAATTAATGCATTGAGTCATTATCTGGTTGACCAAGTGTTTCCATGGTTTCAACTATTCCAAGGTATTGTTGCATTAAGTATTGTTATTGTGTTGACTGGTTTATTGGGAAAACGTTTGAATTCTATGGACTATGGGGCGATTCTGGCTTTTCTGGGATTGTCACCATGGTATCTGGGTTGGCATTTTCAGGCTATTTTTGTTATGACAACATTAATCATGCTTGCTGGATGGGGCATGATTCGTCAGATGATTGTGTTGCATTCCATGGGTGAACGTCCCACATTAAATATTGCACAAATACCCAATCGTTTGAAGGAACATTACAACGAGTTCCAGAATCGTTCTCGTGTTTCTTTCCCCATACCGATTTTGTGTTCTGCATTGATAACAGGTTTGTTCATGATTCTGCCCTGACAAGGTTTTTGTTTTCCAGTGTGATGATATTCGGCATGAACATTATTTGTTTATTCATGTCAACAAAGTTGGAGAACAATGAGCAAGGTAGAAGACAACCTGAACATTCCTCCCCTTCCGGAAAATGACAGTGATAAAATTCTTTCCATTGAAGAATTAATCACTGCTGATGCTAAGGACCGGGAGAAAGAAGATAAAGCCCTTAGACAGGCACAAAAACCTGAAAGGATTAAAAGGGCTGCCATTTTTACGGGTGGAGGTTTAACTATTGCTGCTCTTGTTACCAGTTTGATTTTATGGAATCCGTTGGGGGGTAATCAAAATGTTGGCGATGGGGAACAGGATATGACAGATGCGACTGTGGCTGCGCCGTCTGTGCCACCTCCATCTGATGCGCTCACCCCTGAAGATTTCTACAGACAGGAAGGTTTGTTCTTCCCAACATCTATGGAGGATTGGCAAACAAAAAGCTATGAGGAACAAGACAAATCTGAGATAAAATCCAAAATTATTGCTACTATGAACTCAACTGAGGTTGGATTGGCTGGTAATAGTCTTCCCTCAGAGGAATCAGGTTATACAGCAGATTCGGATAAACAAACACTTGAAGATGGAAGTCTCAACCCTCAATACAGTTATTGGACTGCTGAATCATTTAATGCTCAAGTTGGAGCGCATCTTGAACGTTTACTGAATCCAACTTTTGGGGGATGGGCGCTGAATCAATATTCTGGTCATCCTGGTAATACTGAATTCAACATTAACTCCATTTCCGACATGTTTACAGCTCGATGGATAACGGAGAATGCTACTAAACCGTTTTCAGAATATGTGCCAGTATATGCTGATTGGGCTGGGAATGACTACAATTTGGGGGATAAACTTCTTACATCTGGTCCGCGTTGGTATGGCAAAATTACTTCCAGCAATACTGAATTCACATATGACCAATCAACCCAGCAATATACAGTGAATCTTACCGCACAAGTACAATTCACTGCTTGGGCCAAAGACCAAAGTAAGTTAGAGAAAACAGGTACATTAACCCTGAAACTCGTATCAAATGCAACAGGCTTGAACGACAGTAAACATACCGTGCTGATTGATGACGCAAGCCTAAAGGTGGACGAATAAAATGAAAAGGCATTTTGCACATTGGTTCGCTGCCGTTACGGTGGCTCTAGCGATGGTGTTTGCAGTACCAATCATGGCTAATGCGGATACTGGTGGTGGTACCGGTGGTGGCGGCAGCACTCGTCGTGTTACAAGAAGCGGATTTCAATGGAACTCAATTGGCTACAACGAACCTGGTCGAGCATGGTCAGAATTCTTGTCACGTTCTGGTTTGAGTCGTAATTTTGCCATTAAACAAGTACGACAGAGAGTGGGCGGAACTGAAGTTTGTGAAAAATCCAATGTTATCTGGTATGTGTATTCCACCACAGCCAAAGAGTGGATTTTCAACTTTTCTGGACGTACCCACAATTGGCCATATAAAGGTACTATTGAAAACCCACAATGGCAGTTTGGTAATCGTGGTCCTAGCGTAGGGGAGATTCAAGCATTTTACAGTTGGGACCGAAACGAAAATGGACATAAAATTGATTCCAAACCTGGTTACACCGTTATTTGTTCTGGTGCGTTCTCACAACCTGACCGTACATGGACTGAAACATCATCTAAAACAAACACCAGTACAGAAACCGTGAATTACACACATCCTTATTCTTGGTCCACTGAAATCAAACGTCAAATCAGTGTAGGTGGTAAAGACCCTATTGGTGCTGACAATCTTCACAACCAAGGTGGAACACCTATTAAGAGCAATTATGGTCGTTTGTGGGATAATTTGAACACTGCACAAAACCAAGGAATGTCTCCAGCTGAGTTGACTGCTGCTGTTAATGATGCGTTGGAAAAAGATGCGAAAATTGACAGGTCAGATGTAACTCTTGATGAACAGAATAAAGCTGGTATGGCAGAAGGTGGTGTGCTTAACGTTTATGAACAAACACAGTATGCCACAGTAAGTTCTACGGAAACCACTACTACGGTTACTACAACTACTTGTCGTTACACACAGAAATGGGATGCTGCGGCTGGTGCTTATGCTGCTCCAACCAGGGAATGTTCCGATTCCGACCAAGTAAGCAAAGTCAGTACAGCCAGTAAAGTAACCGGAACTCTGCAAAACACTGGTTTCTGGCAAATGATTTCTGTTCACTGTAACCAAGCCGATTTCAACGCTTTGGTGGCCGCAGGTAATGGAATCAAAGTTTTGGATTCTGGGGATTCAACTAAAGCTATTTCAGCAGTGGCATATTCAAAGAAATATGACCGTCAACCATCAGTGCTGGATTTTGGTGACGCAAAAAATCCGAATGCTGCAATGGCCGCAACTGCTTCACTCGGCTTCTATGACAAGGAATGCCCATTCGAGTGTGCTCCTTCTGCTACAGGTAATGGTGCTTCAAAAACCAATGGAGCAGTTGACAATATTGAGAACAAACCAGTTGGGGAAAACAAAATAACCAACGATTCAAAATATGGAGCAAAATCTACAGATTCCAATTCCAACTTCTTTGAATTGTTCCGCGACAATCAGGACAAAACCATTAGTGCTGATGTGTGGTATCCAAAGAGTGAAGGTGTAGTTTCCTATGATGGTTCTGCCCCATTGACCACAACCATTACTCGTTGGAATGAGGGAACTCCTGGTATCTCTGACAGTAATGGTGGAAAATTCACAATGACCACAAAAGATGGAAACCAACTGTTTACTGGCAACCAGAAACCAGAAAATCAACGCAACTGGAACACTGGAACATTCTCCAATGCCACTTCTACAGTTTTGAGTGGATTGCATCGTGAATTCAACGTCAAATCCACTTGGGCATCTGAAGAGAACAAACCACAAGTTCTAAACCTGAAATGGGAGTATGCACCTAATGTTTCAACCAATGTATTCGCCAGTAAAGTTGGTTTCGGTGCAAACGGGGCTCAAAAAACTGGCGAGGCCGTGACATTGACAACAAGTATTCAAGGTAAATGTTACGCCAATTATGGTACTGAGTCTCAAACACCAACTGTTGACGCATTCCACACCAATACTGGAACTGGCACAACCAACAATTTGGATGGAGTATTGTTCCAAGGTGCGGGAAATGGTGCTAACGCTCGTGACATCCAATCCAACCTGGTAATCAACTTCATCAGGTCCACAACTGAATAACGATATAAACAAATAGGCTCCGAGGGCGTCCTGTTCAGTCATTGAGAACTGATAAGGGCGCTCTCAGCTTTTGTAGAGAACAATATGCACAACAACAATATTTGCACGGGGTTTGAAAGGTGTCAACAACTATTACAGAAACCAATCAGGAAAGAACAGAAACCAACGCTGAGAACAATACACACAACATTAAACACACCATACGAAAGATTTTGAAAGATGGTGATAATCTGTCATTGTTGAAAGTGGTGGGAACAGCTTTGACTGCCGTTTCCATGGCACTCATTTCATCACAATTGACCGGATTCATAAACAGTTTGATTCTTGTTGGTTTGGTATCTGTAGGTTCTGCATTCTTGAGTGAGTTCTATAGAGTTGTGCTTTCTGTCACATCTTTAGGAGCCAAAAAGATTGTTCCTGGATTACGTTCCAACAGCAATGAAACCGCCTCAACAGATGAAAACACACATCCTACTGTAGATTTGGACTCTGATGTGAGCGAATCCAAATCATCTTGGTGGAATAGGTTGAGGAGATATTCTGCTGCTCATCCAACATTGAAATTTTCTGCGTTGTTCCTCATGGTATCAATGCTCACAATCGGAAGCAGCTATCTCATCTCAGCCAGTAATGTAAACACTGATAGTAATTACACCACAGTTCACACCACAACCATGGCTACAATCAGTGAAGATGAAAAACATGACATCATCAACTTGGCAGCAGCAAAAGCTCATGAAACTGAAAAAACAAGTTCGGATGAATCATTGAAAACACGTATTACAGAGTTGGAGAAACAGAATGCAAAACTTCAAACAGAATTGGACGCTTTGAAGGAATCCAAAAACTATGATGAAACAATTAAATCATTGCAAGACGAAATTACTGTGTTGAAGAAACAACAAGCAGTTTCTTCTAACAATAATTCTGATAACTCTCATGTTTCAGAATCCGCTCCAACTGTTTCTCCATCTGTTTCCAACCCAGAACCATCAGCCACTTCCGCTCCCAACACGAATCCAGTTAATCAAAGCTCAACCAGTAGCAACAAGGAAGCTGTTTCCAGTTCGACCAATCAACATCCATCATAAACCACAAAAATGAGTATATGAGAAAACCATAAAATCGCGTTCTGTAACGCCCCTAGAATAGGCTAGATTGTACCTAGCTTATTCAGGGGTGTTTTTCATGTTTTCAAGAAGATTTATGCGAAATGCTTGTTTGTGATACTTGCATCAAGAAACCGCTAAATCTCGCTTAAAATCGTTCTCCGTACTTGTCCCTGACTCATTCTCGTTACAATGTGAACATCTGTTGAAATGCGTGTATGAGGAGAAACATGGTTCGCAAACGTTACCGAGATTACAAGGAAAGTAGTATTATCAAGTTTCCTTTAATTGCTTGGATTTTCAATCAACCTGTTTTATATCTCATGTTTTTGGTAGCAACTTTGATTGCATTTGCTGGAATGGTCCATACAGGGTATGCAAGTTATAATCATTTGTTTGAAGAGCCGCAAAAAATCAGTCCCTACCAAGACATCGCCAGCACCAAATCGCCAGCTGTCACATGGGCTTCTCAATTGATTGCCAAACAACCATCTGGAGTGGACCAATGGAAAGTGAGTGAAGGAGCCAAACCCCAACATGTCATCAATCCTTCACTGTGTGGAAGCATTGGTGATGTCCCCAACAGTCTTCTGGCCACGACTACAGCAACAGGAAGCGGTGTAGAAACTCGCATACAGGTTTACGGTGCTGGGCAAGCCTACCAAGCATTCCACAGTTATGTAGCTGCATTGGAAAAATGTGGCAAAGTATCCGTAACACAAAAAGAGCATGGGATTGTGGCTGTTCAAGGTAATACATTCATGATTACCATGGGAGATGCCATTATTGGAGTCACAGCAAGCAATTCAGAACAACGGGACATTTTGTTGCAATTCTACTCAACAGAAATGACAACAAGTTTACAAGCTTCCCAATGTGTTTCCCTCACAGTATCACCAGATGACGCCAAACGTAGTTTTTTCTATGACAAAGATGCATACACAGGTTTAGTGCAGTACACAGAATTGCATACAACAGTGAAAATTGACAATCTCCCCAATCCGACATCAATCAATTTGTTGGAAATTGGAAATCCGAAAGCAGTTGAACCAGAAGCTCCATTGCCATCAGGTTTTCCGCAACTACCAGCAACCGTTACAAAACCCGAATTACCACAAAAAATCGCAGACCAGACCGATTTCACGGACAAGGCTTTTTATCATGTTGCGGACATTGCTGGACCTGGTTGTGGATGGTCATGGAGTGGGCAGAAATCTCCTGTGTATGATACGAACAAACTGATTACTGAAAAGAACCAATCGCTGGAATCAAAACAAAACGAACTGGATAAAGCAGCTCAAGAGTATGTGGATAGTAAACTTCAATGGTCTTTCAAAATGGCATTGACAGCCCCACAAGCTGACGCCTGGAACAATTATGTACAACAAGTGGATGAAGTGCACAGCAAGTGGTCTTGGTTAATCACAGAACGCAACAAGATTCGTAAAATATGGTATTCCTATGTTGAACAGCACAATGACTGGCGTTCTTTTGATGACCGTAAAGCTGCTGCATCCAATACATACAACGAAAAACTGCAAACATGTAAAACCAAACAGGATGAGTTGAAACGATGGGAGGAACAATGGGGTGAACTCTATGACCAGCAGAACCGTACCCCTGTCATTCCACCTGTTCCTGAGCCATCGCCATCTGTTGGGGTGACTCCTCAACCCACCATTCCTGCACCTTCACCCAGTCCATCTGTCAGCATCCCGCCCAAACCTGCTGGATGTACCAGTGTTCCAGAACGACCAGCTATTTTGGACATGGATAAACCAGCAGAACCGTTGCCACCTAGTATTCCTGAAGGAGTCACAATCCCCAACTCTTGGCCACAACCGCAGCAGTGAACAATTGAACTTTTGAAATCGATGGAAACATATTCATTGGTAAGATACTGGCAGTAATCAGGAAATATTTGACTTGTTGATTACAATACTCCCAGCCATTGGGTAAGAAAGACAACCACTCACAAGAAGGATGAAAAATGGCTAAAGTAGGAATTGAGCAAAAAATTACTGGCTCTATTGGTCAGGTTCATGATTTGCGTCATGTTGGCAATGATAAAAAGGCTGTAGTGGATTTTTCCATTGCTGTCACTCCAAGATTCAATGACAATGGCACTTGGAAAGACGGTAAAACCATTTGGCGGAATTGTACTGCTTGGGGTCGGTTGGCAGAAAACATCCATGAATCACTCCGACCTGGTGACCGAGTAGTTGTTTATGGCTACACCCAAACCAAAGATGGCTACACCAATAAAGACGGTGTAGAAGTTCCAGACCGTGAACAGGTAGTTGTAACCGAAGTTGGATTGGAGTTGGCATTTGATTCAGCTCATTCCAACCGTGTAGCCAAAACTTCCTCAAACCGTAGTAATGGTAACAGTGGAAACACTGGAAACTCCCGTTCATCCAAACCAGCTCCAAAACCGGTTGAAACTGACGATTTTGACCTCGACCTTGATTTTGACTCAGAGGATGAAATCCCATTCTGAGCAATCATTTTCACAAAGAGGGAAGGTGTTATTCGTGCATCTTCCCTCTTTCTTTTGTCGATGAAAACAACCAAATTCAAAACCGTTGTCACTCGTCATAGCACCTGAATTATGTACAATAAACCTGGATAAACAGAATATTGTGAAGATATTTATTCAAAATTCACAAGTAGGAGAAAACGTGGTCAGAAAAGAACACAACAAAAATGGAGAGCGCTTAAACCCAAATCAGGAATACATGACCAATACAACTACCAATGATTCTGCATTTTATCCTGACGAGAAAATGAATGTTGATGAATTGCTACAACAAAAAGTAGACCCTGCAAATTATTCCTCAACATCCAATAGCCGCAATCATTATGTCATATTGGGTTTGGCCGTGATTGGGGTAGGGGTAATAATTGGTCTTGCTGCACTTGTCATCAATGTATTGGCATCACAAAAAGCCAATAATCCAAATCCTGATTCAGCTGTTTCCACAGAAGCCGTCACTGAAACCAGTCCTACACCAGTGACTCCACCCAAGAATCCTCTCTCTGCATCTCTACCAACACCCATCAAAACAACAACTGGTAAAATCGATTCCCAAGCTACTGACACAGTATTCAAAGCTGGTGACATGACATTGACTGTACGTGGTGCTAAAATTGCAGGAGCGGTAACCTCTTGTTCAGTTGTTGACCCCACAGATTTTTGTTTGGCAGGTAATGCCACTCTGGGGGAGAAAACAGCTCAAGTGTATTTGATGAAAGATGCAGCCAATTCACGCTTGTTCGAAAATCCTTCCAATTTTCAACAACTCACGGTTCCTGGTACTGTGACAGCTGCTTCCATGAATGTTGCTTTGATTGGTAACACTCCCACCCCAATCATTGTAGTGGTTGCATCAAATGGTTCCGGCTACATGCTGACACTACCTGATACAGATTCAGTGGAAACATTCGCCAACGCTTTGAATCTTACATAAGGAGACAACTCATGGAATTCCCCTTGATTCTGGCTGGAGTCTACATTGTTGTAATGCCGATTGTTTTCCGTCTGATAGCATTGGCACACAAAAAATTGGTGACTGACCGTAAACTGGAAAAACTCAACAAGAAAACCCCTTTCGAAGACCTACCACAACCTATTTGGCCCATTTGGAAGGAACGTATTTCCTACACAATCAAAGACAAACGTGTACTGTCTCTAAAAAAACAGAAAGAAACAAAACCAGGTGAAGAACCTAATGGAGGAATTCAACATCGGGTAGTGTTTCTACTGATTTGGTTGACTGGATTACTCACCACTTTTGTCGGAACAGTTGTCAACATGTGGCAAATGATTGTGGCAGGATTCATCATTTTCTTTTTCGCCATGGGTTTCGGTATTGCAGCATCCAAATCAATTGTGGAATACCGAAAAAATATTGTTCGTAGAATGTATAATTTGGCCAAAGTAAAATTAGGAGTATCAGCCAAATATGAGAACCAACCTGAAGCTGTTGTCAGAATCCTGGAATGGGCTGACCCTCTGAAACCCAACAAAGTACAGTTTTCGAATATTCCGGAATCTTTCCCTGCTGAAGGCGAAGAAGGATTTTTACGACAATATAATCAGCTGTTTGGGCAGGAAACGGCTTGGGTACCTTTTGTAGACCCTGAAACTGGTGAAGGTGGCTGGGATTACGCAAAAGGTGTTGTAACATTACGTGCTGTTCCGCCTTTACCACAATATGCTGAATGGAACGAAAACTATGTTTTGTCTGATGGTGTTGCATGGTCGTTTTTCCCAATTGCGTTAGGTGTGGAAAATGGGCTACAACTACCTAATCCCGAAACTGGGGAAATAGAAAATGTTCTTGGTTTCGATTTGTCTGGAAAACAAGAGAAAGCGGCTAAACAGCATGGACTACAGCTTGGGGAAGAAGTGACCACAAGCCCCATGGTTTTCGTTGGAGGCGGCACAGGGGGTGGTAAAAGTTGGGATTCCAATACCTTGATTGAAGTTCTGAATGACAACAAAACCCCTAGTCAAAGCTGATTTGTCTCTGTTTTTGAGTTTACTGCACTATGTGTAAAATAGGTGAGGAGGATAATTAGGACTTCCTCCCATAAACACCATAGGACTTATTGACAGGGTAACAATTGATGGTTGAAAATATATCCAACCCAGCGGCGCTAATCAACTTCGACTCATTTGAATCATCAGAAGTAGCTTGAATTTTGACACTTTGGAAACATCGTAGAACAGTTCAATCTTCTACGAATCATTCAATAAAAGCGCATATTCCATTGCAAAAACTATTTTACATACAACACTACTTCTCAACTGTTTACAACATCTCAAAACGCTCATGACAGATTCTACTATTTCACAACATTCAAGACACAATACACCAAACAAAAAATCAACCAATGTAGAGAGGATAGAACGTCGTATCACAGTTTTGGCATCATTGGGTTGGGATGTTGAAACAATCCAAACCAAATATGATGATGGTATGAGTAAAAACGACATCATCGCAGCCATCAATCAAAAAGCTGGGGAAACGGTGATATCCAAATCGTCTCTTGCTTCTTTGTGGACATATGCAGGGTTGAAGAATCGTTCCATAGAAGAAACCAATATGTTGCGTATGGCAAAAATTAATGAATCACAACGCAGAAAATACGCAACTGACGCCAAATATGGGGTGGGAATCACAGCTGATGAAGCAGTGGCAGAATACCAAACTGGAAAGTCTTTGGAATCCATGTATCGAGAATATGGAATTTCTCCTTCAGTACTTTCCAGAATTTTACAGGAACGTAACATCAAAGTTCGTAAACAAACAACTTTGGAAAACCAGATACAAGAGTTGGCTGCACATGGTTTCACTCAAAAACGTTTACATGAATTGTACAATGATGACAATTTGACAGCTACCGAGTTACTGCAACTGATTAAGACAGAAACAGGACATTCTATTGGGGAACGTACATGGAGTAAAATTGTCAACAAGCTGGAGTTGAAGAAAAGTGCAGACAACGTGGTCAAAAATCGTGGACGTTCATCACGTAAAGCCAAAGAAACAAGTTTAGCACGATTATTGAAAACACCTTACAAAGACTTGGACTCACTGGCTGCATATTTTCATGCCAATAGAACATTGACTTATCATGATTTGGTGGATGAGTTGAACAATTGTCTTGATGACTCTGACTCCAAGTTTACAATACGCTGGTTGGAACGGTGGATGATGCCTTTACTACCTGCCAATCGCGATAAAGGGACATCAAGGTTGGAGCAATCAGTGGGGGCCTTTGTTCGTTCGGTTTATTCTGGGCCTGTAGAGGAACGAGTGCGTAGTCTCATTGGACCATATGAAGTGGATTTCTTCTTTCCAGAGTTACATTTTGCTATTGAAGTGAATGGGTTGTATTGGCACAGTGAACAATTTGGCAAAAATCGTAACTATCATCGTGACAAGTATGTTTCCTGTCGTGCTCAAGGTGTGTCATTGTTTCAAATCTGGGAAGATGACTGGTATTACAAACGGTCAATTCTACAACGAATGATTGCACACAGATTGAAGGTGTCTCCGAAAGGGGTGGGGGCACGACAAACTCGAATAGGGGACGTTTCGGTTTCCGTTGCACGGGAGTTCCTGAATACAAATCATATTCAAGGCTTTGTTGGAGCGTCGAAGCATTTTGGTTTGTGGGACAAGAGAACCAATCTACTGGTGGCAGTGTTTTCAGTGATGAAGCAGCAGGATTGTTATTTCATTGTTCGTTATGCTACTTCTGTGTCTGTTCCTGGTGGGTTCAGTAAATTGTTGAAGCATTTCGAGATTGTTTGTAATCCTCGTAGGCTGGTGACTTTTTCGGATTGTGAAGTCAGTGATGGATTTTTGTATGAGCAGAACGGTTTTCGGTTTGAACGTGACCCTGATTTGTTGTTTGATTCCAGCGCCACTGAGAACGAATTGGCTAAATTGAATGGTTTAGGCAAAGTTTGGGATTCTGGTAAGGTGCGCTGGGTGAAAACTTTTGATTGATGTTTCACACGTTGAGTTTTGTTTTCGTGCAGATTGTGTTGTAAACAATTGTTGAATGAGAATACAACTGGGTGATTGTGCAAACATGTATGAACGAAATCTGTATTAGATAAGTTGTTATTGGTTTGTTTGGTGGTTTGAGGAGAGGTTATGAAAGGTTATCGCCGATATCATGTCAATACGGAAACAGGGGAGTCAGGTGAATGCTCTGCTCAGAAGAAGGGTTGCCCATATGGTGGACTGAATGGTCAGGAAAACCATTATGCGACTCTGGCTGAGGCTCAAGCTGCTGGGGAAGCTATCATGGCACAAAAACATGGTGGGGTGCTTCCTTCCCGTAAGAAGGCCCCTAAATTCAAAGCACGCCCAGTTGATGCTGCTACTTCTCGTATAGGTGATGTTGTGATGCCCAATCGAGAAGCAGCTTTGAGTGAACAGATTTTGAACATGTCAGCCAATATTGTGGAGTATCGCGCAAAACAGGTTGGTGATTTGTTGGTGGAACCTGACCATGGGGACCCTAACCGTGCTAAAGAAGTAATTTCAAATGTGATTGCTAAAGCTGCTGAACGTGGAAACATGCATTTGGCGGAGAAGGCTTCCAAAGCACGTATGGTGCCAACGTCGGTGATTATGACTCGGGATGGAGACAAATTCTACACTGAAGATGTTCTTGCTAAAGATGTGGCGGTGAAAACAGTGGAAGATGGTCGCACCAAATTACAAAATGCCTTAAAACGTGAAGCTTTGGGTCTACAACTAAAACCTGGGGAATCCTTCAAACATACTGTCAAAACGGATGCGGGTACATTTGTGGTGACAGTCAGTGATGATGGTTTGAATGAGCATGCCCTTGCAAACTTGAGTCCAGCACAACGCGAACTTATTTCAACTTCAAGGGAAATTATTGACATTGATTTGGCTCGTGAACATTTAAGTGATGAGCAGTTACGTCAAGTTATCTCAAACACTCAAGTACTGGATTATGTTGCTGGTAATCCACGTAACATCAAACAGCAAACATTTGAACCACGTACTCGTTTTATGGGCCAATCAGCTGAAGAGCGTTTACAGGATGGGACTCAAGCATTGGCTGATTTTTATGGCTCCGCTCGTGAATCTTTTGGGGGTAGTTACAAATCTGTCAAAGAACGTCGGGATGATATGGCCAACAAGGTCAAAATTGCCGCTGTCGTGTCAGGTCAACATGTCAACACTGTTATTCCAGGTCGTTCACGTAAAAATGCTCTTCTGATTAGTGGACGTGAAACTATTGACCGTAAAAAAGCAGCAAAAGTTCTTCCTCCTGATGTTTTGAAAAAGATTACCAGAAAAACATTTGTTCCCAGTAAAAAATTAGCGCGGGAAATGTTATCAGAAAATAGATTTGGTAAAATTTTCAATGCAAGAAGGGTTTCTATTCGTGTAGTGGAAACTCCGTAAAATTGAGATGGGACAAATATGGTAGATTCTAATTTGGCTGAAAGTATTGTTGAACGTTATGTAGAAAACGGTTGGGCCGTTCCTATTGATGAAATTACTATGGCTTCCATACATGATAGTACCCAAATCATGTTGGAAACAATATACGATGACACTGGGGATGCTACTGGTTTGAATGTTTTCCAGGATGGCATTGAAATCCTGTCTTTGGATTATTCCGACGAAAACTTTCATGACCGGCTGTCCGTTACACTGGCTGGTTCACTCAATATTTGAACCTCATTGTTATCCTCAAAAATCCCTGATACTACCTGATATTTGTGGTATTGGGGATTTTTGTATTGGAAGGACTGGAATGAAGTTTCTGCCTTGGAATAGGTTACAACTCAGTTCTGACATTGACAACAGAAATCGGGTTTTTAAGCAACAGGTATCATTTCGACTGTATCGTACATACCGTGTCAAAGTAAGTTGGAGTTCCTTCTTCTACAATAATTTGGCACTGTTTTACGGAGACAACCAACACGAAAAAGAACTGTTCATACGAAACATGGCTCATCAATCCCGACGTTTCTCCGCATCAGCTGAAATTGCTTTATTTGATTTGCATGATTGTATATCCGATTTGGGAGAAGAATTGGAAACAGAATACCCATCTTTCCAATACCATCCATACAAAGCCAGTTTATTCAGTTTGTTAGGTGATTTGCTGAAACTGAGGGAAGAAATCAAAACAAAAACAAGGAAACTGGGTTTGATTGAAGCATCAAGTCGTAAACTGTTGTTTGTTCTGTTGCCTCTCAACACTGATGATTTGCGTATTTTACGTAATGATACGACTGCCAGAACAGCTTTCAAAAGCTTATTGCAGAATTCATCCAATGAACGTATATATATGGTTCCTGTTGTGGCACATGCATCAACTTTTCCGAAAGAGTTGGAAAAGGAATTGCATTGGGCGGTGTATCTTGGTGAATCAAACAGTGACCATTGTCGAAATGTTGCTCATTCAACTATGAGAGATGGTCATTACAGTATTTTGCAAACAATTATTGGGGTGGCATACTTTCGAAATCAAGACAGGTTGGTGATTCTTCATCCGCTGGAGTTCACCCCTTCACAATACTATATTGAGCGTGAAGAACAATGGCGTCGAGAAGATGAAGCATATGCCAAGTTTTTGGATACATTGGATGACGGAACCAAAGAAAGGCACAACAATGGCACTTAAACGTATTGGTGATTTGGAACCTGGAGACATTATTCGAGGATTGAATGGCCAACCAGTAAAAGCGCAACCATTTGAGGAGCATATTCCTGATTCCATGTATGAACTGGAATTAGTGGATGACAACTGTCCTGAAAAAACAGTGACAGCACGTGTATCAGGAAACCATCTGTGGTATGTGGAATCATCATTTGACCGTAGCTATCATGCTGAACGTCGCCGAGAAGGGAAAAGACTGTTGCGACAGCTTACTCCAGAAATTTTGGCTGAATTGCGTAATGTGGCCATGTTGGAGGACCCTGCTGAAACCACACTCATGGATATGGTAATGGTGTGTGAACTGGAAGAAAACAGTCGTGGTATTGCTGTATTAGAGCGTATAGCACAATCCTTGGGTCCCATTATTGAAACAAAAACAACCTATGTGGATTACTCAACTGGGGAAGCAATTGGAAACGAGAAACATGTGCGAGGCTATGATGCACGACAGTTTGCTCAACAAATCCTATCACTTCATGGTATCAAAGCTGACCGTAAACGTTGGCCATTGATTGTAGGGCGAGTAATGACCACAATAGACATGCTTGAAATTGCTGATATGGTCACAATACCCACAATGCGTTCAATCGGATGACAAACACGTGTAGTATTTTACATGATACTGTATGAGTAATAGAGAGTATATGTATGATTGGTTGCATCATTTGTTGCTCTGTTTAATCGCCAATCACATATGTACATGATATTTCACTCTACACAGTTAACAAGGAGATGTGATGACATATTCCTATAGTAATTTAAATTATGGAGAGCCTGCTGTAAACAATAATAGTGTCTTTTATCAGAAAGTAATGGTTTGGGTTACAGCTGCTATGAGTGCTGCTGCGTTTGGAAGTCTCTTCATCGGTCCATTGGTGCCACCTGCTTTAATGTTGCCGTTGTATGTTGTAGTTCTTATCGCATTGATTGTGGCCAGTTTTTCACGCAGAACATTGAATCCCACGTTTTCTAATGTTTTCGCCATTGCTATACCAGCTCTGTTGGGAATAATACTGTACCCTACACTGAACTACTATCTCAGCTCTGGTATGGGTAACATAGTGTCCATGGCTGCTATGGGTACAGTGGTTATTTTCGGCGGAATGGCTGTACTAGGTTGGGTAAGTCAAGTCAACCTCAACAGATGGATGCCAAAACTGTTCTTCATTCTACTTGGCATTATTGTTCTCAGTATTTTGAATGTTCTCTTCTTCAAGTTGACACTGATATCATTGCTTATTTCCATGGCTGTTGTGGTGATAATGGCTATTTACACTTTCATAGATATCCAAATGTTGCGTGACCGTAATCCTCATGATAACATCCCAGCGTCATTCTATGCATTGAATCTTTTCCTGAACATTTACAACATTTTTGTCAATTTGCTCAATATTCTGGGCATTCTCCGCAATTGATGTTTATATTTTGAAATAAACCACGAATGAGGCCAGTAGAATAATCACTGGCCTCATTCATTTTCCAATTGAATTTTATCCACCAATCGTTATTTATTAGCTCAAAAACATAAATGCCAACAGAGTGTCTTCACACATACGATTTAGATTATGGCTCATTTGAAAATAAAATCATGTAGAATGAGTATTTGTTTATAACCGAATAAAACAATTGTTAGAATACTGTATCCATTCAATCAATAGGCTCTTCTGTGGTGTGAAGCGTATATGTAACGTTTGGTTTGATGTATCTTGTTATCAATTGCTGCAAAGAGTTATGCAATAAAGGTATGTCTTTTGTTTCGCCCTCTTCAGCATCCCAGTAAATGGCGAAGGGGTTTCCTGGATTCATCATTGAGCTTGTAAACCATATTTCATCATTACCTGGAACAGAGCGAAATACATCTGTTATGGAGTCATCGAACAGGTTTTGGGTCCACTGGTCTTCTGAAAAACAAATAGTGGTAACCAAAGACGTGTTGTTGTCAGTTTCAACAAAACCGTATGACACCCATATTGTTTCCAATCCCAATAGTTTTGCTGCTATTACACGATGTGTACCATCAACCACCATGTAAGGCTCATTATTGTCCCGCGCTAAAACAATTGGATAACGGAATTTGCCTTGTTTCTGATACTGTCTCATAAGTTCATTGATGATATGACGGTCAATTGGGTCATCCATCAATGATTTCATGGTATCTGGCCACTGCTGTGTTTCTGAGTACACTGGATTAGCCAGACATTGTTTCCAAATGTCGTCTAACGGGAACATATGACAATATGAACTCATAACACTCCATGTTGGGTAGATGGCATCATCATTCAAACCTATTCTATCTGAAGTGTTTTATGTTGTCTATTCAATTCTGAGTCTATTGGACCGTGTCAAGTTGCAGAATGAGTGGGATACAATTTATTCAACAATAGTTCTTCATTATTAGAGAATATGCATGAAGTTTCTTCGTTATTTAGGAGTCGTCATATGGTTGGCAAAATTCACATCAATCCAGAAACAGGTGCCACTGGGGTATGTCACAGTACTGGGGTTCGTGGGTGTCCTTTTGGTTTAGCTCCAGATGACCATTTTGACAGTCATGGTGAAGCGCGACAAGCTTATGAAGCCATGATGAAAGGTTCCTTGTTGCGTCCTTTACGAACCAATCGTCGCAGTGACATGGGGCCTGCATTGAGTGAAATCATGGATGTAGAACTGCTCAAAGATATGGTAGACCACGAATACATTCTTACCAGTCAACATCCTGATGACTCCGACATGATTGTTCTTTGCTATGGAAAACGAGCACAAATGGAGGGCAAATGGAATGATGCCACCAAGACTGCTCGTGGACTCATGATTCGTAGTAGTCAAGATGATTTCAGTGATGCTTACATCCTTCAACGACCATGGGCCAAGTTTTTCACATTGAGTCAAATGGAATCAGGATGGTCGGATGGGAACATGACGCCGCATTGGATGTTGGGTGATGATGAAGATGAAGCACCACAAATTCCAAGTATTGATTTGTCAAAATTGGATTTTGATGCTCCTGCTGAAGTCACAGACAAAATGGATGGTTCGATGTTGATTCTGTATCGTGACCCGAAAGGAAATCCAGCAGTAGCGACAAAAGGAAGTTTCAAATCTGAACAAGCTATTCAATTCACTCAAATGCTGCAACAGGAAGAAAAATTCCGTAACGCGGCAGAACGCTTGTTGCAAGAGCATAGTGATACAACATTTCTTTTCGAAGGTGTAGGTCCTGGCAAGAATCAAATTGTGCTTTCATACAATAAAGTGGACATTTCCATGATTGGGGCAGTACAAAAGAATACTGGTTTGTACGAGTCAACATCGGATTATACAAATATTTGGAGCAAAGCAAAAGGATTGAATACCGCTGAAACACTACCTGCAAAAACATTGAATGAAGCGTTGAAATTACCTGACCGTGAAAACCGTGAAGGTATGGTGATTCGTATTATTTCTGATGACCCCAAGAAACAGATGCAAGTAAAAATCAAACAAGAGGATTATTTGAAACTGCATAAAATGCGTACTGTGTTTTCAAAAGACGCGGCACGAAAAACTATTCAAGGCATCAAACTTACATATGCTGATTTGATGGGGATTGCTAAAAGCGGAGATGTGTTAAGTATTCCCGAGTTGAAAGCAACCATCCCAGACGATGTGGAGAAAGGCAGTTGGGCTGAGTACACCACAAAACAACGGCTGGAATACTACCAGAATACTGTTCTCGCCAGAGCACACGCGGTTGCTAAAGCTAAAAAGATAATAGACGAACTACCTGAAAAAGACTTGCAAAGTGATGCCAATAGCGTCAAACGGGAATTTGCGAAGAGAGTAGCTACGTTTGATGCGGACAGGAGTTTACTTTTCCAGTTCTTGGATGCTAGACTGAAAGGTGAAGACATTTCACGACGGGATGCAAGTCGTGAGATGTGGAGAGCAACACAAAAGAAGTAGTATAAGTATGACTGGATAGGATACAGAAGCGACGCGCTAGAAGGGAAAAGCAAGTCAGAAAGAGACCATGATGGAACATATAAGTATCTTGGAAAAAGAAATCGGGGAAAATCGTGTTGCAGTTGTGGATACCTCCATGACTGTGATGAACACTATTTCGTGGATGCGAGCTACCACAATGGTGTTGAGCCATGATGCATATGTTTTGATTCCCCGTGCAGATGGTTCCATGGTACGGAGCCAACATTTTTCCATGGCCCGTCCGCTAGTTATCGGGCTAAATCGCTATGTCCCTCGTGGTCGAATTAAAAAAGTGAATATGGACACCACGGTATCCAAAAACATGATTTTGATTCGAGATAATTGGACTTGCCAGTATTGTCATGAATATGGTGATACCATTGACCACATTATCCCGAAATCCCGAGGTGGTTTAAATACTTGGGGTAACCTCTGTGTTGCCTGTTTGTCCTGTAATGGGAGAAAGGGTAACCATACCCCGGAAGAGGTGGGTTTTTCATACCCTAAAATTCCGACTGTTTTCAAACCGCAGCGAGAAAACCGACTACAAGTCGCTTTGTACCAAGCTATGGAAGAAATAAGTCAATGAAAGCAGTTTTGAGAATGTACAGGAATTATGAATTAATGATTCCTGTTTCAATCAGCAAGTAATTGTCTTATTGTGTAGCAAAGAATATACAGGGGGTAATATGGATTCAAAAGACATGGTTGAAAAGGCTATTTTGTTGGCCTCAGAAGCACACGCAAAAGACAAGTGGGGAGAATTTCCATATACGACTCATCTGGCTTTGACTGCTCATGAAGCAAGAAAGTTGTCAAACTCGCCATTGGTGGAAGCGGCAGCATGGTTACATGATGTTATAGAAGACCATCCAGAATACGAGGAGAGAATCAGGCTGGATTTTCCTGACCTGATTGATGTGTTGCTAATGGATAGTCGGAAGAACGAAGAAACTTATTCTGCATACATTGACCGGTTGATTCGTTCAAATAGCACAATAGCACTTTCTGTCAAATATGCAGACATGAAAGTCAATTTGTCCAATAATCCCCCTGCTCGTTTGATTGAGCGTTACTCTACACATATTGAACGATTATGTGAAGCATTGAGCAGATTGGGTATTGTAGTAATTGAATAAAATAGTTTATACTGTATTAGCATTAGATTATAGGATAGGATAAAAAATGAGGAAGCTGGCAACTATTCAGACAGTAAAAGCAATAGAGACTATTGACAATGCTGACCAAATTGAGACAGCACATGTGTTGGGTTGGAAGGTGGTTGTTCGTAAAAACACGTTCCGGCCTGGCATGAAAGCTGTGTATTTTGAGACGGATACATTACTACCAGAAACCAATCCACATTTTGAATCGTTTCAAACTCATAAGCAGAAAAGTGTTGTAGTCAATGGCACAACAGTCAAAGGACATGTTCTGCGTACCCGTAAACTGAGGGGCGTAGTCTCTCAGGGTTTGCTTATGTCCCTGGAAGAACTTGGATTGGATGCTTCTCTCCCCGTTGGAACAGATGTGACAGATATGGTAGGTGTTTATAAATGGGAGGAACAGCTACCTCAGAATGGGAACATCATTGGCCGGTTTGATACCAAATGGGCTCCGAAAACGGATGCTATTCGGGTGCAAACTCTTTCGGAATATTGGGACTTAATCAAAGAAATGAAATGGGTCCCGACAGTTAAGGTAGATGGGTCTTCTCAAACCTTGTTAAACGATGGAGAAAATATCCGGATTTTCAGTCGGAATTGGGAAACGTCAAAGGATGTTGCAGGGTTCCAAGTGGCTGAGCAATTTGGTCTTGTAGATGCCATTAAGCAATATCCTGGTATGGCTGTGCAATTTGAGCTGGCCGGACCAAAATTTAATGGGAATCGGCTAAAGCTTGAGCATTTGCGTCCATTCGTGTTTGCCATATGGGAGAATTCAGTCAAAGTTCCTCATGCTGATTGGGATGATGTTTTCAACAAGTGCTCTGTCCCTGTTTTGGGTGATGAATGGGCCCCAACCGGGGATTTGGATGAGATGATTGAAAAAGTCTCAACGCTTCGTGGACAGATTACCAATGGCCTGCTCGATGAAGGCATTGTGTTCCATTTGGTAGATGATTCCACAGCAACACTACCAGAATGGCTTGATGTTAATAGGAATTTTAAAATCATCAACAACAAATATTTACTAAAGCATGGATTGTGAGTGCTGGAGTGAGGAGAGTGTTATATTTTCCTCACTCCGCATGTGAACTCGATGCGTTCAATTTGGTGTATGAGATGATTCCATGATAGAATTGGCGGGATTGGAAGATTAACAGTAAGGATGTCGTGGTGAACAATAACAATAACACGGTTGAGAACTTCACCCCGGAACAAAAGGAGATTCTGAAGCGGTTGGAATACGATTTGAAGAATCATCCAATTCGCGCGCTTACAACGGATGAGCGCAATATATTTTCTCGGGCGCTCTGGAAAGCTCAAGACATTCTCCCATCGTTTCGTGATGCGTTGTCCGTGTTACGCCCATTTTTGGATGCAACCGCTAAAACTGCATACACAGACGTTCATGCTCGTGTGGGACTTTCGTACTGGTTTCTTTACCAGTGCGACAAAGAAATGCAAGCTATAGTACTGTTGCATGAATGTATGCATGTGCTAAATAATCATTTTGTGCGTGCGGAGAGTTTGGGCATTGGGCCTGAACAGATGAACGTTGCAGGCGATTTGGAAATCAATACTGTCTTGGAAACCCTAAAACGGGGCGATTTCTCAATGCTTCTAACGCCGAAAAAATTCAATCTGCCGCCATTTAAGACTATGGAGTTTTATGCAGATGCTTTGTCCATGAATGGTGATGATTCTGGAAACAGCTCTGGTTTATCTGGTCAGTCACAATCAGGCCAGAACCAAGGCCAACAAGGAACTGAGAGAAACGATTCAGATACCAATGATGGTCAGGGTCAGGATTCTTCAGGAGAAGGTTCTGAAAACGATTCTGACCAGTCATCTTCCCAAAATGGCTCCGGTTCGCAGAATCCGTCTAATGAATCAAACTCGGGCAATGGCAGTTCATCCGATTCTGATGTACTGGATGACTTCAAAAAAGGAATGTCTCAAGGTAACAAATCATCCAAAAATTCACGACACTGTGATGAAAGCACTCTTTCGCGTTCGGATGCGGCTGACGAAGCTGGCATCGAGCGTATTACTGATACCGAACGTTCACTCGCACAAAGAAATACAACAGCGCGCATCAAGGACGAGCTGAACTCGGGTGGACAGGGTTACGGTACGGCCACAGAGTTGCTAAAAGCTATGCTGAACTTGATGGAACCGCCCAAAGTTCGGTGGCAGGAGTTGCTTAGACGAGCAGTTTCAAATGCTTACTCTAATATTATAATTGGAAGGACGGAAACTTCGTACCGGAAAGTTAATCGTCGCTATACTGGAAAGATAATTTTCCCCGGACAAGTGTCTTATGCTCCGGTGGTGTACATCGGAATTGACACGTCTGGCTCCATGACCAAGTCTGATTATGAGAGTGTGCTGATTGAAGCAGAATCAATTGTCTCAAATAGTTCGCGGCAAAAAGGTGGGTTGACGGTTTTTTCGGTTGACACGGAAATCAAGAATATTGCTCCCCTGAAATCAGTTCGTGAAATTGATTTGTATGGGGGCGGGGGGACTGATATGAGCGTAGCTTTTAAGTACGCCAACTCGATTCCCCGCAAGAAACGGCCTAATATTGTTATACTGGGAACCGACGGATACACGGATTGGCAGCGGGTTGAACAAGAGCTACTGTGCAGTACATATTATTCGGTTATTCTCGTGACAACAGAAGGCGGTTTTTCATCGGTACCTGATTCGCTACACAAAATATGTAATGTCATCAACATCTCTGATGACAGCCGACTAAGTTAAAATCCATCTATAACTACCCCTGAATAAGCCCGGTCTTACCTAACTTATTCAGGGGTAGTTTTCGCATTTTCAAGAGGTTTCGGGAGAAAACCTTGTTTGCGATACATGCATCAGGAAACACAAAAATCAAGCTCAAAACGCTTCTCGGTATCTTGATAGCAGTGCTAAAAGAATAAGACGCTAATGGATATGGATTGGTAGAATTAGGAGGACGCCGACCCTCACCAGAATTAGGAAGCGAGAACATATACATGGCTATTATCAATGCTGAACGATTTAAGCAATTTCAAGCCACCATTGACAACGTGAATAGAGATAAAAAATACCAAACTGGGGATGGGTCGCAAGATATACTAAGGAAATTGGGAGACCAACCATTAGAAGTAGAGACTATCTCCAGTGGTTCCATGGTACTGGACCAGATTCTTGGAGGAGGATTAGCCAAAGGTCGTGTGATTGAGATTTATGGTCCAGAATCCTCTGGTAAAACGTCCATTGCACTGACCGCTGTAGGAAATGTGCAACAAGCAGGAGGGACCGCAGTATTCCTTGATGTTGAACATGCGTTAGACCCTCGCTATGCTGCTAAATTAGGGGTTAAAGTTAAAGACTTAGCAGTAGCTCAACCCAACTCAGCAGAACAAACATTAGATTTACTCCAAGATTTGACTGAATCCGGAGTCGTAGACATTATTGTCTTGGATTCAGTGGCAGCATTAGTGCCCCAAGCTGAATTGGATGGAGATGCTAGTGACGTTACAGTGGCATTAGCAGCACGACTCATGTCCAAAGCATTACGAAAATTAGTTGGAGCGGCTAATAGAAACAACACAACTATCATTTTCCTGAACCAAACTCGCGATAAAATTGGTGGTTTCTCTCCTGTTGGTATTCCACAAACAACTCCTGGTGGGAAGGCGTTACGTTTTTACGCCTCACAGCGCATTGAAATCAAAAAAGGCGCTCCAGTCAAAGGAGATAACCCCAATGACAAAAAAGATGTTATTGGGAATGAAATTAAATTCAAAATCGTAAAAAACAAAATTGCGCCACCATATGGCACCGGCGTTTCCGTTTTGACCTTTAATCAAGGTATAAATGTCCCAGCTGAAATGATGGAGGTTGGTGTCGAATATGGAGTAATCACCAAACCCAACAATCGCACATATATTGAAGCAGAAACAGGGCAAGTTATTGGAAAGAGCAAAGCGGAAGCTCTAGATTCATTGAAACAGGATGCGACATTAATAAACCGTTTGACAGAAGCGGTTAAAAAGCACTTAGCCAAAAACCTGTATGGAATTGAGGATGATGAAACAGCAGTTGAGGTGGAGTCCTGAATAGTAGAAAAATAGTTCATTAAGGGTAGATTAGTGTTTCTAGTCTACCTTTAATTATTGCATCAAAAAGGCATCAGGCTCATATTTGACTTCTGACTGGAACAAGCTATAATGGTATCAGTAAAATTTGCCCAGTAGGAGATTTGGAGATTTTCGATGAGTCACCCTTCAGGTATTCCACAACACATATCAGCGAAAGCACTCCTCTATGCCATCAAAGCGCGACAGGCTGTTATGCTTGTGGGAGCCCCCGGAACGGCCAAAACGGCAACGGTTGAAGCAATTGCGCATGAGATGGAATACGTGGTGATACCAGTTATCGCCTCACGCATGGACCCCCAAGATGTCTCGGGCTTCCCCACTCGGGGAGAAGTCGAAACTGCCGAGGGAATAACTCCCGTAACAGAGTATGCGCCACAAAAGTGGCAATTAGACGTCATGAAGAAAAAGAAAGTAATCCTATTTTTTGACGAATTTTCGAACGCTCACCCCGCGGTCAAAGCGTCGTTGTTGACCGTGATACAAAATCGAGAGTTCCCCAATGGTCAGAAATTTCCGGAGGAGACGGCTCTAGTTGGCGCGATGAATCCCACGGAATCGGCAGCCGACGGCTACGACGTCGATGCTGCCACTGCCAACAGAATTATCTGGTTGGCATGGCAACCGGACACGAAATCCTGGTTGGATGGGATGATAGACAACTGGGGACGTGGCTTTTCGCAGCCTCGTGAAAAAGAGTGGCGTAACTTGATTGTGCGTTTTATCCGCGAGAATCCTGGTTGCCTGCACCAGGAAGGTGGTACGAAAAATAGCCCCGATGCTTACGGGGTGAACGTCAATGATGCATCAGCTCTCACTGTTCTCCAATGCGCCTGGCCTTCGCGACGTAGCTGGGACAATCTATCACGTGTACTCGGCTCTATGCCATCCAGTGATGTAGAGCTGGAGGGCGTATTGATGCAGGGTACTATTGGTTACGGCGCCACGTTGCGGTTTCAAGATTGGCTTCGCAAGAATGGTCGCCTTGACCTAAAAACCATCCTCAAAAATCCTGATGATTTTGAAGACTGGGAAAAGTTGACCCTTGATGATGCAAATATGATTCTACGGTCTCTGCGCGAATCTCTGACGGAGGGTACAGATGAGCCGATGCAACGCGCTCAAGCGGTCATCAGAGTCCTCCACATTTTTGCGGACATGGACAAATGTGCGTACGTGGTAGCGCACATTAAGCCTTTGGTTGCTGCAACAAATAAATTGCGGGGGCTAACAACAGCGGAAAAATCGGAAATCAAGACCGCTCTGATTCAGGTGACAAAACGTTACGCCCCGGCCCTCTCCGAAAGAGGGGACAAGTAAGGCGAATAATCGTAATTTGGCCCCGGAACTTTATTAGATGGTTCTGGGACCAAATGTTACAATAAAACAGCATGATGACTATGATTGGGGTTTGTTTTGGCGGAACAGGGGTGTGAACTATATCAGCAAGTTCAGCGGCGATTAGTAGCGTCATTAATTTATGATGGCACCTCAACCAATCGTGTTTTAGAGTTGGTGCGTCCAGACGATTTTTCAGAACCGATGTGGGAAACAGCTTTCAGCTGTATTATGGAGCTGGCCCGTCAAGATGAGTCAATCTCGGTTATTTCTGTGGCTCATCTTTTAGAGCGACGTGGCGCTTTGGAACAATTGGGTGGTGTAGCAGGACTATATCAATTACACCGTGACGGGGAAAGATATCTACTGCAAGGAACCCCCGAATTGTACGCACAAGTGGTGAGGGAATCTGCGGCAAAAAACCGTGCCAGTGCTTTAATTAAAAGTGCTCAACCAACTTTCCAGGATAATTCTGGCATTTCAGCTGTAGAAGCAATATCCAATCTCACATCTGAATTCAATGATGTGCTTTTCCATTTATCTGATGACTCGACTATAATCAATGTTGCTGCGTACAAAGACGACTATTTTGAATTATTGAATCATCGTGAAAAAATAACTCAAGAAAATGATGAAAAATCAGATGGTTTACAGGGGATTCCAACCCTATTACCTACATTGAACAGATACACTTTGGGCTGGTCGCCACAACAATTGATTACTGTAGGTGCCAGAACGGGTATTGGTAAATCTGTTTTTGCGGTTATGGCTTTGGTTGCGGCAGCACGAGCAGGAAAATCGGTTCTGTTTTTTTCACTTGAGATGTCTCATGATTCTATTATTGACCGTATTGTGGCATGCATGTCTGGGGTGTCACAAAGCAGGCTAAAACGTGGCAAACTAGCCCCTGAGGACCGAGTGTTGGTGGAGGAAGCTTACGATGAGCTTTGCCACATGAAAATAATGATTGACACAGACCCCAAAGCCACTGTGGATTCCATTCGTTCTAAAGCCTTCAAGCGTGCGCAAAGTCCTGATGGTCTCGACATGGTGATTTTGGATTATCTACAATTGGTGACACCAGTAGGAAGGTTTGGTACTCGTCAAGAAGCGGTGGCTGATTTGTCCCGTAGTATGAAGTTAACCGCAAAAACACTTGGTGTACCGATTATGATTCTTGTGCAGTTGAATAATAAAGATGACGATGAAGAAGGAAAACTTCCAACTCTGGACAACATTCGTGAGTCCCGCTCTATTGCTATGGACTCTGATGTGGTTGTTCTTCTTCACCGTGATTTACCGCAAGATGATACTACACCACACACATTGGTTGTTTTGGCGAAAAACCGGGATGGTGAAGCAAACAAAATTATTCGATGTCACACAAATCTGGAGTGTTCCATCTTTCGCGAAATCAAACGTGAAAAAGAGATTGATGAACGTTTGACGGAAGAAGAAATGGAAGAAATAGTTGATGACATGGATTTTTCTGAGTTTGACCCAGATAATTTGGACGACGATTTAAGCATTCAGGACTTATAAAATGGACAATCATACCTCTGTGAAACGTCACCCATTATTTCAAGGTGAGAACACATTGGATTTTGGGGATGAATTCGATGTACAAAGTTTAACTGATGAACAAAAAGCTGATTCCTTTATGTCAAAATACATGGATGTTATCAATCCCATAAAAACATATGAGACATATTTTAAATCATCGGCCAAAAGCGTGGACCATATTCTTCGTGATGTAAAACTTTATTATCGAAAACTTGTTCTTACCAATAAATGGTCTGAGAAAAAATACGTCAAAGTAATCAATCAGATTTTTGAGAAAAAGCTTCCATTGACAGTTGCAACGTTGGACCGGGGTGGATTGATTCATGACCGTGAAAACAATACCAAACGTTCACGTAGGAGCCGCAGATGACTGAGATGGATGATTTGCACACTGCCAGCTCAAGTGGGCGTTTTACTTATGCCCGACACAACGAAACAGATTTTGATGCTTTCAAACAGTTTCAGGATTCCATGGATGAACGATACGCCAAAGTGGAACGGGAACGCATTATACATGAGCGACGTCTCAACCTTCAACGATGGGACAACAATCTTCCAAAACGCTGGCAGAAAGCGTCATTGTCACGAATGAACCATCCAGCCGCTCATGAAATTCTTGAACTCATCAACACATATGGTCAACAGAGTTTCTTCATTCATGGTGCAACTGAATTAGGGAAGTACTTGGCATATGCAATTGTTCGGAAATTCATTGGTGCTGGATGGACTACATTCTCACAGGTCAAAATCATTTCTGAAGAAGCTATGCTGAGTTTGGCATATACAGGTTTTGAAGGACGTGCAAAATTTGAGAACTTGCTGTCCGATAAAACCAAAGTGTTCATCTTGGATAATGTGGGAGCACGAGATTTTTATGATGAACGTAGAGAACTTCCATTGTTGGAGAGATTCATCGACCATGTTTACAGCAATTCACTCACTGCCATTTTCACCAGTAATGACAAGCCGGAATCGTTTGGTGCAGTTCTCAATGATTCAGGTAATGCAAAACTGATGGAACTGATTGAAAAAACATCTGTTGAATTACAAGGTCAGTCCACTTCTGCATCCAAACAATCAGCGTCCAAGTTGTCGGAAGAATTGATAAATGAACATTTTGCTGACTGAATAGTATACAAATATTTTAGATTATGCCTGAGATTGTTAAAATATGGCGGTCACAGTTTCTTGGAGGAATTATATGTTTGGTCAGTGGAATGACAAAAACGCTACCACAGTAAGTATTGATGAACTTTTCGATGGCGTAGCTTCTGTGGAAGAGCATGTTGTTGAAAAAAGAAGTGCTAAGAAAACTGTTGGAGCCATTTTCGGTATTATTGGGATATCTGTTGTTGCAGGTCTTTTGGTGTCCATGTTGCCCCTTGCAATGCTGAGTAGTGCTGCTATGGTTGCTGACCCTATGGTAAGTGTATGGAAACAAATGCCATCCGAGCTGGGAGACATTCAAATCGCCCAACGAAACACACTATATGACACAAATGGGGACGTTTTCGCTGAAGTCTGGTCAGAGGACCGTATTGCTCTGAAATCATTGGATGAAATCAGTGATTATGCCAAGAAAGGTCTTTTGGCAACTGAAGACAAAAGGTTCTATGAACACAAAGGATTCGACCCCAAAGGAACTTTTAGAGCATTGTTGAGTTCCGGGGGTGGGTCTGGTATCACTCAGCAATTGGTGAAAAATCTGCAATTCTATAATATGGCGGGTAAAGAGAAGAAAAAAGAGGCGGTTGAAAGCACATATACACGAAAACTGAAAGAACTGAAACTTGCTATTGAGTATGAAAAAACTCACAGTAAAGATGAGATTCTGTTGGCTTATTTCAATACAGTTGCTTTTGGTGGACCTAATATTTACTCCATTGAATCAGCTTCCAATTACTTTTTTGGGAAATCTGCCAAGGATTTGACTTTGGCGGAATCTGCTGTGCTGGTGGGGTCAGTGCAAAACCCGGCTGCATACAACTTGGACAATGATGACCGTAAAAACCAGTGGAAAACTCGTCAAAAAACTGTCCTCAATCGTATGGTCGCAGAAGGTTACATCACACAAGAAGAAGCATCAAATGCATTAGCTGAGGAGTTGACTCTTGTACGTAAAAAACGTTCTGCTGGGAATTGTGTGTCATCCAAATACCCATTCTACTGCAACTATGTTTTCCAATATTTGTCCAAGAGTCCAAAACTGGGGGAAACTCAAGATGAACGAGATGCGATTCTGGCCAAAGGCGGTTTGCACATCAAAACATATATGAATCCTCAACAAATGCAGTTAATTGATGAACAGCTGGAAAAAGATTTTGGTAACGGCAATCGAGTGGTTGCCCCTGTCGCAGTTGTAAATCCTGGTAATGGTGGAGTATCAGGCATCGGGGTGAATCGTAATTATGGTGTTGGTGAAGGAGAAACAACACTCAATGTGCCAGCTAATCCAGCGGCAACTGGCTCCACCTTCAAAATGGTTGCATTAGCCGCAGCATTGGAATCAGGTATGGACCCAGCAGATATGCAGTTCTCATCACAATGTCCATATTCCCCTTCTGGCTATGACCATCCCCGAGGCGGTTTCCACAACTCGAATGGGTGTACATATCAAGCTGGCAACATCAACTACAAACAAGCTACTGCATGGTCTTCCAACACTTGGTTTTTGACACTAGCCACCAAAATTGGGATGAACAAGATTTTTGACATGAGCAGAAACTTGAATCTCAATGTTCCGAAAGGTGTTACTGAACGTAGCCTGTCATTTGTTTTGGGTTCTGTTGAAAACAGTCCCATCAATATGGCAGCTGCTTATGCAACATTTGCGAATGGGGGTGTTTTCTGCCCTGCCACACCTGTTGCCAATTATGAATACGCTGATGGAACCTCACCAGCGATTCCGGATACTTATGACCCGGCCAAAGACTCCTGTCGTCGAGTCATGAGTCCACACACAGCATCAACAGTGCTTCAAGCAATGCGTGCGAACACATATCCTGGTGAAGTTGAGGGGGCTTTCGGAACCAAAGCGCAAATTCAGGGATATGATGCTGTGGGTAAATCTGGAACCAACCAGAATTACAATTATGCATGGGCTCAAGTATCCAAAACACACTCCATCTACATGGGTATTTACGACATGGATACAGTAACCAGAGGTGTAGACGGAATGGTGTATCGTGGGCAGCGTCAAAGTATCAACCCAGCATCACAAGCCGCATCAGATGTTTTAAGAGCAATTGTGGCAGGTTCAGGTGAGTCAAATCAGCCATTGGATTACGATAATGCTGACCGCTCATTGCAACCTGTACCAGTTGAGAAACGTGATTTTTTCACTATCCCGTCTGTTGTTGGAATGCAACCGGCTGAAGCTGTCAGTACCATGGAATCATTGGGTATTGTGGTGCATGTCAGTAAAGAAACAAAACCTGCACCAGAAGGGTATCCATCCGGGGTGGTTGTGGAACAGTCTTTGACCCCTGGATTGCAATTACCAGTGGGAACCAAAAAGGAGATTGTTCTGTATACATCCTCCTGACAATCCATATAATCCGTGATAGGGGCTGAGCGAAACTTGGCCCCTATTTCGGTAGAATGTGGAATACCTTAGTTTCTTGGAGGGTTTTTAGCATATGGCTTTTACAAAGAATGACAGAATAGAATCTGGTGGTGAAGCACTGGAAGCATATCATCAGGCCCAGCAACAGATGATTTTACGTCGAAAAGCGTTGGAACAAGCATTGCAGGACATCCGAGATGAAATCCATCAATTAAGTACTTTGGAATCTGAAATGTTGGCAGCTTTGGATAAAACCAATACAGTTTCAGATGAAGATAATCATGACCAGAAATCAGATACGAAAAAGTCGTCTGTAGCTCGTAAACGCAAAACCAATTCATCCAAAGCTGGTTCTGTGGAAACAATTGACAACAAAACACCTGAGACTATTTCCATTGTTGGAGATATAGAGTTGGTTGGTTCAGATTGTAATTCTTCATGTAGCTCAGATTCCAGTGTTGATGAGTTCACTGATGGTCTTGTGGACTCAACTGATGTGGAATCCATCCAGTTTTAAAAATATGTGTAAAGGATATGTTGATGAAGTTTGTGGCCAATGTCAAAAACCTGGTAACAGCCATTTTATGGGCTACCAAGAATTACGATACGAAAAACAGTCGTTCACATGTTGTGTTATCAGTGAATGAACAAGGTAGCGGGTATTTTGCTCATGAGAATAGTAATTCTTATATGAAAGCAGAATTCAATGTTTCAACGATTGATTTATCTACTGATGGAGTGACACAAGTGGATTTGGCGTTGGAAGGGACTTATCTCAAAAGTCTCGCCAATGCGCTGGTCAAATCTGATGGTGATGTAACTGTTACTAAAACATCTGACACTGTTTTAATTATGAAAACCAATTTGGGAAAATTTACTGTTCCATTACTGGATTTTCGTGTTTCCAAAGTTCCTGAATTGGTTGAGTTGGGTGAAGTTGATGATACAGAATTTTTTGATTCATTGGGGCGTATCGCGAAACTATGTGATGCTAAAAATTCTGGCGCCACATCATTCTTGGGGTCAGTTGATTTAGGACTTGATTCTGCAAACAACAAACTAACGTTGTTTGCTACTGACCGTTACGCTTTGGCCCAGATTTCTCTTGATTTCAGTCCAGCGAATGTTGACGATGATGATACATTGGTGGAATCTTTCACAACTGAACACATCTTGTTACCAAGTGCCAGTGCTACTGTTGTTCCTCCTACTAAAGGGCTGAACACTTCTATCACTTTGGTGGGGGAGAAAACACACCGTGGGGCTTTACGTTTTGGCTATTCATTCCCTGACGGGCGTTTGGCATTGTTTGCTTTGACAAATACCACAGCTTTTACTCATGCTGACAAAATGAGGAAAGCAGTGGAATCAGGTGTGGAATATGACATTACAGTAAACACAACAGCTCTCAAAAATGCCATTAAAGTCATTTCGGACCTGTCTCCAGCAGAATATGCAGTTTACCTGACAGTGGATAAGGACGGGTTGAGTGTCAGTGATGCCAACGGTTCAAACACATTGACTGTTGAGCTTGAGGGTTTGAACTACGAATCTGATGAACCTTATACAGCCAAATTCTCCCGTACAGTAATTAATTCAGCTTTCCATCCAGTAGCAACTACAGATGTTCGTCTCAAATGGGGAACTGACTCCACTGCTTTCATTTTTGAGCCAGTGACGGAAAATGGTAACAATGTGAGCAATGTATTCATTATGGTTGCTCTGAGTCAAATGAATTGATGTGTGATGATTGACCTGCTCGATTATTGGCCGTGGTTGGCTTTATTTGCCCCTCTGTGTCTTGTAATGCTCTCATTGCTCTCTCCGCCTGCCTGGTTGTCTGATAGTCCGTTAAAACCGCACTGGAGGGCTATCAATCTAACTTCTTGGGGAATTTCATGGCTGTTGTCGACCTTAGTGGGATTAGTGGTTCTTCATGAATCCCCAATGTATGTTTTTGTATGCATTCTGGGAACTGGTTTGATGACTACCGTATTGGGTCAAACCATTTTCACTGATTTCATTCATCGTAAAGCAGATAGACGGATTCTTCGATTTTCCACTGTGTTAGCTTTTATCGCAGGCTTGGTCTTTCTTCGATTGCATACGAATCAAACAACACTAACTGTTTACCTGTTGTGGTTTGCTTGCGCTACAGTTGCCATATTTTTACCGAACATTGGTGCATCTGATGGTCGGGCAATACAATTGGTGGTAGCGGCTGGTTTCCCAATTCTCGGGTTTTCAGGTTTCAAATGGGGGCTGATTTTCCTAATCGTATTATTATTACTCTGGGGAATTGGTTTAGCAGTTCGGAAACGGTCAGTAAAAAAACTGTTTACTGAGAAGATTTCACAACCTTTGGTACCAATTATTATTGCCCCTTTTCTCTTGGCTGTTTTGCTTTTCAACACAATTCTTTATTAATGTTTACAATTTGATTGATATTCGTGCTTAAAACTTGTAGGAAGGCGTTTTATGTCTGACATTCTTGATAGTATTGATGACCTCATTGATGGGGATGAGCAATTATTTGAAGATGAGGATAATGGTTCAGATGGTTTGGACTATTCAATGGAGTTGGATGAAATTCTTGAGACTGAAAGTGCCATGTCTGAAACCGAGGCTCGGGAGTTAACTGAGGCAATTCGGTCTGCTGCCACAGCCACATACATTCTTCTGGCACAAGCGCATGAAGGTAAAGCGTACAAGGCACTGGGGTATGATACATGGGCTTCCTATGTCACTGAAGAGTTCGAGATTTCTCCTGCTCGTAGCTATCAATTATTGGATTTGTCAAAAGCAATAACCATGATTGAAGAAGTGTCACCTGAAGGTACCACCGTTAAATTGACAGAAGCTCAGGCAAGAGACATCAAACGCGAACTTCCACGTATTACTGAGCAGATTCGTGAAGAAACAAAAGATTTGCCACCAGATGAAGCTTCTGATGCTATTGAACGTATCATTGAGGAACAACGTGCCCAGAAAAAGGCAGATGACAAGGTTGTTGCTGAAAAAGAGAAGAAACTTGTTGAAGCTGAACAAGAAGGATACCAGAAAGGGCTTGAAGCTGCCGCTGATGCTCTTCTGGAAGCTGATATGCCAGACAAGATGACATCTTCTGCGGATGACGAATTCCTTGAAGTACAAGTTGATGGGGACGGCGGAATGAGCCCAACCGATTCCATGAATATTTACAATCTGGTCAATGCGCTGGTCGGTCTTAATTCACTTCCTGAACCTGATGATTTTGTAAATGTTATTCCAGATTCTCGTGTCAAAGAAATGTTGGACCAAACAAATGAGGCACTAGCTTTCCTAAATCGTTTTAGCACACTATTGGAATTGCGTGCAGAATAAGATAATTGTAAACAACAATAGTAATATTTTGGCTGGGGACAGGATTGGTAGAATAATCCTGTCCCTTACTGGTATCTTAGGAAGAGGCTCATGCTAACCACAAATCTACAACATAACATTTTGAATCCCACAACAGTACTCGAAATTGATTTGGTCAATAACGATACTTCACGTCAATCTGTTGTGTACGAGCAGCTTCCACAAGTTTACAAAAATGAACTGGACAGCCTAGTGAGTGAGTTGTTGGACCCCAGTCAAGGACATATTGCTGTGGTTGGAACCCCTCAGAGTGGCAAAACGTTTCTCATCAATCTTCTGATTAGCAACATTGACAGATACTTGAAAAAGCTGAATCGCAATAAGATGCATTTTGTGCGTATTAGTTCGGATACGCTTGAACAAATCATGAGTTTCCCGCGTCGCTACTCCACCTACATCAATGCGGTTACAGAAACTTTACAATGCCAAGAACGAGACATTTGCTTCATTACAGAAGAACCAATAGTAGCGGCAAAACTGTTTGGGTTCCCTCATAAATCGCATATCATCATGGAAACGAATCACAATAATTTCATGGGAATCCACCAACTGGAACAACAAGGTATTACAAAGATTTGGTCAAGTTGGAGTTTTACTGACACTGTAGAATTGTCTTTGAAACGTACAGAACTCGTAAATCTTTTACACCTTGCACTCAACAAACAAATACAAGAAACATTCAACATTGATGTCACCAAAAAATTGATTACAAGGTTTGTTTCTTATGCTATCAGACAAACCCCGGAATTGGTTAGCCGTGAAGAAGGCCGAAAAGGGCTTATTTATCCTCCTATTGGGGCATGGATGATGGCTATTCGTCGTTTAGGTGGCATATTGGCATTGTCAGAATCACCAGAATACCGTAATCGCAACAATGAAGTTGTTGTTAGTCGTATTATTGGCAATGTATTCAATGAGCTTCAAGATGAGTTGGTCTCTTATATTCCAGGTGTTGCAGAAGATGAAAGCTTATCGGCAGTCATGTTGCGTGGACCAGAAGGTGAGAGTATTGGTATCGCACTTCCTTCAAATCTATTGGCCGCTTTAGGACAGAGTGTGAATGCTGGTAGTGACAAAAACGATAATCACGAAAAAACGCCAATTGTTTTCAATGACATGTCCAAACTTCAACAAATATTGACAAATGAGGTTATGGGTCAGGATTCTGCTGTACAATCCTTGATTAATGGCTTGGTAGTGCCAGCAGCCGGGTTGAATGATTCTCAAAAACCTCTGAGGTCATTACTGTTTTTGGGTCCAACAGGTGTGGGGAAAACAAAGATGGCATTGACACTTGCTGAAAATATTGCTGAAGAACCTTTCCATGTTGTCCGTATTGATATGTCGGAATACAGTCAATCCCATGAGGCCGCGAAACTTTTGGGCGCACCTCCTGGATACACAGGATTTGAACAAGGTGGGGTGCTAACAAATGCTGTACGTGAAAACCCCAAATCTGTTGTATTGCTGGATGAAATCGAAAAAGCACATCCAAAAATTTGGGACAGTTTCCTACAAATTCTTGATGCTGGACGTATGACTGATGGTATGGGACAAACAGTTGATTTCACACAATGCATCATTATCATGACCAGTAATCTAGGCGCCACAGATTTGATGAAACCATCTACAGGTTTTAATTTCTCAACTGATAATGAGGCTTACACTCAGCGACAGAAAAATGCAAAAAATATTGTCATGAAAGCAGTAGAAGCTGAATTTCGTCCTGAACTGATTAACCGTTTGGATGAGATTGTCATTTTTAATGAACTTTCTACAGATACCGCCCGTAAAATTGTAATGAAAGAAATTGGAATACTTGCGGAAAGAATGGCGACAAATGGATACTCTCTTGCAACTATTAGCGATGATATTCTTCAAGAACTGCTAGCTAAATCTGATGTATCCAAATATGGTGCTCGCGAGATTCAGCGAGTGGTGTTAAAACATGTGTCCAATCCTGTTGCTCACAGTATGGTCAAACGTAACCATTCTGACAACAAAAACAAAGAAATCGTTTTAAGTTTTGACAAGAGCACTAAAACGATTTCGGTTGATGATTACTGAACGGAGAATAGCTTCTATGACTGACAATGACGATTTTGGCATTGAGAATGAAGGCTCAGGTTTCGCAATTGATGATGGCAACAGTTTGGATGAATTGCTGACAGTGGCCAATATGGGAGCGGACACTGATGGGGAAGAAGATACAGCACATTTCTTTGATGACAATACTACCTACACATCAGATTCTCAGGTTACAGATACTACAACCACCACGGTCATGTCTACAAGTGTTGAGACAGTGAACACTACCAATGAGCCAGTTGCACATAATCAAACCACTTATGACAATTCCGAACCTAACATGGTAAGTGAAAAACCTCATACTACTTCACATGAATCTCCTGTTGAGCGTAAACTGACCATGAAAACCGAAACACATTTCATCAACGAGACTCAACGCATTATCAATGTTTTGGACACTTATCGTGGTTTAAGTCAGACTGTACGCAGTATGGTTATCCAGTTCATAGATGTTGAGAACGTTGATGATGAAGCCAAAGTGGTGGTACGTGCATTAAATGCTGACCCCATGCTCGGTAAAACCATGGAAGCATTACGTGATTCCGCCAGTGAAAGAGAGCGAGTGGAACGAGTCTTCTACATTCTTCGTCTATCAAATGATGTACTTCGCAGTCTTGGTAATCTGGTTACAGCTTTGACGGGTAAGAACTTCACAGATAATGCTGACCAGCTGACATATGCAAAAGAGCTGGAGGAAAGCATCAATGGGTTGGACAAACAGATTATTGAATACATTGTGGCAACCCAGAATGTGCTGAAAGCTGCGCAAGGCGAATAAGATTCAATGAAAGCAAAACATGACAGAAATAGATTTGTGGGCAGATGAGGAGCTAACCACTGAATCATCTCTACCATCCCCTGAAACATCCTCCTATACACAAACCAGTACTCTTTTGCCTGAAGTGTATGGAAAACAAGTTGTGTTGACATTGGACGAACAAGACATTCATCTGTTTTCACAGCAAGATTTAAGTGGTGGGTTGTTCGTCAATCTTTTGGGTTTACGACTGGTTGAATCATCAGATGGTACCAATCATTATGCAATGCGTATGGGACCACTGAATGCTTATGTTTTGCGGCAAGCTTTGAGAAATTATAAAACCATCATTGACTCCACTGATGCCAAAATTCTGGCTTCGGCTGCTGACACGATTCCTGTCCCACGTGCTGAATTGTCCGAGGATGGGAAACATGTAAACATCACAATACCCAATATTAAGTTGTATCGTGATTTGGTAAGGAAAGTTCATGGTTATCCTGTAAAAAATGGTTATCGAATTGACATTGCACGAGTTTTGGATTTGGAAGCAATGTCTGAAACCATGGAATCACCATTCCCCAAAATCCAATTCGACCGTCAAGTATTACAGTTGAACCGGGAACCTATTGTTGGTTTTGATGGAACACTACAATCATTGAAAACTATTCCTGTCAGTGCACTCAATATTGTGTCTGCAAATCATCAATCCTGGAAAGCTTTGAAAACATCAAAACAGACTTTGGAAGAGAAACTTAGCAGTCTGGGAATTGACAGTTTGTATGATTTACTTTTTTCATTGCCTAAACGCTACATTGATAAATCACAACCTCAAGATTTCAAAGATTTGATTGAAGGGGAAACCGCAGTTGTTGTAGGCACATTGGAAGAAGTTGGGGAAATTACTTCTGGTCGTGGTGGAGCGGTTTTCAAAGTTAAAACCAATACAGGTCATACAATTAGAAGTACTTTCTTCAATCAAAAATGGTTAACCAACAAATTCAAAATTGGTAACAATGTGTTGGTTACAGGTAAATTCTCTTGGTGGAATCACACCCCACAAATCAGTGGGAGTTCTATTGAGCATGCTGATGAAGCTATAGTTCTTCCTATTGTTCCGGTGTACAAACAATCACCGTCCAAAGGTGTTACAACCTATTTCATCATGTCAGCCAACCGGGAGCTTCTTTCACGATTGGGTAACATCAAACTGCCGGCTTACCTTCGGCAGGAAGGGCGCATGAATTACTGTGAAGCGTTGACTGAACTTCATTTTCCTTCCAGTATGCAACGTCACAGGGAAGCATTGGACACTTTGGCGTTTTATGAATTGGTGCATATGCAGATTTTGATTCAGGACGCCAAAACCAAAAACGCCGGTCGCCCTGGTTTGGCGATGTTGGAAGGTGAACAGAAACTACAAGCACGAGGTATTAGAGCGCTACCTTTCCAGCTTACAAAAGACCAGAAACGTGCTACTGTCACCATGAATCGTTTTTTGGCGTCTTCACATGCATCCATGACATTACTGAATGCTGATGTTGGAGCAGGTAAATCTGTTATTGCTCAGCTGGCCGCGTTACGAGCTGTGGATGCAGGTTATCAAGCGGTTGTTGTGGCACCAACTGAGGTTTTGGCCACCCAGCTTCATCATGGGTTTGAGAAACTGCTGAATGCCATGGGTCGGGATGCCAGAAACATCACACTGGATTTTGTGAAGTCAAAAATGAAAGCCAAGGACAAACGGGCAATGATGGCTCGTATTGCTAGTGGTGAAACCAACATTATCGTGGGCACACCAACCGCCATGACAAGTATTGAATACTATAATTTGGGTTTTGTCGCCATTGATGAGCAGCAGAAATTCGGGGCGCAACAAAGAAGTCGAATGCTTTCAGCTCGGGTAGATGGTTCCATACCTCACATAATGATGCAAACAGCAACCCCTATTCCACGAAGCACAGCGCAAGTGTTCTATGGTGATGTGGATATGATTGAGTTACGTGAAAAACCTCCCGGTCGTTTACCTATTGTGACCAAATGGGTTCAAGAGGATTCGTTGAGTGTGTTGGAACAGGCCACCAATGAGATTTGGACTGATGTCATCAATGAAGCTCATAAAGGAAACCAAACTTTCATCATTGCTCCACTGGTGTCTGAATCCGATAAAATTGATGCAGCATCAGTGGAACGTACATTCAAGAACCTTTCCAGTTTGTCTCTGTCAGGTTTACGTATTGGTCTGGTTCACGGGCAAATGAAATCTGAACAACAACAAGAAGTAATGGCCGCATTCCGAGACCACGATTATGATGTTCTGGTCTCTTCATTGGTGGTGGAAGTTGGTGTTGACATTCCAGATGCAACACGAGTAGTGGTTTTATCGGCTGAGCGGCTGGGAAGTGCATCATTACACCAAATTCGTGGAAGAGTTGGACGAAGCAACAAACCATCCATTTGCTATTTGGTTTCTTTGGGCTCGACAGAAGCGGCACAATCGCGTCTTCAGGCGTTGGTAGAAAATGAGGACGGATTTGCTATTGCCAAAGCTGATTTGTCAACACGTGGAGAAGGTAAATTATTTAGTGTCGAACAATCGGGAAGGTCAGAAATGATTTTTGCCAGTTTAGCGAAACATGCTGACCGAATCAATGAAGCCAAAGAAACCGCGAAAGCAATTCTCAAATCCCCATTCCGAGAGCAAGCGTTACGCGACAGTAAAGAAAAATTTGAGGCAGAGGAGAGGATGATTTAATGTTGTTCCGCAAATTCTTGGTTCGTATTCGCCGTGAGTACAACCAACAACCACGTCGTCTTTTCCTGTGGTCCGGTATAGGTACTGTTCTGGGTACTGTGATAGCAATTCTATTGGATGCTTTCTTACCATTTGGGGGTTGGGGAAATCTGGTTCGAAGTGGATTCCTGCTTCCATATTCTGTCACAATGTTTATTTTTGGATATGCTGTGAGCCTGTTTTTGCATTACGCGAAAACATCTGGTGACCCTAACTGGATACCATACCGTTTGCGTCTCTCCCCAACTTGGCGTAGACGTGTTTCAGCGGTTGTAGCGGCTATCATGGTTGTTGTCTTGTACGCTAATGGATACCGTATTGGATACACCATTATTTCATCCATTTTCGTAGTTATTGTGATAGCATTGTTCGCTTTCATGCGCACCACCAAAGACGAAGCAGCACGTGAAGAATTGAATATTCCAGATGTAAGAGACACTCGATTTGAACGAGAACTCAGACTACGCGAGGAAGCGCGCCAAGCTGCTCAAAGAGCTAAAGAGCGTAATCGGGAAAATCGTCGTCGGGAGCGTTTAGGACTTGACCCCATTGATGACGACAGTGAAGATTGAGACATTGGACGAGCTTCAACATTACCTGTTTTATGACATGAATCACTCTCGCCAAAGTTGATACAGTGATAAATACATCTACTGTTCTCATTGTGTAGATTTTTAACGAACCAACCAATTTCGTAATATTCGACTTTTGAAATAAACCAAGTAGAATCTGCCGTTCTCGGGTTTTTCTGGTTATCAAATGTTGTGTTAGAAAAACCGGAACCACATTAAACATTTAAGGAGCACTCACCAATGTCAGCACCCAATAATGCCATTGACTATGACGAAACCAGCACCCCCGAAATGGACTATCATGCATTGAACGCCAAACTTAACTTGGTTGGGAGTGATGGTCGTCTACAAGTGGATGCTGACCGTCAAGCCGCCCGTCAATTCTTTCTCCAGCATGTCAACCAGAACACAGTGTATTTTCACGATTTGGAAGAAAAACTGGAGTATTTGGTTGACAATGGATACTATGAAGAAGATGTGATAGAACAATACGCTTTTGATTTTGTGAAGTCCCTGTACAAGAGAGCGTATGCGTTCAAATTCCGCTTCCAGAGTTTCCTTGGCGCTTTCAAATATTATTCAGCATACACCCTGAAAACCTTCAACGGAAAACGTTACTTGGAGCGTTTTGAGGACCGTGTGACCATGGTATCACTCTACTTGGCTCATGGTGACGAAAAACTGGCTGAAACAATCCTGGATGAAATAATGACTGGACGTTTCCAACCTGCAACACCAACTTTTCTCAATGCTGGACGTGCACAACGAGGGGAACTGGTTAGCTGTTTCCTGATGCGGCTTGAGGACAACATGGAATCCATCGCACGTGGTATCAGCTCATCCCTGCAATTATCGAAACGCGGTGGTGGTGTGGCTCTCAACTTGACAAACCTGCGTGAACAGGGAGCACCTATCAAACAAATCGAGAATCAGTCCAGTGGAGTCATACCTGTGATGAAACTTTTGGAGGATGCATTCTCTTACGCCAATCAGTTGGGTGCACGTCAAGGAGCAGGAGCAGTATATCTCAACGCTCATCATCCAGACATCATGCGTTTCCTTGACACCAAACGCGAAAATGCCGACGAAAAAATTCGTATCAAAACCCTCTCTTTGGGCGTAGTGATTCCAGACATTACTTTCGAACTCGCTAAAAACAATGATGACATGTATCTGTTTTCTCCATATGATGTGGAACGAGTATACGGAATCCCTCTGTCAGACATTTCCATTACTGAAAAGTATCATGAGATGGTAAATGACAACAGAATCCGAAAAAGCAAAGTAAAAGCACGCCAGTTCTTCCAAACCATTGCAGAAATCCAATTTGAATCTGGTTACCCATACATATTGTTTGAAGATACCGCCAATCGTACAAATCCGATTAAAGGGCGCATCAACATGTCCAATTTGTGTTCAGAGATTCTACAGGTCTCTGAAGCGTCCACATATCATGAAAACATGAATTACAAACATGTTGGAAAAGACATCTCATGTAATCTCGGTTCCATGAATATTGCGTTGTCTTTCGATTCCCCCAATTTTGCCAGAACAGTGGAAACAGCTGTACGTGCATTGACCTCAGTGTCAGATTTGTCCAATATTGCATCAGTGCCTTCAATTGAATCCGGGAATAAGCGTTCACATGCCATTGGGTTGGGACAAATGAATCTTCACGGATTCCTAGCCAGAGAACACATTCATTACGACTCCCCTGAAGCAGTGGATTTCACCAATATTTACTTTTACGCAGTTCTGTATCAAGCATTACGAGCATCCAACAAAATTGCTAAAGAACGTGGTGAAACTTTTGATGGGTTTGAGGACTCGAAATACGCTTCTGGTGAGTTCTTCCAGAAATACATTGACAAGGATTGGTCACAACCTGAGACAGAAAAGGTACGTAACCTGTTCCATCGGTCCAGTATTTATATTCCAAAACCACAGGATTGGATACAGTTGGCGGAAGACGTGAAAACACATGGACTATACCACCAGAATTTGCAAGCAGTACCGCCAACTGGAAGCATCTCATACATCAATAACAGCACCAGTTCAATCCACCCTGTTTCCGCACCTGTCGAGATTAGAAAAGAAGGCAAACTTGGTCGCGTGTATTATCCTGCGCCTTATCTCAGTGATGACACCATTCCATACTATAGAGATGCATACAAGATAGGCCCAGACGCGATTATTGCCGTATATGCAGCTGCTACCCAACATGTGGACCAAGGATTGTCCCTAACACTGTTTTTCCCTGACACAGCCACCACAAGAGACCTGAATCGCGCCTACATCAAAGCGTGGAGAGCTGGATGCAAAACCCTTTATTACACTCGTATCAAACAACGAGCTTTAGCAGGTACTCAAATCGAGGGAACTGCTGCTGAATACTGTGAATCATGTCAACTGTAAAACAATGACACACTAAAACATTCCTGAAACCCAGAAGTTGTTTTTTTCATTACGGCTTCTGGGTTTTTGGATACACTGAACACAAATGGAAGGTGGATGAATGCGGAATGTATCAGATTCTCCGTTACTTATGAGTGAATGGGGCTGGAAACGTAATTCTCATTTGAATCCTGACCATCTTCCACAAGGTTCCTCCATCAAAGCGTATTGGTTGTGTTCATTAGGGCATTCTTATGAATCATCTGTCAACAACAAATCCAATCGACACAGTGGTTGCCCTTATTGTGCGAATCGGAAAGTGCTTGCTGGGTTCAATGATTTGAAGTCACAGTTCCCACAAATAGCAGCAGAATTAATCATGGACGTGAACACACCTGATACAAGTTCTATTCTTGCTACCAGTTCACAAGTATTCACATGGCGATGTGTTTTGGGTCATATTTGGGAAGCCAAAGTCAAGTATCGTACAACACGGAATCAAGGTTGTCCTTATTGTGCCAACAGGAAGGTTCTATCTGGTTTCAACGATTTGGCCAGTTGTAATCCAGAGTTGGTTCCGGAATGGAATGTGAAAAATCTTGAATCACTATGTGAGGTTTTGTACACCAGTTCCAAAAAGGTGTGGTGGAAGTGTGTGAACAACCATGAGTGGGAAGCATCCATAATTAAACGAAGTCAAAGACGACAAGGGTGTCCGTATTGCGCTAATCGGAAAGTATGGTTCGGGTTCAACGATTTGGCTACTGTCAATCCGCAGCTGACACAGGAATGGCATCCATCAAAGAATGGGTTGGTGACGCCATCCGAAGTTCTTTATGGAACAGCTAACAAATATTGGTGGCAGTGTTTCCGAGGACATTCTTGGGAAGCATCAGTGGCTCATCGTCAATCCACAGGTTGTCCTTATTGTTCAAATTCAAACACTAGGGTTTTGGTGGGATTCAATGATTTGAAAACAGTTTCTCCTGACCTTGCATGTGAGTGGGATGAGGTTTTGAATGGTAATGGACCAGAAATGGTTACAGTTCAATCATCTCGAAAAGTCTGGTGGCGTTGCCAAAAAGGACATTCTTGGAAAGCGGCAGTTTATTCACGTCGCTACAGTGGTTGTCGACAATGCAGGTCCAATGCATCAGTGAGCGAGTTGGAGATTGCAAAGTTCGTGGAAGGTTTAGTGGGGTCTGAATCCGTGGTGCGACATGACCGTTCACTTATTGCGCCATATGAGCTGGATGTTTATATACCATCCAAGCATTTGGCCATTGAAGTGAATGGCGTGTATTGGCATCAAGAAAATGTGATGCGTGAAGCTGGACGTCCCAATCCTCGTCAGTATCATTACAACAAGTGGAAACAGTGTCATGACAAACAGGTCCAATTATTGCAGATTTGGGAGGATGATTGGTGTTATCGTTCTTCTATCGTCAAATCTATGATACGACACAAATTAGGGTTGAGTGTCAGTCGTGTCATGGCGCGTAAAACGGTTGGTGTGATTCCTGACAAGAATGTGGTTCGTGAATTTTTGAATTCGTACCATATTCAGGGTTTCAAGGATTTTACCAGGTCTTTTGGTTTAGTGGATGAGACCAATTCGTTGGTGGCGGTTATGTCATTTTCTCTGCAAAATGAGACTGCTGTATTGGAACGTTTCGCCACTTCCGTGTCTGTTCCTGGTGGTTTCAGTAAATTGCTGAAATATGCTGTTGTTCAATTATCAGGTGTTCATCGGATTGTTTCTTTCTCAGACCATGAAGTCAGTGATGGTACTGTGTATGTTTCCAATGGATTCACACTGGACAGAGAATTGCCACCAGATTACAAGTATGTTTGGAAGAATTGTAGATACCACAAGTTTGTGTTTCGTAAACAACGTTTCATGAAAGACCCGGAATTATTGTGGCAAGATGGTTTGACCGAATCCGAATTGGTGGAATTGAACGGTTTGAGCAAAGTTTGGGATTCGGGTAAGACTCGTTGGGTGAAGATGCTGGATTCATGACCTTGTGTTGTGTACAGAAATACTGTGTAAGAATACTTGACGTTACAGGAAGCCTTTTGAGCTTGGTTTTTGTGTTTCCTGATGCATGTATCGCAAACATCGGATTTGGTAAAATCTCATGGTAAGTTGAAACAAATGCCCCAAATCAGCTAGGTTTTACCAAGCTTATTCAGGGGCGTTACAGAAAGCGATTATAGCGTAGGAGTTAAGGTCATAAAATGGACGATTCGGCTTTGAATGATGACAATGACCTTTTCGAGGAGCAAGGCGCCAAGACAGTTGATGAAGCTGTTAAAATGAATCTTCCAAATTTTCGTGTTTGGAAGACATCTCGATACTATGACTACGACAATCAGGTAACTGATTATGAATCGCTGGAAGAACTCAATTCGTCCATTCAGCAGGCGCGTCTGGCGTTGTTTCGGGTGATGGATGATATCAATACTTTCGAACGTCATGAAAAACGAGCAAAAGCCAAATATGCACGTCAACATCGTCGCGAATACATGTCGGCCAGCGGTAAAACCGAAGCATTGCGTAAAGCTCAAGCGGATTTACGTTGTGAAAATCTGGAGAATGATGCTTTCATTTATGAACAAGCACGACTGGAACTGACACGACTGAGCAACACTTTACGATTGGAATTGCAGACCCTCCAAACATTGGGAAACAATCTCCGTCAACAAATGAAAATGGAGTAACAACAATGGACTTGGCAAGTAGAGATTTGGGTAAACGAATCATAAAAATTGGTATAGGTCTTGTTGTTGCAGTAACCATACTTGCGGTTTTGTTTTTTGTTGTGTTGATGATAGCTAGGATTTCTGTTTTTGCCGTCTCTGGACGGTCAATGGAACCAACTTTGCATCATGGGGACAGTATTGTATTGAAGCAATCGGATTATGTTTCCCGTGGACAAATTGTTGTATTCAAGAAACCAAATTCGTGGGATTCATATGTGGAGCGTGACACCAATTTGATAAAACGCATCACAGCAATACCTGGAGACACACTCGCATTTGATGGGAAAGCATTCATGGTAAATGGGGAAACAGTATATGAACTGGAGCAAGACAATTACGAATGCGCTAAAGGACAAACAGGATATGAGCACACATTGACTGGGGAGGAATTGTTCGTCATGGGTGACAATGCAAGTCACAGTTTGGATTCGCGTCGTATTTTCTGTGACGGAAACATGGATAAAATTTTTATTCCCAAGTATGATGTTGTTGACCATGGTACCATCGTTTTTCGATTTTGAGGTGCGGAATGAAATTGGCGTTAATCTTGGACAAATCGTCTGCTTTCCGAGATTTTCAGCGTGCGAGCATTTTGAAACAATGGCAATCTGATACTGATGTTCAGCGAGTGAATTCATTGGACGAAGTGGGACAAGAAACCATTTTCGGAAACCCGCCTACAGCTGTTATGGAATTGGATGACATCAGTACAATCAAAAAATTGGTCAAAGATTTGGAATCATCATCAAAGAATGAATTGAATCATAAATTACGGTATGGGTTGGTTCTGGTTTCAGGGGCCAATCGTAACTCAACAAAGAAATTGGAACAAATCGTCAATCATTTGGGTGGCCGTGTCATACTGGCCAAAGAATCATCCAAAGACAAATCAAGTGTAACCACTAAATTGCTGTCAAATCTATCTCTTGGACGTAGTGAAAAACGCTTCTTGGAAGATTATGTTGCAGAAGATTATGACAGTTTGCTTTCTTTGTTACGGTCACTGGAAACATTGACTCCTAAACAGCAATCCATGATTACGGTAGCAGATTTGATGATTCGTCTGCCGCAACCTCCAGGGTCCATTCCACCTTGGGAAATCGAGAAACCTTTGATGCAAGGCGATGTACCTGAAACAATAAGTGTTTATCGCAGAATCATTTTACACAGTCATCCTTTGGTGGTGTTATCTGTTTTACGCAATAAGATACAATTGATGTGGCGAATAGCTGCTTTGGAGCACTTTCACGGCATCACTGATAGAGCACAATTGTCTGCTGTCCTATCTGTTTCCAACAGTTATGCACTCAAATTGGCACAGAACATGTCACGACAATTAGGATTAAGCATTTGTCAAAAGTTAACAGAATTAATAGCACAAGCTGAAACTGATTTGAAGGGTGGGTCTCAGGCGGATGATTCTGTTACAATGGAACTTCTGCTTGTGCAGATTGCCAAACAGGTAAGGAAGTGAGAATCGTATGGCACGGATGTCAGCTGTTGAACGTGCTCAGAAAAAACGACGGGAAACATTGGAGGCTTTCGAGGCCGACCCGTTCATTGGCTACGAAACCCCAACTGATGCTATGAATGATTGTATGTGTTCCAGTCAAGTTGAGGTATTGGCTCGATTACTGCAACGCGAGAATTTGTTCATCTCAGGTCCAGCTGGTTCTGGGAAAACACACATTGTCCAACAATTCATCAAACTGTTGGATGCAAAATTTGAGGGTCGTTTTTCTGTTGCTGTTACTGCTTCTACAGGATTGGCAGCTGCATTGATTGATGGACGTACTGTTCATTCATGGTCTGGGTTGGGTATTCTTGACAAAGAATTCACCACAAAGGACCGTATCAGCTATGCCGCGAGAACTCGTATTAAATATACGGATGTATTAATTATTGATGAAATTTCAATGCTGCCGGCTTATTACTTGGACAACATCGACCGAGTGTGTAAAACAATTCGTAAAAATGATGAACCTTTTGGTGGTATTCAAGTAGTTCTTTTGGGGGATTTTCTTCAACTTCCTCCAGTTGCTCCACGAAATAGAACAAATACTGCGAATTACCAACCAGCGATTTGTTCAAATGCTTGGAAGAACGGAAACATCCAATATGCATACATGGACAAGGTGCGACGTACAGCGGATAAACGCTTGTTGCATTTACTTCGCACCATTGAACGTGGTGAAATGGATGAGCAGAGTTACCATATTCTGGAAGACTGTCGAACAAATACACCTGATACAAACAAAACGTATACTACTCTGTTCACCACCAACAAAAATGTGAACAAATACAATGAAGAACAGCTGGCATCAAACCAAAACCCATTGAAAGTGTTTCATGTTCAGAAGATTTTCGGCAATACTGACGCCGTTGACAAAATGATTAAAACACGCAATATTCCAGAAGTCTTGGAATTGAAAATTGATGCCACTGTTATTGTTACCGCTAACTACTATGATGCGGCCATGGAACAAATGGTAGCCGCGAATGGTAGTGTGGGAAAAATTATTTCCATATCTGACGATTCAGTACAGGTGCAGTTGAACAATGGAAACATTGTTGGAATTACGCGTTTAGTGTATGAGGCTTATCGCAAGAAAACAATTACCACTTCGCCAGAGAACAAGATAGTGGAAGTGGATGAATTGGAAGCACAGATTAATCAATTCCCACTGAAACTGGGGTATGCAATCACGGTTCACAAATCCCAAGGACAAACATTCGATGCCATTAAAGTGGACCTTTCTAATTGTTTCACTCCTGGTTTGGGGTATGTGGCGCTTTCACGAGCCCGTAGTGTTGATGACATTCTGCTGGAAGGTTATGACGAGAAAGCTTTGCAGGTGTCTTCACGTTCTCAACGTATTTCACGATACGTCAAACGTCGAGCATATGCAGCACGATTAAAGTTTGCAGAGAATCCAGAAGACAATAGCCAAATTCTTACAAATCCCTTGCTGGCAGTTTGTTATTGGGATGAAGAGGAAGCCGGGAATGTCCGTCGTGAACGGGATAAGAAGAAAGACAACACATGAAATAGGGCCATTGTGTCAACTTGTTACAATGACAAACGAAAACACAAGGAAGGTCAAGTAAAATATGAATGATAACACTAATGACACAACTGAAGACAATAAGGATACAGTTGTTGAGAAGAATTCGGAAACAATAGCTGATGATTCTGAAACATCAGTTTTTGATACTGATGATGATTCGAATAAAACTAAAGAAGATTGTTCAGTGAATCAGGACAATAATTCTGAAGAATCAACCACCAACTCTCAAGCTGCCGTATCCAAGAAACGTAAATGGGTCATTGTTGTTAGCACTATTGTTGCTTTTCTGTTGCTTATTGGTGGTTATTTCATCTATCTTGCTTATGATAATGCTAATTATACGCATGTCCCACAAGCAATCAGTAAAGTTGCTTCCAACGATGATGCTTGTGCTCCTTTCAAAGAGGCCAAACTGGAATGTCAGGTAACATGGGTGGTTAATGATGAAAAACCACGTGGAACATTGGTTGAGCAGAATATAGAACCAAGTACAAAAACAAAAATTGGAGAAACAGTGACCATGAAATATTCCAATGGTCCTGCCAAATCAGAGTTTCCGAATTTAGTGAATGTACCGTTGGAAGAAGCAAAAGCAAAATTGTATGAGATGAATGTTTCTGTTGAGGCTGTGAATGAAGTGGACGGTAAAGGGCTTCCAGCCGGAAATGTCGTCAGCGCAAGCATCGAACCGGGTACTGAAGTAGCTAATGGAACATCCGTCACTTTGAATGTTTCCAACGGTAAGGTTACACTGCCTGACTGGGAAGGTAAGAGCAAGGAACTTGTCACTGCTGAAGCAGAACAGCTTGGGTTGAACGTTATTTTCAGCGAGGAAGAGTCAGAAAAACCTTCAGGTATTGTCATTGGACAGACTCCTAAAGCGGGTGAGGTGGAAAGTGGAAGCGATGTGCAGGTTGTTGTTTCCAAAGCATTCGAGTCCAAGGAAATTACTGTTCCTGATGTGATTGGCAAAACTGCGGAACAAGCACAAACCGATTTAGCGGTTGCAGGATTCCGTCATATCAAGACTGTGGAAGTGGTAAGTTCAACAGTTACTTCCCCTCAAGTAACACATGTGGTTCCTGGTGTGGGACAAACTGGCAAGAGTGAAGAAAACATTGTTATTATTGTTTCAAAACCCCAATCTTGATACATTGTAGAATGGCCGCAGATTCCTAAATGTCTGCGGCCATTCTTTTGCCCATTAAACAAAATGCTCAATATTGCTGAAATATTATAATTACCAAACCGCTGGGGTATTGATATTATCAAACGTTCGTGCTCATTATTGTAGGTTTTTGCATTTATCCTATCTCTTTTAATGAGTTTCTGTTAATCCGAAAATCAAATAACACAAAACCGGTATGTACTGGTGAATCGAAAGCTTATGATGAAAAAAAGAACAACAACAAAACTAACAACAGGACTTATTACAGCCATGATTTCGTTGAGTCCTACCGTGGCTATGGCTGTACCTCCATCCCCAATTGACAATACTGCTGTTTTGAATGCTGAAGGGACCGGGAGTACTGATTCCTCATTCAAAGCACGTATTGTTGTCAATTCTGACGAAAACACACAAGTGATTGATGTAACTGACGCCAAAGCCACCATTGATGAATTATTGTCAGCACGAGGACTCAAAAGCTATGAGTACCGTATTGAAGGCGACCATCCTCTCGTTGCATCTCGAACACTTGAAAACAACGAAAATCTAGTGCTCTACAAACATGAGATAGCTGGAACATCATCTACTGTGACATTACCTGCACCAGAAATTACCCAAAACAGTGATGATTTGTATGTGGGTGAAACCAAAGTAGAAAATGAGGGAGCAGCAGGTGAAGCCCTTAAAACAGTGATTTCAACGCAAAGTCGTGCTAAAGCGGGAACTGAAACCGCCAGTGAAGAAAAGTTGACTGTTTTAACTGCGCCAATACCCAAGGTTGTACTGGTTGGCACCAAAGAGCGTCCAAAAGAGACCACAACAACCGAACCTGCTGTGACATCAAATGAGCCTACTGTTAATGAAGTGGCCAACACCCCTGGTCGTACTGCTGCTCATTCATCAAACACTAATTCATCTTCAGGTGATAAGTGGGGTCGTAATACAGATGATGAGAAGCGTTCATTGAAAGCATCAAATGTGGACAATGCCACTATTCAAATGATTATTGACCAAGTTGGGAAACCATATGTTTGGGGTGCTTCTGGCCCTAATGCATTTGACTGTTCTGGACTGGTGTATTGGGCTTATCATACACACAATGGTAAAAACATTCCACGTATCGCCCATGCTCAAGGTTTGGCATCCACTCCTGTCAGTAAAGACGAGATTCAACCTGGGGACATTTTATGGACCAGTGTGCACATCGGAATTTATGTTGGCAATGGCAAAGTGGTTCATGCTGCTAATCCAAGACGTGGTGTAGTTATCACTGACCTCAACTGGTTCCTAAAATCAGGCTTCAAAATCGGACGTCTCTGATTCCATCAACAATGAAAGCCCCTTGTGATGAATATGACACAAGGGGCTTTTCCATATGTTTTTACATACATCAATGGTTCAGTTCAGATTCTAATAATGGACGTAATTCCTGCCATTCTCCATCCAGACCGTTCCAAGCGGCATTGTAAACGTTCTCAGGTGTGGGAATGGGTGTACGACGAAACGGAAGCCTAACATTGGAAGGAGACAACAATGGGTCGCCTTGTTGCAAATGATTCAAAACACTGGAACATGACCTAGCAAAAAGATAGTAACGACCAACAATAAACATCACAATTATTGCAACAAACAACAATACAGCCAAAATCTCTAGAATGAGCAATCCACTACCTAGAAGTACTCCAGCCATCATTATTCCCACAACACTCACACCACCAAGTGTTGGAGTTACCTCATTGGATAGTGCTTTATGGATTTGTTCCACTTCGCTAATCAACATTTCGCGTACAGTGACCAAATCATCAGCATAGTCGTTGTCTAATATGGGTTTTTCGTTCATCAATATTCCTTGGTTGGGCTTGTCAAAATATCGCTCCATCACGATAGTCAGGATTTGCTTTTTCAACCATATTGTGTCATATTGTTGCATTATGATTAGCAATTATGATTTTAACAGCCATCATGTCGGACCTAAGAATGTCCAAGACGAATTTTTCAACATGACTACTCCACAGATTCGAAACGCTGTGGAGACTGGCCGTTCTGCAATGGTCAGTATTTGTATGAACCTGACACACGACTTCAACAAAGCGTCCGTTGTGCGTGCTTCCAATGCATTTCTTGGTAATAGTGTGTTCATGGTGGGCAAACGGCGTTTCGACCGTCGCGGCACTGTTGGCATGCATCATTATGAAAATGTGCTACATGCTGACGAGTTGGATGATGTCTTCAATTTGCTCATTCCTAAAGGCTACACATTTTTTGCCGTTGACAATAGTGAAGGATTCTCCCCGCAACCTGTTTATGATGTGGACATTCCTGAAAAGTCTGCTTTCATTTATGGGGAGGAACAGAAAGGGCTCAGTAAAGAAGTTGTTGAACAGTGTGATGCCATGATTTATATTCCACAGTATGGGGTGGTACGGTCATTGAATGTGGCTCAAAGTGCAGCTGTTATCATGAGTGAATATGCTCGTCGTCACCGTATTTGTTGATGTCTATTACTGAATTCACCGATTAATCTTAGTTGATAGAATGACTTGGTATTAATTGGCGAATTCATGGAGACAGCATGTTCAAATTGGCGCATATCAGTGACCCCCATGCTGGATACAAAGCTACCAGTTTAGTGAATACACAAGGAATCAATTTGCGTGAAGCTGATGGATACCTTGCTTTGTCGCGTATCATCACTGAAATCATTGAAGAAGGTGTTGATGCCACTGTTTGGGCTGGAGACACTTTTCATCAACCTTCCCCAGATATCCGAACCATCATATTCGTTCAAAACCAGTTGAGGCGTTTATGGAGTGCAGGGATTCCAGCTTATTTGTTAGCGGGGAATCATGACACCAATGACATCCGAGCTGATATTGCCGCATCCAGAGTGCTGCATGACCCGTGGCGTAAGGTGTTTTCACATGCTGAACCTTATGTAACCCATGAAATCGCTGATGGCATTCATTTACACATGGTCTCTCATCACATGTATGGGGAACAAGCCGATACCATGAAGCTGGTGAAACCGGTTGATGGGGAAATCAACATTTTGTCCACACATGGTAGCATATTTGACAAGTATCTTCATGAAACCCTGCATGCAGAGCAATCTCCCCGAGAAATTGTGATACCCCCCACACTTTTGGATGACCACAATTGGAGCTATTCCCTGTTTGGTCATATTCACGAAAGAGGCTGGGTGGGTTCAACTGATGGGATGACAGATACAGCAAAAAGCAAAATCTATTATAATGGTTCTACCATTCGACGCGGTTTCAGTGACAAGAAAGCAAAACTAGGTCGTGGATGGACATTGTGGATGATAGATGAATCAGGGGTTTTCACAGCTGATGTTCGTACTATAGCACAACGTCCACAATATGATTTTGCTACTATTGATGCCAAAAATTTGAATGCATCAGACATTACTGAGCGAATTCTTAACAATTTGCAAGAAACACAAGTGAATGGTACCTCATTTGATGCTCGTATAGCCCCAATTCTGCGTCAAACCATCATCAATATTTCTCCAGCAAAGTATCAAGCTCTGGATTGGGGAACTATTGACAAAAATACGAAACATGCAATGTCTTGGAGTGTGAAACATGCCACATTGCAACCTTTATCCTCAAAACAGCAAAACAGGGAATTACCTGAACATCTTCAAGGGTTTGACAACAGTGATGTGGTGAAAGGCTACGATGAATGGGTGAATACCGCTCCGTCATTGCAGGGCGTAGAAACGACGACCAAGGAGCAAGTGGTTGAACAAGCCCGTAATTTTGTGAAACTGGGACAGGAGGAAACCCTTGAATCAGAATGATTTGATTGAACCAACTGATGAAAAAGTTGATTCCGCCCAGTCAACGATTGATACACCTGACGTCACAGAAATTACGACTGATTCAAACTCGCCTGTTTCCAAACCGTTTTTTACTCCCAAAACTGTAATCATTGTTTTAGCGGTTTTGATTGTTGTCATGCCATTGTTGGGTATTGGAGTGGCTAAATTCACTATTCCTTGGATTCAGCAAATGAAAAACTCAGACGAATTGTCCCAAGTTGCTGACCGGAAAGGAAACATGGTTGTTGCCAATAATAAGTTGGAAACATTCCATGGGCAAATCATTGAATCAACCAACACAGAGCAAAAATCTCTTGTTCGCGGGAATGATGGCAAAGATTCTGCTGTTTTCATTTTCACCAATGACAAACAAACTGATAACAAGAAGATTTTGGACATTTACATTGATTTTGATTCACCCAAATCACGAGACTTTGTTTTGTTGAATCAAACATCTTTCAAGCGCATGGTGGAGAATGGGGTGATTGAACTACGAGTACATCCTGTGCCAACTGGTAATGCCATGTCAATGTATGCTGCTGAAACTTTGGCAGAATCAGTTGTTACATCCCCAAACACCACTTGGGATTTGATGTTGGCATTGTTGAAGAAATCTGCTACTTTGAACACTACAAAATCCGATGAAGTTATTAAAGCAGTGGTTGAAACAGCACAGAGTGTAAACGTACAGGATGTGGATGAGAAATCTATCAGCAATGGAACATTTGCCAGTTGGATTTTGGCCGTTGGGGATGATACACACCTCAAAACTGGGTATTATCCACCTATTGCATACTTGAACAATACTAGCGTCAATCCTGATAAAGTGAACCTCAATGATAGCCCAGCATTCCAGGATTACATTCTCAATAATTGATATGAAACCCGACTAATTTACACAACCAAAATACCAACAATACGAGATAAGTATTGAATGCTAGAACTACTGACTACATGATTCAATAGTTTTTATCAATTTAGTTCCTATTATGGTTCTTCAATCTCATGTTATTAACACTATAAATAATACATATTGGTTCGTTTCTGATTTTTGGTGGATTGAGCATTATTTTGGTGGGTAAAATTGAGATTTTCCTCTTTCGGTAAAATGGGTGCAGATATTTTTAAGGTAGTATGGACCGTTTTTGAGGAGAGAAGTCATGGAATTCGACCTTCTTAGCGCTCCCCCTCAGTCTCACAACCTTGGCGAAGCAGTAGAAATGGGGTTGTCAGGTGGAGAAATGCGTCAAGCTCTATTGGACAGAATACGTGAAGCGATTAAAGCTGGTAAACTGAAGCAACTTAATCGGACACTCAACCAATTTTCTCTACATCTGCATCGTAATAACATCGTGAATCTGAACAAGCAGCAAGAAGCTATTTGCATCATTGACAATTTGCTGTATTCACTGTCAGATGAGAAACTAAATCATACACGCTGGTTTTTTCCAAACGAGACAATTACTGTACTGGAGGCATCATGAACAAACGGGGACTATTGGTTTTGATTGCTGTTCTGATTGTTCTGGTCTTGTTTGGTATTTACACGTGGATGAATACGTCGAAACCGAATATGATAACGCCTGAACCATTACCTGCGCCTAGTCCAATAAATGTTACTCCTGTGATTGCGTGAGTGGTACATGATTCATACATTGGAACTTCCATGGGGATTCAAACACCCAGATGTACAATACTGGAAAAACCACAAAATTCATGTATACCGTGGAACTATTCTTCCCCCCGAGTTGAGACCATACCGTAGTGAGGATTTTTCCTATGCTCGCTGGCAGGAAGATGAACTGAACAAAATGGTAATGCCCCCTGAGAAAAGTTCAGTCAGTTTCACCCCACGAGAACATCAACTGGAAGCGGCCAAGAAAATCATCAAAGCCTACCAGCAAGGGTGGAGAGGATTCCTGGAAGCGGACAAAACCGGTTTGGGTAAAGGTCTTGCATCCAGCACTCTACTACCAACTCCACAAGGTTTAGTTCCCATGAAAGACATCGCAGTGGGGCAATACGTGCTGAGTTCTGATGGTCTACCCACTATGGTAACAGCCAAATATGAATCAAAAGCCGACAAATTCTACTGTATAACTTTCTCGGATGGAAGCACATTGGATGCTGACGAAGACCATCGTTGGCTAACCAGTAATTTGGCTGAACGAAATCACCCTAAAATAAACAACCGATTCCCACCACTGAATCATTCAGACCACGAAGCATTACAAAACTACTTGTTGGATGCACAACATCAACACAATGCAATAGACTACAATTCCCTTTCCAGCGAATGTGAAAACCTAGTGTTTATTCAAAAACTGCTGGAAACAGTGAATCCTCTGAATCTGCAAAACCAACATCATCTATACCATCCACAAGAAGTTCTAGAAGCATTGGACCGAGCAACTGCACCACATGACAAGCAGCATCAAGATTCTGTCAAAACCACTAGAGAAATTGTGGATTCTCTCTACGCTACAACTGGAACACCCAATCACTGTATTTACAACGCATCCATGGTGGAAGGTACACACCAGGAACTACCAATCAATCCATACATATTGGGTGCATGGTTGGGTTCAATGGATTCTGTGGCAAGCATGAACATATTGAATGATTATGGTTTTGAAAAACTGAATCAAGAATTGAATGAACTGTATGATTCTGCACCATCTAAAACAATTCCTGTAAGTTATCTCACATCACATTGGGAACAACGACTGGAACTGTTACAAGGAATCATGGATGTGGCTGGTTCTGTGGATTCTTATGGAGTCCAATTTGATTTACCAGACCCTCTGCAAGCTGACGTGAAAACACTGATTAGTAGTTTTGGCTGGCAAGTCATGGATTGTACAAAACCAAACATCACACGGAATCAAAACACCACAAAAAAATCTTTGCACTATTGTCCCACTCATCAAGTTTTCCGTATTGAAGACAAAGCCTCATTGCTGAATGAATATTTGAACAATTTCGCTGCCAATGCACAATACCAGTTCAGATACATTGTTTCAGTGCAGGAAATTGAGAAAACTGAGCCCTATTATTGCATTAGTGTTGACAGTCCTAATCATTTGTATCTGGCCGGGCGAGAGCATATTCCCACTCACAATACACTGTCAACACTTTCAGGGATTACTGCATTGGCAAAACAGCGCGGATTCGGGGTCAAACACAAAGCCAAACTGTTGATAGTGTGCCCTAAAAGTGTTATTCCACAATGGAGACAAACACTTCACAATTACCCTGTCTCCACAGCACTCATGCGTCCAATGGTCATCAACTATCAACAATTGAACAAACTGCTGGAAACTCCTGAAACAGCCAAAACCGCTAAGAAACAACGAACCAAGAACAGACAAACATCACAGAAAGGAACCCCCATAATACAATGGGACTTCATTATTTTTGATGAAGCTCATTATTTGAAAAACTATCCCAGCTCCACCATGTCTGTTGCTGCGGTGAACATTGCTCAATTGGAAAAACCCTACCAGAAAGACGTTTCTCCTTTTGTGGTCTATTCAACTGCCACACCTGGAGCATCCCCACTGAATTTTGCTAGTATGGCTGGAATCATTGCTCCATTGTTGACAAATATGCCAGCATCAAAAACGGTAACACCAGCAACTTGGGGACCGTTCTTGGAAAAACATAATTTCGCTGTGACCAAAGGTAAAACAGGATATTCGTGGGCTTCTGTTCCCAGTTTCAGCAAGAATTCCAAAGACCCCGTGGAACGCAGAAAATATGAAATAGCTATCAAACACGCAAAAGAAATCCAACGAAAAGACGCTCAACGTATAGGTCGCGGATTACTGAAACCAGATGCTCCTTTCATTATGCGTTCACCCAAAGACATAGCAGGATGGCCAGAACAGTTGACCATTCCTTTCCCAATCGCACTAACCAATCAACAACGGCCCATTTACGAGGAAGCTTGGACACGTTTCCGTAACTGGTTGAGACTCACCCCAGCAAAACGAGACCCCAAAGGCGCACTGGTAGAAACCTTACGATATAGACAAAAATCCTCATTGTTAAAAGTTGATTCCATGGCTGACATGATTGCAGACCTTGTGGATTCAGGGAACCAAGTATACATTTCATGTGAATTCATGGAAACAATAGACCGATATAAAGAACTTTTGGAAGCGCGTAAACTCCGAGTAACGGAAATCAGTGGACGTAATGTTTCCATGAGAGAAACAGAACGTATCAAGTTTCAGACGGGGCAAGCAGATGTTGTTTTGTGTACAGTGGTTGCTGGTATTTCTTTACATGCTGGAGAAACATTACCAGATGGAAACAAAGCAAGCAGTAACCCACGTGTCAGCATAATTCATGATATCCGACAGAACAATTTGGATACTGAGCAAGCATTGGGTCGGGCACATCGAGACGGTCAAAATGCCAATGCCTATTTTCCCTATTTGGAAGGTACTGTGGATGAAAACATTATTGATGCATACACCAACAAGACAGCCAATATGCGTTCCATGACTGGTTCCACAGTGGAGGATGCTAATGTTTTGGAGAACATTTTTCGTGCAGCTGCGGCCAAAACCACTCCACCCAATCGTTTGAGTTAGATATGCGTAAACCTCAACCCAAACGTTCACTCACGGATGTGGCTCCTCAGTTGTTGATGGAATGGGACACGACTATCAACAAGCACACTCCATCCGATTATTCAGCTGGGACGATTGAAAAAGTGGGTTGGGTTTGTCATCATTGTCAACACAAGTGGATGGCTTCTGTCCGTAACCGAGTCAATGGCAGTAGTTGTCCATTGTGCGCAAGATTGGGACCACCATCAGAAAGATTGGATGTTCGATACCCTCATTTGTTGTCAGAATGGGATGAGAACATGAATGGAATCCCTTTTGGACAAGTTGCTAGAACCAACTCAAAACGTTTCCATTGGATTTGTTCATCAGGTCATGAATATGTCATGGGAGTGAAACACCGGATTAAAAGCGGCTCATGCCCAATATGTCAAGGTAAGCTTCCAGAACAAAATGTCAATACTTTGAACATTACTCATCCAGTGATTGCATCTGAGTGGGATTATGAACAGAATCATTCCTTATCGCCTAATGATGTGACTGCTAATTCCAGCGTCAAGGTTTACTGGTGGTGCAAGAATGGACACACATGGATGGCACCGGTTTCGCAACGTACTAAACGAAATACTAAATGTCCGGTATGCAGTAATCATAAATTAGTGGTGGGTGTGAATGATTTTGCGACTTTGTATCCAGAGCTGTTGAATGAATGGGATTATGCTCTCAATACTGACATCAATCCATCCATGATTAAACCGTCACAGCAAATTCGTGTTCATTGGAAATGTTCTGAGGGGCATTTATGGGTGGCTACTGTTAAACAACGTGTCAATAAAAGAACCAAATGCCCATATTGTGTTGTACAAAAATCCACGATAGCACCAAGAGAGAAGAGCTTGGGTGTTTGTTGTCCTGAATTGATGAGTTTTTGGGATATGGAACTTAATCAGCCATTGAATCCCTATGCTGTGTATCCCAATTCACGGGAAATAGTTCACTGGAAATGTTCACTTGGTCACCAATGGACACAATCTATTAAAAAAGCTGTTCACTCATCAATGCAGTTGTGTCCTGTTTGTAATAATCGTGTTGTTGTTCCTGGTTTCAATGATTTGGCGACTATTAATCCTCATTTAGCGCAGGAATGGGACAACCAACTCAATTCCTTGACCCCTGAGGAAGTAACTGCTGGTTCCAATCACAAAATCTGGTGGAAATGCAGTAAAGGCCATGTGTGGTGTGCAAGAGTCAATGCACGTAATTTTTACAATAGTCAATGTCCTGATTGTGTGGCTGGTTCATTCACGTCCAGAGCTGAGAAAGAACTTCAAGAGTTTGTGAAACAATTGTTGGGTGATGAGGATTCTGTTGTTAGCAATACTCGTGCTGTTATTCCACCGTATGAACTGGATGTTTATATACCATCAAAGAATTTTGCTATTGAATACAATGGTTTGCATTGGCATTCTGACACCAATGGTAAAGACAAAAACTATCATTCGATGAAATGGCGATTGTGTAAAGAAAAGGCATTCAATTGTTGCAGGTTTGGGAGGATGATTGGTGTTATCGTTCTTCTATCATCAAATCTATGATACAACACAAACTGGGACTGAATGAGAGCAAAAGGATAGCTGCGAGAAAAACTAAAGTTGTAGTTTTGCAATATACTGATGTATCTGATTTTTTGAATGTTTATCATATTCAGGGAACTACCACTGGCTCATTGTATTTGGGGTTGAAAACTGAACAGGATGGTTTAGTGGCGGTTTCCGTTTGGAGTCGCAGGAATCAGAGTTTGGTGTTGGACCGATATGCCACGTCTTGTATTGTGATGGGCGGATTGGGGAAGATGCTTGAATACGTCAGAAAATGGTGCGTAATTGAAGGAATCAACCAAATCGTCACTTTCTCTGCTCATGATGTCAGCAATGGTAGCATGTATAAATCATTGGGTTTTGTGACAGATAAAGAACTCAGCTCTGATTATTCTTATGTGGCGCAAGGTCGCCGGGTGCACAAGTTTCGATTCAGAAGAGAACAGTTTCGTGAAGATGCAAACTTGCTGTGGAATGATTCCTTGTCTGAGAGTGAATTGGCTCGGTTGAATCGTCTTCCGCGTGTATGGGACTCTGGAAAAACACGATGGGTATTGAACATTACTTAAATCGAACGTTTATTCTAACTGGTATGATTTGACTTTCCCGTTACGATGATGTATCCTATAACCATGAGAGAATATGATTCTGAGACAAGGAATGCTATGAGCGAATGTGATTCTGAGACAAGGAGCGCTCTGAGCGCATATAATTCTAAGATAAATCCCTCTATAGCATTTGCCCTAATTATAGTGTTGCCAATTGTATTGGTGCTAGCATTTATTTGGGCATAGTTTCTAAAATATCGTATCCACACAAGTCTCTTGCCACCAAGATTTCCTAGTTTGAAGTAACTGTGTGTAAACAAAACATTGCATACAGTTACTTCAAATTGTTTAAAACTGAATTAGTCTAGTTGAATTATCTTTCACGTGTATGGAACCTTGGAAAAACGTAATGGGTGCCTGAACATTACTTGAATCGACCGTTTGTTCTGATTGGTACGAATTGACCTTACGGTTACGATGATGTATACTTATAACCATGGAAGATTATCGTCTTTTGGATAAAAGTGTAGTAATATTTGTTCTCGGCGCGCTAATAGGCACTATAGCGTTATCAGTATGGTCTTGGAGAATAGTGCCATCAATACCATATTCGCATGTTTCAATAATCAGTAATGATTATACTGATTCACAGACAGTGGTTGATAGAATTTCCTCTGCTAACAATATACTACTGAAACGGACAAATTCATCACATTGGAAGATTATTGTGGATGATGAAGTAATCGCTACAATACATCCTTCCTCCCAACATGGAGAAAACCGTGTAAATATAATATATACTCCATCTGGTAATCCAATTGGCCATCAGGAACCTCGTTATCTTGCAACCAATGGTAGAGCACCTGAAGAAACTTGGATTTATGACCAATACGATAATCGGGTCGCGGGGATAGCAGAAAAGTCCAACGACAAACCGTATCCACTCTATCAAGCATATGGATATGAGTTGAGGGACGCAGACTCCAACATTCTCAGCAATCTGCCATTGGAGTTTAGCTCCGCTCTTGTTGTCAGTATTAAAAGCACTGACGGAAAGGACTTGTGGAAAATTGATAAAGAGCTATATTCTGACAACGGAACGATAAAGATAGAGAAACAAAATTCTGATTCCATATCTAGCATTAACGCCATCTGGTCAGTAATCTTTATGGCAGAAAGAAATAGACCATATAAGACTACTACAGAAAGACGCTAGACAATTAGATTTAGATTGCCCTCAAACTGCTGTACACAATGTTTTAATTTTGTATACAGCAGTTTGCATTATCTGAACTAGTAATTATTTAACAATATTGCTATCATTGATTGAAATGCATGAAATATAACATCACCCTAAATGCATATTACTCACTATCTTGAATCTAGCAGTTCGCAGAGGAATAGGCTCGTCCATAAATAGAAAATAGCTGAATTAACATTTATGGTTTGACAGGATAATAAAGTATTTGTATATTAAAATCATAAGTACGACTTTCAAACGGCCAATTTACCTCATGTTTAGTATTGCATTTGTAGCAACTATCCTAGGGTTATCTGCATTCAACAGTGGGCCTGAGAAACAGATAAGTACGGGAGACTCTGTTGATTCGCAGTCAGCTTTAGATGTCTTGTCCCAAGCTGACCGTATTATCCTCAAAAAGGCGGTTTTCTCATTTGGGGACCATTGGGATGTAGTGGTTGATGGGAAGACAATAGCTATAATCCGTGGTGAAGCAATCCATCTCATTGGCGACACTTATAGCATGTACACCGCATCTGGGAATTTGATGGGGCGTGAGGGGGAAGAGTTTCGTATCATCAACCATCGAGCAAAAGTTTATGATGAGTACAACCATTTGTCTGGTTATATTGATGAGCAGATTTTCTCATGGCTTTACACGTTCAGCATCAAAGATGCTCAAGGACGCACCAAAGGGACGTTACGACAAGATTTTGCATTGACACTCAGTGGTAGTATCAAAGACGCATCAAACAATGATGTATGGACTTTTAACAAAGAACTCTTCTCTTTTGGGGCAGAGCTGACATTGGAGAGAAAACAGGAGAATCCTTCAGTATCATCCATGGAGGCAATTTGGGTGTCCGTCATTGTTAATGAAATTGCTACGGCTCGTGACGAAAAGCGTGACCAGCAATGAGAACCGCTATCATATTTGTATAAATTAATCATTTTATTATCCTTCTAAACCGAGATTAGGAAAATTTTTGGTTTGAGGGTTGCAATGAGCTAATTTTCTTGGTATGATGGTCTCACAAGTGGTTGAAACGATATTAGTAGTCGTTTCGACAATAGACGATACAACCAGGAAGGAGACTGTCATGGCGACGATTTTGATTACCGTCCCTAGGTGTTTTAACGCACCAGTTTCCGCGTTGTATAAAAAGCTCCCCCATTATTTGGGGTTGCAGCGACAGTCTAAAAATCAATAATAAGGTGCACACAACACCTTCATAAATCAGCTCTAATCCACACTTGACAAGTGGCAGAGCATTGTGTATCGTAGAATTATCGCCAGAAAACCTAACACCATGTTGGGTTCAGTGTGTAAACATAAACAAATAAACAACTGAGGACTTGCATAGGTTGCGACGAGGTTGATTATCTGTTAGAATGGAAGCACACAAGGTGAAAACACAATATAGAGCTAGCTGCTGTAGTAGTTAGTAGGGAGGTCCAGCTAGGCATGCTGGGGAAGCAGACCCTGTGTTGACCAGAACATACCGGTGAAAGGGAAATCTGGGAGTTGACACTGTTGAACAGTAATGGAAACGTTGTGAAACGTGTTCGGAAACTTAGGTGTTGACTGCCGCTCATGCGGAATACAAAAGACTTTATTGCATTGATTTGTGGGGTATGTCCGTCCTCAATGCAATCATGTCTGATATAACATACCTGTATCAGACCTATTCCTCTGTAGCTCAATTGGCAGAGCATTCGGCTGTTAACCGAAGGGTTTCTGGTTCGAATCCAGGCGGGGGAGCAGAATGGTGACTGTGGTGGAGAGGTTAACACGCCTGACTGTGACTCAGGATTTCGCCGGTTCGAATCCGGTCAGTCACCCCAAAATAGATTCTACTGTTACCAACAAATGTAGAATCTATGAATCATCCTAATATTTGGATTGTATTACTCCGGTATACCCTCTGGCTACGAACCAGTAGAAAGGTTAATGGACACATGTGAGTTCGACTCTCACCCGGAGTGCGGTGCCTTGGCTGAGTGGCGAGGCAGCGGTCTGCAAAACCGTGTACATGGGTTCGAATCCCATAGGCACCTCTTTTGCATCAATAGCATGCATATGTTATACTTGGAGATGTGGCTGAGAGGCCTAAAGCAACAGTTTGCTAAACTGTCGAGGGGTTACACCCTCCGCAGGTTCGAATCCTGTCGTCTCCGCTGAGAAAACAATTGAATATAAACAAACATTACCTGGATAGGTATACAAATGGTGAAGTAAGCGGTCTGTAAAACCGTGACATAAGAAACGCTGGGGGTTCGAATCCCTCCCTATCCACGCATCCCAGAGATAATTTTTCCATTATGGAGCGTTTTCGAGTATCCAAAGGAAAAATTGGGAAGTTATCATGCGCCCTTAGCTCAGTTGGTTTAGAGCTGCGGACTTTTAATCCGTAGGTCGTGGGTTCGAGTCCCACAGGGCGTACCAACTAAATGTTGAAGTATTATTGTAATGTAATACTATATTCCTCTGTAGCTCAATTGGCAGAGCATTCGGCTGTTAACCGAACGGTTCCTGGTTCGAGTCCAGGTGGAGGAGCGGATATAATCCAACCTACGGGAACAATTCATTTTTGTCAGGATAGATGAATTCGAATAGTTTGTCCTACAATATGGAATGAACCTATGGTTGCCCCATTAGCATAAAGATAATGCACCGGAAGGGCATCCAAGTTAGAGTCTTGGATGGGGATGAGAAAATGGGTAAGAAATTGCCCATGGAATGGTAGATTAATGGCAAATCGGCCGGCCTTTTACCGGTATATGTAAGGTTCGAATCCTTACCCGTTCCAAAATAAAAACCAACATTTTATGCTCTGGTCGTCTAGTGGCCTAGGACGCCGCTCTCTCAAGGCAGCAACACGGGTTCAAATCCCGTTCAGAGCACACAATGTTGCTTAGTTTCACAATGGACGCATAGCTCAGTTGGTTAGAGCGCCTGGTTTACACCCAGGAGGTCGGGATTTCGATTATCTCTGTGTCCACCACATGGTAGTTATGGTATAGTGATTTCATAAGAAAAAACCTATGTTATACCAACCATGTTGTTGGCCCAGTGGTAACCTCAAAAAAATACCAGCCCACAACAACAGCACCACTGGGCCTAATACAAAGTAATCAATAATACTCTCCTTGCCCTATAGTGTAATGGCAGCACAACTGACTCTGACTCAGTTAATCTTGGTTCGAATCCAGGTGGGGCAGCAATTGTCTCTCTTGATGAGAGACATTAATGGGGCATAGCTCAGTGGTTAGAGCGCATCTCTGATACAGATGAGGTCTTGGGTTCAAATCCCAATGTCCCAACGCATGTATATAATTTTCAATCATATTTATTATTGGGGGCTTAGCTCAGTGGTAGAGCATCTGTTTTGCAAGCAGAGGGTCAGGGGTTCGAATCCCCTAGCTTCCACCAAGTGATTGAAGGATGTGATGTCATGTTTTCATATGTTGGTGATTTGATAAGCCGAGGAAAAACTCCAACATCCATTGAATTTCATGACGCATATCGTAATGGACGTATTGCATCCATTACTTTTGAGATAGATGACATGTTTCATCTTTGTTATGGCTTAGCTGAAGATGGAACAATTTATGATTTTTGCATATGTGATAACAATAGTAGTTTCTCATATGTTGAAGGTGTGTTATCCATTACAGATATCCAGAATGCAGCATCTATTCTGGATGAAAAATGGATGTTAAAGAGTACCTAGTATCTTCGTGTGCACTTTAACATTAGGATGCCATTTATCCATACGACAGTAGCTCAATTGGTAGAGCGACACTCTCCAAAAGTGTTAGATGGGGGTTCGAATCCCTCCTGTCGTGCTGAATTTAGTCTGATAATTTACAATAAAATATTCTTAAATACCGGGATGTAGCTCAGTTTGGTAGAGCGCTGGTTTTGGGTACCAGAAGTCGCAGGTTCAAATCCTGTCTTCCCGACGACGCGATGGTGTAAGGTCTAGCAGAATGAGGAAGAAGCACAAAATTCTTCCTCAAGGACTAGAACTACCAGAAAAAGTGGTTTGTGTCATCTATTCTGGGAAGAACACACTGGACTTGTACTCCAGAGCTTCGGGTGAGAGACCCGACAAGTCGCCAACATATGAAAACATGCCCTCGTACTGGCACCGCCTTCTAAGCGGGCAGCGCATAATTGGATTGATGTGGGTTCGAGTCCCACCGAGGGTGCTAGCAAAAAACAAAGAGAAGTATTGTTGCAAATATTGGATGAATCAGTTATAATGGATTCACAACTTAACAACATGTGAAAACTACATACGGCAGATGCTAATCGGTATGAGCGCCACTCTTATAAAGTGGAAATAGGTGGGTTCAAATCCCCCCTGCCGTACCAATTATGCCCTTGTAGCCCAATGGTAGAGGCAGCAGACTTAAAATCTGTTTAGTGTGGGTTCGAGTCCCACCAAGGGCACTGGAGAAATACGAATTAGACCGGGGAGAGAAAACGATGGCCCAATGCACAGCTTGTGAAACAGAATTGGCTCCACAATTCCCCAATGAAAATACTAACTATCAATTCAACAATGCTTTATGGATAGGCTTTTACGGTGGATATGGTATGTTTGTTGACAACTTAGGGCATTCTGGTGTGTTAGGGGAAACGGATTACGAAGCTGTGTTGTGCCATGAATGTGCTCATGAGCTGTGTGAGCAGGTTCCCTGGATTAACAAATTGCTTCAACCTTTTCACTCACATTCTCACAAGAAGTCATTTTGGGAGAAACACCCAGAACATGAAGGATGGGACAAAGAGTAATCTCAAATTATTATAAAACACGCGTTGCTAGCTCAATTGGTAGAGCAACTGACTCTTAATCAGTGGGTTCTGGGTTCGAGTCCCAGGCAACGCACAACATAATGTGAAAGTATAATCACTAAGTTTTGGCACTGTAGCTCAGTTGGCAGAGCGTTCGCCTGAAAAGCGAAAGGTCAAGGGTTCGATTCCCTTTGGTGCCACTCATTACAAATTGCCTATAATTTATTGCATATAGTCATAACTGTTTTTACATTACAATCAAATATAGTAATTGACAGAAACTAGTATTCTGCGGGTGTAGCTCAGTTGGTAGAGCATTTCCATGACGCGGAAAAGGTCACTGGTTCGAATCCAGTCATCCGTACCCAAACTAGTAAAAAAAAGAACAATGGTCAATAAAGCAATTTTCAATGTACAAGCTTTATTGAAAACAGATAAGGTATTGTTACAATAACATAGAATTATTAAGATTAATTAATATATTATTTTGTCCATGTGCTGGAAATTTGGTAGACAGGCTGTGTTGAGGGCGCAGTGTCCGTAAGGGCGTGTGGGTTCGACTCCCATCATGGACACAACAACATATTTCTACACATGTTGATTTGTGTTGAATAATTGACTATAGAACTACACAAGATAGAAGTGAAGTTGATGGTTACTTCACAATTCGCAATATTAACCCACCATCAACAAATTATTCTCTATCTTGTAATACAAAATATGGCCCGTTAGCTCAGTTGGTTAGAGCGCTGCCCTGTCACGGCAGAGGTCGCCGGTTCGAGTCCGGTACGGGTCGCAAAATCAATCCCTGATGTAATAAACAAATACTGACCAGAATTATGGCAAACAGTATTTGTTTTGCTGGTTCTCAGTGGATTCAAAACACCAGCGATATCCCCTGTATAAACCGTAAAGAGAGGTTATCATGGCTCGTTTAAACAATGCTAATACGAAGGTTCGGAATGTTGTAGGACCATTATCAACAACTGGTCAAGTTATTCAAAATCCTGAAGGGGGATTTGGGTATAAGCGTGACCCTCGTTCCGAGCTGTTCTTGACCGCAGTAACTTCACTCAATGAGGACACATTTTATGAAACCGCAGAAGAACGACAAGACCGTATTAGTAAATTAGTATCCAATGTTGCCATGGATGCTGATTGGGTTCATGGTTTAGTCGGTTGGCTACGGAATGTTGTAGGATTGCGTTCAGTCCCAACCATTATTGCGGTGGAAACAGTAAAAGCACGGTTGGATGCTGGACTGGCTGGAAAGAACCGTGGCATTATACGAGCTACTATTGGTCGTATTGATGAAGCGTCAGATGTATTGGCGTATTGGATGTCTCGATATGGACGCCGTATCCCCTCATGTGTCAAACGTGGGGTTGGAGATGCACTGAATACCCTATTTACCGAGACTTCCTTTTTGAAGTGGCGTGGACGTGCTTCCAATGGTGCTGTGTCACTTCGAGATGTGTTAAACCTGACACATCCCACACCAAAGGATATCCACCAAGAAGCTTTATTCAATGCAGTTATTGCTGATGCATACAATCGCGATTTTGATGACAGCAACCTTCCCATCATCAAAGCACGACGTGAATTCTTGGCATTGAGTAAGACTGCACAGGTTGAACTTCTAACGGGGAATGAAGCTGAACGCGTCATCCGAAAAGCGCGGTTGACTCATGAAGTTGTGGCAGGAGCTTTGGGGAAGATTCCTGCTGAAGTATGGGATAATCTCGTTCCCTTCATGGGGTATCAAGCGTTGCGTATGAACTTACGTCGTATTGCAGATTCAGGTGTTGGCCCTGCTACTATTGCTAAAATCAACAGCATTTTGGCAGATGAAAAACTGGTAGCAAATTCTCGCACCATGCCTATAGAATTTTTGGCTGCTTACCGGTCAGCTCCGCTTGATTTTGCAGGTGCGCTTCAACAAGGGGCGAATGGCGCTCTATCCAATATTCCTCAATTGGCAGGACGTACACTTATTCTGGTTGACAATTCCGGTTCCATGTATACGTATATGTCAAGAAGAGGCACATTACTGCGTTCAGATGCAGCTAATATGTTTGCAGCTGCTCTAGCACTGCGAGCGGAAAATGCAGAAGTATGGACGTACAACGATTCGGCAACGAAACAGGAAATTCGTTCAAACGACCTACTTCGAGTAGCAGAAGCCATGCCAGCGCCTTTTGGAGGTACTGACACACGTATTGCGTTGGAAACTGCCTACAATGGTCATGATAGAGTAATCCTATTGACCGATGAGCAGAACGGTTATTTTGGATACAATCGTTACTACAATAGTGGTACAGTGGACGTATTTGAAGGTGTTGTTCCAACAAATGTTCCAACCTTTACCTGGAATCTTGCTGGATACGAAGCTGCACAAGCTGTCAATAAACCCGGACGATTCACGTTTGGTGGATTGTCTGATAAGGGGTTCCAGACGATTCCTCTCATTGAAAGAGGATTCGATACTGGTTGGCCTTGGGAAAAGTAAAACAATAGTGGTTGTTGAATCAATGTGTAATCTATGGTATACTGATTCAACAACTCCATGGAGGACAGGCAGATATTGGGTTGCTGCACCTGTCTTGAAAACAGGGCCGGATTCAACTCCGGTAAGGGTTCGATTCCCTTGTCCTCCGCCACTAGTTGACATAGCTTTCAAAGGTGTGTTAAACTGGTAAAACCAACTGAAGAATGGACCAAGTTTGGAGGAATACCTCGATTTGACAAATTGGAATCCATGGGTTAAGCTGGTAAAGTAGTAGCAACAACTACCATGAAAATGATAACTTCAGAGAGAGTCTTAAATGGAGACGTGGCTGAGAGGCCTAAAGCGCTCGCTTGGAAAGCGGGTGAAGGTCAATCCCTTCCGCAGGTTCGAATCCTGCCGTCTCCGCTGAGGATTCAGGTCCTCATTGAGGGGGAGGTCAACTTGGTTGGTCTCCCTAACGCATGGTGCTAGCCGGGGTAGCCCCTATAAGTCTAGCTACTTGGTTCACTGATTATTCTTGTTTTTATAGCGAGAGTAATCAGTGAATACCAAGGAATATTAATGCCCTTGTAGCCCAATCTGGTAGAGGCATCTGACTTAGACTCAGAAGGTTGGAGGTTCGAGTCCTCTCAAGGGCACATTACATAACAGGGAATCATGTAGATGAATGATTTCTGTATCATGAAGTGTCAAAACTTCTTCCCTGACGACGCGGCATGACGCATAAACCATCGCAAGATGGCGAAAGGTGGGTTTGACAGCCTGCCACCTCGCAAGAGGCACTTCATGCACTGCACCAAGGCGCATTCTACAAAAGGAGTAGGATGCCATTTATCCGAGTTGCTTCATCTGTGCGAGAGCCAATCGGTGTAGCACAGCCACTTACGCAAAGTGGACAGAGAAGACAAACAACAAGGATAAATGACTTGTGATGCGAGGTATTTAGTTCGAGCCTGTCAAGCAAGAGCGGATACCATGAGTTTAAGTCTTGGATTGGCGAGTTCAAGATGAGAACGAGACTGTAAGTAGTGTGACAACGAAAGCAGTAGAGGTGTGAAGCATTCTGTAGCCCAAAAGGTTGCGGAACTTCATGGAAAAGCACATCTCTAGTCATACCCCATATTCATTCGTGGAATGAGAGATTAGCAGAAAGCAAAAGCCTTTTCCTGTTGTATATGAAAGCGTCTTAATGCTGAGCCGTATTCCGGAACTCAGCCATGGTGCGACTCGCAAGGTCAAACTGTGTTCATAAGAAAGTAGTGCAGATGAGCGGCTTGCAACCGCTTGTCGAAACCAAATCTGTGGAGTAGTGTACGACATAAGGAGTGGTTGGTCCATAGCAACCAGGCGCGGCAACTACGGTGGGGACATCGTGGAAACGCTGGGAAACCATAATCCAGCAAAAGGTTGTCATTAGGAGAGCAATTCTAACTCTCCTACATATCCCGGTCGTCTAGTGGCCTAGGACACCGCTCTTTCAAGGCGGTAACACGGGTTCAAATCCCGTTCGGGGTACTATCATAAAAACTACGAACTTATATTATGGTCAATGGCCCCGTACCCCAATTGGTAGAGGGGACAGCTTCAAAACCTGTACAGTGTGGGTTCGAGTCCCACCGGGGCCACTTAGTAAACAGCAAATTACCAAATATCTGGGTGTAGGCCAGTTTGGTAGGTCGCTCGCCTCGGACGCGAGAAGTCGTAGGTTCAAATCCTACCTCCCAGACAACAATCTATGGGCTCCTATAGCTCAATAGGATAGAGTCATGGTTTCCTAAACCATTGAGTGTAGGTTCGAGTCCTACTAGGAGCGCCAAATGTTGCCATCTTAGCTCAGTTTTTGGTAGAGCACCCCACTCGTAATGGGGAAGTCATGGGTTCAAATCCCATAGATGGCTCGGAATAATAATTATCTGCCGTTATAGCTCAGTTGGTAGAGCACTTTCTTGGTAGGAAAGAGGTCTCGGGTTCGACTCCCGATGGCGGCTCGGAAGGTAACTGTTATTGGCAGGTTTCGGACAGTTACCTTCACTTAGTGTTTTAGTTCAATGGCAGAATAGGTACTGCCAAAACAATCATGAAAGATTAACCTTTGTGTCCCATATTTTAATGGGAGAATACTCCTCGGAAAAGGAGCGGCTTGGGTTCGATTCCCAATAGTGGCATAAGGTGTTAATCTTTCATCTCCAACGTAGGTTGGGTAACGCATTGATTGCAGGGTGCGTCGGGAATGGGCGTCGCTAACGCTAAGGCCCCCATTGGCTCTTAGAAACTCTGCAATCAATGTTGTTATGCGGACATAGCTCAATTGGTAGAGCATTATCTTGCCAAGGTAAAGGTTACGGGTTCGAGTCCCGTTGTCCGCTCGATAAGGGCTGGTAGCTCAATTGGTAGAGCATTTGTCTGGCAGACAAGAGGCTGAGGGTTCGATTCCCTTCTGGTCCACATTGGGTGCGGTCAGTTGCGACCTGATTTAAAAAAGAACCAACAGATGTAATCATCAACTCAACCGCATCTGAGTGTTGGGTTCGACCGTGTTTCCTGTCACTGTCGCAAAGTGATACGGTTTTTATGTACTGGCTCCAGGAAACAACCAGTACGCTTGCGGATGTAGTGTCAAAGGCAGCACACCAGTCTTCCAAACTGTTAGTACGGGTTCGAATCCCGTTATCCGCTCCAAGACAGAAGTGAAGTTGATGGTTACTTCACAATTAACAATATTAATTACTATCAACGAATTGTTCTCTGTCTTCAATGCCTCCTTGGCTCAGCTGGTTAGAGCATTCGCCTTGTAAGCGAAAGGTCGTGAGTTCGAATCTCACAGGGGGCTCCATTATTATTGGGGTATGGTGTAACGGCATCACGCCGCACTTTGGATGCGGAAATGTAGGTTCGATTCCTGCTACCCCAGCTATAGTACAAACAGCCACATGGATTGAACTCTATGTGGTTTTTGTCGATTATGGGTCTAGAATACTAAAAATCCAGGAGGTGTATAATGGCTCGTTTTAAAGCAGAAAGACGTAATAATGGTTTATACGTCACTCTCAAACCGGGATTGCCTGAGCATTGCGTTCAGGTAACGGACAAGGTTTTATTGGATGCTAACCCTGATGGTCAAGCTATTGGGGTTGAATTTTTATCCATGAATACACCATTTCCCAGCTTCGAACTAAGTCAGTATATTCGTCCCAAAAATCTTGCTCAAGTCGAAGCTCTTTGGAACGAATTTTCTGGAAGAATAAAGTCTAACTAATACTATATTGCTACAACATCCATGCGCTCTACACAGATGCGGAGGAAAAATGACTAGTTATGTTGTATATGAAGGGTCTGAGGACTGGTCAGCGTTATATGTAAATGGAAAATTAGCCCTTGTGAGTGACCACTACCTGATTGATGAAAAAATCAGGCAAATTTTCAATGTAGAAACCATCCAGTCAGATTCATTCATGCGAGGTGGGGATTATGCATCAGATGTAGCCCCAACCATTGATGATATCCGTTCTTATGAGACAATTCATAAAGCACAAGTACGAGATGCAAGGATTAGTGAAGAAGTAGATAGATTGCTTTCCGAGGGCATCATCACAGGTTCTCGCGAAAATTGGATTAATGTTTTTCGGAAAAATGATGTAGTTCCCTAATCCTCTTCTTATAGAATTCGTGTAGCAACCTTAAGTAGAGTTAAGGTTACAGATGGAAATTTCACATCTCCAATTAGTATACAGTATATAGTTGGCCCTTGTAGCTCAGTTGGATAGAGCATTTGCTTCCGACGCAAAAGGTCGCAGGTTCAAATCCTGCCAAGGGCGCAATAACATAATATAGAATTCAACTCACGCTTGGCTGAGTAGCTCAGTTGGTTAGAGCATGCGAATCATAATCGTAAGGTCGAGGGTTCGAATCCCTCCTCAGCTACTAAAATCATCATCAATAGATAGATACTCTATGGAACTCATACTCTAAAAGTATATGTATGATATAATTTATACAATTGAATAGTTCAGTCTAACTCCTATAATGGTAAGGATTGATTCCTGGACTGATGCTATCAACAGATGTGGGAGATTGGTTACTTCCTTTTGAACCGGAAAGGTGTAGGTTCGATTCCTACAGGTTCCACTACATGGGACCTTGGTGTAATGGTAGCACGTTAAAATACCAATCTTACGTGTTCTCTGTTGTTTAGCAAATACAACAAACAACAATTACTACCTACCTCATGAAACATGGTGGGTAGGTTTAATTGTTGTAGCAATATTTATGACTCCCATTATGTATTAATTGAGACATAATGGGAGTTTTTGTCGTTTTTTAGCCATATAAATCATATAGACATATGGTTTGATGTTAAACGAACCATCAACTGTTCCATCCTGTTACTGTGTCTGATTGGTGTTGATTGTTCCACAAATTTCAACATTAAAAATTGGTTAAACTGATTGTGTGCCAGAACATGTCTAAGTAGGAAATATGACTGATAACAAAGAGATTTTGCCTGAACTTCCTGAGTGGATGAGGTCTTTGGTTCCGACTCCACGCCCCATTCAACATCTAGAATACGTGGACGGACAGTATACAATTTCTGGGAAACACTTTGACACATTTATTGAAGCCTATGCTTGGGCAGTATCCAAAGACCTGAATTTTGCATTTGCAGAGACTCTCCCAGAAGTTGAACATGACCAACAACGTATCTATGCTCCAGCCACGAAAACTGATGGAACGAGTTTATGCTTTACCGTAACTGACCAGCAAAGAGAACAAATATTACGTTATCAGTATCAGATGTTTTTAGAGTTGGCGTCTGAGTGGGAGAAAGACCCTACTGATTTTCTCAAAGCATATGGTTTCATTGACCAACATCCAGCTTTTTGGACTAGAGACAAGAATCAATCTACTTGGCGCTGGAATCAAAATGGCTATGCTCGTCAGGTGGAATTGTTCCCTGTCCCATCTCATAACAATCAACCCCATATGTGGGAAGTGGAAGCTGGCGAACACATAGCTCCTGAATACACCAATCATTACTACAATCCACAGTTGAACGCATATGGTAAAACTGTGGAAGAAGCATACATCACTCTAGCTGCATTGGTGCATAAATTCTTCCATTTTGACGGAAGCAAACGTGACAATACTTTGGAATATACTGGTGTTTTATTTTCATTAGTACATAAATCCACTGATTCTGAAAATTACGGTTGGATGGAATGATGAGTAAAGCTCGTAAAACAGTTCCTACATGGGATGAAACTTTCATGGCGATGGCTGAGGTAGCTGGGAAGCGCTCCAAAGACCCTGTAACCCAAGTAGGAGCCTGTGTGGTGACTCAGGACCGTCGTATTCTCACAATTGGCTACAATGGCGCTCCTAACGGGTTTGATGACCATGACTTTCCGTGGTGTAAAACTGAGACTGACCCATTGGAGAACAAGTATCCATATGTGGTGCATGCAGAACGTAATGCTATTTTGAATTTTCGGGGTTCGTTACGCGAGTTCACAGATGCCACCATTTATGTGACTTTGTATCCGTGTAATGAATGTGCCAAGGAAATCATCCAAGTTGGTATTCGAGAAGTAGTGTATGCTGTTGAACCTGATTGGAACAGGTGGGAGTTCATAGCAGCACAGCGTATGTTCAAGACTGTGGGTATCAAAGTGCGACAACTTGAAACACATTTTTGAGTTTTATAGTAACATCTGTTGTAGAACTGGAATAATATGGTACAATTTATTTGTTTGGGATAACCTGACATTTTGGAAGCGTGGCAGAGAGGTTTATTGCGCTGGTTTCGAAAACCAGAGTCTCTTTCTTAGAGGCCACACGTTCGAATCGTGTCGCTTCCGCGAGGGGTTGGGATAAGCTGGTCCAATCGCTGCGTGTTGAGTGCGCATAAGACATGCAGGAGTTAGGACAGGTGTTTCCGGGCCGAATTGGGAGTAATTAACCCAGTTCCGGAAAAGACAATCCGCTCAACGCACTAGAAAGTGGACTGTTGAGAGATGATGGTGCAAGCCCATCACCCCTCACCAACAACTTCAACATGAACACGGATTTGTGTACTTTTGATACAATGTCTTTTGTATTCAGTATATTGAGTATATTGATATTGTTAACAACACATAGCGGAGTGGAGCAGTTCGGTAGCTCGCCAGGCTCATAATCTGGAGGTCGCAGGTTCAAATCCTGCCTCCGCAACTATACGGGACCTAATGAGAATACTCTTGGGTCCCATTACTTTTTCTCAACCATGTCATGTCGTAAAATGGTTATATGAGTATTATGACATGGTTACACAGTTTTGCAAAGAATGCCCCTATTCAGCCTGTTCCGCCACCTGAATTATCATGGCCTAATCCAAACCTGCCTCATGAACAGCTCGTGACCGCATTGGATGAAGAGTTCGAGAAATTGGCACAATGGCGTCATGCACAGAACCGAGCTTTTCAATTAGCGTTGTGTCGCATCAAACTTTGCGCGTTTCTCCACGGGGTATCCGCTGCTATCACATATCCATTCGCATCAAACAATCATTTCTCTTGGTGTCCTTACAAGAATTGGGCCAACAATTTCAACCACAGGCATTCACTACCCAAGGTTCAATGATGATTTCAGACACTCCATGTGACCACTGTAGATTCGTACTTTATCATCCCATTTGGAAATACCAGAACAGTATATTGGGTTTATATGATGATGACAGATTCTCGGGTAGATGTATTCTTCGATTAACACAACATCATGAATCATTAGATGAATTGGACACATCTGTTTTAAATACTTTCATGGCTGAGATACAACAAACCATGAAAGTAATCAAACAAGCCACTCAGACGGAACAAGCCACTCAGACGGAACATGTCAACTTGGCCATTCTGAGTAACACCATATCCCATATTCATGCGTATTTGATTCCACGATTTCCACAAAATGAAGCAAATCCGCAACTACCGCCTTGGAATGGCCCAAGACCCAAAACGTTAATGCTTGATGATAAAAAAGGATTGTGAAATCAATTCGTTATCAATTACAACGGCAAAAACGAGAATGAGACGAAAAGCCACTATCCGGTAAATGATGCAATGTATGGATACTCTTGTTCAATAAATAGCCGTAAATCGATTCTTTAAGTATAAGACTTAAACCATATTAGTATTATCTTAAAAATTGTGGAAGCCAAATAGAACCTTTCATAGTGTTTTTGAGAAACATCAAACAATCTGGTAACAAGTCAAATTCTAATAGTCTCTGATACACACATGTTGTTTCAATGAATCCAATTGTATAACAAAAGTTTCATGGTTTGACGAATATTTTGATTGTTATTTTGACCATTGTTAACGTAACCTGCTATAATAAAACCATACCTAAGGGGGAACATATGCAGTTGTTGAAAATGGTTTGGATGCTAGCATGGAGATTTGCATTGCTCTTTGCCATATTTGGACATTCCGTTAACACTGGATTGATTCTGGCTGTGCTTCTGGCGGTATTTGTACGATATGTGCTTCACAGTACCATACGCATTTTCCCTCTGTTTAATCTTTTCAGAGGAAGAAAGGCCCTAATTGACCTTTCTTCAAAAACCAACACTACGGTTTCTGGTGAGCCGCAGAGTCAGAACATCATTCACAAAGCGACTAATCCTGGTATTTCAACAGGTTATGAACCGCATTGTCTGGAAACCGTTGCTCTGCCAAGTACCCATACTGTAAGGAACATGCGTGGTGTTCCTGGTTGTGGACTTAATGCATCCAATTTTTCTCAGTCCAGTGTACAAATGGGGCAAATGGGCGAAACGAATTTTGCAAAGGCATTGGCGATTACTGCACGTATTAAGAAGATTGATTATTCCGATTTTCGATATGGTATCATTCAAACGGTTCATAGTTTCTGGTCTGTTGCCATGCCGTCAGAAATTGCAATCCGTAAACCTGACCCTAAATTCAAAACGGACATTGACTGCATTCTAGTCAATGGAAACACCATTATTCTTGTGGATACCAAGTTTTACAAGTCTGGGGATGTGACTTACACCAATAATGGGTCCAAACTCTATTGTGTGGATAATGCTACCAAGAATCTGGTGGACAAACCTAGAACCATGACCAAAAACATGCAAATGGCCAAAGAACGATTCCAAAAGTTCTTCCCCAAGATGAATGTTGAAGCTATTGTGGTTTTCATGCCTACGGATTCAGGTTCAGCTATTATCAACAATGTCTACTGGCCGGGTAATATTCCTGCCATGACCATCAATCAGGCTTTGGATTATATTATTCGTTGTACTTCAGCGAATGCAAACACGGACCACCGAGTTCTAATGGATATAGCAAGTCTGCTCAAATAAGGTCTTCCTCAATTTTCGTGGCCATATTCCCCATTTTGCTATTAACACAACCCCACCTTCCAAATACGAGGTGGGGTTTTCGTTACAATATTTTTGACTCATATGGAAGGACAAACTCATCTATGACTGATACACCAAGATATCGTACTTCACATGAATTAGTGCGGGAATTCTATGATATTTTCCATCCCAAAGAACATGTTCCCCCGTCTGACACCAAAGCCTCACTTCGCCCAGATGTAATTCCTCCTGAACGCCTGCACTTGAAGATGGAACTGATTGCAGAAGAGTTCAGAGAACTTGTTGCAGCCGTGTATGGTCCTACCGCAAGTAATGTGTTGGAAGCAGCATGGTGTATAGCCAAAAACCTTGATGACGGAACTCGTGATGTAGTAGCTGCTGCTGATGCCACAGCTGACCTCCGATACGTTATTGAAGGTTTTGACATTGAATCTGGTATCCCGTCTCAGAAAGTTCTCCAAGAAGTTCATGCATCTAATCTCAGCAAACTGGACGAAAATGGAAAACCAATCGTTTCAGACGGAACTACCAAACCATTAGGAAAAATCCTGAAAGGACCCAACTTTTTCGAACCAAACATTGAAGGGGTTTTGAATGGTGACGCTCCTCGTGGCCTACCCTGACAATAAGTCCTATTGCCAACACTTTTGAAAACAACAAAACCTGTCTGAATATCCAGAAACATTATTCGGATTATTTGGGCAGGTTTTTAATCACTCAAAAACGTCTAATTTTCAACAAAAACAACAATATACCAAATTCAAACAATACAGTTTCAATATATTCGATTTGATAAACTGTTTGAAAGAAAAATACGGTACGGGAGAAAACCTTCATGAAACGAATTATCCGAAAGAGAAACCCCAGAACAATGATTGCTACAGCGTTTCTTGCTGGCATTTTAACAGTTGCGGGTTGCACCACTTCCAATGCTCCAATCAACAGTGCAAGTCAAGCAGATGCCGGAACGCAAAACGCGGCTGGAGCATCACATTTTCTCAACGAATACTACAATACACTAGTTGAGAAAAGCGATGAAGCAAAAGCAGCAACCACCAAAGTGGAAAAAGTAATGGTGGATACATTGGGGAAAGAAGGCTATGAAAAACTAGGGAAAACGAAGAACCCTCATGAAGCTTTGGCCAGTCTGACTGAAGAACAACAAAAAACGCTGGCAGATGGTATTCAGGAACTCAATCCATTGGCATACCATTATGATTACAGCAATATTTCCTCCGATGCTGACCGTGCATACTTGAACCTTATCTCCATGGCATCATCTTCCATGCTTTCGGGAACTGGGAAAAACTACAAAGTAGAGGTTTCCGTTCCTGAAAACAAAGTACGAATGAATGGTAATCATGCCAGTATTGATTTTCAGGATGTAGTTTTCAAGTTGAATGGACAACAGCAGCCAACTGGAACTGACAACACTGGAATGACTGCTGTGGTATTGACATATGTTGACGGCAAATGGAAGATTAACGGTGAAGAGATGTTGCGTAATTTGAAGAATGCAGCTGCTAACGCCCCAAGCAGTTCACCATCCGCTTCTTCCACAAATGAATGACATGTTTTCACAAGAATGAATCATGTTGTTTGCAAGTGTGGTTGGTCTTGCAAGCATTTGACTTCTGCGCCAATGTTGATATAATGGATGTATTCTCAGTCTTGGGGCTGAATGGTATCGATTGAAAGTTAAATACATTATGAAGGCAAACCACCTTTGAGTAAGAGGTGTAAAACAGGCTCGCAAAAATAGCTGCCAATGCTATCCAAGATGATTACACCCTAGCTGTGTAATCCACTGGCACAGGAAACTGATTCCCGTTCCTGTGAATCCAGTGTCGTTCAGGGAATCGCTGCTCTTCTATCAGTCTGTGAAGAAACCAGCTTATTTGGACTGTGATAACACCCTTCCAACACTTTGGTGACGGTTATAGGAAGGTTTATCATAAAATTTTTAACCGTCACTATGTTTGTAGATTTCAAGTGTATGACTGTCAAGACACGGGTTCGAATCCCGTCAGCTCCACGAACCCTCCGGTATAATGTTTAAGCGTTGTATCGGAGGTTTTTTCATGCCTAGCAAACCTGTCAATCTTCCCAAAGACTACCCAGAAGTTTGGTCAGAATGGGACCCTGAACAATCAATTGACCCTGAATCGGTTGGGAGCAGTAAGACATGTGCATGGATATGTCCGCGAGGCCACTCATATGACATGATTGTGGGATTAAGAATCAACAGAGGGTTGGGGTGCCCGTATTGTTCTGGACGACGCGTTTTGACAGGATTCAATGATGTTGCCACCACTGACCCTGACATTCTTCCGTTGCTTCACCCAAATAATATGTTGGACCCTAGTAAAGTATCACGTGGAAATCGTTCACAGAGGTTTTTACTACAATGTGCTCAAGGTCATGAATATTCTCAAACCCCAAAAGCTTTGATACTGTTGGGTCGTCGATGCCCTTTATGCAGTAAACACAAGAAAGTCACTGGTATAAATGACCTGAAAAGCGTATATCCTGAAATAGCAGAAGAATATTCACCAGAAAACCCTTGGCCTGTTGAAACAATTTGGGCGTCGCCTTTACCAGAGTATCGTACACAAGTTGAATGGGTTTGTCGCAAAAATAGCAACCATCGTTGGCAATACAGCCTTCACCAACGTATTGCTACCAAAATGATTGATGCTTGTCCATACTGTCGAGGAATCAAAGCAGACCCCGGAAAAACGGATGCAGCTTCATTGTTCCCTCATTTAGCAGCTGAATGGTCTACTAAAAATTCCCACCCTTTGAGTAATTATCTACCTTCTTCCTGTGTGCGTGGTAGCTGGGTGTGCGAACAAGGACATGAATGGGAATCATTGATTTTTCATCGAACCATAAATCAGTCCCGATGTCCTCAATGTTATCCTCAAAGCTCCCAAGGCGAAGACGAGATAGCGGATTTCATTCAAACCCATCTTCCATCTGGCAGTGTTATGGTTCGTCATGACCGTAAATTGCTGTCCGGGAAAGAACTGGACATATTTTTACCTGATTTCAATGTTGCTATTGAATACAATGGATTATATTGGCATTCTGAGACCGCTGGAAAAACCAAATGGTACCATTACAACAAATGGAGAGAATGCAGAAAAACGGGAATCCAATTGTTGCAAATCTGGGAAGATGACTGGCAGCAACATCCTGAAATTGTGAAACAAATGATACTGACGAAACTAGGATTGTCTTCACTACCTAAAACGGGTGCTCGAAAATGTCATGTGGAAACAATCAAGAGTTCTATGGCTAAAGAATTTTGCATCTCTCATCACATACAGGGAGGGGTGGGAGCTAAACATAATCTTGGTTTGTTCGCGGATGAAGAATTGGTCGCAGTTATGTTACTCTCCCCACGACAAGGCAAACAAGGCACTGTTGTTCTTCACCGTTTTTGTACATCACGAATTATTCCTGGTGGGTTCAGTAAACTGTTGCACGCTTTTCTTGAATTGAACCCTGATGTATCCATTGTGGAAACTTTCAGTGACAATGAAATCAGTGATGGAAAACTTTACACCATGACTGGGTTTGTGGTTGAGAAAGAATTGCCACCAGACTATTGCTACATTTATGGCAACACGCGATATCACAAGTTCAATTTCCGTAAACAGCGTTTCATGAAGGACCCGGAATTGTTGTGGCAGGATGATTTGACCGAATCTGAATTGGCGGAATTGAACGGTTTGAGCAAAGTTTGGGATTCGGGTAAAGTCAAACATGTTTATACACGTTTCCATCAAGACATGCTATAACTGGGTTTGATTTCAGTGGACCAGATGTTTCTTCCCTGGAACCAAGAGTTAAAATGCCATTATGAAGAATAACGGAGAAAATATGACAAAAAGACCAATTACCGAATCATCTTCTCATGTTCAGCGCCCCATTTGGGTGGACACGGTTTTGGACACAATAAAAGCCAATGGAAGCTTGTTGACTGTGTTCGCCATTGCGCTCATTCTTGTTTCTGGTATCACTCTTGTTGACAATCCAGGTAATTGGTGGGTATCTGTTTTATCCGTGTTGGCTTTTTGCGCCATTGTGTTCATTTTCATGAATGCACGAGTGATTATCAAAGTATTGTTTGTTGGTATTCTTACATTGTTTCTATCAACATGGGGATTCCAGATTGGCAGTATCGTGGAACCTCGTACAGGTGGTGGTCTGGTTTGGATGACCGCTACTTTGTTCTGTTTTTTCTTCCTGATGTCTCTCAGCTATCTCATGGCTAGTGGTGTCAGTCGTTGGGGAACCATTGGAATAGCTACTACCTTGGGTTTCACCAGTGCATACATCATGATTGCTTTTAGAGTTCCGGTCATATGGAGTGCATTGCTGGGGATTCCAGTGGCCTTGATGGTCTTTTTGTTTTTCTACAAATTGACCCGTAAAACCAGATTCAAAACAATTGACATGCCAACAAATGTATTGGATGACACTTTGGCGGAAACCATTATTCGTGGGGCTGAACTAGCCGGTTGGGAATCCATGGTATTACGTGATGACGAGGAATCAGGTTCAGTCCTGGTATGGCGTGACAGAGCTTATTTACTTCACCCTGTTCGCATGGATGAAGCCTTTGGAACCATTGGCCGTAAAAATGATTCACTTGGGTACAAAGGGAAAAACATCAATCCATGGTTATTACATCTTGCGTTGAAGAAAGCTCCTCTCTGGCGAGCACGTGGGGCGCAAATTACTCCAGTACTACTAGATATGAGAAACAAATCAGGGTCACGAGACAAAATACGAATCATTGGCGCTGGTTTACCTGACACCAAGAAGAAACTACCAGTTGGTTTGATTAAAGCCAAAGTATTGCTGTCAGGGAATGATGAAAAAACTGAGGATTTGTTGTCTATCATCGATGGTGAATTGTCTCCATTTGTTCATCCCATCAGTGATAAACAATACTTGGCGTTAGCTCGTATTGGCAAGACAAATAAGAGTGATGACGAATTGGATGAATCAGACAATTCAGATTATAATGATTCATCTGAGAATGATTCCAACATGACAGAAGAAGGGTCTTTGACTGATGACTGAACCAGAATATGTTTCACTTCATACACATACTCATAATTCCATGTTGGATGGTTATTCCAAGGATTCTGAATACATTCAAGTGGCATCAGATTTTGGTATGCGTGGGTTGGGACAATCAGACCATGGAAATGTGTTCGGTCTTTATGGATTCATCAAGAAAGTACGTGACGCTGGTATGATTCCCGTTCCCGGCTGCGAATTTTACATGGCGCCTGTGAATCCAGAAGGAGCCAAATTGTTGGAACCTGTGTTCTATGGCAATAATGGTAAACGCGGGGCGGCCAATGATGTGTCAGCAGGTGGGGCCTATCTTCACATTACAGTATGGGCTTACAACAATGTGGGATTGACAAATCTGTTCAAACTGTCCACTCTTTCAAACGACCCGGCACATTTTTTCCAGAGACCACGAATTGATTTTGGCATGTTAGCAGACCATGCTGAAGGATTGGTGGTGGCAACAGGCTGTCCATCATCAGAAATCAGCACCAGATTCCTGTTGGGACAAGACCAACAAGCATACAACCATGCCAATCAGCTGAAAGAAGTTTTCCAAGACAAACTTTTCATGGAGATAATGGACCACAACATGCCAATTGATTTGGAACGAGCATTATTGCCAAAACAATTGGAAATGGCTCGAAAACTTCAATTGCCTCTGTTGGTGACAAATGATTGCCATTATGCGCACAAGAAAGACTTCAAAGCACATGAAGAAATGTTGTGTGTCCAATCTGGTTCACGAATGTCTGATGCGACTTATGATGAAGGTGGACGACGATTCGCATTCAGTGGGGATGAATACTATCTGAAATCAGCTCAAGAAATGGCAGCATTGTTTCCACCTGATGAGTTTCCTGACGCTTTGACCAATTCGTTGGCAATTACTGAAATGGCTTCAGATATCAGCTTGAACTTCAATCCGCATCTGAAACCGCGACCAGTTATTCCACCTGAATTCCATGATGAAGTGGAATATTACCGTCATCTGTTGAAGGAAGGTTTCAAGCAACGTTATGGCGGGAAACCACGAGAAATTCAGGAAGAAGCCATGCGTCGCAATAAGCATGAGTTTGAAGTTATCCACTCATCAGATTTCATTGGATACATGTTGGTGGTGCGAGACTATTTGGTGCATACCCGTGACCTATACTCCACCAAAGGCAAAGGAGATGAAATCTTGGCATCCTCCATTGGTGTGGGTCGTGGGTCCATTGGTGGGTCCATTCACGCATATGAGTTGGGAATTTCCGAAATTGACCCCATTGAACATGACCTCATTTTTGAACGCTTCTTATCGGCTGGACGTGGAGCCACCTATCAACTGACATATGAAGATGGTTCGAGTGAACGAATTATCGTGTCTGGACAAAAAGGTGTGGTCAAACGAACAGATGAAGGGAAACCCAAAGCTGTGAAACGTTATATTCATCAATTGTCTGTTGGTGACGAAGTTTTTGATGTTCCAGTTGAAGAATCCTGAGAGGTAGAATTTAACCATGACTAATCAAGATTCGTCCACACATGTTGAGTTGTACAAAAAATACCGTCCTGCCGTATGGAGCGATTTGGTGGGACAAGAGAAAGTAGCACGCAGTTTACAGGCAGCAGTGATGAAGAACGCTCTACCGACTGCTTATGGGTTTTTTGGGCCTAGAGGCACTGGTAAAACATCCAGCGCTCTCCTGTTGGCCAAAGCAATCAACTGTTTGAATATTCAACCTGAAGGGAACCCATGTAACCAGTGCGATGTTTGCACTGCTATTGATTCAGGGAGCCAATTAGGGGTGAACTATATCTCCATGGCCAATAACGGTTCTGTGGATGATGTACGTACACTGGTTCAACGCGCTCGGTTAAGTGCGCCGGTAAAAAGACAAGTGTGGATTTTGGATGAAGTGCACAATCTGTCGAAAGCCGCTTTTGACGCTTTACTGATTCCGCTGGAAGACAAAGACATGCCTGCTTTGTTCATCTTGTGTTCAACAGAAGTGGAGAAAGTACCAGACACTATCCATTCTCGTATTCAAGCACGTCGTTTTGGTCTGGTAACACCTAATGTGATGTCGGATTTTCTAGTCAGCATTCTTGAGAAGGAACACATTGCTGTAGAGCAAGCGCAAATCGACGAAGCTGTACGACAGGGGCGAGGTTCGGTACGTGATGCTCTCAGCGCTTTAGAGGGGATTCTATCCACTGGAGACATTGCAACACCTGTGGAAGCTGAACTGTTGGAAGCGCTTGGAACCCGAAACCTGAGTCGTTGTTTAGAGGTGATAGCTGAAGCACATTCACAAGGATATGAAGGACAGGATTTGGCTGAGCAGCTGTTCTCCGATTTGCGTGATTTATTGCTTCTCATTTGTGGAGCTGACAAAACACTTGTTGCTGTTCCTCCTGTGAAAAATCTCAAGAATGTTGCAAAAGGGCTTCTTGGTCGCAAAGGTGTTGAAATCATGGCTCAAGAAATCGGCGAGTCATTACGACACATGACTCTCGGAGCAGATTCACGTATTCATTTGGAAATTGCAATTGTGAAAGGTTTGGATAAATTGTCCAAACTTCAAAAAATAATGGAATCACGCAACAATGAGTAACAATTAACAATTATACTTCAATGTGGGTACATTATATTATTATTTTAATAAACACCTAAAATCATATAGTTTCCCAAGCATTAGAAAAATATATTTACCATAAATACGGAACCCTTCTTCACAATCTAAAAACATTTTACAGTTCATAAATCAATATAAACGGCATTGAAGGAAGTGTTTCGTTGTTTTATACGATGAATGGTTTCGTATCAAATTCGTTTGGGAGAGTTTGATTATAATAAGACGTATATTAAATACTGATTATAGTCTAGTGTTTGGTTGAGTCCAATATAGTAGGTTGTATCTCCTTTGTTAAAATAATGTGTAGATAAAATACGGTCAAATCGGAGTTTTTACATGGTGGCAACGAAGAAAATCAAGTCTATTGAAATCATCAAAGCAGGGTCCAACCCCGATGTGGACAGTGATTTCAACACTACTGTTCGTGAAAAAGCTGTTGAGTATGTCACGAATCTGTATGGTAAAGACAACGTTTGCAACATCATTACGTTTGGCACATTGGCTGCAAAAGGCGCCATCAAAGCCATGTGCAACATTTACAACATTCCGTTTGTTCAGGCCGGGAAAATTGCTGCATTGGTTCCCCCGCCCATTGAAGGTGTCGAATGCAGTTTGGAGGACATCTACAATCCTGATAGTGACCGTTATACAGAAGCGGCTGAATTCCGTGCAGCAACATCAACCCCTGAATGGCAGCCGATTATTGAAGGTGCACGAAATATTGAAGGTCGTAACAAATCCACTGGGGTGCATGCTTGTGGAATCATTATTTCATCAGAACCTTTACATGACGTCATTCCACTTCAAGTGCGTCAAGATGATGGTCGAGTAATCACACAATGGACATACCCGGAACTTGAAGACATGGGTCTCATCAAAATGGATTTTCTGGGTTTGGATACTGTAGACCTTATTCAACATAGTGTTGAGTACATCATCAAATCCGGGAAAACTCCACCTAACATGTTGGACATCATTCATGGCAAAATGGATGACCCCAAAACCTATAAATTGTTTCAAGATGCTAACACTATTGGGGTTTTTCAGTTTGGTTCTGACATGGTCCGGAATCTTCTGAAACTGATGAAACCAACCAATTTCAATGACTTGTCTGCATGTACCGCAGTGGCACGACCTGGACCCATGCACATGCTGTCACACATTAAATATGCTGACCGTAAAAATGGGCGGGAAGACATTGATTACATTCACCCGGCATTCAAAAATTCTCCTCTGGAAACAATTCTAGGTGATACTTTTGGTTTGTGTGTTTATCAGGAGCAGATTATGCGTATTGCTTCTGACATTGCAGGTATGACTTTGCAGGAAGGTGATGACCTGCGTAAAGCCATGGGTAAGAAGAAAATGGCTGTGATGATGTCCATGAAACCCAAATTCTTTGAAGGGGCTTTGGCAAATGGTTATCCAGAAGAGGCTATTTCCGTACTATGGGACACTATTGCAGAATTCGCCAAATATGGATTCAACAAGTCCCATTCCGTCGCTTATGCAATGAATGCTTATCAGAGTGCTTATTTGAAAGCCAACTATCCCATTGAGTTCATGGCTGCTCTGATTGCACAAAATGTTGGTGACAAGAAAAAGACGCTTTCGTTTCTCCGTGAAGCAAATCGTATGGGTATCAGTGTTGGTACTATTGACATCAACCTGTCCGGTATCAAAGTTGCTCCTGATTTTGCACATCATAGTGGGAAAGACATTTTGTTCGGTATCGGCGGTGTCAGCAATGTGTCTGATGAGGTTGCCAGCATTATTGTTGATGAACGTGAGAAAAACGGAATATATACATCTGTTCAAAATTTTGTGGACCGTTGTATGCCATTGGGTCTCACCAATCGTAAAGTATATGAGTCTTTGGCCATGGCAGGAGCATTTGACCGTATGGGAGTCAGCCGTAAAGCCGTGGTGGAGCAAATCACGAATCTCATGGGTGATGTCAGAGTGAAAAACTCCAAAGGTACTTCATTGTTTGACATGCTGGAAGAAGACGACCCAACAGAGATACCTTTGGATGGGCCTGATTATCCTCATACAGTCAAACTTCAAAAAGAGGCGGACATGGTTGGTCTGTATCTTACAGGACATCCTTTGGAGCATGCCGGACAACTCAACCAAGGAATAACTATTGCCAAACTGTTGAAAACCAGTAAAACCAGTCGTATCAGATTGACGGCATCTATTATTGAAATCGTCAAAAAAAGCAACCGTAATGGAAAATCTCTCATACTGTCAATTGACGATGGAACGGATTACATGACAGCCAGATTGTCTCCTGATGTTGTAAAAGGATTGGACAAGACAGTGGCACAAGACACTATTCGTAAAGTATATGAAGCTGGTGACAATGATGTATCCAAGGAAGCACGCGCCATGGTTTTGGACAATACTGTGAAACCGTTGGATGAACTGGAACTCAACGCAGTCTATGTCATGGAAATAACTTTCAGACCAGGGAAAGGAGACAATCCCTATTCCGCCAGAATCACAAGTCTTCGTCCGTTACGGTTGGCTGATGATGGAACAATGCCTATTCGGATTCGCTTTAAGACATCCAAAGAGAATTTAACACAGAAGAAGAAACTTGCTCAAATACTTCCAAAAAATTTGGGTGAGAAGATTCCAGGTCGTTTCCCAATTCATGTGGCATTGTATGGAGCTTTACGGAAAGTGTCTGAACGCAACACTGCTTTGTATGAAACGGCGTTGAACATCATGGATGAAGATGCTAAAGCAGGTCGTCATCCTAGAGTCGATGCTGAAAACGCATTAAAAACGTCTCAACAACAACATACTCTGGCAGGAGAAAGCAATCATATTGTTGGAAAACAGAGAACTCCCAAGAAAAACACTGAATCGATAAGAACATGGCCACCTGCTCTGTCATACAACAATGCCGAAATAGCCGCTTCACCTGATGAGGTCACTGATGCGGTTGAAACCTTGAACTATGTGGATTCTGGATATCGAACTGGAAAAACACAGAAGGTGGAAGAGATTATTGAACGGTATGTTGGGGTTGAGAATTATGATTTTGGTATTTTTGACCCTTCCATCCTATCTGACACAATGTAAGGACTGTTATGGCCATCCCGCACAATTATGCCAAGACAACCCCACAGGACCAATTGGAGGAGTTGTTGATGGAGGATGATGAGGGACAAATTAAACCTTCGTCATCATATTCGTCTTCTAATGAGTTTGAGGAAGAGGAAGCATTACCGCCTCTGACTGAATCCATGACAGCGGTATCTGTATCTGCTTTGGAAGAAGATGAACTAGACCGGTTGTTGGGATTGGATGATGTGACAGAGACACCATTTGAGATTGACCCTGAGACGGTTTCTACGCCATCAGAGAGCTTGGATGGAGGTTTCCTTAGGGTCAAACCCGAAAACCCCTCAAATCGCGCCACAGAGGCTCTTGGGTCCACTGTAGAGGTCTTGGATGATACATACCAAGACGAGTCAGATGAACTTCAAGCCATTTTGAGCCTAATTGATGACAATACTGGCACTTCCAGCAATCGAGATGTCGCGGATTCCGAGAATATAGAGGATTTGAGTGAAGCTGATTCATGGCAACCTGATACAGAAGAAAGTCCACAATCTGTTCCAAACGAGTATCCTTCTGGCTGGGATGATGTTGTCGCAGAAAACACGGAACCCAGTTATTCAGATGACTTCTTGAATGAAGAAACTGTTGATTCCGAGTTTGATGATAACGAATTTGTGGAAGAAACAACAGAAGAGGATGTTTCTGATTTCATCTCGGAAAATGGTGACAACTCTCCAGAAAACATGGAGGAAGATTCCAATACGGAAAATGACGATACAGCAATCCCATCATCTTCTGAGCCTGTAGACACAAAACCTACTTTGATGGACCGTCTCAAAAACCGTATTGCCTTGATAAAAACTCAGATTCGTGCTGACATGAAAGGTGAAGAAATTCCAGATACCTCTTCTTCATATGACAACATACATGATGAGTCAGAAGAATCCAAAACTGACATGCATGATGATGACAAGTCTGAGTTGCCAAAACCATTGAAGAAACAAAAATCTAACTCTGACAAAACCAATAACGTTTTCAAGAAGATTCTCGCTAAACTAAAGAAACCATATATTTTCCTGACAGGATTTGTTTTCAAAATAGTTAAAGCTGTTTTGGGAGTATTAACCAAGATTCCTTTCTTCGGTAAATTTTTGAAACCATTATTGGAAGCCACAAAAACTTTGGAACGTGTAGCCATGATTCTTCCAGTGGTAACACTAATAATTCTTCTGTCTTTGGTGAATTATTTCTCTGTGCCTGGTTCGTTCAAAACCGACCTACCAGACAAAGGAGCTGCTTCATTTCAACAGTTTGAATATGAGAGCAGTACAAATGAGGCAGTGGGCGTGATTTACAACACTGGTGAGACCATTGCTGATGTGGTTCCAGAGTTCACAGTTTACACATTGCAACCAGGGTGGAATCCATTGTCGTGGTTCATGTACAAAGAAGCCGGAAAATGTGAAGCATCCCCGGTTTCCGTCGATATTGATGACAGTCAAGAAGTGCACGCTACATGCCAAGTTTCCGGAGGGTTGTTCCCTCGGGTGAGCGGAGGATTGAAGTGACCGGAGAACTGGAAATCCAAGAAAAAACAGTTCGACCAGAAGACATCCAAGTTGACCCACCATTGAAAAATATTGAAGGGGTCAAACATTCCATAGCACTTCGTATTGAGAAAATGCTCAAAGCTGGTAGGCGTTATTTTGGTTCGTCAGGTGCGGCCATGACACATCAAGCTTTCAATCCCGAATATGCAGAAAAAGGGGTTCAACCCAACAAAGCCAAAGAATACTTGGACGGGGAACGAGACACCACAACATTCCTGAAACAATGGATTGAGGACAAACCTGGTGTTGTCATGGTTGATTCCATTCGTGTGCCTGACTGGGATAAAGACGAAGTAGTGAACGAGGACACCGGAATCATTGATGGCGGGGACACAGACCACATTCTTCTTGTTGGTACTGAAGTCATCATCATGGACACCAGGCGTTGGCCAAAGAAGAAGAATTATTCAGTCAATGATGATGGCGATGCACTTATGACAAACAAACCTTTCGCAGGTGGACAGGTAACAATGAAAGAATCCATCCACAAATGGTTGAACTATTTGGATGAAGACGCATTTGTGACAGGTATCGTATGTATCAATTCCGAAGACGTTTCTGTACTTCGAAACCGTAACTGGTACACACAGGATTACCGCTTAGTAGAATTGAAACGGTTTGAAGAATTATTGAATGAAAAATGGAAAATGATTGAGGATTATGACAAAACACACATCAATAGCACATTGGTGAGTCAAGTTGTTGTGTCATGTATTAAACCTTTTGATACTTATGCCAAGGTCTTTGATATGAAGACTCTTGCCAAGTTTCGTTAAGGTGTTGTTTAAATGTCTCAATCCAATATAGTTGTGGTAAATCCGCCCTATCCAAACATCAATGGTGTCAAAAATACCGTAGCTTTAAAAATAGTCCAAATGCTCAACAATGGAATACGCTATTTTGGCTCCCCTGGCGCGTCCTTGACTCACCATGCAAACAATCCAGACTACGATTCATCATTCAAACACAAAGTGGTTCGTGTCGGTTTGGAAGGCGAGAGAAGCACCAGTTCGCTTCTTCAACAATGGATTCAAGACAAACCAAATGCTGTGTTGATTGATTCGGTTCACATCAGAGGAATGGGAAAAGAAGAAATCGACCCTGAAAGCGGCATGATTGAAGGTGGAGACACAGACCATGTTCTCATCATAGGTAATCACGTCTTTCTTATTGACACGAAACGTTGGAAAGAACGACGCAAATACTCCATCAATGACAAAGGACAGATTTTACGCTCTGACCGCATTTTCCCAGGAGGAAGAGTTCGTGCAGCACAAGCCCGAGCATTATGGAAGAAATATTTACATCCCAGCGCCAAAGTGTCAAGCATCATTTGTATCAACGCTGACAAGACTTTCGTCAAAATGGATGCAAACTGGAAGAAACAACCTTATCGACTCTACACTGTGGATAAACTACCAGACTATTTGAATTACCGCTACCAACAATTGGATGAAATAAACAAAACTCACATCAATAGCACCTTGGTAAGTCAAATAGCTGTTTGTTGTATTAAACCTTTTGACCCTTATAGCAGAGTGTTTGATATGAACTTATTGAACAAATTCCGATGAGCCATAAAATGCTCAACGTATGGTTATTGATGCTCTTTGAATATTTAAATAATAAATAAATAGAATGCATCAATGCCTACAAAATAAGTTGTAATGCGGGCATTGATGCATTAGAATAAATTTATTTGTGTTACTGATGGGATGATACTGTAAACAAGGATTCTTGAGTATCAGATTGTCCGGTGGTGAGGGCTTTTGAATCCGAATTCACCACAGCAAGTGCGTTTGCGATAATGGTCTGTTGAGATTCATCAGCCGCAGTTCGAATAGCCAACTCGCTTTGACGAATGACGTCCAAATTTCGTTGACGCATTTTACGTCCAGTCGCTTCTGCCTCTGCTAGTGCCTTGAACTGGTCCTGAATACCTTTTGTGAGCGCCAGAATAGTTTCGTCGGAGAGCATAGTGCGTTGGTTGGCATGAGCAGACTCTCGAACACCTGCTGCGGCGCCTTCTGCGGCACCAGCAATGAGTCGGTCAATTCCGTCATTAGCAGCGTTTGCCATACGCGCAGATTCACGTGCTTTTTCTGCTTGCTGCCATACCACCAGTTGGCTTCTGGCAGCTGGAATGGCATCAGTGTAAACACGATGGCAGGTGCGCTGAAGAGCAATAGAGACATTGATGATGTTACGGGTGGCAACGATATTCGTCGCATACAGGAAGAATTTCTGCCGCCATGAGAACCAAGACTTTTCAATTTCTCCCATAGCGATTGTTTGCGTTTGCAACAATTCACGGAACTCTTCAATGGTGTAATTTCGTTCATTCCATCGAATAACCTCATCGTCGCTTTGTACTTGGTTCAGCCTATCCTGCATACTTTTTGCGCGACTGCGAGAAACCTCCAGGATTTCTTCGAAGAAAGCAATGACCGTCACCATTCTGGAGATACTGTATAAAGTCTCTTTTCGCAGTTCCATACCTCTGGTGACATTTGTCTTTAGCTCAAGTTCCATCTTGAGTAGTTCCGCTTCAGCCATTTGTAGTTTTGCCGCAATTGGCTTCGCGTCGCGTAACATCGCTTTCAAATTGTACGCACTCCCTCTGAAGCGCTTAACCAGATTATCGAAAAAAGTTTTTGCCTTTGTTGATGAATACTTGGCGGAATATCCATCAATCTCCCGAAGGATACCATTCACAATATGGTCTGCTTCGGGAATTTTTGCATCTTGTTCCTCTAGGAGACGGGCGTTGATTGCATTGACCCCGTCCAACACTTCTTGCCCAAAGGAAATAATTTCGTTGTAATTGTTAACGAACTTTCTTTCAAGTTCTGGAGCTAAAGTTTTTACCCGCTCCAAATCTTGTGATTCAAGTTGATTGCGGAACTTTCTGGTTACCTCATTAGTACCCATAATCGGGTTTTCGTCTGACGACCCAATCTCATGAATCAGGTCCTTCTGTCCAATCATTTCTTCCAGAGATGTTGACTTAATCTCCTCAGTGCAATTTAGAACAGGAGCAGTTGTTGCCATTTTGGGCCTTTCTGAAAACTCAATAAACTCAATTTTGTTATTTCCGCATAGCCTTTAACTGTCGTTTCCAAGACGCTACAATTTAGGCCAATCACAACTAGTATAAATCACATGTATTGAAACTGTCAACTATATAATCATTTTTCACACTTGATTGATGAGATAATGCTGTCAACAGACGTTTTCAATGAATCCTTCAAATTCTTTTGATTTGAGGTTGCAGTATCAATCTCATCCGAATTCAAGAATGAGTGCAAGGCTACCTTGAATTCGAATTCTCGGTTTTCGTTTAGTTGATGAGTGTTCTCGATAACTTGCTCATTCAAAGCTTTCAGAGCATCCTTTACCAGCTGAATTCGTTCATCAACATCAAACCAAGCATGGGGACGTCGAACCATATGCATATAGTAATCTGACCCTAGAATCCGAGCCATTTTAGTCAACTGGTCAGCATACTGAACTTCCAACTTGATTCGTTGACCGGAATCGGAGTGATTGCGCTCTAATGCGTCTGCCAACAATTCCAGATTGTCTCGAACTTTCTTAATGCTAGAGGCCAAATTGTTTCCAGCATATGTACCAAGAATGTTGGCATGTTCCTCTCCAACCATTCCAAAAGCAACAATTGCATCCTGGAACTCTTTTGAATACGACGCGAAACGGTTTTTTATCCGATTCTGGAGTGTGTTTTTAGCAGCTTCTTTCTCAGCCTTCTTTTTACGGTAAACTCTTAATAACTTTTTACCTCCCAATACAAGAGCACCAGCAAACAATACTGCTCCTGCAACCCCGCCAAAGAACAGAAGGCTCTGGTTCCGTTTCGTAGCATCTTCTCGTTCTTTGTTCATCTGAATCATACGGAGTTCTTCTTGATGCACTTCAACCAATTCATTGCTGACATTCAAAAGTGCCCATCCTGCATCTGAAACTGGTTCTGCGCCCAAAAGCTCCCTGATTTTTGCTGCAACACCGTTTAAAGAACTTGAAACACCAATAGAATCTTCTGCACCGTCCAGCACCACAATAATGGTGTCATATTTGGGCGTGTTTTGTTGAATGGCATTTGCAACATCATCCAGCTTCCGATTATTCAACTGCTCGCTTGTAATCGCAGTAATCCCAATGCTGGTACCTGCAATCTTATCAACCAGTAATTGTTTGTGGGACAACTGTGCATCCAGCTGCTCATAAATTTGAGAAGTTTCCAGTCCAGAAATAGAATTTGCTATTAGCCGTGATGGGTCCTTGGCCTTTTGAGTTTCCTCTTCTTTTCTCTTGGCCTCAGCTGCTTGACGTTTCTCTTCTTCCTCTTGTTTAATTCGCTCGTCTTCCTTGCGCTTAGCCTCATCGGAGGATTCGGCAGTTGGCTCGATAGTGGGCGTGGCAGATTGAGTTTGTTGTTTCTGTTCTTCTACATGCTGTTTTATAGTGGTTCCAGGCGCACCACCAGCATCTACATATGCTGTCAAAAGAGAGGCCTTATTGCTATTCAAGAAAACGCCCGCATCAGGTACATCTTTTTGAAAGATATTCAAATGTAGAAATGCATCTCTTACCTTTTGTTTGTTGCTGTAATAGGCAACAATATCCGAATCTGGACCGTCTTGCACCACTATAATAGTGTCATAGCGGTCGCCCATTTCTGACAAGATTTCTTGAGCCAGTCCATTTAGGTTCATGTTATGTTTTAATTGATTTGGAAGAATTACCGTAACCCCAATTCCAGTACCACGAATATAAGCAGCGAAAGCCTTTCCTTCTGTTAAACTGGCACCGCTATGTTTATATACCTGATATTCTTGTAATCCGCGAACTGAAGTTTTAGTTACTCCATAGACTTCAGCGAAGCGGAGGAATCCCACTATAACAAAAATCAATGGTACAAGAATGGTGACAAGAATAACCATCCAACTACCTATAAGACTAATAGTGCTGTAATTGTCCTTGTCGTAATTTTTCCTGTTTGACATCTCTACCTTCTAACAACCAAATTATCTCCATTCTATCATAGTTTTTAACATGATGTTACTATGAGCAGCAGACAGCTAGCGAAGTTGTGTATCAACAATTAGCACCCTATCATTTTGTGTGGTTGTTGTATGGTCGGATGAAACAAACGTCAACAATGACTGTTCCCAAAAGTATAGACTGTTGATGTAAAAACTCGACACCAAAAACTCGCTTAAAGGTTGATATTGTTTTTGACCAAGTTTAATGATTACCCTACCACGAATGGAGCAGCATGACTCGCCATTTCATCCCCAAAAACGAGGACCAAGCACAAGCACTAAAAGGAAAACTAGAGGGAACTATAATCCAAACAGTTGACAATTTTGTTAATTACTACAATGCTGAGTACATTAACCGTCGTCACCCGTCAGTCCAAGAGACTATGCTGGAAATCATCAACACATACAAAGATGTGAAACTGCAAGGTAACAAACTTGTGTTGATTTCTGAAGAAGAAGTTGTCTTGTCCGAAATCCTTCAAAAATTGGCTCCATGGGATTTGCTCACAAAAGTGAAACGAGAAATCTCCAATGCAGTACAGGAAGGCCATATTCATTCAGATGCTATTTTGGTGCTGGACGAAAGTGGATTCTTCTCACGTATCACCGATGAAGGAGAACATGATTCCCTGAGAGGGGAGAAGATGTTCAACAAGAATGATGACATCAGCGTTTTACTGAAACGGTCCTCATATGGTCCGAACTTCAATGACGAGCATCATGGATACCTGTTTAAAGCTCAAGACATTCTAGACATTGATGGGTCTTTTATCATTGCTCTACAAGAAAATATTCCACAGCTATAAAACACCACACTAAGTTAGACGCCTCCTGAGATTATGGCTTCAGGAGGCGTCTAGTTTTTCAGTTAATCCCTTCTTTTCGCAGCGCTAATTTGATGTCTTCTACAACTTAGAACAGGAACGATTGTTACCATTTTTACACTTGATTGATGAGATAATGCTGTCAACAGAATCTCTTAAAGAATCCGTCAAATTTCGATTCGAGGTTGCAGTATCAATCTCGTCTGAACCTAAAAATGACTGTAAAGCCACCTTAAACTCAAACTCTCGGTTCTCATTAATTTGATGGATGTTCTCAAGAACTTGTTCATTCAAAGCCTTCAGAGCATCTTTTACAAGTTGAATTCGTTCATCAACATTGGCCCAAGTCTGTGGATGCCTAACCATATGCATGTAATAATCTGGACCTAGAATCCGAGACATTTTAGTCAACTGGTCAGCATACTGAACCTCCAGCTTGACACGTTGACTGAAATCAGATTGATTGCGCTCCAATGCGTCTGCCAACAATTCTAAATTCTCTCGGACCTCTTTAATCTTAGGGGCCAAATTATTCTCAGTATGTGTATTGAGAATATTAGCATGTTTCTCGCCAACTGTCCCAAACGCCACAATCGCGTCTTGAAAGTTTTTTGAATACAAGGCAAAACGGCTTCTAATTTGGCTCTGAAGCGAGCACCAAAGCCCATATCATTGTTGCAATTTTTTCTCATCTTCACCTTCCAAATACTACTTCTAATGTAGAATAGTTTTTAGCATGATACTACTATGAGGGCTGACAGCTAGCGAAGTTACACATCAACAACTAGCAACCTGTTTTTTGCATAGTTATTGTATGGCTAAATATAATAGCCCAACAGCAAAAGCCTCACTTAAATGCGGATTATAACTCAGGAGGGGTTTAGTTTTTCTGGTCAATCATAAATCACCTCATTAACCACTGTTACCAAAGCCTCATGTGTAGCCTTGTTAGGTTCCACCAGCACTGAATAATGAGCACTGTTGAACAATGGTCTGTCAGATTCCGTATCCCCAAAAGCCAGAACCTCATCATACTGTTCCAGCCCAAGTGACTTCAGAAACGTCTGCTTGGCCTTGCTGGAAAACATTCCAACACAGGCTCCGGTGAAACGTCCAAACTCATCCATGACATACTCGGAACCGATACCTTGGAACCCGAAATGAGCCGCAAAACGTTCCACCAAAAAACTTGGAGAACCACTAATTAGCAACACTTGCGCGCCAGACTTCCTTAATTCTAGCAATCTAGCTAATGTACTATAGAAGTTTTGAGGGTCAATAACCACATCCTGAACATATGCATCAACCCCTAGGGCATCAAGTGTCAAACCAGTTAAACTATCCCGATAACGTTCCGCCAACTGCGTGATTAGTCCCTCGTTCTTGGGGTCAGCTTGCCACTGAGAAGGCAGTTCCCCAAAATCGATTATGCCCTCCTCATGCAATTTGGCAGCATGGTTTAACACCAGTGAACGCCGAACAATAGTACCATCAACATCACTGACAACTATTCTATTACTCATAACTTTCATGCTATCATATTTTCTTTTCTTTGCCTAATTTCCTCACCCCCTTTTGAAAATACCCCAAAAATATTCGAACAAGTGTATGAAAAAATCTTACACCGCATGGAAAGTAAACTTGTGGGGTAGGGAGATACACACCACAACCAACCAACAAGAACTATTCGTACATATTTACAATTAATTAAAACAGTTAATAAAAGCAGTAAGAAGTTTGAACATGAAATATTCTGGTTGGGGTGTGTTGATGACCTAAACGCAAAGGAACAACCTCACCCCCTAATCTGACTGAACCATCAAGAAACGTCTGGGCGGAAACATGATAATTGACGAAGACCACAACCAACCAACATGACTGAAACCGCTCATTTCCCAACAAAGTCCGGCAGTAACGTAAAACGACAATCATTAACAGAACCCCCAACTTCCATCACAAAATAACCATGATTCATGATTGGCTGATTGATATAATCACTACTATGGTGGCAGAAGAACAGAACAGTTTACAGAGATGTGAATGGTGTCACACGGAAATTCGTAGTAATCGGAAAACCCGTTGGTGTTCAAAACCGCATTACAAGGAATGTGAGTATTGCGGGAAATCCTTTCAAATCAAAGAAATGAAGCGTCCAGCCAAAACCTGTTCCTCTGATTGTAGTCATGCTCTAAGTCGTGTGAAAGCAAAAACACAGAAAAACGTTTGTGAACTATGTGGGAAAACATTCCTGGCTGACCGTTCGACTTCTCGTTTCTGCTCACAAGACCATTACCGCAACTGCTCGGAATGTGGGAAGCGGTTCAAAATTGCCAATCCTTTCAAACCGGCAAAAACTTGTTCCACAACATGCGCGTGGAAAGCTACATCCGAAAACATTATGAAGGAAAAACGGAAAACCACGAACCTGGAACGGTATGGTGTTGAGAACCCATCGCAAAACGCTGTTGTGAAAGCGAAGAAAACCGCAACCAACCTGCGGAGACGTGGAGTTGAAAACCCTTCCCAGGACCCAGAGATTCAAACAAGACGCACAAAAACCTTCCAAGAACGATATGGAGCACATCCTTTGACAACCCCTGCTGTGCGTCGAAAAATTGCGGCCACTATGAAAGCTCGATACGGAGTGCAGAATCCTTTCGAACTAGCTGAATTTCAAACCAAAGCAAAAATGTCTGTAATAGAACGTTATGGCGTAGAGAATGTTTTTCAACTACCAGAAATCCAAAAACGTGCAGCCAATGCGAATGGTAAACGAATTTCGAAACTGAACAAGCAATGGAAGCACAAACTGGAAGAAGCAACTGGCTTAACCTTGGAATTGGAAGTTCCTTTTGACAATGGAAAACGTCATGCTGATTTGGGTTACGAGAACGTTTTAATAGACTTGAATCCATCATTCACACACAACTCTGCGGTTTCCTTTGTACATTTGACAGGTCGTTGTAAAACCGTGGACTGTCACAAACCTTCACATCAACCCAGGCCTGCCAATTATCACCGCGAAAGAGCCATAGCCGCTGCACGAGAAGGCAAAATACTGCTGCAATGGTTTGATTGGATGGATGAGAGCATTTTCATAAACATCATCCAATCCAAACTACGAAAACTGCCAATCTGTATTCATGGACGTACATGTGTTGTAAAAGAAATAACCCAATCAGAAGCAAATCGTTTTCTCCGAGAAAATCATTTGCTGGGAGCATCCAACAAACAAACTTTCTGTCTGGGAATGTTTCATGACGATATGCTGGTACATGTTCAAACTTATGGTAAAAGTCGTTTCAACACTTCAGCAGAATGGGAGGCCATCAGGTCGTGCAGCAAGATAAGACATCATATTCCAGGTGCTTTCAGTCGTTGTGACACGCATTTTTTCAGAACTAAAAACCCCACATCTGTTATCAGTTATGTGGATATGAACACAAGTCATGGAAACACGGAATCCAAATTCTCTGGATGGAAAGCATTGAAACACAACAAACCCAGCATTACTTGGGTGCGCATGAACAATGATACAAGTAAACCAGCATACATCCGAGACAACACAGCCAGACGTGTATCAGCTGACAGAATTCTTGGTTTCAAGGTTGGGGAACGCTATAGTTTGGAGGATTCTTCAGGAAACCCAATCAGTAATGCTCAAATTCTTCTGAACGAAGGATATCTACCAGTTCATGATGCTGGAACCAAAACTTTTATATGGACTCGTTGAAACACAAATCAAAACAATTAGAAGAATTCGTTGATATTTGAGGCATTGGAATCCTGACAAAATCTGAAACGAGGATTTTCTGTGCGAATAAAATCAGCCCGAGAAATCACCCCTGTACCATCACGCTGTATTTCCGTGGACAGTCCAGACCGGTTGTTCGCTGCGGGTGGTGATGATGGGCATTCAGTGATAACCCACAATTCGGTTGTTCAACGAAACATTGTTCTTGGGTGTATTCTTCGTCCAGAACATTGGCGGTTCTTGGGAATTGACCTCAAACGAGTGGAACTAAGCGATTTTCGTGCCTACAGCAATGTGGTTTTAGGTGTTGCCACTACTCTGGAGGATGCTTTGACGGTATTGCGTTTCGCACAGCAGACCATGATGAAACGCTATTCTGAGATGGAACAACTTGGAATCAAGAACTTCCTCGACCTGCCAGAAAAGGGGCAAGCGCTTATGGTCATGGTTGATGAAATGGGGGAGCTCCTCTCACCTGAAGGAGTGAAAACCGAAGAAGGTAAAGCCAATGATGAGTTGAAAGGCGAAGCAGCCATGATTCTTGGTTCCATTGCCCGTCTTGGTCGTGCTGCTGGGGTTCATCTTGTTGTTGCCACTCAGCGTCCTGATGCCACGATTCTCAAAGGTGAAACCAAAGCCAACTTGGGTGTACGTATCAACTGTGGACGAACTGACACCAACGCTTCTCTCATGATTCTGGGTAATAGTGAGGGGTTACGTGTAAGAGCCAACCCACGTGGCCGTCTTTATCTTAGTATTTATGGTGTTGGTAATCATGGTCAAGGGCTTTTTGCTGACCCAGCTTGGATTGATGAATATTTGGCCCGTAAAGGACTTAACCCGGATGGAACTCCTATCAGTAAGAAGCGTTCCAAACTTGCTACTGTTGTTGACATGTCTCAATTTGAGGAAGGTGATTTGGATTCACGGGAAGGTGTTGACAATTCTTCCGTGATTGAACAAATCCGTCAAGAGGAATCCAACAACATGGATGATGACGAGTTGGATTTGGAGGAATTCGGTCTCAATGATGATGTGACAGCTGACGCTTCTGAAGACAAGCTGGGAAGACCAGAGTTGGGTCTTGGGGAAAAGAAGGACTTCTCCCGTCCTGAGGATTCGTGGGACATGGAACTAGAAGACCTGATAGCTGAAAACAATGACTGATTGAATGCTACACAACTGAATGAATCAACACTTATTACTTGATGTTGTTCTTATTTGGGTTGTATTTATCATTGTGTCCTCCCCATAGAAGTAAAAGCAATCTGACTAGAGAGTTTCATCTTTTGGTCAATGTAGTTGTTGCTTGTTTTGACCACTTGTTAATCCACTACTAACAATTACTTGATTCTCACAGTCCTCAAATTCCGTTGTCAAAGTAGGTTCACGCCTTCACAAGCTCGAATCGTATTCGCATACTTGTTTTGTTTCCATGTTGGTTAATCTTTGATGTAATTTGCTATTAGATTGTATATTGTTGGTGTTACGTCATGTTTACCCGATTAAATGACTCAACGTTCTCTTTTTTAGGTGTTGGTTGACAGCGCATGGACTCTTGTTGCTTTTCTCATACTTGTTTGGGTTTGTGTTTGCATTCATGGTTTCTGTGTTGGTTGAATTGTTGTGTTCCTGATAAACTAGGATGGTAGATGATGAAACCCGTGTGTTCAGGGTACAGTGGTTTCATCCATAGGAAAGGTGTACGAGGAATATGAGCGAACCTCTTCAGGAGCCACGTGTTGTTGTGGTGAAAGATTATGCAATGCGTAACAGATTGTTGGGCCTTTTTTCATTACCAATGCTTTTATTGACAAGCGCGGTTATGGTTGTTCCGTTTGCAATTTTAAACATGCTCAATGTAGGAACAGCGGTTATAGCCACTGTTGCAGCTGAAGTACTGGTTATTTATGTTGGCTTGAATACAGCTGAGGTCGTCTCTGATTGGAAACAAAAACTAAGAATTCAGAACTTCCAGTGGAAAACTATCATGTTTGGAGCTTTTGCTGGTGTTTTCATGCTAGTTTTGCTTCAATGTATTGCGATTGTGTTGAAGAGTATGGGTGTTTCGTTGGCATCCAGTAATACATCCGCTTCTATTGGTCAGTTGGATGGCTTCTGGCGTTATTTCATCATGCTTCTGGTGGCTCCAATTGTTGTACCATTCGTTGAAGAGGTTTTCTTCCGTGGCTACACAATGGGGTTTGTTCAGGATTCTTTCAGTGATAAGAAAAAGGGCGCTATTGTTGGTTTAATTGTTTCTTCAGTGGCATTTGGTTTGGCTCACACTCAAGGGTTCTCAACGGTTAGCGATTTTTTCGTCATCGCATGGAGTACTGTCATGGGTTTGGTGACAGGATTGTTTCTGTGGAAGACGGATTCCATTTATCCATCATATGCGTTACACGTGACCTATAATTTGCTCACAGTCGTTTTGATTACTTTGGCATAGTAAATAACTGAATTCGTTATTCATAGTGATATGTTGCTAATTCTCCTAATTATTCACAATACGAATCTGATGACATGAAACAACTTATTCTCGGATTGGTGAATACTGCTAATTTGCATTTGTTTTCCAACAACATATGAAACGAGTATGTGGTTCGGTCGGCATTGACTATCTACAATCTTTAAGAAAGAACATTGGGCAGCAAATACGCTCATTAAATGGAGGTTTTTGCTAGTTTAGGTGTTTGCAGCAGGTAAAATGTTGGTATGAAAGACGTTCTTAACCCTTTGCCCTTGGTGTCTATGGATGAACACGGTTTGCATGTATTATCACAGAAAGTGTCTGACAAACTAGAGAAAAAGAATCTTTCCGCTTCGTTGGTAACAGCTTTGGTAGGTGAAACCAGTTGTGCTGCTCGCTGGTTGTTTGAATCTTTTGTCAAGGATGAGATTATTGAGGAATTGTCAGATACAGCTGCACGTCGTGGGTCCATTTTCCACAAGATAATGGAAGATTTGTTCGCATTGGAGCCTGAACAGCGCACCAAAGCTCAAGTGAAAGAACTGGTAACTGCAACATTGGACAGTGATGATTTCAGGGATTTGCGTGACAATAAAGATGTACTGAATTGGGTCCGTGAAGCTGTGAATGGGTATTACAGAATGGGTGGGGACCCTCAAAAAGTGATTGTGGCCAATATTGCCATTGGAGACAAAACCGATACAGTACAGAAAGGTTTGGAAGTTTTCGTCAAAGGGACTATTGGGACTGCAAAACGACCTGTGGTGGGGTTTGTGGACCGTTTGGTGTTGGATGTTCGAAAGAATGATGGTTCAGTTCTCATTGAAGACTGGAAAACTGGGAGCAAGGCAAAGCGATGGAACCCTACAACAAAATCTGAGGAGGGTTTGGCTGAGCAGCGCCAACAGTTGATGTACAAAATGCTGCTGGAACAACACGGGATTCAGGTGAGTGGAGCACGACTCATTTACCCTGTAGCACGAACAATTGTGAATGTTGACTGTACTGATGAGGCATTGATGCAACGGGTTATCAAAAATGTTGAGGAAGCTGACACCCGTCTTGACAACATGATTGAAACGAATTGGTTTGAGTTCAGTCCATCTTTTCTTTGCAGTTGGTGTCCTTTGGTTCGTGCCTGTCCTCAAGCGATGGTCAAACCGTATGCAAAGATGCAGGAAGCGTTTGCAGCTCAACCTGAAACTGAAGTTCTGCTAAAAGGCGTGGAACTACTATAAATATACAACGAAACAATCGAGTGTGCCAACATTTGATTGTAACTGGTTTCTGACTATTCAAAGTCATCTTGAGAACCAATAACTGCTGTAATGTTTTGGTATTAGGCACAAATACGACTGACTGCTAAATGATGTGGTGGATATGTTTAAACAGTAACCAATCATTGGAGGTTCACTGTAATGGATTCTTCTATACAGCATTCGTCTTCTACTGTTGATGTTGATACTGTATCCACATCTGTTGACAATGATAACATCATTTATCGTAAAGAAAAGCTTCTGCGCCGTGTTTTGATTATAGGGATTGTTATTCCTGTAGTTTATGTTTTGGTGTTGTTTGTTATTGGTTTCATTATGGGTTTGTCTGATACCAACCCTCCAACATTTGACCCCCAAGTTGTCAGTAACCAAGTTGAGAAAATACGCCATGGACATGTTTCTGCTACATTTCAGGATGAACTGACCAAAGTGTCGTGAATGTTTGAGAAAATGAAAACATGAAAAGAGCCAAGAAAGTACATGTTCTATTTGACCGGCCATTGGCATTGGAAGAATATGATGAATTGAGTCGCCATGCCTACAATAGCGCTTTATACTACACAATGAATTATGGTCGCAACAGTAACCAAATTCGGGAAAAACTCTATATGAAAGGTTATCCAAAAGAATCAGTATCAGTTGCTCAATCTGATGGGACCACAACATCACATGACATGGTGGAAGAGTGTATCCAAAAGTTGAAAGACCTGCTGATTCTGGATGATTTTTCTTTGGCAATCAATAGAGCGGAATCATTGTTGAGACAGGGTAAAGGCGCAACAGTCATACGTTCCAAACTTTATGAGCAAAAGTTCAGCATGGAGCAAGTCAATCATGCTTTGGATGAAGTGTTGAAAGATGAGGAAGCGGAACTGGATGCTTTGAACAGGGTGGGGAGCAAACTTCTTCATTCATCATCATTTCAAAAATTGGATACAGTTAAAGCACGACAAAAAGCTGTACGGCATTTGGTGGGACGCGGATTTTCCATGAGTGATGTCATGAATTGGGTTTCTAAGAACTTCGACTGATTTCAGCATTGATATTTGCCGATAGAAAACAAGAAGGCAAATAACATGAATGATTTCAGCGAACTAGAATTACGACCTGTTTTTCTTCGTAAATTGATTGAACAAGGAACGCCTGCTTCTCCTATCAGTGGGCAGGAATCACAGCTCTTGGAACAACGTGACAGTTTGCGAATTATTGATGGACTAATACCCAGTGGGCTTGTTCAGTTTGTTAATAAATTGTCACCATATGTTCAGCCACTACATGTTGTTTTGTTTCTGTTGGATTCATTGGATGTGGATGAAACCGAGTTGAAAGAAGCGGTTTCTGGTTTGGAGAATGCAGCTCAAGAAGGCCTTCGTTTGAGTGCTAACGATTTGATGGAAGTTTTCCGTGAAAGCAGTAATGGCATGCCTCCTAGTTTGATGGTTTCAATGTTGGGCACAGTGGTTGAAGACAAACCAAATGTGCAACCATGTTTATCCAGCGGTTTGAATTTGGATGCTATGCGTGACTTCCGCTGAAACCATTCGTGACAATACAACCAGTTTGTTGTTCATTGTTTGGAATTTATGAACATTCTGTTTCCATACACATGACGTTCCAAATTGTTAATACTTTGTATATTACATCATTGATTGTTGAATGTGTACACAAGTTTTACTGTTCTTTACGAACTTATTTGAATTGTCTTAGTCAATCGAATTGGTTCAAGACAATAAACAGGATAAAACCTTGCAAACCAACAAACAAACCAGTCGCCATCCATTTTTTGATTGTGACATGATTCACTGTGTATTCATGAATGTGTAATCACAATTCATATGACATACTCAATACCATATGGTTGTTTTAATTTTTCTTCATTAGTGGTTATTTCGTTTTCTGGGTATCTACCATGTTTTTGAAATACACGTTTGACACGTTCTTGTCCAAGCACATCAGGAGTCGTTTTAAGCAAGATTTTGTTGCTTCCTGATGTAGGTATCATAAACAAGGATTTCATGTAAAATTTCCTGAAAACACGAAAAACGCCCCTGAATAAGCTAGGTGGAATCTGACCTATTCAAGGGGCGTTACAGGAGAGCTTTTCGTTGCTGGCTGTATTGGGTTGTTTTGTCCTGTTGGAAGCTGTTTTCGATAAAATACTAGAGTTGTTTGACACCAGAGCATAATCCGATGGAGAAAGAATGGCTAAAGAGAAAAAGACCACAAATCAAATTGCTGCTGAAATTGTTCGTCAACCAGTACATGAGTGGTTACCTAATGAGTACATTGTTTATGCTCTTTACACCATCCGTGACCGAGCATTATTGGCTGAGGATGGATTGAAGCCTGTTAATCGTCGTATTTTGTGGAGCATGTATGATTCAGGTTTGGGTCCCAACTCTAGTCACAAGAAAGCTCAGATTGTTGCATCTGATGCCAACAATTACCACCCTCATGGTGATGCTTCAATCTCGGACGCTTTGGCACGAATGGCCCAGAACTTCTCTCTCCGTGTTCCGTTGATTGAGCCATCGGGAACAGTAGGTTTCGTAACAGGTGACAAACCAGCCGCTCCACGGTACTGGGAAGCCAGACTCACTAAAGCGGCAATGGAGCTTCTTCAAGAAAGCAAAGAAGGAGCTGTTGAGTTGGTTCCCAATTTTGATGGAACCAAAGTGGAACCTGTACTGCTTCCCGTTCGTTGGCCAAATGACATCATCAACGGTACACAAGGACTCGCCGTTGGTTTTGCATCCAAAATACCAAGCCATAATCCCACAGAGGTCATGGAAGCCTGTATTGCTCTACTGCACAATCCGGAATTGACTGTTGACGAATTGCTCAAAATAATGCCTGGTCCTGATTTTCCAACAGGTGGGGAGATTCTGGAGATAGATGGAATCAAAAACTATTATGAAACTGGCAATGGCAGGTTTATTATTCGTGCACGTTACAAAATTGAACATTTGACTCGCGGACGTGTAAAAATCATTTTCCATGAACTTCCTTATGGAGTGTCAGCAGAACAAGTCATGACCAAAGTGTCTGAATTGAGAACCTCACAAGAGAAAACAGTACGTGGAAAGAAAGTCAGTGTTCCTGCCAACGAAAAGCTGACAAAAGGCATTTCATCAGTAAAAGATTTGACTGATATGAAACACGGATTACGGTTGGTGTTTGAAACCACTCAAGGGTCAAACCATTTACAAGTAATCAATGAGCTGTTCAAAACCACACCACTGCAAATTCCATTCTCAGTGAACAATACGGTTCTGTTGGACAACCATCCAGTACAATCCCCCATTTTGGATATGCTTCGCGGTTTCATTGAGTTCCGTAAAACCTGCACTATGCAAAAAGCTGAACACAGACTGGGTAAGATTGAGGAACGATTAATACAACTGGACGCAATGTTAGCTGTACTGGTTGACATTGATAAGGCTATTTCCATTATTCGTAAAGCTGACACTTCGGAGACTGCATGTGTCAAATTGCAGAAAACCTTCAAAATCAGCAAAGAACAAGCTGAATACATTCTTTCCATGCAGTTACGTCGGCTTACCAAAGCAGATTCGTTGGCCATCAAAGAAGAGAAAGCGAAATTGGATACGGAAAAAACCAATGAACAAGCGGTTATGTCTGATGCGAACAAGCTGATTGAGCGTGTGGATGCTGACCTTCGCTCCACGTTGAAAACCATTGGGGACACACGTCGTAGCAAAATCTTGGGTCTGACCTCTGAAGATGTGAAAGCTCAAGCAAAAGAAGTCGCCGCAGCCAATCGTAATGGTGACAAGAACTTGACCTGCTATGTGACACGATTCGCCAATGGTACACTCCTGAAAAGCGAAAGCCCATTTGGTTATGAACCCAACAGCAGAAAACTTCTTCACACTCCAGTTGTTGAACAAATCAAGATGAAAACCAAAGATAGTCTGGTTATTGTCAGCAGTGATGGTATAGGGCACAAAGTTCCTCTGTCATTCTTGGGCACTGATAGAGCTGTTAATGCTGTTGATTTGGGGTTGGAACTTGATAAAAGTGTTCACATTGTTGGAATGGCCAAAGTAGACCCAATGAAATCAGATGTTGGTTTAGCTTTGGGAACACGCAATGGTGGAGTGAAAATTTCCAAATGTGATTTTCCAAACCGTGAAGAATTTCCAGTTATCACATTGGACGAAAAAGATGAAGTGGTGGATTGTCGTTGGCTTGGTAGAGCATTGACAGGGAGCTATTTCGTATTCGTTTCCAAAGCTGGTAATGTTTTGGTGTTTGATGCCAAGAGTGTTCGAGAAACTGGACACAAAGCTGGTGGTGTGCGAGGCATGAAGCTGAAATCAGACGATGATGCAGTTATCAGTTTTGGTTGGGCCGATTCCCTTAAAAACACTGAGAATATGATAGTGACTTATTCTGGAAAAACTATTAAACGTACATTGTTGTCTGAGATTCCGCCTAAAGGGAAAGGCACAATGGGTGTAGCAACTCAAATCTTCAAACCAGGAGAAGAAAAACTGGTAACAGCTTATGCAGGTACAAATGTTGCAGCATGTGTCTCCCGAGCAACACACAACACTATAAACCTTCCACCTGTTGTAAAACGTTCATACAGGGGTGTGGATTTCACAATGGATGTAATTTTGGGAAGCTATGATGTATTCACAATGTAATAAACACTTGTTGAAACAGGATGAATTGGAATTCTATTTCTGTGATATTTTTCCAATGATTTTCCCACAACAAGAAGGGTTGTAAAAATGTTGCATCTGTTACGGCACCATATGGGAACAAGAACGAAATCTGATGATGGTTTCATGGGCTATACACATGCCATCAGTGCTCTTGGAATCACCTTGGCCTGTATTGCTTTTGTTCCTGGCGTTGTGGGAAATGTTCTCAATACGCACAATGGCTGGGTTTTTGCTGCTGCGATTCTTGCCGCTACAGGGAGTGTTCTCATCCCTGACCTTGACAACACATCATCCAGAGCCAAAAGTGATTTAGGTCCTTTTGGTATTGTTCTCAGTGGTTTGTTCCGAACTACATCAACTGTTTTGCAAACAACCATTCGCACCAAACGTGATGACCCTGACCCTAATCCACACCGAGGAGCATGGCACACTCTTCCTGCGTGTTTACTTCTGGGTTTCATTGTGTGGATGTTGACGCGAATTGAAGGCAACATAACACTTCCATTCTTGGGCAACATTACTTGGGGGGCTTTCTTTGCCTTTTTGATTCTTGCTGTTCTGGTACATTTGACATTGTCCACCTTGATGAAAGAGGCAATGGATAAAATCAAGAAATCTGTTGCAATAGGTGAAATAGTTGCATTAACAGTTTCAGCTATCATTGCTGTGCTTATCATGACCAATATTCCTGTCGAAACCGATTTCTGGTGGCTCGGTGTTGCGGTAGCTTTTGGGAGCGCCATCCATGTTTTAGGGGATTGTTTCACCACCGCAGGAGCCCCTATTCTGTTTCCTTTATCAGCTGTTCTAAGAGGAAAATTCTGGTGGACGACACGCTTCCTGCCCATCAAAGCAGGAGGACCCGTAGAGAATTACCTTTTTGTTCCTGCTTTTCTTGTATTGAGTTTAGTATCTTTGGGAAAAATCATTTTAGACATGACTATTGGACAATGAATAAAGATGACGAAACAAGATATTATGGAGAGGAGGCGCAACATGATGAAATACCACACTAACAATCACCAAAAAGTAAAACCTTGTTCAACAACAGAGGAAACTTGTCATCATCTTCATGACGAGAACAACAGCACGAACTATTCCAACAATTTGGACGAGACATTGAACAAAGCAGAAAAACCAATTCAAAATTCTTGTTCAACCGCGACCTCTCATGGTACTACTACATCAACTCTTCTTACAGCTGAACAAGAACGTATTCTTGCTGCATTAAACACTTATGGGAAAATGCCTGTTCAAGCCATTGACTCTATCGCCAATACCAATGACATAATCAATCAATACTTTGTTGGCAACAAAACAAGTTATGATAGTTTTCGTAAGTTGATAGTTGAGGATGCAGAATTGACTGAGGCAACGAAGCACGCTATTGGTTCATTGTGTTTCAGAGGTTTCGCACTCAACACTGTTTCTAGCATAAACAATGATGTGTCAGACCAAAATATTCACTCCAATGTCAGTTCAGTGACAATACTGGAAGATGTTTCCTAGAATTAGAGCTGTTCAATCATTAAGTCAATACTTCAAAACACGGATTGTTGTATATGTGAAAACCACAACAATTCAGTAACAAAATAGTCTTGGTTGATAGAATGCTAACATGGCTAAACCGACCACTGTTTATAGATGTACTGAATGTCAAACAATACACACTAGAAGACCTATGGGGAAATGTTCTAATTGTGGGTCATTTCAAACATTTGTGGAAGAAGCAACAACCCCAAAAGGTCCCTCCAATCCATCTCGTGCAGGGCTGAAAACTTCTGGAGCTGTGAAACCATTAAAAAGAGCAGCTACAATCAGTGAATTAAACAGTACTCCTATACAACGAACCAAAACGGGAATCAATGAATTGGATAGGGTTTTGGGTGGAGGTTTTGTGGATGCAGAAGTTGTTCTATGTGCAGGACAACCAGGGGCCGGCAAAAGCACCCTCGCGTTGGCCATGGCAGAAAGATTTGCTGCTCTGGGCCGGAAAGTTCTGTACTCATCAGGGGAAGAATCAGAACAACAAATTGGATTACGGGCTCAGCGAATGGGTGTTAGCAATCCCAGTATTCGAATCATCAATGAAACCAATCTGGAAACACTATTAGGACATATTGATGCTGAAAAACCAGATTTTCTCATTGTGGATTCTTTGCAAACTCTGGCCAGTACTGCAATCAATAGTTCCATTGGTTCTGTTGCTCAATCCAAAGAAGCAGCACACACTTTGACACATTTGGCCAAAACTCGGGGAATTACCATGTTTCTCATCAACCAAATTGTCAAGTCAGGGGAGTTTTCCGGTTCAGAGTCCATTCAGCACATAGTTGATGCCGCACTCATGTTAGAATCGGATTCAGAAACACCCTTGAAGTTTCTTCGAGCTACCAAAAATCGTTTTGGAGATACTACTGAAGTGGGAGTGTTTCAACATGCAGAAAACGGGCTTCAGGAAGTAACTGACCCAAGTGGCATTCTTCTTGAAACAGATGATGAAATCAAACTTCCTGGTACTGCGTGTAGTTTCATCAGTGAGGGTATAAGACAAATCCCAGTTGAGATACAATCATTGGTCACTTCATCAAATTTGCCCACACCACGTAAACAATTCAGTGGAGTTAATTATAATCGAGGACAAATTGTATGTGCTATTTTGGATAAATTCTGTAACACCAGATTATATGAGAATGATGTTTTCATGAGCACTGTTTCCGGTATTCATGTTAAAGACCCATTAACGGATTTGGCATTGGCAGCTGCGATTCTTTCCTCTCTCAAAGAAAAAGCATTTAGAACGCGTACCGCTTTTGTTGGTGAATTGAGTCTTACAGGACAGGTTCGAGGTTCTTTCATGGTGGAACAAAAAGTCAAGGAAGCAGAACGTTTAGGGTTTGAACGTATTATTATTCCAAAATTTGCTCAAAAGCATCTTACCGCTCATATTAATATTCAAATCAATACGATAACATCAGTCAAAGAGCTAGGTTCTCTACTTGGTTCGTAAATAGAAACCATTGATATTTTGCCTTAATCAATGTTTGTTTAATGTAGAAGAGAGGCTATTGATTATGCCAATTCCCAGTCAAAGACCTTCTGGGTCTTCACGTGTACCCAGAAAGCCTCTTCAACGCTCCCAGAATGCCTCCAAACTTTCTCAAGATGAATCAGATAGGGTAGTTGATGGTATCTCTTCTAAACCAACTGCTGAAAAACCGTCTAAGACACGTAGCAGTTCTGGTTCATCTGCTAAACGAACTAAAACATCTAAACACAATACTACACCTAAACAGTTAAAATATGAGTTCATGCCAGAATTAGGGCCTGATATGGTTCGAGATAAAAGAACTGGAAAAATCTATGAACTGATTCCTAAAAGCGAGTTGGACGAAGATGGCAGACCAAAACTTCAAATTGACATTGATGATATGGATTTAAACTCTTCCGCAAACCGTTTTCTGGCTCATTTGCGTGTACCTCCTGACCGTGCGGAACGGGAACAGCTTCGAGAGTTGCGCCGTATGAGAGCAAAGAAACAGGAGGAAGATTATGCTCGATTGCAAGAAGCCATCCACGATATGGAAGATGCATCAGATGAAGATTAATCATTCTTTGTTAGAAAACAACATGATTTAAATTCATTAGGGAGATTGTAAGAAATGGCGACAAGAACCGGAAACGGTGTATTTAAAGGAGCTGGACGAATTTTGTTATATCTTGTTTTAGCAGGATTGTTGGTTGCCGTTTTTAAAATCTTTCATTGGAATCCGTTCAGTGTTATCACTTGGATTTGGAATAGTGTTGTTGGGATTATTACAGGTATTTCAGATTGGTTTTCTGGTCAAAGCTGGTTTCGGAAACTTTTCACCCCATGATTAAACAGTCATTTTTTTATCTTTATTGGCCCTTATACAGTTTATGTGATGTCTGTATTAGAGGGTTTTGGTAAAATAGGGAAGTATCTGAACACTATAATTGCCGCGCCAAGTAAGCAAGGAGAATCGCATGACCAACAATAATGGCGACATGAAAACCTTCAGCCGGAAACCCTTTATTTCCTATGATGGAGTAGATGAGAAAGGGGTGCGAGCAGAAGTCAAAGTCATTACCGGCTTCGGTCATGTAGCAGAAATCGAAACTTCCAAAAAAGGAAATTCACACAACATTAAATTCAAAGTTGACAACAGTCAATATTTGCCTTCTGGATGGGTTCCTGACCAAGCCATTCTCAGCAAAGTCAAAAAAGCTCATGACAACAATGAGCCTATTCATTTTCGATTGGAGAACCATCGTAAAGAAGGCGTTGACCGGTCGTTGCCAATGTCAGAAGTTGCTCCACCTGGTGACATGAATGCAGCCAAATCCAACATTTTCAAATCTCTTGCAGCTGTTCGGTTTGATGATGAGTCTGAATGGACTATTAGTTCAATGGCTCGCACCAATATGAAAGAAGACCCTGCTCCTGGAGGAATTTATTCAGCCAACACCATGAGCAATGACGAACTCAACAACAAGAAAACATCATCCAATCAATCCACATCCTCAAAGAACTCGCCTGAATCCATGCCGTGGTCTGCTCGTAACTCGGATGGTAAAGTCGACCCTGGTGACCGTTCCGTTGGTATCCTTATCACAAATTATGGGTACGTAACAGAATGGGAACGAGAACACAACATCAGCTTCAGCGAAAAAGAAAGAATCGCGATAGCGAAGGCGATGCTCAGTATTGCCAATCAACTGCAAATAGATGTATACAGTAATCGTACTATACCACTTGAGAAACCGGATTTGTCGTTAGGCAGCCACGTGCGTGCTCGTGCTATTATTTTTGAAGTTATTAAAAGCAGCTATCCTCTTTCTAGTGATGTTGTCTCTGACGGTAAACACTTCAAAACTTGGGTGGAAAACGTCAAAGAAAAAGCATATAAAATGTGGAAGTGGAGTATGTCTGAAATAGATAAGCTGTCATAAATAAAACGGCTTTTAATGGTCACTATCTCTTTGTAGGGTAGTGACCATTACTTTCTGTGACAGAATTGAAATCATCGTATTGATATTTGTGCCATGATGCCTTGTCATGAACACAAAACATCATAAAATCCTATTCTACACACGAGGACAGAACGACCATGACCTTTATCAACAACATTAAGGAGTCTTTCGCCGCTGATGCGGTTACAGAAATCGACCGTGACCGTGGCGACCTAGTGCAGACTCTCATTTTGACCGCTGGATTCGCCATTGCTGCGTTAACATTGGTCAACTGGTTCTCAACCGCAATCCTAAACAAGGCCGCTGACACTGCTACCTGCATTGAAGGGTCCAATACATACAAATCATCTAATTCCGCTGAAATTTGTAAGAACACTGACCATTCCAAAGACAATTCATTCAAGAAAGATGGCGCCTACAAGGGACGTTTCGGCTGATTTGTCGCTTAAGCACTAGGGAGAGGGATAATAACCTCTCCCTTTTTATATTTGCCCTAACCATTCGATATTTCGCTCATAAAGCTCTTTGACCGTAAAGGACATTTATGGACACCTCAATTCTGGTAATAAGCGGGTTGGTATCACTCCTGTCTGTGTTGATACTGTATACATTGTTTGTGCCTAAAGGTAATCGTACATTCAACCCCAACAATGAGGAACAAGCCGCTAAAAAACCAATGCTGCGGTTAATGAATGTTTTGGGGAATGATTTTTACAAAGCACTTCCCGCTGGCATGGTTGCAAATCGTCGTAATCGTGTGCATCCACAAATTGAAACATTGTTGATAAAGTCTGGTAATCCATGGGGGTTGAGACCAGATGAATTCATTTTCATGCAATACTTGAGTGGAATAATAGGTTTCGTTGCTGGATGGTTCCTCTGGGTCGCCACCACTCCTTTCACTGGTCTAGCATGGTGGATTGTGGTTCCACTGGTAACATTATTTGGTTTTTTCTTTCCCCGAATTCGCTACCGTGATGAAGCCAAACGCCGTGACTTGGAATTCAAACGTGAACTACCAGAAGCATTGGATTTGCTCATTATTTCTCTTTCTGGTGGACGTACTTTTGCTCAATCATTGCGTGAAATTATTCCCACCATGGAGGAAAGTGTATTGAAAGAGGAATTCCGCACCATGGTTAAAGGAATGGACACGGGTAAAACATTGGATGAAGTATTAGACAATTTTGCTACTCGTGCACCAAATGAGAGCATCATTTCATTCATTCGAGCAATCCAAAGCGCCGTAGCGGTAAACTCTCCAATGGTGGAAACATTAGCAAATCAAGTGGATGCCAGTCGACAAGAGTTTTTTGCCTTGATTCACCAAAAAACCGGCCAATTGGAATCCAAAATCTTTATTGCGTTAACACCTACTCTCATGCCTGCACTTCTTATTGTTGTGCTTGCACCATCGCTTTTCTCAATGCTCGGAACACTTGGAAGTTGAAACAATGTCTTTAAACCCTCTCAAAAAACCCGATACGCAAGAATCCGATATGCGCAGCAGTAGATTACCCACCAGTATCACCAATGCCTCATCACGTATTCCCAATACATTACCACACATGAATGCAAATCGGAACCCGTTGATTGATGACCAGGATGATGAGGAAACTGCTTTTCAGCAAGCTCAAAAAGCAGGAAGAATCAGTCATGTATCCAATTATTTGAATGATGCCAATGACCCCACACTGTTGGCAATTCAGAATAACATGAATGAATTGAAGAAACGTTATCCAACAGGCGGTATCAAAGCATCTCGTTACATTACCGCAGCGGTTCTCATGAAAGCACCAGACGGGTACTTCGATGTGTTTGAGGATGAAATTCAAAACGGGGTCCAGTATGTTCGTGACGAATTGGCTGGTTCTGGCGCATCAGATGTAATCAGGGATGCACAAGACAATCCAACTGATGACGCATATCAAGATAAAGCATTCTTCAAAGTGCAGAGTTTGGCGTCTGAATACATGTCTCGTTCCCGTAAAGGATGGGGAGAGATACAACGTGCGACAATCCTCAGTTTTATATGTAATGAGGTTGTTGGATTTGGACGTTTAGAGCCCTTGTGGCGTGATTCTTCTATTGATGAAATCATGTGCAATGGCCCTCGGGATGTGCAAGTGGAAATTCGCGGGGAAGTTCGAAAAGTTCCAGGATGCAAATTCAAAAACAGTAAACATTTGTTGGATTTGATTGACCGACTCTATAGCGCCATTGGTAAAACCGTCAGTCAAACAACTCCTCTTGTAAAAGGACGTTTACACGATAAAAGCAGAATGTTTGCAGTGCATCCAACTATTGCTCCAGATGGACCCAATTTTTCCATTCGTAGACACCCAAGTACTTTCTGGACACCCAGTGCTCTAGTACGTCGCGGCTCATCCTCAGAAGAAGTGATGTCATTCATTGGAAACATGGTTCACAAAGGAGCCAGCTTTCTGGTGTCTGGAGGTACACACAGTGGAAAAACCTCCATGTTGAATGCTATTACAGGGTTTTACAAACCTGCTGTGCGTATTTTGACGCTAGAAGACAATATTGAAATGAAACCAAATCCTAAAAAACTGTTGGCTGCTGCAATGGAATGTCGTATGCCTGCAATGGACCGGGGAAATGACCATGGTGTGACGATGCGTGATTTGGTCAAAGCATCACTACAAATGCGTCCTGATGTCATCATTGTGGGTGAGGTTACTGATGATGCCGCGTATGATTTGTGCCAAGCTCTGAACACTGGACATGCTGGTGCTTCCACTATTCACGCCAACAGCTCACAAGAGGCTATTCCACGTTTGTCATCACTTATTGCACAAGGCGGATTGGTGACCACAGAGGGGGCCTTGGAACTCATTGCTTCCGCTTTTGATTTTATCGTCTCCTTGAAACACTTTCCTCTGGATGGTTCAAGACGAATCATATCTGTTGATGAAGTTGGCCGCGAACCAATGGAAATCAACGGGCGACTCACGCTTCCTGTGAACCCAATCTGGAAATTCGTTGATGACGGTTTGGACGCAAACAACAAAGTGACGGGGCATTGGGTCAAAGTCGGTGATATTAGCCCTGAAAGAAGAGCCAATAAACTGCTGGATATCGAAGAAGACCTTGACTGGGCAGAACTTCAAGAATTAAGCAGCATCGTGGAACAGGAGCTACCAAACGCATGATGAACATACAACTGTTTCCAATTCTAGTAGCTGCCATATTTACTGTTTTGCTGGTTCTCTTGGGTGTGCTCATTTTCTTCTATATTCGTTCCAGTGCTGGCCGTAAAAACTATGATGAACAGCTTCAGGAACTACTTGAAGATGAGCATGGCGAAAAACCAGAACCCAAGCTAACTCTCACCCAACGATGGAATAGCTATTGGGGGAAACTGTTTCGTGGTGCTGGATTGTCTCGCTATGGGGAAGAAAACAATAATGCTGGTCGTGATGTGCTGATTGGAATAGTGACAATAGCGCTCATCATAGGATTAGTAACTCAAAACGCTATTGCCGGTATAGTTTTGGCATTCGCTTTAACTGGTGGCATTATCATGTTGACCCGAGGAATGGCAAACCGTAAATCAAACGCTATTAACTATCAACTACCAGGTTTCATCTCAGCACTTAAAGCCAATATTCAAGCATCTGACACCTACGAACGTGCAATGCTGAAAATTATTGACAACATGCCCTCACCTTTGTACGAAGATTTGGTTGTTGTAAAACACAAACTCTTGGCCAGTTCGTCTTTCCGTGAAGCGTTGGAGGAATTGTCCCGTAAAACTGCTTCACGTGACCTTCAATTTTTGACTGCTTGTCTCATTCAAGCAACAACAAGCGGAGCAAATATGGAAAGTCAGCTGGTTAACATTCAAAAAGTGCTGGAACAACGTCGAAAAGTTCAAGATGAAATCAATCGCGCTGTACAATCCGCTATGCCAGCCATGATTATAGCCACTATAGCAATTCCTGGTGCATTCCTGTTCAGCTTCTTCTTTGATGGTGCTGCTAAAGACTTCTGGTTCCAAGAGCCTTTGTCCTGGGCGGCATTAGCAGCAACCGGACTACTCTATGCTGGCGGATTGTTCTTGGTGAAAAGACAAGTCGACGCCATCAAAAACCTGTAACCTAACAAACGAAAACTACCACACATGACAACACATAAACAATTACGTTTCAACTTTTCAGGGAAAGAAACACTCAACTCGAATCGCATGCCAAACCAATTCGTGGTCAAATCCAAAATGGCTAATTATATTCGCGAACAAGGTGCAAAAAAAGGGCTGGAAAATCACGACCACCCACAATTAGCAGAAGAACGATACAATCAAATTTTGGATGCTGCTGAACTTTCTGTACGCAAAGCACGTATCACCAAACGTCTGAACAAGATGAAAGCCAGTACGGAAGAAATCGATGAAGCCATCCAAAAAGTTATACGTGAATTCAATTCTCGTAGTAACAATACGGAACCAGTTGAAGTACCCGTCATGTTTCATCATTTTCGTATTACAGTTACCATACTGGCCCCTACTAAACGGCGAATAGACCCACCAAACTTTTATCCTACTGTGAAAGCTCTTGTTGATGGACTCAGCGATGCCAGTTGGTGGGATGATGATGATTTCAGTCATTTAGTAGAAACCGCATTCCATTACGGGGGATTGTCAGGAATTAAAGACACATACACCATTGTTTTGGACATTGAATCAGTAGACCCTACACAATATGTAACCACGCCAGAAATCCAAACCCACAATTACTTCTGAGGGCATAATCTCACATATGGTTCTCAGTATATTTTGTAATCCGAATATTGTTCCAAAACTGTTCCAATGAGACAGGTGTAAAAACTCAAAACAATTACTTATTGGAATAAGTAAGCCTTTTGATTACGTCTGATGTGTGGATATTGGTATTGGATGATTTAATGTTTAAAAAGATTGGAAGGGCCAAGGAGAATGACGGAACCTCAATATGTTCATGTAGTCAACATGACAAACTTTTTCAATCGTGAACTATACATGTACAGTCTGGGCGACATCAAATTCCGGAAGCCTGTTTCACTGAAAAAAGTTGCTTACACAACCGCATTCCTTATTTTGTGGACAGTGCCAGTAATAGTGTTTTTGGGACTTCAATTCAACTTCTTGTTTGCTGTTTTGGCATTTGCTCCACCCATCATTTTAGGAAATCTGGCTGCAAAACCAGTATGGGGTGGACGAGGCCTGATTGATTATTTGAAAACAACAGTCAATTACATCAAAGAACCCAAAGGATGGACCGACCTCAATGCCAACAATTTACTGGACCGAACTGTGTACTTCACGGAAAGTGAAATTTGGATTTCTCGACGTCGGGAACTGCAAATGCTGGCTGACATGAAAGAACGGGAAGATTTAGCCTCCGGTAATGTAACTTTCCGCAATAAAAAGCGTAAAAAGTAGAATCATCCATCAACTTCAAACCAATTCAGACAATAATCACCAATTAAGAGAGATACGGCAGTATGGACATCAACTACTCCACCAGCATGTTTATCGGGGAAACCACTCAAGGCGTCGCCCAACCAGTTTTCTTTGACACACACACTGCCATTTTTAACAATCAACCACCAGGTACAATCATTACAGGCAAGCCCGGTTCCGGTAAAACTTTCCTGGCCTTGACTCTCACGACTATTTGTTCAATTTTAGGGAAAACCACCATCGTGTTGGACCCCAAAGGTGATTTTATCTCTTTGATGTCATTGAAAGATGAAATCGGAGATATCAACTTCTGGAATCTGAGTGACCCAAAGAAAAAAGGCATATTAGACCCCTTCTACATGGCGAGCGACAAAGGTGAACAATTAAACTTGGTCATCAACGTTATTGACATGCTCGTAGGTGGAATCAAAGATGAACAATTCACGGTATTATCCCCCATTGTAAAAGATGTAATTGAAAGCGATGTACCTTCCTTGTTGGCAGTAACGGAAGCATTGCTCATGTCAGATAAAGATGAAGCCAGAAACCTTGGAGCCAGTTTGGACCTTATCCGGCGACTGCCTTTTGCCAGTTTATGTTTTGCTCCTGGCAACAGACGTCGAGCCACTTTAAAACTTGATTCAGGACTTACTGTGGTGACCATGGTTGGATTAGAGCTGAAATCAAATATTGGGAACATTTCTCGGTTAAGTGCCACAGTCTTTTTCCTGATTACAGATTTTATCCGTCGTATTATGCATCATGACGAATCACAAAATCCGAAAACCCTCATTATTGACGAGGCATGGGCTGTTCTTGCAAGTTCGGCTGGAGCTGACTGTATTGAGGCAGCAGCTCGTTTAGGTCGTTCAAGAGCGCTCGCACTTGTATTGATAACACAAAACGATAGAGATTTGGGCGATTTGAACATTAAAAACACCATTACCACACGTTTTGCATTCAACACTGACCCTAAAGAAGCTACACAAATTGTTGAAGGTATGCAGTTGCCCCCTGGTGAAGGATTTGAAGCGGCATTAACCAATTTGAATCCAGGGGAATGTTTAATGCGTGACTGGATGGGACGCTATTCCACAATACATGTGTCTGATTGGAAAGAAAAATGGACCACAGCTTTTGAAACAAATCCTTTGGAAAAAATGCGTGCAGAACGTCGCAGAAAAATGGCAGAGGCCAAACAACAGGATTCTGTATCGAACAATTGAACATACATGAATTAATCTACTGTTTCCGATATTGCTAACCGAAATAACCAACTACTACAGAAATAGTTTTGTAGGAAGGAAATGACTAAACATGGCGAACATCAAAGCCAAGGGCACAAACAAAAACGTCCTACTTCTCAGTGCCATTGTGCTAGTTGCCTTGGCTATCTTTGTTGGCGTAACTATTCTGGCAAGTAAACTGTTCCAAACAGAAACTTACTACGTTCTCAAAGAAGATGTTCCAACACGCACTCAAGTTACTCCTGACATGTTGGAACCTGTGGTAGCTTCAGAAGGTACTGCACCTAAAGCTGCTATTGGACTTGCAGAAATTCAAACAGGTAATTTGTATACTCAATATCCCTTGTTGGCTGGTGACATCCTAACCAAATCAAACGTGGGAGGGATGGAAGACATCGCCACTGGTATTCCTGATTCATGGGTAGTGACAAACTTTTCCGTATCAGCTGACAATGCTGTTGGTGGTCGTATCAAACGTGGAACATACTTTGACATGATGGTAACCACCGAAAACGGGTCTTTTTACCCATTTGTGAACGTTTTGGCTTTGGACACCACTGTTGACCTAAACAATGCATCATCTGCTTCAGCTGCCGATTCTGAAGAAGCACACAAAGGACAAACCACTCAATATGTTGTGGGGATGACTCCTGGTGATGCTGCACGACTACAAAACATTATGCAGAAATACGGTAATGGTAACGTGCGCTTGGTTCTTTCCCCGCGCCAAAACGAATACGACAAACCACAACTTGCCTCTTACAATGGAATGTTTTCTTATGAACAAAACCAAGGACCTATCTGGCCAGGTAAGAGCGATAATGGTGAAGTAACTGACCAAACCTTCTCCAATGTTAAACGTGACAATTTTGGACGCCCTGTCGAACAAGTGGAAAACTGTGGACATGGAAACGCCAAGGTCAACGGAGAGGACTGCAACCCATCAACAGAATCCTCTTCAACTCCAACCCCCACCAATTCTTCGTCTACCACCAACGACGAGGAAGGCTGACCAATGTTAAATCATGGTCTCCTCGTTGCCAGAAAGAAAAGGTAATCCAATGCCAACACCTAAAGCAATTTTTGTCGGCCCTGCTCAAATAGGACAATTCTTTGTAAACAAGCGACCAAACTGGAACTTTGTAGCCATAGTTGACACCATTCAAGAATTATGGGATGGACTATCAGCACAAACCATTGATGATGATGTTCAAATAATCATCACACTGGACAGTTTCTTTGACCCAGAAGGTAAAGACTTTGCACTGGAACAGTTAGTGGCCGCAATGACACCATACTGTTTCTTCGCCATAATCTCCTACCATCCAGCATATCAAGACCAAATTCGTCAGCGTGTTTCAATTGAATCAGCAACAATAGGTCAAGGAGACATCCGAGAACTGTACTTTATTGACCCCCAAAAACCAAACTCCAGCTTAGACAGAGCAATTGACAATTACCTTTACAACAGCGACAACACTGAAGTAGTGGCAATCCTAAGTGGACAAGACCCTGAACTAGTCAATGATGTTCAAACAACTACTCCAACTTCCATGGAGCCCGTTCATGCACAGCAACCTCCAAAATACGATTGGGAAGATGAACTTGATGAAAACTATCTAGGGCAAGTGGTTGCAGTTACCTCCAGTAAAGGCGGGTCAGGTAAAAGCACGGTTGCACTTACTCTGGGAACATATTTGGCACATGCTTCCAGTAACGCTGTAGCTGAAGGATTGGAAGAACGACCCCTGAAGATTGTTATTCTTGACCTCGACGTGCGTGATGGTCAAATTGGATTCCTGACGGGTCATTTAAAACCAACCGTACTACACATGCGCTCCAGTGGTATTGCTTTAGACACACTACAGGAAACAGTTATTCACAGTGACCGCCTAAAACTTGACCTATTGTTGGCTCCGAAACGTCCACGCCTTTCCATGGACACCCCAGCTGAATTCTATCTTGAACTAATCCAATTCCTAAAACGGCACTATGATTACGTAATTTTGGACACCTCAGTCAATTATCTAGACCCATTACTGGAGAAAGTTGCTTACCCACTAGCTGACCAAATCATTTTCGTCAGTGATATCGTGGTTCATTCTGTTTTCTCCATGACCCGATGGATTCAAGAAGTAACCAAATCCAAAGCTGAACAAGGCATGGGCATCTCCAAGAAGAAAATCGGTATTGTCGTCAACAAAGCGATGGACAACATCAACATGAGTGGAGACCGGATTGCTCGTTCCGCACTAGGTCTCCCCGTAGTGACCGTTATCCCCAATAATGCAAAACTGTTGGCCCATGCTGCTAATCTTCAATCCATGGAAACAGTGCTGAAACATCCAGACCTTCGTGATGCCGTCAGACGATTGGCTCGTGCCGTCATTGGTAAAAGATACCGTCTCAGCGAAAACATCAACTGACTTCCCTTTCCGGGAGCCCCAAAGTGGCACACACCTCAGTGGTAGGGGGTTGTGTGCCACTTTGCTATGTCCACATTTATATTCATCATCAAACAGATACAATACAGCAAGAATGACACAATCATTGCAATTAAACCATTCAAAACCAAAAACATACATCAAACATTAACCTATTCGCTGCACCATATTCTTCTAAACTTGTCCTCAATGGCCTTATAAAGCCGCTTGGACGCATTTACAGCACCTAGGAACACCTTTTTACACCATGAGAACAACAATGACCAGAGAAGCCGTTCAAAGCCTTATCCAAGAACTTCAAGACGCATCACAGCAGTACTATTTGGAAGGAACGAATTCTCCACTCACTGATGCAGAATTTGATGCAAAACAAACCTATCTGATGACTTTCGTGAACCAGTTTCCAGACCTGTTCGAACCAGGAACCATTGGAGCCAGAATATTGGAAGGGGAGCCGCTTTTAGGAGCCGTACCAACCCGACCGAATACTGAACCAGTAACTCATCATGTTCCAATGCTATCCCTCGCCAAAGCCAAAACTCGAACCGAACTGGATGCAAGAATTCGTCGTATCCGTGAAGCCGGAGAAACCACATTTCACCTTCAAGCAAAAATTGACGGCATCGCGCTCAGTGCCCACTACAACAATGGTCATATAGTTTTGTTGGCAACCCGAGGTGATGGAACAACAGGAGAAAACATCAGCTACTTGTTGAATACAGAAAAACTGTATATTGCTGGACTCCCACACACGACCAGTATCAAACAGAAATTTGAAGTACGCGGCGAAATTTTCTTCACTCAAGAACAATTTCATAAAGCGAACACAGCACGTATCAATACTGGTAACGCGCCATTTGAGAACTCTCGTAATGCAGCCAGTGGAATAATCAAAAAAGCCGGATATGGGCTCCCTCATGAAATACATCTAACTTTTGCCGCCTATTCTACTGTTGTCAATGGTTCACTAGCAGGTGTGGACATACTGGCTGAAGACACCAACTTCATCACAGTGAATCAGTTAACCACCAAAGAAGCCCCCGCCATACAATTCACTAATTTACAAACAAATGAGGAAATATACAACACCATTGACACATTTGGAGAAATTAGAGACACCTTGAGTTTTCCAACTGACGGTATTGTGCTGAAACCTCATCATGAAAGCATAATGCACAACCGTATGGGCTCCACATCCCATCATCCTGTATCCCAGATTGCATGGAAATATCCTGCTGAACAAGGCACAACCACTGTTCGAAGTATTAATATTACAGTAGGTAAAACTGGACGAATCACACCTGTCGCTACTTTTGACCCCATCAAGTTGGACGGAAGCACAGTTTCACAAGCATCACTTCACAACTTTCACCTCATTGCACAAAAAGACATTCGTGTAGGAAGTACAGTAATAGTAGAAAAAGCCAACGAAATCATTCCACAAATTGTTGCAGTAATCAACCAATCCCTAAACAGCGAACCAGTTGAAACACCTATCATATGTCCAGTATGTAACAAACAATTGGAACACCCTGGAAACATATGGCCACCCAAAACATTGCTATGCCCCAACAATGCATGTGCCAGTCGTGATTTTTCTGCTCTCAAAGCGGCTGTAGGAAGAACCGTTTTGGACATTGACCGACTCTCAGAAGCAACACTGGCGTATTTACACGAAACAGGCAAAATAAACAGTATAGCTGACCTGTATTATCTCACTGAAGACGATTTGGCCAATGCTGAAATAGGAACAACATCAACTGGAAATATTCGTAAACTGGGACGAAAAACTGCTGCTCACATCATGAAACATATTGAACAATCCCGCCATCTCCCACTGACACGAATTCTTCCTGCACTTGCCATTCCAACACTAGGAAACCGAACCGCAAGAATACTGGTCAATCGTTATCCCACTTTGGAAGCATTGCAACAAGCCAACATTGAAGAATTGGAAAACATCCCCGGTCTTGGAACTGTAAAAGCACACTCAATTCATCAAGGACTCAAAGACCGTCAACCCGTTTTGGAAGCAATGGCAGCAGGCGGAGTCACTTTCGGACAAACTGAAACAACTATTGAAACAACTGATACAGACACCAACCACAACACCAATATGTCAAAAATAGACCTCAATGGATTGGCATTCTCCATCAGTGGACCAGTGCCAGAACCGTTCTCCAATCGAAACAGTCTAATCGCATATATTGAATCCCATGGAGGAGCATTCCACTCAACACCAAAAGCCAACACCACACACATGATAGCCAACCCAAATGGAACATCAAGCAAGATTCAAAAAGCACACGACCTAGGAATCAGTTTCATCAGCCCCAGAGAATTCACAACCCAATATACACAATAGGTTCAAGACCCCACAGTAATACAATCCCCACCCAAGATGCCAAATTGAGGTGGGGATTATTCTATTCCATACGAAACATCACTGGGAAAATTGGTTAATCATTGCTCATACACATTGTAGAATCAAAACAATGTCAACAAAAATCTATCAACCCGCAAATTTGTAAACATAATCTGTAAACACCAAACAACATGAACAAACGTAACAAGAAGCCTTTTCAGCTCAATTTGCAATGTCCTTGTTCACAGTAAGCATTTTGAAACAAATTTTAATCAATTACGGCATTATGTACCTATTTATGCTTGATGCCACCAAGGTTTTTTAGGGACGTTACAGGAAGCGATTCCAGACTCCAAAAGCAATCAGGGAAAACAGCTCATAGTAGTCATAATCGCTTACTTCCAAAAGAACACAATCATGTATTCCCACAACACCCCATGCTCATTCAATCATGACATCCTATGCAGATAATCACTGATACGACCAACATAGCCCAATAACACAACAATACAAACCAACACAGAAAACATTGCAAACAATCTATCAACCAGTATAAGCAATGTAATCCGATGACATCTTCAAACCTTAACAACTCAAAAGCACAACAGAATCTCAAACACATGAACACCAAAAACCTTATCTTGAGCATACACGGTTTCAGCCCCAATCGCTCCAAACAAAGTCAATGAACAGTGAACAATCAAGAACCAAGAGGAAAAACAACCAGTACCGAATGTATTCAACTTGTCAAGAATCTGTTAACGCAAGAGTGAACACTGACGAAAACATTATGGGCTGGTCATATTAAGCTAACCAGACAGCATTACTATTTGAGAAGATTGAAACCCCAATCCTTGATATGAATTCACCCTGAACGAAATACATCATCTGAAGACGCTACTTTCACATGGTTCAATGTTGCATCATGAACAATGTTACTGTTGTATTCTTCGGAATCGACCGTCTCATAGCGTACATTATTTTTGCAAATGGGGGAAGAACGCCATCCCTTCACGATTATGCTTCTTTGTATATTCAAACATGATTACATCATGAAACAAGTGCTTCACTGATTGAGTTTGATTAAATTGAATACAATGGATGAAGCGTGAACTGGTTGTTGCAGATGACAGAAACATTGAACCTTGTGTTACTAGCATCTATGACCCGAAGAGTGTTTTCATATTTTCATCATGTTGGATAACAGAGCTAACCGTGTTTATAGAACAAAACACCATTGTTTCCTTTAAATAGGGCCCCACAATGTTAGAGACTTCATACCAATTAACACAACAAACTCTATTGTATGGAAGAATGATGCAAAATCATGTATCCCCAAAAGTCAACAATCATTGCCCTACTGATGGTTAAAACGCCAGTAATACGTTCTGCCAAAATCACGCTACCCAACTATAATGAATTGACAAAGCGAAACCATTAACATCTGTCTATAGTGAAAACATTTAGACATGGTTGCAATAAATCGTTGTATTGACCTTTCGTGATGTTCAAAAGTTATTGGTTCTGTAAAACCACCTGTTGCTTCATTCATCTGTTGAACGACAATTTGGATACATGTTACTTCCTTCAGCTGACCAATACGAACCCGAACTAAACTGTTTGATACATGATGACCGGTGACTGATTCAATTGATTATGTCAACATTTGTTTTCAAAACTCCTTGTCACACAGACTACATTCTCAACCATCAGTTCCCAACCATATGAACAGCCCCAAACAGACCATGCTGTATACTGAATTTAACACCAAGCAAACCAACAATATAGAGAAAGAACATGACAGAAGAGCAAGCAAGAATGATTGATAAAGCATCACGAGAAGCAGTATGGTGGATGCTACGACAATCCGATTATGAAGATGAGTATTTGGTCAACTTCATGAGAGATTTTGGAATTGAAGTCACTGCTTCCAATGTTGAAGCCACCAAAAGCAGATTCAAAGAAATCCTCGCGCACTTGATGGACACATTGAGTTCTCTGGGCTACTTAATTGACACCTTACCGTCTTCCTCCTCCACATAATTCTGAGCCAAAACACATACAAGCCCTGATTCCAGCTGTATTCGTTGAATCCGGACTTATGTGCTAGAGGAACAAACCCATGAAAGGTCAACCCGCCACTGTATAGGATATAGATGTCTGCTTCTGTGACAGGGGGGGGGAGGAACTGCATTACTACAAACCAGTCTCATCGCCCGTTTGAGGCAATCAATCATATTTGGATACATAGAACCTGATAAACCATACCACCAACCTGAATTCCATACATATCCACCAACATACTTGTCAACAGAACCATAAAATCAGAACGCCAAAAATCAACAACTAGAATTCAACAACTAGAATTCAACAACCCATCAAAGAAGCGCAACAAAACCACAAGTCCCAATTCTTCTCACAAACATACTCAACAAGACCCATGAACTGAACTTCGCAATACCAGCACCATCAACCAAACAAGCAAAACCCCAATATTGTCAATTCGCAACCAATCTGTCCTGCACAAACGATTCTCCCAACATTTTCATACAACCTGCTTACAACAAAACAGAAGACAACCATAGTAATAAACCTTATACGATACGCAACACACAATGAAAAACAGAAGCACGAATTAGTGACTACATGAAAACACCGAACCATATTCTCGTAACTGAATCCACATGATTGAAACAAAGTTGAAAACAACAGGAAACATTGATGTCCAGATGTGCTCCAAAAACGAGTTATACAACAATGACCGTAGAGCTGTTACAGTTTGGCCGCTTTCATACTGGAATTATATAAACTTACAGCTATTCTTCAAAACGGTGTAGATGAGAACTGAGCTAAATTGTAATCACTCTGAATATAGCCATCACGTCTATTATTGACTGACAACTGGGACCCTCCGGCCAACTACATAAGGTATCAATCCATGTTTTGTGATTATTGTGGGGTTTAGTGTAAACATTGTTACAACACATAGTAGAAGAACATGCAATAAACAGATTGTTGTTTGGGAATATGTTTTCATTGATGAGCAGTGTGACGTTTGTTGGTTCATGTTTCCGTGGTTCCGTGGTTGAAGCTGGGAACCATTTTCATGTTTTAAAATATGACAACCCGCACATGACTTAAAATTGTTCAATTCACGAAGAGCCATTATGTCTATCTGTCCACAACCATTAACATAACCACATTGAAACATTCGTTGAAAAATGTTGACATTCATCCACCAGAATTATTGCGCCTAAAGCATTACTAACCCAAGCCGTATTATTTGCAAACAGTACTCAAAGTCAACATACAGTCATCATTGCCAACATTGCTATACACATGGAATCACTGCATAGCTTGTTTCAACAAATGGTCAAAACGAGCCACATTCGAAGTTGCTCTACGGGCTTCCTCACGATTCGCACGACCATCCAACACAACTTTCACCAACTCATGTTCCATCGTGATACCATTGGACATTTGATAGTTTTTGATACCCTCGACATCCCCACGCAGAATCATACGCGACACAGTTTCATCAACGTCCAAGACCTCGCGCACCGCAAACCTGCCACTACCATCAGGAGTCTTCAACAAAACCTGATTCGCAAAACCACGAACCACCTCAGACAAAGACCCCAAAATACGAATCTGGTCATCCCCCTGATACAAACCCTTGATACGGTTCACAGTAGCAGGAGCCGAATTTGTGTGCATCGTGGAAATCGCCAAATGCCCAGTCTCAGCAGCACGCAACAGCTCATTCACCTCAACCTGATTTCGAACCTCACCCAACATGATGATATCCGGAGCCTGACGCATCGCAGAAGTCAAAGCCCCAGCAAAAGTTCGAGTATCACGACCACCAACCTCACGCTGAGTCACCAACGCCTTACCATCAGTGCCATACACAAACTCAATAGGTTTCTCAATCGTGATAATCTTCGCAGGACGAGTCAACTGAATCTGCCGCAACAACGAAGCCAAAGTAGTTGATTTACCCGTACCAGTCGGACCATTCATCATCACCAAACCATTAGGCAAATTACACCACTCCAACAAACTCCCAGAAACACCCAACTCCTGAGGCGTCGGAATCACATCAGCAATCACACGAAAAACCATGAAAACATTGTGAAAAGACCTACCAACCGACAAACGCAAACGACGCCCACGATGCCTACCAGTCTTCACAACATATGACGTATCCAACTCCAAATCTTTCGCAAAATCGTCCTGAGAAACGTGCGATGCAATAGACGTATAAATTCGCTGAACCTGAACCGAATTCAAAACCCCCCAATCCGGTATCCGATGAATCTCCCCCAGAATAGTGAACGCAACCATGTCGTCCGATGAAAGATGAATATCCGACGCCTCCATCTCAATCGCCTGACCAATAATTGCATCCAATGACAAGCCACCCAACTCATCGTCATCATCAGTCACAGCATAATAACTGGAATCATCCTCATTCAAAGCCCCATCAGCAGCCGCTAAAATGGAATCCATACTGTCATACAAATCCTCCGACGCAGCAACATCATCAGACCCATCAACCGGACCCAACAAATCCTCCAACGAATCCCCACCAAAAGACAATGGTTCAGCATCATCGCTTGACAACCCATCAGAAACACCAACACTGTCAACGAAATCGTCAGTAGAAGAAGAATCAAATCCCGCTACAACAGTATCAGACACATCATCAAAAGATTTATCCATCCTATGAACAGATTCCACCCAGTTCCCATGGCCATCCGGAAAATCCTGTTCAAAACGTGCCACATCATCAAACGTGTTATCATTCGCATCAATTACAGCAGAGGAAACACCCGAACCAGAAAAAGCCCCATAACCAAAAAACGAATCCTCTTTTGGTAAATGCTCCTCAACAATGGATTCCCCACCACGAGTTGATGAACCCCGCTGTGACATTCCAGACCGCTCAACAACAGGATTTTCAACAACTGGATAAACTTCATCCTCATCATCCAACAAAGGATTACTCACATCAGAACCCAACATGGACAACATCCTCCAACTCTTTGAAAACTTGCTCAAATTGTCCACAAATCCCTCTCCTTGAAAACACCATCCGCAGTAACAATAGGCAAAATCTCAATCCGCCCCTCCTGCCACAAACCAATCTCCTTGGCAATGTTTTCAAGTTTCCGAGCAGGACCAATGTTTTTACACACCCACACAACCTTCTCATACAATCTCATATCATCACGATAAGCACGCAAAGTTTTCTCATAATTGTGTGTAGGTTTGTTGTTGATTTCCACTTCAACAGCAATACTACGAGGCGACCCATCAGCAGCACGTTCACGTTTCACAACCAAATCCGGCACATGATATGCCAACCCGACAATAGTAGGAGGCATCAAAGCCCACATGTACTCATTACCCAAAACCATTTCCGGAGAAGGCCCAAACGAAACCCCACCAGACTCCTCCCACACCTGAAACTCATTCGCAATAGACTTCAACAAACCAGGGCGATACACCTCAGCTTTGTCGAACATTTTAATCTTTCCGAATGAAGACTGAATCTCCAACTCTGAAACAAGCTCCTCGCCAAACGTTACAACACCCTGACCATCAACCCGATTCTTTGCCGGAAAATCCTTCAACCCCAACACGTTCACATTCGCCCCCCACAAATTAGCAGCCACATGATTAACAGTGAACTGATGTGGAAACATGGAAAAAGTCAACTTGGATTCAGTCACCCGAGGCAAATCCAAACCAGACAACAACAACCCAGCCTCAGTCAAAAACCAAATAGGACGAGCACCATACATTTTACGGTCAATAACCAAACCCTGTTTCCGCAGCTTCAGTAAACGGTTCAGCATGGTACGAGGAACAACAGAGAACATACGAGACAACTGAGAATCCGTTGCATACCGGAACATTGCCAGAAACCGCAACACCTCACGGTCACGTCCACTGAACCTCAACCGAGACCCCCGCTCAAACACTCGCCGACCCCGCAACCCTTGACCGTGCAAACGCAAACGCTCACGACGTTCCCCAGCAGATTCCTTACCCGAAACCGGTCCACGTAACGCACGAACCAACGACTCATCATTCAAAACACCACTCTTGGTTGAAGACAAATTACGGAAAAACCCCAACTCCCGCACATTCATCCTCACCGCACCACGAACAACCTCAGTCTTCTCACGTCCGCCAACAGACTCATTCCGGTGCACCCCAACCCCCGGAGCACCCTCACCAACACGCTCCCGCCCAGCACCATCAACAACAACCGAAACACTCTCATCAGTTTCGTCATCACTCAACAAACCACCCAACAAAACCCCAAAACCATCAACGCCCACATCCCCATCATTGACATCATCGTAGGTATTCTCAACAGCAGAAGATATCCCAAAAGAAGCATCATGTCCTGAATCCACCACCGAACCCACAGCATTTTCTTCACCCCTCATGACGGCACCTGAAGTCTGACATGTCACAGAAACATCATCCCCCAACAAAGAATCCCGCACACCAGAACCAGCACAAGACCCCAACGAACCCGTCACCACATTATCCACAGACTTATCCACAACATTGTCCACACTGTGTAAAACCTCGCCCGAAGAAACACCCCCAACCTCAGAAAACGAACCGCCAACCACATTTGCAGCACCATCACCCAAACCAGTATTAACATAAACACCACTGTTAACACTGTTTCCAGAATCACTCACCAACGAATCATGTCCAACCCCATCAACATTAGAAGCATCAGAAGAATCACTGCCAAAATCTTCATCCACCAACTCAGCAGCAAATGAACCATTCACAGAACAATCATTCACAACAGAACCATCCTCAGAATTATTGGAATCATTAGAACCGTTGGAATCCCCCATACCTGGTAAAACCAAACGACGAAAATGAGGCAAAACAGCAGAATCCGCCGAATCAGACATGTGCGCATCATCTTCAGACACATTGTCAACATATGCATCAACCGTATTCTCGGTCCCATCAGTCCCAGAAACCGACCCAACCCCGAAATCCAATCGTTTGAACTCCACAATAACTCCTCACAAGCACAAACACTGTCAACACATGTACACAAAAGCACACAAAATGCTCAAAAATGCAATCAAGTGTACTAAAATACACACATAAAAATGCCCCAAAATGGTTACAAAAAAATATCAAATTTTGAAGAAATCACATTTTATATCTGTGAAAATAGTTCATATGTAAATTATCTCAAGAATACGCTACCACGGAAATCGCCGCAAAAACCGAAGCCGCGGAATCCGACCCGAGCAACCAAAATGAAAACAAAAGCACCCAAACTGATTCCACAACAAACCTGCCACACCAACACAAAAATGAATACAAGAAAGTGTGCGCACCACCATGGAAGCAGGACGAAAACAACCGCCAACACATGTACACAACACACAAACGGAAACAGAATGTCAACAGTAGTGATGATGAACAAAAACAATCCAATCGCCACAACCAATACTACACATAATAGCCAACACAATATGATGAAAAGAAGTATGCGCACATGATTGACAACAAATGGAAACAAGCAAACAACAATACACATGATAGAAGAAATGAAACATGGGGAAACAGAAGTGTGCGCTACACAGTATAGAAGAGAGCGACAAAGGAAAGAAAAACCACCCAACAACCAAACAACAAACGAAAACAAGTGTGCGCAGAACAACACAACAAACATATGTACAAAACAAGAACAACACACAACCAAGCAGTAAAAACCAATACAACAACACACAGCACCAACACAATTGAAAACAATCAACACAAGCAGCCAACAACAGCAACCAATGAAAGCAACAAAGTTGGGTGCAGGAACCACAGTGAAGCGGACGCCGATGACCGACCGTAGGGAGAGAAGAAGGCGGGAGCGAAACGATGGGGTCAAGCCCGAAGACAGAAGAAGCACAAAACGGCAGCAGTAAAAACAGCCACCGATGATTGGAACAAACAGTGAACGAGCTGTGCGAGTATTGTTTACAAGTGTTTACAATGGGGGCAAGTGTTTACAAATGGTGGAAGGTGGGGGAAGTGTTGGCAGGTGGTTGGGGTGTGAGTTGTGGGGAACGAGTTGTTGAGTGGGGTTGAATTGTGCGGATGTGTGTTTGGTCCCTCTTTTTCTTTTTTGTTCAATGTTTTCAGTTGTGTTTATTTGTTGATTGTTGTTTCCATTGTGTTGTCAAGAGAGGTTGGGTTGGTAATTTTGTGTTTTTGGTTTTGTTCGTGGCTTGCGTGTTGTTTCCCCAGTTGGTGTATATGCTCATTGTTTACATGAATGAATTCTGGCTTGAAACATTATTGATACCACGAATACAAGAATGAACACAGTTGATTCTGGTGTTCAATCATCAAGCATGCATAATTACCGGTTCTCAAACATAACAGTAATGTGTTCATCGTGATTGCATGCGAACCAGGCACAGAGGTGATGATGTCGTGTTAATAGTGTTTTGGTGCTGGATGGTCAATGTGGCATTGTGGCGGTTCATTTCTGATAATGAACACTGTCAACGAAAACTGCTGCGCTATACATAATTAAACGGCCCAAACATGATAGTCAGTTGTTCACTGTGTTTTTGTTCAATCTTCATTGGGAAAGATGATTTTGGTAATACAGTGTTCTAGTCATCCATCGGCATGAACACATCAGATTACAGTTTTTACACAATGAAAACAAACCCGGAAATATAACAACTGCATTCAACACCTCTGATTACACTCAACAACTCTATTACACAACAACCCACTCAAGATTATAAACCAGCCCGACTGCCGCCCCCAGTGTTGACATATGAACATGAACACAGTATTTGAACAGGAAGACTGTGACCTGTTTCTGACAACATAATCAAGTAGCCTGTTGGAGGAAACTGTTTGTATTGGATTAAGGTGAGTGGTGGTTGCGTCGTTTGCTTTCGGTGTTTCATTTGCCGCATTGGTATATTTTTGCATCAGAAGCAGCTGAAAACATGAGAGTGTAACATCAATCGTTTGAGCCCATGAAATGTTGTAACCTTTTCTCACAACAATTTATGAGCCATCTTTGTAGAGTTCTGTTTGCATCAGCATCGCAACAGTAAAAAATTGGTGCAGGAGATTGCAGAGAAACACAGGATAGCAAAGAATCAATGAATGTTCTTCCTGTGGTTGTTTTGCGTCTTTACTTTGCTTGTGTTTCAAGTACTGGATGGATACCAATTAATACGGGTTTGGTTGTCTCTGTTGCTGTTTTCGCTTATTAACAGTCAAACTTGTCATCATAGTCTATTCCGTCAATTCTTCATCATGTAATACTGAGTGACCATTCCCATTGGGGGTCTATGGAGTTTGACAAATAAATGTTTTCCGCTATCTCAGTGATTTACAGCATTGCAACTGTTGCCTCTTCTTTCGTTTTCATTCATTGATTACCCAAAAAGTACGGTAACTCGTCGACGGTAGAACAGGGGCTCAAAAATTCAAAATCGCAGGTGTTTATTCATAGTGGGTTGAATGAGTTTCCGACATTGGCTGAAAACATCTTTGCACATCTTACGACAGTAATTACCAAACCTAGTCCGCCAAACAACACGAACATGGTACTGACTAAATGTTAACAAAAACACAATTTCACATGGATGAGTAAACGGGTAATAAAACGGATGTCTCTCTTGTAATACATTGTTGTTGCAGAGTTTAACCTTGAATGTATTTTTGAATAGGATGCCAAACAGGGATGTGAAAAACAAACTGGTGAGAGAACTACAGCATGATGACATAATGTGTAACAGTTAGTTTCCCAACTATTGTGGAAGAGTCTGGTTGAGGCATATTTGAAGGATATGAATTCGTTTCGTGTTTGTGTTGTATGTGATTGATTGTTGAGTACCGCTGTTTATTGTTGGTTGATGTCTACTACTGTCAATGTCGTGGGCAATTGTGGTGTTGAAGAATTTTGAGTGGTTGGGATTCTGTCAATAGATGGAAAACGGTTGATGGTTGTGAGGTAATGTTTTTGGCTCAGTTGATACTCTTTCATCAATGTGTGCCAGTATGGTGATTCTGTGTTTGTTCAGATTGCTGGTTGATTTCAAAACATGCAAAGAGAGTAGTGCATGGTGATGTGGATTCAAAACGTTGCCAACTGTAATATTCTGTGCAATGAAGGTTGTCTCTGTTTACTGTTTTAGTATGGGTTGTTGATAACTGCCATGGCTTCTGACAACGATTTGTTACAGGGGTGTATTTGTTTTGTTGTTTGTTTATCCGTCTGTGTGAAATTATGGTTTGTGTGGACATGTAATCAATACCTTGTTCCTGTCGCTTGATGAACCAGGTTCCATGACTACTACCATAGAACATACGAAAATATTTTCAACAAGTACAGGAAAACCTATGTGCCCCCTATAAATAACACATCTATGATTTTCAACCTTTGTAGCATTTGTTCTATTGTTGACAAGTAGTTGTACTGTTCAGGCAACCAATGAACAAAAAGAACGAAAGACAACAGTCGTAATACTATTAAACACCCATACAACAGAAAACATTATTCCTTGAACTGTGTAGGGCCATAATGAATATATTAGGTCAACTGGTGTTACATGATGAGTGAGATAAGTAGTTGGTGGGAATGGGTTATGATGAGCTGGATTTCCAATTGGTGAAAGTGGCGGTAGATGAAATTGAGCTGTGTAAATTTGTGTTCAGTCGGTATTTGGGCTGCAAGTGAAATAATGGTGTGAAACAGTTACATGGTTATGGGGAGGATGTTTGTTGGTTTGTCGCTTTCTTGTGTTTTCTTTGCAATCCTTCTGTATTGGTGTTTGTTATTGTTCTGGTGTTGATGTGAACAAGGTTTCTACGGGAATGTTTTTGTGAATCGTTGTGGAGAGGTTTTGTAACATTTTATGGGTTTGGTGATTGGATAGTATTCTTGTGTTTCAGCTGTTTTGGATGCGAGAATGTGTCAATGTGATGGATGAGGCTGTGAATGTTAGTAGTGTGACCTCTATGCGCTTTAATCTGATACGAGCAGTTTCATCCAATGAGTGGCTGATTGTGTTGTCAGAAATGGGTCTATGGTTTTCTTGTTTGAATGTGTTTCTGTTGGGTGATGTATGGGGATGTTAGTGTTGTCTTATCTTCCTACTGATAGAAGCGAGCATCATACTTGAACTGAAAGCAAACATGTTGTTGAGGCTAATCAGGGATTGTACTGGATACAACCAACATGTAGACAGTGTTTGGGAATTGGGTGGTCAATGTAGTGTTCTGGAATCTTATCATTGGTAGACTTTGACCTTATTGATGAACACTGCTTTGCTGTACATGTGTTCAATCGTGTCAAGTTGCGAGTTGAACGCATTTCACACAACAAATACCAGTGTTGACATATGAACATGGATACATTGGGTTGCTGTCTTTTACTTATGGCTGACAAATATGGAAACATGACTCTGTTGTTGTTTCTGTGTTTGGTTGGTGACTGGGTGTGGGGTTGGTTTTTGTGTTCAATGGTTGTTGTTTCTTGTTATGGTTCTAATGGTGTTGGTTGTTGAATTAGTGTTTGGTTTCTTTGGTTTGTGGGTTAGTGTGTGGGAATACTTTGTAAAAACGTGTGAGTGTGGTTTGGCATTGTTTTGTGTTTGGTTGAGTATGTATGAACTGTGTTTTGGTCATGATGGGGGGAGATGCTGTGTGGGGTTCGAGTTGAATGGTGATTTTTGTTTGTGTTGTTGGGTACTACTTTGTTGACAAATAGCATGGGTGCTTGGTTCTAAGTGACTGAGAGCATGGTTGGGGATGTCAGAGAATTGGTTTTTGTTCTTGTGGAGTTTGTTTGTGTTTTTGGTCGCTTGTGTTGGGTGGGTTCAAATGCATATGGGAGTGTTAGTTGTTTGTGGTCTTTATAGTATGGGGACGACGAAAGCTTGTGTGTTTTGTGGATTTGTGTGATGTGAATGTTGAGACTGTTTGCATGTTGTACAGAATTGTGTGTTGTCGTATCGGGTTTTGATAATTTGATACCACCCAATGAGCGCTAATATGATAGAAGTGAAACCGTATCTCAAACATCAACCGCAGCAATTGAGGAACATCAACTATCTCAAATGGCAAAAATCACTTATTGAACAAACATAACTCTATCAGTTTGAACGAGCAAACACGGTCTCACCAGTTTGAATAATCTTTCCTCAAACAAAGTTCATCCAATCTTTGCTTCACACAAAAACACAACCAATGAAAAAGATATGTGGACTTTGTAATGAAAACCATGAGTCATTCAACCTTTACAGAGCCCACAAACCTGAAACCAGATGTCAACATCTTCAAACTCACTGTGAATTTTCAATGGTCATGCACAAACCGGCAAAACCTATATGTTCTATGTTTGCATATTGTATTCATCGTCTACAGTTTCAACAACCCGACCTATATGCCTCTTGACAATACACGTTACCCTGTTGAATGTCTTGTCTGTGCTGAAAATATTCCCTCCTGCTTTGTAAACGGTTGAATTTGCTATATTTTGACTTTGTTGTTTCTGGGTTTTGTAGTATTGGGTTTTGGTTTTGAGGGGTCGCCAAAGATTATGGGGTTTTGTAATCAATTTGAATCAACTTGTTTTTGAAAAGATTTAGTTGACTATGTGCTGCCCTCATCATGATTATGACTGTTGACAAAGATTGTTGTAAGTAGTTGGAAACTATGAATGTACATGAACTAATGATGTATAGCATGTTTCAATGGTTTGGTTCTGATGTTGGTTATTGTTGTGGGTTGTGTTTTTGCTGTCTGGAAAAGCTTACTGGTTGGGTGTTTGGTTTGTTTTGCTTGGGGACGACGACGGTTTTGAGGGGGATGGTATTGGTTGAGTTGGGTTTTGGGTTTCTGCTCATGTTATTGATTGTCAATGGACTATGTGTGGGATGTGGGTGTTGATGGTTTTGCGGTTTTGTTGGGTGGTTTGCTGAGTGATGATGAAACTGATGAGAGTGTTTTGTCTAGTGCTAATGGGATGCAAAAATCTTCTTTGAATTTTGAGTATTAAAGTTTATGAGGAAGTCAACTGTCACAAACGAAATTGATTGGGTGAACATGTTTGGTTTTGATGGTGCACAGATGTTGACAAATCATTCTTTCTGAGGAGCATGTTTGTAGGTGGTGGGAGTTTGTCTATCTGCACATGTTGGCATTACAGGTTGATGTTATGTGCATTTGTGGGATTCTCAGCACGTTGGGAGATGTCAGTGTTTTAAGTCGCAATGGTGTGAGTTGGGGCGAGATAAGACGTTAATCAAGTTGTGACCAAAGTTAAATGTTGTGGTAATGATTTGTTTGCAGTCAACGTATATATGATTCACATGGTTTTGGTGGTGATGGTCATGGCATGAGTTGATACAGAGTAAGTGTGTGCAGTAGTCAGGTGTGTTCGGTTCATAGTGTGTCCATGATTGTGATTGCAAATGGGCGTTGTGTATTGTGTGGTTATATGCACATCTTCTTTATGTATAGTTGATGAATCATTGAAACATTGTGTGAACTGGGGTTGGCGGCTGTTGAACCTGCGAATTTTGCTGAACCCTGTTAATCTAATTACGTGTTATGTGGTTCAAGTGTTAAAGGTTGATTACATGTTTTTCATAGCAGCGATTACTTGTCCAAATTGAAAACATATGATGGAGTATGTTTGAAATTGTTGGTTCTGTAAAAAACGCGTGTGCTTTTGGTGTTATGTGACAAGTTCGATTACGACAGTGTATGAACACAATGTGTTGTTTATCACTTTCTTTGAGTTATGCATCTTCAAGGGGCTTGGATGAAACTGTATGAGTCCGGTTCGTGGTTTTGTGGTGTTTCAAAAACATGATTGGACATAGTTTTCAGTGGTAGAGAAGATTTTCTGTTTGAATGGGGGACGATAGAAGATTTTGAATTGCTGTCAGTCTTCGTTTGTTGTCCATTGCCTGGTATTAATCAGTCTGTTCATATGATTGCTTGTTTATTGTTTTTTCTCGATTCGGTTTGTGGGGGAATGGTTTGTGAAATTGTGGTTCATTGAAGTATTTGGTTGTGTTGTGTCTGGATTGAGATGTGCTTGGTTCGGTATAGGTAGTGGTTTGTATGTTTCTACGGAGATTGCTTATTGGGGAGTATGGGTTGTTGTGTTTCATGTGTTTGTGTATTTGCGTGTTTGGGTGAGGTTTTGAGAGTGTTTCTTTTTGGGGATGGTTTATTGGGTTTCTTTGCTGGTTTTGTTTACATTTTGGGTTTTGTAGCACGGTTGGGGGTGTAGGGTCAACGAGTGTTTGCCCAGAACAGGGTGTGAGTTGTGGTGCTGTAAGAATGAGGTATTGGTGGGTGTGAGAGAATTACAGTGCTATGATTTCGGGCCGTGTTCAGATGTATGAAAAGTGGGGGTAACAAATAGTGCTCCTGTTGAGTCTGTGATGTCAACAATGAGATACAGTTCTCTTGTTGCTGTTTCTGGTTTTGTTTTTGGATGCAACACGCAATACATGAGTTGGTGTATTGATTGCTGGGATGTGTGAGGGCAGAATGTTGGTGATTTGTTATAGGTGTTTGATGCAAGAGTTTGGGTTTTGTGGTTCTTGATTTTTCAATGTGTTTGACTGGTTTGCTTTCGTTGTAAACTGAAATGCTGTCTTCAATAGCCAAAAAGTGTAGCCGTACTGGGGACGACGGATAACTGTTGATGTGAATCTTAGATTATAGTGTGGGTTTGTTTACACTGCATTACCATGGTTTGAAAAACATTCTGTTCCCAAAGTTTCCCACCAACCTGTCAAAAACTATAAACCATCAGAATAAATCAATACATACACTTGTTGACAAAAATGCTGCCATCACACACTAAACACGCTCATTCTGCAAGCACTCATGACCATTTGATACTTTCCAGCAAATGATTTGTCCCTATTGACCACAGGATTGATGTTTTACACTTACATTCATTGGCAATTGCATACAAAAACCGCAAACACAATCACGAAAACATGCAGCTTCTACTGCACATGCACAAAACCAGTTATTGAATTCTCACAACCATACAACTTTGGTCATGTTGACATTCAGTACTGACAACAACAAAACACACATCAGAGCACAATGGCCCCATGTTTCAAATCTTTCCCTGTATTTCTTGCTCCCACTCAAACTTGCGAACATTTCATACAACTGTGAAACAAAAACGAACACTCACCAACAGTTCATGATTCAGAACCAAGTGTGAACAAATCAAGTTGGGGAAAGATGCTTCCATTGAGCTGTAATCATGCCATGGTAATGAATTATTGTGGAGTGTAAAGAGTACGTAGTTTGACCATGATTCAAATTGTCAGTATGTGGTGGCATGAATGGATACAGTTGGTATTGATTCCATGATAGATTGTTTGTGTTGTTGATGAGCGCAAATGATTCGTGGCCAACTGTTGCCTCTTTTGTTTTTACGTCCTTGTTTGTTGAGATGTGGTGTTTCATTGCGGTTTGTGTTCACTGCTTGCTCGGGGACGACGAAATATGAAAAGTTTGTATTAGGTTGCATCGTTTTGGGGCTAGTTGGATGCTTGGGGATTTTGTTGATTGGTTCCAGGTGTTTGTGTCTTGATGTGCATGCAAGTGTTGACAGTGGGCGTGCTTTGGGTAGATGCTGATTTCCTTGGGTTTGTTTTTGCATGTCTTGAGCAATAGAATCTTTGTGGTGCTTTGGATTTGGCTGGTAATGTCTATAGTTGCTGTGTAAGCTGGATTATTGGTTTCTTCAGTTGGGCGCGATTACCGTGAATGTGAACTGTGCACTTGTTGGAGTTTTTGTCAGTGTGGTTTTGTATTGTCTACTGTTCACATGGTTCAATTCTGAAATAATGTTTTGGATACTGTGAATACAGTTCAAGTATGTCTTTTCATCAAAGCATAATTTGTTCATATACCCATTGTGATGTCTGTTTGTGTAGTTTGTTTTTGTTGTTGCTTTAAATTGCTGGCGGGATGGGTTTGGGTATTGGATGAAGGGTTGAGTTTACCCCCATACAAGGTATATATGGGAGCATGTTGTGAATCCAAGTCTTGATTGTCTGGGTTCTGGATTCGAGGTTGGGGTTTCTTGAACTGTTGGTGTTTTGTGTGTTGGTGAATCTTTGTGGTTTTCTGAAACACGTGATGTGAAACCGTATGTGTGTTTTTGGTGTTTGTTTCATGGGGGATGTATAAACGTTATTGGCTTATCATGAAGTAGGATTGGTTGTGGAGTGGGAGGGGACGACAAAACTGATGGAACTGTTTCTCGCTGATGCAGGTTCAGGTAGTTGATGTTTGGTGAAGTGGGCTTGTTTTCATTGCTTTATGGGTTGGATACAGTTGTTGACCTGTTATGAATACTGGCGAGATAGTGGGGTGTTGATTTGCCGTTTTGTTGAATTTGATTTTCAATGACTAGTGTGAACAATGGCGTGACCGCTGTATGAACAGTGTTGATGATTGCTTGTTGTTTTCAGGTGTGTGTTATTTGTCATGTATCAAGTGTTGTGGAATGTGTTTTTTCATAATATGATGTGTGCTGTATTTCATCAATGTAGGCGAGTGTTCCAATTGTTGAATACAATGCACACAATCCAGTGGTGTGTCCATACTATTCAACTTGTTCAACAGTGATTCCTGAGCTTATTAGTGCAGAAGTGCATTGATAGGAGCGGTTGTATACAGTTTGGTACTGAATCTTTGCTTGATTTGCGGTCTTGGTGGTGGGGGGGGACTGTGATGGTGTTCTCATGATTGCACCTCCCTGAATGAAGGAGTTCTGCAATTCTACAAGGTTGATGGAATCTGTTTCGATTGTTTCATAGCGAGAAGTCTGTTTGTCCTGTACCAATTGTTTGTTTTTGCTCTAAGCGTGTGCGAGTATTACATGTTGTTGAGGGTGTTGCAATTGCTGTTGTATCGTTTTCGTTGAATTGCATTGCTTAGATTTTGTCAATAGCATCAACAATGATTTGAGTGTTTGCTTTGTACATGTTGCATGCTGGTTGGTGAATGTTGATTTGATGTATTGATTTTGGTTGAACGGCGGCTGAATCCCATTTAATTGTAAAAATGGTGTTTGCTTGATGTGTGAAGGGGGTTGTGTTACGAGGAAGAGTGTTTCAATGATGACATACTGTTTGAATCAGGTAATGCAGTTTGGTAGGTGCGTGGAGTAGTGTGTTTCTTGTTGATTGTCAGCATGTTGTTGGATTCAGTGGGAGAGATGGTTACTGTTTGGTTTTTGGAATTGTGACGAGCGTGTTGGTTGAATTTGGCTGCTGCGTTGATGTCTTTATTCGAATTTGGGCTTGTTGTTGAATGAAGTGACGACAAGAGAAGTTGTTTGATTAGTAGTTGGTTCTGTGACAGTAGTGAAGTTGCTGTCATGTTGTATTTTTGTTTATTGTTGTTTGGTTTTGAATGGATGGGGTTTATTGGGGTGCAGTGGGTTGTGTTTTTGATTGTTTGGGTTGGCGGATGTTGACGAGGGCGCATTTGCAGTATTTTTGATGCCTGTTTTGACTTTGGGGCAAGTGTGTATGATTGATAGTTTTCGAACAACTGGGGACGACGATTGACAACAGGGTTAAAGCATGTGTTTAGAACTTGATGGCTTGTGTGTTGAGCTTCTGTGGAGTGGAGCAGTTTGAAAAAGTCTCAAAAAGCTGAGAATATATATGAATGAGATGATTGATGTTTTTATGGGACTGGAACATTTGACTATTATGGTGTTGTAAGAGATGTCTGGGTTCAGGGTCTCATTACATGTAACATGCTGATTTGGTTTTTGTTTCAAGAGAGGTTTACCCCCTGTTCAGTTTGTGTTGTGGTTGAATGAAGTGAGTTAGAGTTATGGGCTTTATTCCCGTTTCAAAATACCCCTCTATCTTATTTCAATTGGTTCTTCGCTACAAAAGTGAACAATTCTCCTGTTATCTAAAAACGTGCGGTAGAATCTTGCTTAATCATGAACTCATTGTTTTCTCGCTACAAGTACTGTGTTGACATTTGTAGCAGAAAACTTGTGGTTTTACCTATTGTATTTGCCGAATTTACCTTCGCTACATAAGTGGATGGGTAATACTAAAGGGGGTAATGCTAAAGCTGATACAAATGTTGTCACATGATTTGGAGACTGGGTGAGTCAAGATTTGAGGTCTTCAATGAATGGAGTACAGGTAAATACAACAACAATCCAATGAACTGGTTGGGACGATAGTTACTTGTTTGAATTCTTGTTTTGAATCTGGAAGGAAAACAATGTAGCGAATCATGGAGGCTTATTCACAGGCGGCATTTCAAGCGGCTTCTAGTCAACCTACACACTTGAGGGGGAGTTATGAATAAGCCACATAGGTACAATTAATGTTCTTCCTGTAATCAATTGTGTATTCGTTGTTTCAAGAAGAAGATATTTTAACCTACCTAGGGACGACGAAAGAGATGTTGTATTGACTGACATGTGTGAATTTTGAATTGAGGCACTTTGATTTCGGGTTGGGTTGGCGTATTAGCTCTCTTGGCCGGTCTCATAATGTGATGGTTCAGTCTGGAAACAGTTGAGAGTGGTTAATTGGTTTTCAGATAGGGTTCTTCATTAGGGTTTTTGTTTGGATTCCCGTCAAGAGATTCAAAAGATTGGTTTTGGTTCTCCTGGTACTTCTTTGTAGAGGTGCTATTGTAATTATTTGGGCTTGATTGTTTCCGGGTATTGGCAATCGAATTGGGTCTATTTCGTGATTTCCAACATCGAACATAACCGGTGGGGGCAGTTCTTGTGTTTGTTCCTGTTGATGACTGATTTGATTGGGTTTTGTAATTTGTTTATTTGTTTGCTTAACTTTTGACTTGGTTTGGACAGAGTATGCTGTGATTCGCCATAGAATGGTTTCTGAGAGCTTGGGATGACCACACCCTTAAACCCCTTTGCTGTTGGCGTTGTTAAGGGGATTTACAGCCGATTGAGGGCGTCTAGTGAGACTACAGATGTTGTTGTTCATGAGTTATGGGCGAAGTGAACATGCCCGTTTTGATTGATTCCTTGAATTTCTTCTCATCACCTTTTGTGTATGGTATATTCGGTTGTTAGTTGAGCATGAACAAACATTTTTTGGTGTGTTTAGTGTGAATCAATGAACTGGACTGAAAGTGCTACCACCAATGATGTTTTTTGTTTGCTGCTGTTTCATCTGTTGTCTCTGGAGTGGGGTGACAGTTGAATGGCTGATTTGATTACTGTGTAATTTGGCTGTGTTTTGGGGATATGTTTGTGTCATGATTGTTGAACAATGAACCTGTCAATATGCGTGAATTACTTATACTGGGTTTCGTCCAAGATTGTGGCATACATATATTTGGCTAGTTTGTCCAATGTACTAAGAATGTATTGAAACGACAGGAAGTGTAATACGATTAAATCATCTGTTTTCAGCATGGATGGTGACAGAAGCATTTTGCACTTACATGGCAACACAGTTTGTCGTCATTTGCTAGTGATTTCATGTATTGGTCAAATGATTATTGTTCGTAATGTTTGTGCTCTGGTTCAATACATCAACAAACGGTCATACTGTCTTGCTGGTGTTTGTTCCGTCTTGTTGTGTGGCTTGTAAAAGGGGACGACGACAAATTTTGTGAGAACCCAGTTACATGGATTTATTTTGCTGGTTTAGAGATTTGTTTGTGAAAGCCATTTATTTTCTCGTGTAGGAGTATTGAGGCTTATTCACAGACGGCGTGGCGGCCAGTAAAATACCTAGTCAGGGCGCACTTGAGGAAGGCTGTGAATAACCCTCATTGCAAAATTATGACCCCAAGAGAATTAGAAGTGGCGAACGGAACGTTAAAAATTTTACAACCAAACATTAACGATTTCGGGTTTGGTTCCTCTACTTCAATTTGGCAACTACATCCCAATCCACTAGCTCCACAAAATTAATGGATGGATAGTAATGGGTGCATAACTTGGATGGTCGTATTTTCCCTCGTACTTGTTTCCCACCAAGACATACGCCGATTTGTCGTGCCCATGATTTTTCGGATGTATGAACACTGTCGCGTCTCCTCACCAATCCGTGCCATGTGATTTCATTGGCTCCCCCTGTCCATGAAAGGGTTAACCAGCACCCAAGGAATCGTGTGATAAAATCGTTGATGGTGTTAATGGAGTAATCAATGATTTGGGTATTGAACCAAATTGTTTCATTTAAAATCATTCGTAAAAAGTAACGACCTTGGGAGGTTTCTGTATTTGGACAGAATTCCCAACGAAAGACTGGACAGGACGGGATTTCCAACGTTCCACCCCAGAAACTTTGATGAGCCACGAGAACGGTTAAAACATTTGGTACCACTTTTGTCAACACTGTTTTGCCTTCACTGATAGCAAAAGGCTCATAAATTGACAAGTTGTTCATTGGTCTCTCTGTTTCTCAGTTGTAATGAGTTGATTCGATTATAGTAGCAATTTTTGGAATTGGATGTTAGGAATTCAGTCATCTGTGTTATTATACGGGGAATCGGTTGTTTCCATGTATTTTCCCAATCCCAGTTCAATCACAGCTTCCCAATCCACCAGTTCCACAAAATTGATTGGTGGGGGTGGTACAGTAAGTGAAGAGTGTGCATGTGGTTTCAGGTTGAGCCATCCACTGAGGAAAACCATGATTAAGTCATTTCCGGTTTTCAGAACATGGGGCTGGATGGAAGTATGAAAGTTCCCAGATGTGTTATCAACCCAAGCAACTAGTTTGTAACTATATTCTGGATTGTTGGTGAGCATTAGTTTCCACATGCCATGGTGTGAACGTGTTGCAAATTCTCCACTCAAACTGTTCTGACGGTTCATGTAAGTCACACCACAACTGGGAATGGTTTTGGATAGAAGTTCGCACCCTTCTTCCAGCACGACAGTATTCAACATACAATCCTTCCAAGCTATAAATCAATCAAATTGTATACAACACGTTCATGAAAATCAATTTGAATCCCTCCTATGTTTGATTAGGGTTGATGGACTGGTATATTGTGTGATTTTTAGAATTGCTACTCAGAATGGAGTGTTTTTCATCAATTGTGAGTATGAGCACTCTTTGATTTGATGAGATACTTGCGTTATATGATAGTTGAGCTGGAAATAATACTACACCTGATAGAAGTTGCTTGGTCAATCATAGGTGTGCAAGTAATCCCATTAGTGTTGTTGGTGGTTGAAAATCTTTGACGACAGATTACGAGGTGAGGGGTTTGGGGCGTCTGTTGATTGTGTGAAATGGGTTTGTTTAAGATGTCTTGATTATTTGGGGTGTATGTTTTTGGATATGAAGGGGGACGACAAAAAGTGTTGATGGCTTTGTTGTATGTGTATTCCATCCATAAAACACGAACGAACCATAATGGACTATTAGTGAGATAGCATCAATATTGGGAATACAAGTTCAATCAGATTAATCTTTAGTTTCGTAATGACAACAAGTTCGATTGGGTTGAGTCGGTTTTGGAATGACCTTATACTCTATTTAGCCATTTAAACATGTGGAAGTTTGTACAAATCAAGAATGCAGCTTGGTGTGAATCCAGTCTATGATTCTTCTTGTGAACTTGTGTACGTCCATGTTGATTTCATGGATTGGGTGGTATATGATGTATTCATGATTACCAGCGAAAGGGAAACCATGACTGAGATGCTCGTTGACCGGGATGGACAGGACATGAGCAAGCGACTCATCTCAATACTGCCAAAATTCATTCGGGGACTGACGGTTTCCCATGTTCAGGCGTCTGGCATAACTGGAACATTGGAACATAATGGACTTCATTTTGAGTGGTTGTTGTACCTCAGCTCTGTAGAAACCCGACAGTCTCATGGTTTGCAAATTCGATTTGGTAAGGATACTGTGTCATTCGCAAAAATTGACTACAGACCAATCATCAATGTAAATGATGTTATTTGGGTTTTTCTGACTTGCTGGCTCATGCTGGAGGACATCCCGTCAAGTAAGTTTGTAACTCCAGGTTACCTTCAGGATGCATTGATTCACTATGAGTTGTCATGGAACGACTCAGAGAAGTATGAGTGGAGGCCGGTTACCTCCTCTAGGCCCAAAAATGCCTATAATCAAATGTCAGTTCGAAGTTATTTGCCCGAGATTCATTTCAGCGAGTTGTTGAATTGGGGTTTTCTGGCTCAAGATGAGTGTCTTTATGCCTGATTTATTAACACATGGCAGAAATTGGCTGCCACGTGTAATAAAAAATTGCATGGTGTTTGACGCGTCGTTCTATGATGGGATAGAAGGCACTATCCAAATACCTAAATACAATATAGATTTGTGCTGGTACTTTACAAACCCGAGGTTTTCTTCGAGTTGGTACCAATTAGAGTTGGCAAAGAAGTCAGGCTCAATATTCCTATCGAGAATTCCATATCGCAAAATCAATTCGTCATATGATTTGATTAGCATTTTCTTGACCGGATTTCTGACTCTACGTTGGATTGGGTCTGATGACATGTGTGTGATGACAACTCCGTCCAACTGGTTCCGAAAGTGGATACGTAGAATCGCCAAGAGGCATTCTCAATCCTCTAGGGTCCATCTTCCATCCATTAATTTTGTGGAGCTAGTGGATTGGGATGTGGTGACTAGATTGAGACTGTCTGATAGTTGACGCGTTGTTCTGGCAGTCAAGTTCTGGTACTATTTGAACAATGAATTGTCAACAATGCCCAGCCATAGGGCGTTTTCGCATTTAGGGAATACATATGGATGAGGTATCCAACATGGGTGAGAATGCACCAATCTTCTCCCCAGAAACAATCAATCATGCGAGCGAAACACTGTCGCAAATACTTCCTAGTTGTGTTGTGACTGACGTATTTGGTTGGGATTGGGTTGGACGTATCCGGGTTCCATTGCGACATAAGTTCCATTGGGTTTTGACTCTTAGTCCACCAACAGCCAAGAATTGCCACGTATTGGACATCCAGAATGGTTATTGGTTCAGTGCAAGCATTCCATATTTTGCAGTTGATTCAGCAGATGATGTGGTTTTGGCTTTTCTCTCCACATGGTTGTCTTTGGCTTGGGTACCGAGGTCTGGCTCTGGTCCCAGCAAGTGGAGAGATGTTTCTCCAAAATCATGGAAACAACGTATTAAACAAATGCTGTATAAGGGGAACCAGAAATATTCCTCAGAAGACCGTTATCCCCCATCAATCAATTTTGTTGAACTAATTGATTGGGATTTTCTTGCACACAAGGAAAGGGCATGGGAAACTCCGTGATTACTGAAGACGTGTTTGATACATGTAAACAGTTACTTCCGCGTATTGTAAAAGATGTAGAAGTAACCAATACCGCTCGTTTTTATGAGGGGCTGGAAGGGACAATCGAATTCCATAACACCCTACCAACGCTCCATTGGGAATTGTTGGATTTGAAACCTGTCCTGGATTCCTGTAATTTGTATGTCAGGACTGTTTTTGGACGACAATGGTTTCGTGCAGAGGTACCATGTTACAAGACCAATGATGCCAAGAACTTGATTAATATGTTCTTGATTGGTTTATTGTCATTGCGCTGGGTTGGACCTAATGAGGATTCATGGGGTGGGAGGGGTCTCCCATCAATCAATTTTATTGAGTTGGTCAATTGGAAAATCGTTACCGAGTTGGGGTTGATGTCCTAGTTTCATGTGCCAAGTTCTAGCTACTTTAAAAGGGATAGGTACAAGTATCACATCATCCACAATACCGGAATGAGTTCCCAGTCCTTGTTTGTAGCTGCTTGTTTCCTTTTTGCGTTTTGAGAACATTTTCGTAACAACATACAAACATAGTTGTTATGAAATGAGAAATGCTTGTATTGACCTGACCAGTTCATGAAGCCCAACAGGGGGACGACGATTTTGGTAGTTACGACAAAAGGTCATGGTTGTTAAACGTCCATATGATTGTATGAATATTGGCGAATTGGACACGTCTCTTGGTTTTATGAGTCATGAGTCAATATTTGGATTGGTCTTGATTTGTTCCTTATTGAACATATGCATCCAATTTTTGACACTTCTGATTCAACAGCCCACAATCAGCACTGAAATGGCAAAACATCATTTTCAACAGAATGCATACAAATAGCTACCTTGTTGTCAAAATGCTATCAACATAATGTTCAGGTGTTTTGTGAACCTCAAAATGCTTGTGCTTGAAGCCAACTCAACAGTCTCTCTGCCTGTGCTAATTGGTTACACTGGTGAAGAAACCAGATATGACACCAAACAGAAGTCCTCAATTTGTGGCAGCTACTCAGATTGTTCTTGTGGAAGTTGACAGATGGTCTCATTGGTTCATGTTTGGTTGGGAGATTTGTCGTTGATGAAAGGATGATGTTATGGTCAAAGTTGTGAAATACAGCGCTGAGTGGTGTGCTCCCTGTAAAAAGTTCGCCCCAATTGTTCATAAAGTAGTTGAAGAATTACGGTCTGAAGGAGTGAACATCACTTTGGAGGATGTGGATGTGGACAAAACCCCTACACCTGGAATTCTGTCTGTTCCTACTGTTCGAATAGTTGATGACGGTGGAACAGTTCTTGGGGAGCGTTCAGGCGCTATGTCCAAAAACACGTTCAAAAAGTTCGTTGAGGAAGTAGCCAATATTTGAATTGTCTAGAATATGGCTTGGTGTGTTTTACTAACATGAGAATTTACGTATAAGTTGCTCCCAAATTGCGAATGTTGTGTTGGCATGTGTTTGGTGTGTCCAATATTGTTCGTGTGGAAGGTCCTGAGATTGGTGTCTTGGGACCTTCTTTTGTTACTGGAGGGTAGGAGGGGCGTTTCTGAATGATGAATGTTTTCATGTGTTGAAATAACTAGTTTTGTTTCCAAGTGGATTTTGTTTCAATATGGAGAATCTTTGGTTTTTGGGTGTTTGTTGATGCGCTACCCTACCCTGTTTAAAGAGTTTGTTTGATGCCAACAGATAGCATATAAACACTTGTGTATACAACTGTGGAGTGGATTGTTGGGGTCATGGTTGAGGAAAGCACTCCAAGCCTGCAATAGGGGACGACGAAGATTGCATAAAGTACAGTTGCAGCCAAATATTTTGACAGAAATATGTGAAAAACCGTATGTAGTGATTATGTAATCAATACCTCTATTATGAGAGATACGTATGAGAGTTGACAGTGCTGTGTTCTCCTGTTATGATGGAAATAGCAAAAACATGAAAGGGAGTTATCATGTCACGAACTTTTACGACGATTCAGGATGTAATCAACTATCTTGATTTGCTCATGAAGGAAGCCGATGGTACAGATAGCAAGTGGGACATTCCCCTACTTGCCAACTTGGTAAGTTATTGGGAAAATGGTAAAATTCACATCATTACTCCTGAGGAAGGTTTCTGGGAGGCCGTTGAAAAATCGGCGCTTCCAGATGAAGATGATTGAGCGGATGATGCCTCGCCCTCAATCAGTGGCGCGGAGTTTTTTACTCCGCGCCACTTTTCTGTTGATTGCCAAAATCAAAAGTGTCTACATATGTTAAACACAATTGGTTAAAAGCTCAACCAATGGGATTCCAGTGCTGACAGTTTCTAGGTATCCGTCATATCCCCTCTATCTGCATTTTCGTGAAGCACCCAATTCTGTGCTCTTTGTTTTACTATGAGGAATCAGTTATTCGTTAAAGTTGGCTCCAGTTGAGAAAAATCAAAAAACTTGTGGTTTCGACTTGACATCCAAACATCTATCAGGCAGAATGGATGTATTGAACAACTCAAGATAGGTCCGAGACGGAGTTGATAACTCTGTGTGTACGATGACTGGTCCAGAGTGACTACGAGGCACACAACAAGAGTTGAAACTTCTTAAAGGATATGATAGAGTTGTTATATACAACATCAGCTGACATAAGGTTGACATACCAAAACCGATGTGTTAAGATGGTGAAACAACAAAAAACTGATTGCTTGGATAGAACTAGTAAAAAGAAATTTTAGACATGAGCCAAAGTTGACAACTGAGGCAAATGTGCTAAAATGGAAACACACCAATAAGGTGAAAAATACAATAAAGAGGCCCAGTTAGGCATACTGGGGGAGGAAGACCCTGCGCTGACCAGAGCGTACCGTCAATAGGGAAGTCTGGGAGTTGACACTGTTGTTGAACAGTGATGTAAACGTCGTGAGACGTGTTCGGAAACTTAGGTGTTGACTGCCGCTCATGCGGAATACAAGAATTGACTTATTGTTCTTGTTGCTGTTGTTTGTCAGGAGGTGTTGGGATAAACGGCTAAAGGCGCAAGAATAGCAGTACAAGGGAGGCTGGTGGACAGTACTGCAAAACTGTTTTTAGTTAATTAGTTTGAATTATGTTAGTTTAGATTAGTTTACTTAGCTTAGCTTATCTTATATTTATCTTAGGCCTCAGTGGCGGAATGGCAGACGCGCCTGACTCAAAATCAGGTCCCGATAAGGGGTGTGGGTTCGACTCCCATCTGAGGTACGAGATAGTTCAATCTATCAAAAATATATGCCTGTCAGGCGGAATTGGTATACGCGCCTGAACCACCTTCAGGTCCCAAGGAATACAGGTTCGAGTCCTGTGGCAAGTAGAGATAGTTCAATCTATCCAAATACTTGTCTGGCGGAATTGGTATACGCGCCTAACTAATTTAGGTTCCAAGGATTACGGGTTCGAATCCCGTGACAGGCACAAAGCGGCTTGACGCATAAGCCTCCGTGAGGGGGTGAAAGGCGGGGGTGGTTGAAACCCTGCCACCAGAACTTTGGTTTTGGCAATTCAAGCAATCCTGAAGCCAACCAGGTCGGGAAAATCCGCGGCTTGGGGTGTGGTGAGGGGTGTAGTTGGCTGCAATGGCAAATGCTGAGCAGTTAGAAGCACCTATACTGATGAGTATAGGCTGTGACTACACAAAACAAGCCACATCTTGTTTCAGGAAGGTTGCATAGTCTGAAACATGCCAGTTAAGGGCGGCAACCATTGACAAATAGCCGGAAAGACATTTTCGGGTGTTTTATGATACACGATGGGTGGCACCAAAGTGTATGGGAATGTGAGGTATCGTGCACTCCAAAAGAGTGTGTGGCCTCCAGGAAAGCACATTCCTTTCAACCTCTATGATAATAACATGCACAAGACTTTCCTCGCTGGATGCGAAAGCGTCCTAAACCTTGCCACGCCATGTGAAGCAAGGGTCTGTTTCGCCCGCAAGGTGAAATGGGTTTTGTATCAGAGTAGTGCAGGATAGGGGTTTAGCGGCCCTTGTCCGAACCAAAATGAGCAGAGTAGTGTTCAGCGTAATGATTTGGTGGCCAATAGTCACCGGGCGCGATAGGTGCAGCCGGGAGGTTGCGGACACGCTGGGAAACCATAATCCAGCAAAAGCCTATCATCTAAACCACTAAGTCTAGGTGGTTCTACAAACCCTTATAGCTCAATGGTAGAGCCATGTTTTCTCCATCAAAATTTTTTCCCTTTCGTGTATCTTGATGGAGCCATGCATTCTGGTTCGATTCCAGATAAGGGTACTCGTTAGTCCGATTTGGACGGGGATGGCATTACCCGATTAAAAGATGCACGCTGGTGCGATTCCGGTGGACAGTTTGCCACTGTTAATAATTAGCGCTCCAAAAACCGGACTAACGACAATATTCTTGTATTCAATTAAATTATCGCATATTGTTTTTAGGTGTTATCATGTCTCGTATTAATTTATGTCAGTCCCTGTTTAGAGAAGAGTCATGGAAAGACTTTGTTCTAAATATGTGTTGCCAATATGGAGCGTCCGATATCAGTGATTCTGAGCTGGAAAAAGCTACCAATCAGTTAGTGGAGATAGTAACAACACTTTTGCCAGAGTGGGCCATGTTGGACGGAGCTTATGTTACTTTGCCAGAACATTGTAAGCTTGATATTGGCGATTTGCGGGAATCAATAATTAATGAATGGCGATAACTTATTTGCGATGAAAAACGCCCATCAAGTTAACTTCAACACTTGATGGGCGTTTTTCTTGTTTCACGACTAGAAACTATTCATTGTGTCTCTTAGTTGAGAACCCAAGGACTTTGAATCAATATGCAGAAAGGGGTTATTGTGTGGTTCATGTTTCTATACCGTGAGCGTAAAAAGCGACAGCTATAATCCGTCTAATGTCATGTTATATTCAAATGATGTACAAGTCTGTCATATTGAAAGGATGCAAAACATATGTGGATTGTCGAAAAGTACATCATCGAGAATGGGTTATCGTGCGGTACAAGTATAATTAATTGTGTAAGTCTTGTTCATTCTGTTTTGAAGTGCATTATCCATAATTTTTTAATCCTCAAAACTCATAAGAACCTATTCTGGTGTTTTGATTTGTTATTATGGTGCAGACCAACTATTAAAACATTTGTTAACAATACCCATAGGTTGAGCGCCAGTAGATGACATTGAAAGCATAACTATTATTATATATTGAAACTGTTCAGCAATGGTAGCAATCTTAAGGTGTTGCTAGTTCTTGTATTTTCTGCTAGTCTATATAAAGCAGGACGAATAACTGAGAGGTAGACACATATGCATCACACGCCAGGAGAGATGGAATTGGCGCATGATAAAGAAATGTCATCTCAGGGGTGGTCCCGATGGAGCATTGCGGCTCTTGGGGCTGACACTGAGTTGATTCCCGCTATTGGAATGTCTCTCAGACATCACTTTGCTGCAATTGATGAGAAAGAGCCTGAGTGGGTTCTTTGGCTAATCCGTGCTGGACATACCCCGGAATGGTATACGAATTACCCATTCTCAGTTTATCAGCGTGAAGTTGAGGCCCATAAATACCGTGTTGCTCGCTCTTTCTGGGAACTGGCAAAGCTGTGGAAACAGTTTCCTGAGGTGATTCGTGAGCTGAAAGATGCTCATGGGTACAACCCAGTTCAATCACTAGGTCATGCCATGGTGTGGTTCGGCAAAACGGGAACGTATGATTGTGGGCCTGATACTTGGCCATATCCCTATATCAGTGATGATGTAGACTCAGACTACGAGCAGTGGAAAAAGGATGTGATTCGTCATGGGTCATCGTTGGGTGAACTGGAGGACTCGAAGAGAGTGACTGACGCTCTTGTATGGTTGTCGAAGTACTACCAGGATTTGTGTGACTGAATATCTTGTCATTATATTCCGCAGTATTGAGTTTTTGTAATAGTGTCTACAAAACAATGGATTGGCCCCATGACCCTATAGAGTTGATTCTGTGTGCGTGGTGATGAGTCAAGAACTATGATGAACGTTATAATATAGCTATTCCATTAAATAGGTGGCGACATGTTAGATTTTAACGTTTGGGAAGCATGGCTCAACAGCGACCATCAAATTTCATGGGACCCATATGCTCAGAAACTTGAGGATTGGGATTTTTTACGTGAAACAGTACCAGGTCTTATTGTAGCATCAGCGGGTGGATTGGGGCCGTTTCAAGCTAGCGGACTGTTGGAAAAGTACCCATTCTATTACCGTGAAGAATATGGTCATGCAGACTTGCGGGTTGGTGCTCTTGATTCCACAGACCATATCACGCCAGCAAATGCGTTGTATGTCAGCTCAACCACGCTGCCAGATGATGGCAACACTCATTTTGTTGAAATGTTCCCAGAGTTAGTGTGTAAATTGGCACGTGCCCCGTTTTTGTGGGAGTTTGAAGGATTGGAATGGAGGTTTTCTGATGAGAGAACCCCTAATTTTCAGTGTATGGAGCTAATACCTGATTCACATGCCATTTATTATGGTTGGGGATTGACACCTGAAGAAGGGTATCTTGCCGCTTCTGAACCCAATCCCAGTCTGGAAGCAAGCGGTTATTCAGCAGAGCTACAACAGGAACGTTTCTGGTTGGCTCAGGTTTCGCCTGTTCCAGTTAATAAGGACAATCGACCATTCCCTGAAATTGACCCTGTGTTTCGTGTCAATGATTAAAGGCATAATGCTATAATCAACGGATGGCAGAGGAACAGCACGATTTTAAGTCAATTTGACTGATGGAGAAAACCATAAAATCGCTTTCTGTAACGCCTCTTGAATAGGTTAGATTGTACCTAGCTTATTCAGGGGCGTTTTTCGTGTTTTCAGGAAGTTTTACATGAAATCCTTGTTTATGATACCTGCATCAGGAAGCAAGAAAACCAAGCTTAAAATCGTTTCTGATACGCAACAAGCATCACTGTTGATTCAACTTCACCATTGAGGTCAAATCTTGTTGAGCCCTCGCTCACAGTTCTCGTGTGCATGGTCAAGAATGGTGGTGCTATCAATCCCATACCGCCTAATTTGGCCAGGACGAGCAAAGAGGATAGTGATGCGTTTAGCAGTGCGTACATTAAATACGTGTACTTCTGCATTATGGCAAACAACGTGGACTTCCATCCCAGCAGGGTGTCCTGTATCTACCAAATAAGCCGCATACACGGGCGACTTCCGGCAATGGCGCGCACGTACTTGGCGGTCCTGTTTGAAATGATTTGTGGAAGCTACTGACGTCAGCAGTTTCACCGCAAGGTCAGTGGCGACTGTTTGCTTGACTTCGAACCGCTTTGTCATGACTCCATAATAGCATACATGGAACCACATACAAGTCTTGGGCATGAGTTTTGCTCATGTGTCTACGAGTCCAACCAATCCAGACCAAGTTGGTTGTTGACAGGACTGTTTCAATCTCTGTCTATAAATGTTGCATGATTGAACTTGAATTTACTGGTCATGAGGGTTCGTTGTCATGTGTTTGGGATTGATGTCTTGTCTTGCCTGTGATAGGATGAAACTAATTTGTAAACTCATGTAGAAAGGGGTAAATTATGGGTATTTTCTGGTCCAGTGTGGAACAAGGAAACTGCAAAAGCAGTATTAGTGGGATGTTTTCTGATGGAGAGACCTTCAGCGTGCCATCAACACACCCTAGGTTCGATGAAATTAGCTCGTTCCTTGAGAACATGCCGCTTCTCCCTCGTGATGGGGACAATAACCCAGAGGAACGATTACGAGAATTGATTAGTATAGCAACCACGGTATCGAACCGTTTGACAAAACTATCAGAACGCGTTTCAAGTGATGGGTCAACAATTTATTTTGACAATGACCCAATCGACAGTTCGGTTGCTGCGTGGCTGTTGAATGCGCTAAAACAAGAGAACATTAGTGGGGCGGTTGATAAACATGATGGGGACGATGATACGTGCTCCAAACCTTCATGGCGCGCTATTGTCAACTTCCTAGAAAAGTTGTACCAGAACCCTTCTACTGAATCGATTCAACACTTGTACAGTTTTATACAACGTACAGGGTTGACTCTTCGGGAAAATGGGGATTTTATTGCGTTCAAAGGTCTACGTCATGATTATACTTCTATTCATGCAGGACCGGGTGTTGTGCAGGGGGAGAAATTCGCTAATGCGCACTTGAACAACAGCCCGGGGAATGTTGTGGAAATTCCTAGGTCTTATGTGGAGACTAGTAGAGAATACGGTTGTGCACAAGGTTTGCATGTTGGTAGTTTCGAGTATGCCAAAGATTTTGCGGATGGGGCATTGGTCAGTGTTAGTGTGAATCCACGTGATGTGGTGAGTGTTCCTAGTGACCAGGATTACCAGAAATGCCGTGTTTCCAGGTACGAAGTATTGTCAGACATTCCGGGTGATTTTACTCATGACAGAAAAGACATCATATGGGATGATAACCCAGATGATTCAGATGAAGACTGGGACGACGAAGAGCTAGTTGAGAATAATGAAGCTGACGACTTTGCTATTGAGTTGGATAAAGGTTGCATGGGGTTTCCAGATTCAACTGATACCACAACACATGTAAACGATGCATATGACATCAACACGTCGGACGATTATGGTCAGATTGTGTGATTCGGCACACTGACATTCAACGAATTGTTAAGACTGGTTGGAATGAGGGTAGCGTTCATTTGTTGGGCGTTATCCTCATTCGTCTTTAGTATTCATTGGTTTGTATTCAGTTTTATATAAGTTTCAATCCAAGTTTGACAATGACCCAATAACAAAACCACAACCGCTGTTCTGTATCAATGGCCTAAACAATTAATACAACATTTAATGGGGTCATCCTGTAATAATTTGTTTGGCAGCGCGATACAATTTGATTACAATGACAAGACTTGGGACGATAGCAACAAATGTGGTCAAACCCGGATTAGTGTTTTGCGCTAACCAGGTCAATATTGGAATTATGTGTATTATCCATGCAACCAGTACAGCTCCAGCGATAACAAAGTGAACAGTAGCTTTCATTCGTTGTTGTGCCACCCATTTTCCGGCATCGAATGATTTGTTGTGCATGTTGACAGTGTATCAGTTGTGTCTCAGTGAGTAGAAATGACATCAAGTATTATTTTAGAGTTGCATCCGAATGATAAAATCTTGTATTTGATGTATGATGGTGTCATGGTAAAAGTTCTGATTGCGAAAGATGAGTTGCAGCAAGCTCGGGTGACGTTGAGTCGCTCCCTGATGCGGGTACCTCTTGAAAAAACCGAACCCATCAGAAATCTGGCGCACAAGGCCATTCAATATTTGGACAGAGCCATAGCTGATTCTGAAGCAGCTGGAGCTACCTCAGTAGACCCCTTTTTGTTGGAGTGGGTGACTGCCGTCAATTCAAAGACACTTCTGTAATCATTCTCTTGTCAGAGGTGGAGTTTTTCTTTGTGTTTTTGCGAACCGTCTTAGTCAAGATTGATTGTGTTTTTGTGTATGGAAACAAATACAGGTTTAGTTGTTTTCAAGTCATGTTACGGTCCATATTTAAGTCTATTCATTTTTATTGTTTTGGAGTTTTTAGATGAGCGAAAACCATATGCACAATACCATTGAAACTATGAAACAGCTCATTGAAAGCCTTCCGGACAATCCAAACAGCGACATCAAAGAACAATTGTTAACTTTGGTATCTGAGTTGTTGGAAACTCATGAATCCACGGTTCGAGAGGTGTTGCATCATATTGCCAAAGAAGCGTATTTGTCACACAACTGAAAGAGTTGTATTACATGGATGGGCCGAGGCAGTCCAGTACAGTTCACTATGCAAAAGGATGTGACTCCATCCTGCAACGTTTGATTCAATATTAAAACGAGTCGAGTTTCCTGTTGTTTGCATGCTTGGAAATAGTAGTTTGGCGTTTACTGTACTCTAAATGTATTCTTGAACAATTCATGTTACAACATATGTCAACCGTTGTTTTGTCTCACCTATTGGCTGATTGCGGTTTTACAATGAAGTGATTCTGCAAGTATATGATGTTTAAGAGCCATATAGGAACCATAAACCATGCAACAATTGAATCCACAAGTGTTGTATTATTGGAATGTTTTAAGATGTGAGTCATTTTTCAAGATTCAGCATTCATTTGAGCGACCTTCCATGCTATGTCTGCAACAGGGTCAAAGAACTCATTGTGAAAAGTGTTCTGGAACCAATTCAAGTGCACAGAAAGGTCAGTACAACCCAAAAGTATCGACCCATGTGAAAATGTGAATGGTTGCAATAGTTTGTTGAATTCAGCATTCATCGTGGAATAATCATTGTATTGTGCAGCATCAATGAGTTTTTCTGCCACCAATCGGTTGTTTGTGCGAAGTGAATCAAATGCCTTGGACTCATATGCTACTTTAGACATGAACACAAAATCGGTTTCTGGGAATTCAGCATCCAATTTGTGAAACCGCCAATTTGTGTGATTCATTATTTGTTGTGTGTATGTATTCAATGAAACACAAAGGTTAATCACATCTGTCACACCAGCAGCTTCAAACACACGACGTGCTGTTTCTGCCTCCACCATGAATTTGTTCTGGTCTACTATGGAACCATTGTGTGCCATGCAATCTGTCACTATGGACGATAAAACTATTTTCGGAAAATCTCGGTCTTTGACAGCACCCAATTTTCTGGCTGCCGTTTCAATACATGACATAAAATAAGACCCGACTGAAAACCCGTGTCCAAACATGACTCCAAAAACTGGAACAGTCACAATCTGTCAACCTTTCTTTTGCTTTGTCTGTGCATAATTTGTTCTATAGGAAAACATCAACATATTTCAACAATAATATATGTTTCCATTCGGTTATGAGCTGTTTTTGTGTTTTCTATGGTATTGAGAACATTGGTAAAATGCCCACTGATTGAATTGGTCATGTTGGAATCAAGGGGACATTGTGAAGAAGGATGAACTGGTGGCGCTGGCGAATGCTGCACCAGGTGAATACAGTGACCGAGATGTTGCGGATTTCTTCAGGCGCAGGAATTTGGGTCACTGGCCGTCAGAACAGGGAACCTTGAAACTGACAGTGGATGATGGACAGATTGTGCTCAATATTGGTCCTTCAGAAGTGTCTAATGATGTTGGTTTGACCTCTACCGGGATGTTGTGGGTGATGGGGAGGTTTTTTGAGCAGTTCACATCACAAGCCGTATATGACATTGAGCTGATAACAGGGGACGACGAAGACTGTTCCAACAATCACGAACCAGCTTCCACAACTGTTTTCAAAAATGTCATGACCAAACGAATGTCAGGACTATCAAAAATCATAGCTGGGGACAACAACAACTGGTACGCTTTTACTGAACGTTCAAGAGTCAACACTGATGGTAGTTGTGTTCTCAGTATTGAAACAGCAAATTTGGACGCTTCTGACGGTGGACATCGATTGTCTTTAATACTTCCCGGAATGTATCCATTATTGCATATTTATGAGATTCAAAAGAACAATGTGGTTCGCTATGACATAAAAGGTCATGCCAACGATTTTGACGGGCGTGAAGCTTGGGAACGAGCAGCTTACGTCAGTGGGTTGAAAACATCCAATCCCCCAAAAATAGTATCCCGGAATGAATTGACGGCAGTGTTTGCATTGACTGCTACTGCACGTTTCAACAATTAATTCATCAATCAACATTACACTTTATGTCTTGATTTCAGTGTTTGTTACCTACATCAGATTGTTCTTCATGTCACAGCTGTCCATCAATACAAAAATATACGATACAAACCATAGAAACATTGCATTGCGTTGAAGTTGTAACTCGATAGAGACTATTTAAACAACATTGGAACAAGGAGACATGGTTACGTGAAACTGTACAGTGAGAACATACTGTTTTTGGATACAGTCCTTGAAACAGCATTGATGGAGGCCAAAAACGCTCGTCAATTCAATCCTGTAGAGCATACAAAACAGAAAACCGCTCAAATCGTGCGATACATGAAAGAGTGGAATCTTAGTGGAGCAATTGTTGGGGTCAGTGGTGGTATAGACAGTAGTGCAACATTGGCTTTGTTGAATCATGTTCGAAACACACCAGAGTCACCAATTGAGAAACTTGTTGGGGTTTCTGTGACTGACGTGGACAACATTGGAAGCACGAAACAAAATGATTCACACAATGCAGCTTCAGAACTGTGTGAACATTTTGGGGTGGAGTTTTTGTCTCTTCCGTGTTTGGGCGATTTGCGAAAGGTTGCTGTTGATTCGTTGTCTCAAGGGGCACATATCATGTCTCCTTGGGCTGTTGGACAGTTGACTTCATATTTGCGTACTCCTATGTTGTACGGGGCTTGCAGCATGATAACAGATGAGGGTACTCCAGCAGCAGTTTTCGGTACCACGAATCTTTCTGAAGGTGGCTATATCGGATATGTAGGTAAAGCAGCTGATGGAATGACTGATGTACAAATCATCAGTGACCTTTTCAAGAGCGAAGTGTTGACAATGGCTAGGTTTTTGGGTGTGCCAGAACATTTGGTTACACGTGTGCCTACAGGTGACATGTTTGATGGACGGGCGGATGAGGAATTGTTTGGGTTCACTTATGATGCGCTGGAATTGTTTATGCTGAATCAAATGGGCTATTCCAGTACTGATTTATCCCAAAATGAGCTGTACAACCAAATTGTGACCAGAATTGAACGTATGCACGAATATAACAAGCATAAATATTTGCATCAATACCCATCGGTTTTCTTGGAAGTGGAAAAATCACACTGTCCAGGAGGATGGCAGAATGAAAGGTACTACTGACATGAACAAATTTGTCAATCTGAAAGAATTTCATGTTGATTTCGACCAAGACCATGAATCTACGGTTCGCGGGTTGGATGAGGTGAGTCCAACCGCTTTGTACATTGACAAAATTCTTTCACTTAATGAATTGACACAGTTGCAGAAACAACTGTCAGGTATGGATTGGGTGCCTGTGGGATACTCTGGAATCAAAGGGGATTACCAACCTGGTGACCCTATTGGTTCTTGGAGGATTTCTCTTCACAACCAAGAATATGCTGACAAAATATGGAAACGTATAGGTCATCATATTCCATCACGTACTATTGTTCATCCTTGTGACATTGATGGGGATGAAGGACAGACATGGATTCCGGTTGGGGTATCACCTTTGTGGAGATTCATCAAATACACAGATGGCAACAAACTCTACATTCACTATGATTTTCCTTATGTGGAAACCAATACTGATGTTGGTGGTTTGATGACACAACAAAGTCTGGTGATTTATGTTTCCAAGCATGATGTTACTGGTGGAGGGACACGTTTCCTAAATGACCCGCAAAAAGCCATTCCAGTGAAAAACCGTGACTTGAGTGACCAACCTCGTTTTGCAAATTTGGATGAAGTGTTTGCTGTTCCTTCAGTTGAGTTGGGGGATGCAATTGTTTTCGACCATAGAATGTTGCATGACGGACAAGAAGTGAAAGGGTCAGGAGAGAAAATCATTATTCGTACAGACATCATGTTCCAACGAGTTGTTTGAGATGTCGAATATGGATTCACTGAAAGTTCCATCAACAAATGTAGATAAGTTTTATACCCGATATGCGGAGCTTGTTGATTATGACCGTGAACTTCTCATACAGGCGGGGTGGCTGGATTTGGTACCAGTCCCCTCGCCCGTATCTTTTGACATGCCTTTGGTCGCTGATTTGGGGCCTATTGCACAATCCCCGTACAATGACATCAATGTTCTGATTTCTACAGGTGGATATGCTCCGTTGCATGCTGGACACATTGAAGCCATGGAACGAGCACGGATAGCAGTACAGGAAGCAACTGGTGTACCTGTTGTTGCTGGCTATTTTTCACCGGATTCAGATGCTTACATGGCTGTGAAGAGAATACATGAATGGCCAGCGGTTCGTCGTGTAAGTGAAGCTCAACGAATTCTTGCAGGAAGTGATTGGTTGCGAGTGAACACACAGCCATCCTTGTGGGCCAGTGGACGTATGAATTTCACTCACATTTATGATTGGTTCAATAGTCACCTTATCAGCATGTTTCCACATCGTAACATCAAGTTGTGGTATGTCTATGGTAGCGACAACTACATGTTTGCCAATGCTTTTCTTGAACATGGCTATGGAGTGTGCGTGTTGAGAGGGGGACATTCTTCACAATACAACGAGACAATCAACATTTTGAAACATGACAGAATCGTTGTCACTGATGAGGACACAATAAAACTGTCCTCGTCTTTCATTCGTGACAATCCTGTTATGATGACCGAATACGATACCACACAATCATCGCCAGTAGAGTCAATGTTTCTTCGGAATGATTCTATGGAAGCTTTTTCAGATTGTGAGGTGCAACCAACATGTTCTCATGTGATGAAAGTGGCAACATGGCTTGGTGATGCTGCTAAATGTTCGGTGGATTGTACATCATTGAGTGCTCCATCCATATCAGGGGACGACGAGACCATTTCATTGGATGCTTTCGTTCCAGGTGATTTCAACATTAGACAAACACGCATCTTCAATGCACATGATGGACAATGGCAACCTTGTGGACGAATTACAGCATTAGGTGAATCCTCAATACTTCAACAAGTGGCAAAGATTCCATCAGGTACCTATACAGTGTTTGACGATGATGTAGCAACTGGAGGAACAGCTAAATACATCACAACTCTTCTCGAAACTCGTAATATTGTCGTGAAACAATATTTGGCCATGGTTCAATCAGAATACGGGGACATTGTGGATTTCCGCGATTTCATATTAGGCGGGAAACATGCTGGATTGACTGTGAGAGAATCATTTTCAGGGGCTATCACACGAATGCCTTATCTGTTTCCATATGTAAATCTGATAGCACGTGCGTCATTGCCATCAGAAGCGTGCATTCTGTTTTCGCTTCAGGTATGGCAGTTGAACGCGGAACTTTATGGTCCTGTAAACATGAATTTGTCAGAATTGGCTGATAGGGGGCAGGATTTTCGAGTATGGGGTTTTC